CAATACCACTTCACTCCATTCCATTCCCTTCCATTGCGTTCCTTAATTTTTAAGAGGGATAGTTTACATAGATTCGATTGTAATCTCGTTTGAATACATTCTTTCTAGATAGCTCATCTCTTAGTTTAGAGTATTTAGCATATAGAATAGAATACTTCTCTCTCAATTTAGGATCAAGATCTTTATCTACTAATACTCCATCGATAATGGATAGTTTAGTATTAATAGAATGGAGTAAGATCAATGCATCATTTTCATTGTCTGCATTCTTCATTCTGATTTGATATTCGTATAGATCATTTTCATAATCTCTTACAGAATTATATTTCATTCTATCGCTCATGCCTCTATAGGCATCGCCTAATGCGGTGAATGGATTATATAATTCTAATAAGCTATTATCATCAATACGGCCAAGTGCAGTGATAACACGTTCGATCTCACGTTTCACTAATCTGATAGCAGTATAGCTTAAGGATTTCTTTAATCCTTTGATGGTGATGATACGGTTAGTTAGAATATCATTATATACGTTTAAGCACCATGCAATAATGGTAGAAGTATCTTTCTTACCACTATTTACATAAGTGATATTTCCATATTTATCTAGCTTCTTGATAGCAAACTCTAAAGGCATTCCAAGATTACATGCAATAGTAAAGTCATCTGCTAATAGCATATCATGATCTTTATACATTACGGATGTAATTTTCCATAGAAGATCTTTAAATCCAAATGATAAAAGGGTAGCGTAGTTAATTGTATCAGCTCTACGGATAGTTGCGTTAGTTCTGTCTAGATACGCATCGATCTCTGCTTTAGCAATATCAATAGCAGAGGAGCTATTTACTAATGCTCCAATATCATGAATGATTAAAGCTAGAATCTCTTCATTAGTCAAATCTAATATAGGATCAAATAATTTTGAGTCGAGCTCTACGTAATACTTAGTAACGGTATTTACGTGATTATCAGAAGAGCTATATGCATATGGATCATCTAGAATGATCTTATAGATATCAGCATCATTGATAGATGGCATTACACATAATCCAAAGAATACGTTATCTGTATTTCTAGTATATAGTGTACTAGCGCATACACTTCCTTTAAAGAACATATTTAGTTCATGAGTGAATTGTCTTAATAAGTCAGGGTCTTGATTAGTTCTAAGCTGATCAAGAATTGACAGCAAATCACCAAAATCATAGTTATTCATGTTAGACTCCTATAATAAAATAAAGGGCCTAGGATCCGAAGATCCTAGGCTCTGTTATTATATCAGTTATCGATTAAGGTTTTACATATTCAACTTTTTCAGGAGCTGTAATATCTTTTTTCTTATCGTTTACTGTAGCATATTTAGTAGCTGCTGGGTAACCACCTGCAGTAGCACCAGCTTCCATAGTATCTGGAACGTACATAGTGTAGTCGTTCATGAGGTTACGTCCAATAGGATCAGTATTTTCATAACGAGTACGTAAGCCAGTAGGGTTGATAATTTTTACACGACCTTGAACTGGTTGGTAGCTTACCAATTTGAAACGTTCAAATGCATGTACTGCTGGTAATGCATAGTGTTGAACGTTGCGGATTTCATTGGATAAGTATAATTGATAATCGTAGATGCAGTACATGATACGATCAGAATTACGTGGGTTCAAGACAATGATTAAGTTTTGGTTGTTACGTAATTTGTCGGAGCTGATGAAGTTGTAAACACGTTTATCAGATGTAACAACTGTACGTGTGAAGTCTAATTCAACAGGACCGATGGAGCTTGGGGATTGATATGTGTAAGATGTTGGAGTGATTTTACGGATCAATGCTGGAGCACCAATTACGGAGATTGTAACGTTAGGGTCATTTAATACTTGGATCAAAGTAGTAGCGTAGTTGTCTAAAGCATCCATGAATGTTTTATGACGGTATTCTACTTGATCAAGTGCATAACCTTCTGGAGGAGCGAAGTCAAATACTTCAGCGATTTTGTTAGCTTCTGGCATGCTTAAGAAGGATTTATCCAAGGAATCATGGATGGAATCATCTTTGAAGTTACCCAAAGCTGTTTTGAATAAGGAAAGGATATTGGATAATTGATCTTCGTTGTAAAGAGCTTGAATATCTTTCACTTCTTCTGGGGAGATAGGAGTGTTGATAGGGAAAGCATCTGGAATTTCAACGATATCAGTTACAGCATCCCAACGTACGGAGCAAGTACGTAGCATAGCATTGGAAGTATCACGACGAGTAGCCAATACTACAGTTTGAACATCTGGATTTGTACAGCTGATCATGAATTGGTTGTTTTTCATGAAGCCACTTAAGTAACCTTCAAGAACTTTAGGAGCTCCACCAACTTCTACAGATACGGAGAATTTAGTCATCATTTGACGATCGATTTCACCATAACCAGGTTCGAAGCGGCATTCTTGTACAGGGATAGCAACTTCAATATCGCTAGTATCTGTAGCAAGATTTACAGGAACGAAGTTTTCGCCATCGAATTTCATGTAACCAGCTTTAGGTTTAGCTGTTGCTACGATATGAGTGATAGCAGTATCAATGGAGTAAGCATCGACATTATTAACCATGAAACCATTAGTTACGTCGAATACTTTAGAACGAATGTGAAGTTGTTTTTCTGCAGGAGTGGAAGTTGCAGTTACAGTACCAGTGAAAGTACCGATAGCTTTTTCGATATCTTCTTCTACTGCAGGCATTAAAGGTAATTGAACTTTAATGTGACGAGTTGGAGACGCAGAACGAATCGCATTGTACATCTCATTTTGTTGAGTGAACATATCGATTTCTTTACCTTCTGGAGTCACCAATTTACGGATTTTCATGCTGATAGTGAATTTAGGAGTTTTTGCTACAGCTTTATTGATAGCACCTTTATCGAAGATGTTGTTCATCAATAAGTTTTTGTGAAGTGGGAATACCAAACCTTGAACTGGGTTGTAACCAGCAATGGAAGCGTGTTCAAGGATTTTTTGACGGTCATTGTCATAAAGAGCTTCCATCATTGCCATTTGGTCAGCATAACCATCTGGATCGCCTAATCTATGGAATTCTTCTGGGTCAACGGAATTCTCCATGAAGAAGTTTTTCAATGTGTTATTGGACTCGGAGTCCATAAGAACGCGGTTAGTTTCTAAGAAGAAATCATTTGCGCTCTCGTGACGAATGTTTTCAGCCATTTCTTTAATGGCAGAAGCATATCCGTGGTTATCGTTAGCAGTATATCCGCGACGAAATACCACGTCTTTTTTAGATTCACCTACTACTGGCATAATCTTTATCTCCTTTCAGGACTTTGTATTTAGAAAAATAATATTATTAAGCTAATAAGCCTTAATATTTTAATATATTGTTATACTCCCTAAATCTGTATCATTTAACTTCTTTAGGAAGAATAGTACAAATTAACTTATCTAATCTATCAAGAATCCATAGACAGTAATAGAAATCTGATTTATTCTCCGTATATGTCTTGGTAGGATAAGTCTTAGTTACGTAGTATGTAATCATACCACTTAGTTTAGATAGAGCTCTAGATACTCTAGAGATAACCTCTATATTATCAGAGTTCTTAGAGATGGTTTCAACTTTATCTTTGAATCCATTGGTTATATCTAAAAGTTCAATAAACTTATCTCTAAGCTCTGCATTACGAATAGCTTTTCTATCATCAGGAAGATCATCGTAGAGTTCATTCTCTAAGTTCTTTAACTCATCATCTCCACCACCGGAAGATCCACCATCAGCAGAAGAATCTCCTCCGCCTTCTCCGTCTGTTCCTCCATCGGTAGCACCCTCATCTCCGCCATCTTCTGTTGGAGCATCTTCTCCTCCAAGATCGTCAGGCTCATCTACGGATTGCTCGTCATCTTCTCCACCTGCATCAGGATCTCCTTCGCTATCGTCTTCTGTTGGAGGCTCTTCCTCTAAATTATCTGGATCATCAGTAGCATGCTCATCATCTGCAGTAGGTTCTGCATCTTCATCTCCACCATCATCTGTTGGAGGTTCATCTCCCCCAAGATCATCCGGCTCTTCTACCGATTGCTCATCATCTACAGGCGCTTCTTCTCCACCTTCTTCAGCAGGAGGTTCTTCCTCTGCAGGTTCATCTTCTTCCTCAGAAGGAGGCTCTTCGGCTCCAAGATCATCGGGTTCATCTACGGATTGCTCATCATCATCACCAGCATCTGGAGTATCCTCCTCAGGAGGAGCTGGTGGCTCCTCTTGTGGAGTTTCTTCTGTAGGAGGTTCCTCTTCTTTAGGTTTTTCCTCTGTTTTCTTTTCTTCTTCTTTCTTTTTCTTATCGTCTTTCTCTGCTTCAGTGAATAGACGTTCTTGTTCTCTTATAGTGAAAAACATAAAGACCTCCTAATCTTCTTCTTTCTTACCAGGTACATGCTCGCCATGTTTGAATAGCATATTATAGGTAAGTCTAGCTTTTTGGCTCTCTAGTTTCTTCTTGATTTTCAATAATTCACGCTGTTTCTCTAGCTGATTATCATCTTCAGCTTTCTTGAGGTATCTATTAGTCATCTCTAATTCTACTTCAATCTCATCTAGAACTATCTTACGTTCTTTAGATCTTTCTTCCATAGTAGAACCAAGATATCCTAATACAACTATAATAGCAATAGCAGGATTGATTAATAAACCTATGCCGCTGGCTAATGCTAACTTGACTAATCTACTAGCTTTAGGAACTACTGTTCCAGAGATGACTGCCTCTCTATCTTCGGCTTTAGCATCATCACTATGAACTAAGTTATTTACTACGTTCTTAAAGTCTTCTACTCCAGCATCAAACTGTCTACTTTGGATAGTTATTTCATTGGCAGCTCCTTTAAGAGTAGATTTAAATTTATCTACAGCTACAGAGATGACATTTCCGATATCCATTTCATTAAAGTAAGTACCTTCATAGAACTCTACTAATGCACTAGTGTATTCTTTAAGATCTTTAGCAGCTTGGATATTTCTACTTAGATCATTACCATAGTTTACACCATTTGTTTTCTCTAATAAAGAAATGGATGTATTAACTAAATCAGCTCTAAGGTATTGATCCATAGTTTTATTGTAAATCTTTCTATATCTAGCTTTTTCTTCTAATAGTTGCTCCAGCACTACATCCTTTTCGAATATAGCTGGATGGCATGCCGCAGCGTATACTACAGACTCTAAAATATCTGTAGGAAGATTTTTAATATTTCTTACAATACGATTTACTGGTTTAAATATGATAGAGTTGACACTTTCATATAAACTATCAATACGTTCACTCAAAATATCTAATCCATCAAAATCATCTGTGTCATCAAAGTATAGAGGCTCTTCATCTGGAATAGCTAAATATAGGGTATCAACAAAATCATCCATCATTTGTTTATCACCACTATCAAATTTAGCTAAAGACTTTTTAACTGCACCAATTAGCATTTCAATATCGGCACTATAGCTATAAGATGTATAGCTACCAATAGACTTCTCTAATGTAGGGACGAAGATAGTATCTCCTTCTCCAGAGATATCTGCTAGTACGAATGTATCTATTTTTGGAATTACATATTTCTCTACGCCCATACTCATTAGTTGAATTAGGTTAGCTAAACATGCTTTTTCATCACGTTCTTCAATATTCTTTCTAATAGTAGTTGCTAGAGATTCAGCATCGACATCTTCTCTATCAATCTCTACACCTTCGATTACTGTTACAGTTTTCCCAATAGTTATCTTACCTACATCTGACATATTGAATGGATTATATTTAGTCATGCTTTTCAATAAGATAGGAAGATTATGTCTAAATTGATCTAAGTCATCTGTTTGTGTTTCGAAGTAAGATTTGACTGCCTCTATAATTGCCACAGGATCATGTTTCTTGCCGTGCTTATTTAATACAAAGATGTAGTTCTCTAAGGCAACTTTAAATTTATCGATTGTACTCATGTTATAGGTATTAACAAGTTTAGATACAGTGATCGCATTACGCTCCGCATCATGCTCATTTCTTACACCCTCTAATACAAGTTTATCAATGGAGAATCTTTTATTGATTTTATCATAGTTATCAATAATACGATCATAAGACTTGACCATACAAGATGCCTCATAAAGATTAGTAAGAGCCTCTTGTTTCACCTCTTCCTTCTCTTTATTTTCTTCTTCAGTTTTCTTAGCATCTTTTTCTTTTTTCTTATCTTTGTCTCCTAATTTGAGTTTGTCTTTAACATCCTCAATTTGTTTATTAGCAAAGTTAGTAATCTTGCCTTTTTGAAGAGCTAGTTTTCTAGATAGATATCCCTGCATTTTAACTGCACTTCTAACTTTAAACATACCTTCTAAGACTAGACCTTGAAGACGATTAACCTTTTCGGCTGGATAGTGATTATAAAGTTCCATAAGAAGATCGATAGATTTAATTACGGACTTATCTGTATCCATGTCTAATTCAAGGGGATGAGATAAAACCTTTTCAGATAAGATAATATCATGATTTCGCATTGCACTCTCGTAGATAAATTTATATTTATCCGACGAGATAGGCGGGCGTCTCCGCACATATAAACGCTTCTTAATATTGAACATCATAATCTCCTTTTCCAATGGACTTCAATTAGTATTACTATTAAGTTCAATGTTTTAATAGCTCACTAGGCCAATACCGCTTCGTTTCAAAAACATTAATGTAATAATTTTAAAATTTATAGGAGGCCTTGGTAATGAATATTCCATATATTATCCATGAAGCACCTATTACGGTTGGAGAAAATATCGTAACTAACTCCGCTAAGCCTTATGCTGAGGGTATCCTCCAGGACTTAGAAGTAGTTAACCGTAATCGTAGATGCTATTCCACTGCTGATATGAAAGCCCAATTAGCTTCAGATCGCACAAAAGAATTATTAAAAACAAAAAATATGAAGGGTGAGAATGGTCACCCTGTAAGTACAGATATCACTAGACAATCTACTATCGACCCAATGAAAGTATGTGTACGATATGATGATATCTGGCTTGATGGTAATTTAGTAATGGCTAAATTTACAGGAACTAATAACCAGCTAGGTAGAGAGTTCGACTCTGATCTTTTAGATGGAGAACTTCCAAGCTTTAGTTTAAGAGCTCTAGGATCTCTAGAGACAACTGGTGGTAAATCTTATGTAAAAAATTTAAAAGTCATTACATGGGATAGAGTAATCTACCCATCCCATAAGAGAGCATATACTACAAAATTATTAACTGAGTCTGCAGGATCTGTAGATGACAATCAATGTGTAGTTAGTGAATCTTATACTGGCAAAATTATTCCAATCAATAACCCAGCAGTAATTAGCTATATCCAAAATGAAAGTGCTAATGTAAATCTAATCTCTGATATTCTAAACTTCGATAAGAAATCCTTATCGGTATTAGAAAACGGTACAGTTAGATTGCATGATGACACTGGTGCAACTCTTGTAATGAATACAGAAAAATATATCCGTGATGAAATCATGGAGTGGGCTAGCCGTAGATACTAAAAAATAAAAACCCAAGGGATTAAGTCCCTTGGGTTATTTTTATCTCTAAATCAGATCCATCAAATAAGAACTCCATGTTGAAGTTTCTATTTATATGCATCCGTTCTAGATAATCTATCTGCTCTAAGGAAGATATGTAAAGTCCTCTATCCTTAATCAGAACCTTATTCCCATAATAGTTTAGAACTGTATTATAGGATTTGATATCTTTAAACTTAGGTCCTATAATATTCTCTAATCTATATGGAACAAATAAGCTTGGATTCTTTCTACCAAACTCTCTTTCTCCTACAGAGTGGATCATGTTTCTAAATGAAGATTCATCCACATACAACCCATAGGATCTTATTAGATTAAGATTATCTAGTACAAACTTAGCGGTCTGATAGATGCAGTCTTTTTCTATACTGTTTCTATATGACGCATTTTTAGCTAGAAACTTCGGATCTATAAGTTGATCGGCATGGGTCATCTCATGCATGATAACTTCAAATGCTTTATTTCTAACCACATCAGGGCTGTCTATATTTCTATCTATACAGTAATTATAGAATGCTGTTAGACTAATATAAATATGATTACATGGAGATGTCCTACCAATAACTGTAGTTGGTCCAACATATCCATCTGTAAAGATCAATCTTGAAATTTGATCTATATAATTTACTTTACCATTGAATCTATCATAAGTAAATTCAACTGTATCTTTTAGTAAAGACATAATGTCTACCGTACTTAGTGCCATAATGCACCTCCTTCAACATTATAATATATCAATAAAGTGTACAATCCCGGAGGAGAATAGATATGTTTAACAGAATGACCGATGTAGTATCCAAGATAGAAAGACGTCTTGGTACTGCACCATTGAACTTGCCAGAACAACTACAAAAACAACACTGGGCTGATAAAATTATAAAGCCAGATACATTGACAACTTTTAGTAGATTCTTTCCTCATATGATTAAAGTCCAGCTAACTAAAGAAGATAAAAAGGATGGTTATTATCTATTAGATAGACATGTACCAGAGAACTATGAGATCCTTGGAGTTAAGGATATTCTGTGGAATGATATCAATAATGAAATGGTTGGACTACAGCAATATACTGGATATGGTATCTATAATATCCTTGGACGTAGCATGGATATGGATAGTATGATGCTTGCTCAAAGCTATGCTGATATGAGCTCTCTATTCAATAGTGGTATCTATATAGATTTTATTCCTCCAAACATGGTTAAACTCGGTATGGCTCTAGGTGGTAATACTGAAAATCTTATGGAGAATGTCTTTATAGGAGTATTCGTAAAGCATCCGGAAAACTTGATGACTATCTCTCCAACTAAGATGGAGACATTTGAGCAACTAGCTCAAGCAGATGTGGCAACGTATCTATATGAATACTTAAAGCATTATGATGGTATTGAAACTGTATATGCCAATATAGATCTAAAGCTATCTACATTGCAAGATCATGCACAAAAAAGAGAGCAGATCTTAGAGTTCTTAAAAGAAAACTACGTTAATCCAGCTAATACAAACCAGCCAATTATGTATACCGTATAAAAAAAATAAACCCTATGGGATTAAATCCCATAGGGTATTTCTTATAGCATTTTTCTATTAGTTCCTAGTCTGCTAGTCGTGGCCATATATCTAGCCATTGCTCCAGCATGGAGTAATGGGTTATATGTCTTCATGAGAAGATTGAATGATTCTATTCTAGAGAATGGAACTTCAATATCTGCAGTACCAATACGGAATAACAATCCCTCTGTTGGCTTATTTCTGAAGTTATCAAATAAGACTGTATGGGTAATGGTAATTGTGTTTCCCCATCGATCTTCGCACTCTCTATAGTATGCATATTTAGCATCAAATGCTATATCAACTAATTCTCCAGTTTCACTATACTTTCTAGTATAAATATTAGATGCCTTATCTAAAGTAAAATCTGAGATTGCATTAATAAAGTTAGCATAGTTATCCATATCTATAGTTAACTTATTATTATACTCTCCCTTTACTACTAGGCTAAGATTATACTTATACTTTAGTATAGTAGTTATATTGGACCCATTTAGAATAAACTCATTATGAAATGTATCCTGATATGTTGTCCCAACTTTAGTCTTGACAGTCTCGTTTATAATAACGTTTAACTTGAGAGATAGATTATGAGCAAACTCAAACACCATCTCTGTAACTTTATTATAAGAGTCAAAGTTAACTGCCATTGATCCTCCTACAAAAAATAAATATGGGATGCAGACTAGCCGCATCCCATTTGTTTATTCTACTTAATAATAGAAGTGGATAGGATTTGCACATCTAACTACAACCCCATTGGAGTCTCTTACTAGATTGATAGTGCCTGTTCCTTCAACTACAATAGAGTATTTGTGGCCATTATCACCACTATAGGAAAGCTCTACTGAGTCTTTCTCTACTTTAGTGATAGCCATTCTCTTATTTCTATCCGCATTTGGATTGAAACTGTTAATGAACTTCTTAAATGCTTCGAATACATTCTTTTCAATTTGCAGTCTCAAGCATAAGATTTCGATAGCATTTTTATAGCTATCCCAAAAATCAGTTGTAACTCCCATATCAAACTTAACATAGTTGCTCAAATATTCTGCATGACTACTTGGTATAGTTTGTAGAGGCTGTATATTAAGTTCGGTATAATTAGCTGACCCATTTACAGGTTTTAAGTCTAGAACTGGAATTCCATTGACTGATGGTAAAACCTCAACTTTCGCCTCTTCGACAATAATAGGAGCATCATTAGAAACCTTTGGCGTTTCTACTATAGCTTCTGTAACTACAGTACTAGTTTTACTAATCTCTTTGCTTCCTAAGTTTGGGGTATTGATATCAAATGCGTTTGCGACGACATCGCCGATTGTAAATGCCATTATAATTCCTCCTTTATTTAAAAATACATATAACAGCTTATCACCATTATAATATACGTCTAATAGGAGGTTTATAAGGTATAGTCTATGATAGCATATCCCATTTCATATTGCTTTTTGACCTTTTCTCTAATTTTATAGAGTCGATCAGCCCGTTCTGCTAGCTCATCGCGCTGTAGTTTTATTTCTCTGCATTCTGTAGCATATTTATCATATACAGGGAGTTTAGCCTTATAGAATCTTGTTATTTGCTTAAACCCATCATCAACTATTTCTAAACAATCGGTATTAGGATTTCTAGTTCTACCAAGAGTTTGTTTAGCTAATATATCAGACTTGAATGGTTCAGCTAATATTATAGTCGCTCTTAGATCTTTTATATCTAATGCAGCTCCAGCAGATTTTGTAGTAGAAAGGATAATTCTCTTATTTAACTGCTCTTGCTTAATCTCTTTAGGAATAACGCTAGTATATACACCAACATCCCCTCTAAACTCAGGGTAGTTTTCTTCTATCCAGTCTTTGACTATCTCTATAGCAGAATTTGTTCCTATATAGACTAAGACCTTACCATGCATATTGAATATCTTGTCCATAACTATATACATCATATCATAGAATGCATTACAGCATACTATATGATTTACATATGCATTTCTATCTAACCCATAAGCATTATTAGCGCAAGCCCTCATATCCTGTGGGCTAGGCCTACTATTAAATCTAATAGCAGTATATCTTGTATGAGGATCTTCATCTTCATTGAATAGATTTATATCCGGGATATTCTTAAAGTATAATTGATATATGAAGTTCTCTATACGATCACTTCTACCAGGCGTGGCAGTTAGATATATAGTCTTCTTAGTATTGGTATTGAAATCAATCAAAGCTATATTGTCGAAGTTCAAATGGGCCTCATCATATATCTTTAAGAATATATTAAGTTTCTTAAACAGCTCACTTACTTTATCCCATCCATGCATAGATGCAAAGTTGTTTATGGTAGAGTGAGTCATTAAGAATACTGTATATTTAGATACATCAATAATATCATTCATTATCTTATGTATAGTAGGAGACCCTGATATGGTTAATACATCAGACTTCTCATTCAAATTAGTATATTCACCGACACAATTCTTCCATTGCTCTAACCATCCGGTTGTACTAGCTATAACTAAAGTTCTAGCGGACCAAAATGACATAGCTGCTATAGATACATAAGTCTTACCTTTACCTGTAGGAAGATTTACAGATAGTTGTCCAGCATTTACATTATCGGAGTATTGACCTCTACCGAGAATGAAAGTAAGAGCCTCTTTCTGTACATCATCTCTAGGAAGATATTTTATCTTTATATCAGGACCTTGGATATAAGGATCACTACTAAAATCTTTAGATATACTTGTATCGCAATCTAAATATCTTTGTATAAGATTTATATCTAGTCCTCTGGGGAGAAATAATAACTTTCTCTCTTCGTCATACTTCATTGCTTTATATGATTCAGAGAAAGTTATTCTATCAAATATTTTAAAATAAGATTCCAATTTAGGAGAATCACCAAGTTCATAGTTAGTTATAACTATAGATGAGTTCCTTAAGATTATCTTCTTTTCCATAATCTCACCAAAAAAATAAGAGGCGTATTGTTTAATAATACACCTCCGTATTATTACCAATTTCCTATAATAGCTTGCTGTAATCTCATCTCATTACCATCAGATTCTTCTACTCGTACATTACGAGTCATCTTCTGCGGTTGCTCTAAGAAGAAATAGTCTGTTGCAGATGGTTTATATTTCTTGAATGATCTAGGATTCTTGAATGTACTAGATATATTCTCGAATGATAAAGTTCTTGTTATAGATGGACCATCTGAAATTGATTTCTTTATTGGAAGGAATTGATGCAATGCATTAGGTCTCTTCCAATTAGGTGTCTTCATGCTATCTTCAACATCTCTAATTTGATTTGATAATAAAATTTCGAGATGAGTAGAATGAATAGAAATTCCACCATCAAGTAAAGCATTAGCTAAATCATTAACGATTCCATTTTTATCATAGGATGAAGTTATTTCAGCCTTATCCATGATATCTTTACTAGAGTTAAGAGTTTTGGAATATTCATTATTGATAATAGGAATGTAGAATAATGTAGGGTCATCCAATTTAGCGATATCGCTAATCGGAATTGTTATAACTCCATCATCATTATATTTTTTCTTATTGGCTAGATTTAAGAAATCTTTTGCCATATAGAACTTGCTAACTTCTTCAGAGTTGATATCGTATTCAATACCATCTTTAATTAGAGTGAAGCTGCTCAAGTAATCATTGTAACCTATATTTAATTCAGCATTTTCTGGATCTACGTCATCTTCGTTCTCTCTGCATATATCTTCTTCGTTGAATTTTATAAATTTTCCAGCATAGGAGAATTCATCATTAACTCTAATAGCCTCATCATCTTTGATGAAGAAGTCATAGAATACTGCAATGAATACTATCTTAACTATATCTGTAACAAGAAGATGTTTTGCAGACAACTGACGTTGTGTGAACTGAGATGTTAGTATCTCTGCTGCGATTTTTCCGATATTAATATTGCTAAGAACTTTGTATAGTGTACCACAGCAATGGCTACATATACCTCTGCCCTCAGCAGCTGATTGACAAGTTATTGGGGAACGTAGATAAATAGTTTTCCCTATTAGATGTCTATCAGTTTCTTTGATTGGATCCATATCGAATCCGTCTGGTCGCATTCTATATATACGTCCAGTATGATTTTTTAATGTCCTAAAGTCCTTTATATATCTTTCTATAAAGTTTACACTAAGACAAACATAATCAGGATCTGGATTTAAGAATGATCCTTGATTGTTTAAACCCATCCGTCGAGCATATGCTCCAGACGTGCCTACATTTAGTTTGGCTTGTATCTGTGCAGTTCTACCGGCAGATGTTTCGATATAGTAATCTATATATCTTAATAGACCACCATTTAGGAAGTTTGGAACTATGGCATGTGGGAATACCCCTCCAGCACCATCTGGTTTAGTTCCTATAGAAACAGCATACTCTTTATACTGTTTAGTATTAATACTTTCATTGGCTTTGAAGTTATTGGTAAAGCTATGATCATGACCTAAATACTTTTTAGAATTCTTGATTATCTCTATTACCTTTTTGGTTGCATCTAAGCCAACTTTATTGACATTCTCCAGCTCTACATTAGTAAAGTCTGGATTAATTAATTCTTCAAATTCTGGGCACAGTTCTGCAAGTAATGCATCATCTTGTATATTGATAGTATTACACAGAACTGGCGAGAATTTATCTATTATGGAAAGATAGTGTAGAGCATCTGCAATAGCTCTATTCTTCTCTTTCAAATCCATATCGATTTTTAGATCATTTATAAAATAATTATCGATATAATTCTTTACATCATCAGCAGTGAATCCCTCTGATAAATGTATATGTTTGGGCTGTATTTTATTTCCACTTTTTATTACAAAGTTCCACAATGCTAGATTAGCCCAATAATCTGATATCGTAAGCTTTATAACTTTGTCTCCAAATTTCAGTCTAACTTTTATGCGTAGTACATCTAAATCATCTACGCCATCTAATAAAATATTATGTATTGAGTAAAAGTGATTCTGCCAATTCACTGCAGTTATATCCTTATTTACATCAATACAAAAGTTACTATCCTCCTTTAGCAACTGCACATAAATTCCGTAATTTTGATAATTAGTAACGCTATCAAACATCAGTGTTACTCCTTTCTTAAATTACTATTACGGGGTTATAATATATATTTATATGTGAAACTAGTAGTTAAAAATAATATACGGTACATGACTTCTAAGAGCCATGTACCGTAAGTTATTATTTTTTAGGAACTGGAAGATGTTTGGATTTGCCAGCAGTTTTAATGTATTCTTGTTGGGATTTACGAGCAACACGATTTGCTTGGCTACCATATTTTTGAACGATTTGTTTTACCAATGCGCGTTCAATAACACGGTTTTTAACAAGTTTAGTCCATAATGGATCTTTACGCTCTTTAGCGATTTGGAATGCTGCCATTTTTTGACGACGAGCAATATCATCAGCTTTGCTTAAGCGTACTAAAGTTTTACGGCTGATTACTTGTTTCTCTAAAAGTAATTTAGCCTCATCAGATTCAACGAATGCTTGACGTTCGCTTTCAGGTAAAGTAGATGCTTCTGCATAAATGAAAGCTTCTAAAAGTGCGTTAGGGTTGCGAAGTTCTTCGCCAACTCCTAGAGATGTAGTTTGAGCGGATTCACCAAAAAACATTTCTAATCCTCCTTTTAAATCTATCGATATATTTAAAAACGTAGAAACCGTTTTATTAACTAAATGTTTAGCTCATTAGCAATAGATATATGAAAAAATACCTATAGGTGGACATATAAATATAATTCGTATTTTGAAAGGAGAATCTAATATGAGTAATTTGATTAGTATTGAAAAATATAGAGAGGTTGCTAGAAAACATCTTCTATATAATTTCCCTACATTGACTGAATATGAGATTGATATAGCATTAGACCATATACTAGAAAAGAAACTAGATAATAGAAATTGTAATCTTCATAATAACTATAAAGAAAGTTTAATCGAAACGACTGTTGGAGATATTAGTAACTATATCCATAATAAGACTCCTATACTTGTAGCTAATGGGTGTTTATTTAATCAATATACTGAAGAGCTTACTCCATTATATAAACTGATAACTTCCTTTACTGAGAATAGATCTAAGTACAAAAAAGAGATGTTCAAATATGAGAAAGGAACTGAAAAGTTCAATAGATATAATATGCTTCAGATGTTAGCTAAGCGTGATAATAATGCACTCTATGGTGTTATCGGTAACTATAGCAGTGCTATCTATAATATCTATGTCGCTACAGGTATTACTAGAACTGGTAGATCTTTGATTAGTCATGCTATTACTTTCTTTGAATCTATCTTCACCAATAATGTCAAGTTTAATAATATCAATGAGGCTATTACTTTTATTGATAGAGTATCAGATGAGCTATATCCATATAGTGCAAACATAGATTCTGATATTCCATTAGAAGATGTTTTCTATAAGATAATGGCTACATTTGATGAGACTAAAGTGGATCTATACGAATGTGCTAATATTATATGGCCTATTCTATTGCATCAAACCAGTCATACTCTAAATCAGCTATATTATAAAAATAACTTACTTCAATTCTGTAATGAGTCTGCTGTAAGAAATATAATTATAGATATCTTATATTCATTGGACGATATCTTTATTGATCCAAATTATCCACCTGAAAATGTAAAAGATAAGCTGGATGAACTTTATACGATATTTAAAGAGTGGTGCTATATGAGATATATAGTTGTAGATAAGATCGATAGATCTGCAACTATGAGACGTGATATCAGTATCATTACAGATACAGATTCTACTATGCCATCATTCAATGGGTGGTATACTACAGTATTGAATGACATTCTACCATTAGCAGATAAATCTAAGATTAAGTTACTTAATGGAGATGATATAGAGCCAGAATATGTAAAAGATAGAATATATAATCTTCATACTGGAGAAATTGAAGAACGAGATCTAAATATAGCAGTAACAACTAAGAATGATCCATTACGCTATAGTATCATCAATATCTTATCCTATATTACGGGACTATTATTGAAAGACCATTTTGACTTGATCTCTGAGAATTATAATACTAAGAGTCAATATAAAGAATGTCTTATTGCTATGAAGAATGAGTTCTTATTTAGTAGAGCTTTATTAACTGGCGGTAAAAAGAACTATGCGTCTAAGCAAGTATTGCAAGAAGGTAACTTAGTTCCTAAAGATAAGATGCTTGATGTTAAAGGTCTTCCTATAACTAAGTCTACTCTAAAGGAAAAGACAAGAGAAGAACTCAAGTCCATACTATTCAATAAAGTACTGAATGTGGATAAAGTTAATCAGATGGATGTCATTCAATCTATAGCCAGAGTTGAGTATGACATAGTAGAGTCTATCAAATCTGGTTCTAAAGAATACTATAAGCCTACACAGATTAAGTCTTATACTAACTACGATAACCCAATGAGAATTCAGGGTATCAAAGGAGCTATAGCATATAATGCCCTTAAAGATGATGATGTAGAGGCTATTGACTTATCTAAACGTAATCCTGTAGATATTGCTAAGATTGATATTAGCAGAAAGAATTTTATCAAAATCAAAGATAGCTATCCAGAAGTGTATGCTAAATTAGAGAAATTCTTTGATGAGAACTATGAAGATTTCAAAGATGAAATAACAAGTATCTCTATACCAATCGATGCAGACGTACCAAAATGGTTACTAGAGTTTATCGATTATGATACAATCGTTAATGATAATATCAAGAACTTCCCATTTGAATCTATTGGTATAACTAGATTCGAAAAGGATAGAGTCAACTATACTAACGTTATTAAATTCTAATATAACTCCCCAATGGAATTCAATTCCATTGGGGATATATTTTTAGAACGTTGGGTTAGTTAATTTAGTATCTGGTAATACTAGCGTCATTGCATATATAGCCTGTAAAGACTCTTTGGCTGATTCTACTACAGACTTTCCGCCTAAGTTAATATAATGAAGATTAGAGTTTAATTGTCCTTCTAGTTCTTTATTTGCCTCATCAGTGAATATGCCTTTGATAGTAACCATATCTCCATCATAGTCACCGCCGATTGAACTCAAATAGCAGTTACATATATTGAATGTATCAACAAATCTAGTTGATGTATCACTACCAATATCCTCTTGTCTTATTTTAGGATAGTGAGTATATACTTCATTATCTATTTTAATCTCTTCGGTTTCTATTGTACTAGATAGTCTAATCTTAGTACAGAATTCGTTATAGAATGAGTCGATAGGATAGCGAGTAATAAGAATCATTTTATCTTTGACTGCCTCATGACATGCCATATATATTACATCGCACCAAGTAAGATCTCTATCTACTATATCAGAAGAATGATACCCTGTAAATTTTAATGGTTTATATCCTTTAGTTGTAGAAACTAATACTGGTCTAAATCTATCAGAATATCCGTGGATAAATCTATCAAGCTCTTCTTTTAGAATAACATCTGAAAATTGCATTTGATAGCTTTCAGCTAATTCAAATTTTTTTATAGATTCCATAAATATAGCTTCAAATAATCTTCTCATATGGAATATTACAAATGGAAAGAAATTGGCTGCTGCTGATGCTAATGGTAGTACTGAATGGTCTAAGTCAGCTCGCATATCTTCCATATTTTCCACATTAAGCTTTGGTGCAGATAGGACTAAACGTGTAGCATAATCTGTAGTCTTAGACATATTAGCTCTACGTATAACCCCAAACTTACCAGGTAAGCCACCATTAGGATTGGTTGCAGTGCCTGTACCGAACCAATTATAAATCTCAAGTAACCCCTCCTGGACACGCCCTTCGACGGCCTTTCCAATGCTAAATCCGTAGTCTTTAGAGTCTTCTATAGATTTTACAGTTACTAGGATATTCATATAGAGTTTGTTAATATCTCCTATAGATATCTTTCCACCATCAACTTTTACATCTCTATAGAATGGTGGGATTACTATTAGTTTAGATGTAAAGAAATGCTTCTTATTTTGCTCTAAGAACTGGATGAATCTATCACGTTTAGCAGAGTCAGTTCTTCTAAATTTAAATTTGTCTAAATTCTTTATAAGAAAGTCTATACCAGTAGACCCTTTCTCATCTTCTACTATAGAACCACTCTTATCTACACTAAAAGTTCCAATACCATGAACTACAGATTTAATCTTGCTATCAACCTTAGACCATATTTTATATATTACTGGATTGATAAATTTTCGTTTTAAATCAATATACGCAAATGTATTAGCTCGCGACTCTTTAGTTATACCAAAGAGTATATTGGAAAGTAATCCATCATTTGTAGGATTCTTATTAGCATCAAATGTAACAGGATTGGTGACTTCAGGGAAGTCATTCTTCTTAATAAAATCTTCCACATCTAAAAGACTTATCTTAAGATTCTCTTCTCTAATAAGATCTGCCATAATTTCACCTCATAATAAAAATATAAGGATAGCATCTAAAATGCTATCCTTATAAGATTATAGTTTACTCATTATAATATAAATTGTATCATTAGACCCAGATACAGTAACTTCAATACGTTTATCGCAATTCTCTATAGTTAACGGTCTTCTAAAGTCATATAGAAGTCTTTCTCCTAATGAAGAATCAGTTGTCATGATAGTGTATTTAATTTTATTTGTGTCTGTATGGGCTTTAGTCACATGACTATCTAATAGACTATAAAATTTAAGAATACTATAAAGTAAACAGTTTTCTCCAAAGTAATATGTTAAGTATTCCTCATCTCCTATGCCGAACTTACAAGAAAAAGTGATCAGATCCATTAAAGTCCTCCTAGATCATTTCATTAAAATCATCTTCCAGTTTCGCATAGTCATCTCTTGTCAAATGCTGGAATCTATTTGGATCAGCATCAGTTCCGGTTATACCAGCCTGCGGATGTCCTCTATAGACTGCATTCATTAATTTATGGCGCATTGCATTGTCTTTGTTATTCTTATCTTCTTTGGCTTTTCGTTCATCAGCCGCTGCACGTCTCTCTAATACGAATTTTCGTAGAATGACTAAATCACCTATATTCATGTTTAGAGCCTCTACTATACTCAGGCGTCCTCTATACTCATAGGTGATATCGTCTATCATTCTTAGGATTCCAACATGCGAATCAACTGATGCCGTGTAAAAACCAAATCAGTAGCCGTCAATGGTTCTGCTTCAATAGAATGTCCGCATTTTGGACAAGTCGATGCAGGTAATTGATAGGACACGTCGGTTTGTTTACTATTCTCTTCAACGAATTTAGTAATTTGAACTTGAAGTTCTTTGTAGTCGTAAGCAGATAATTCAAGAAGAACTTTATAAACTCCTAATACTTTGTATTTATAAGTCTTAATGATATCGTTTTCTGCTACAGCAAACTTAATAGGAACAAGTTCTTCGTTTTCTTCATCGATATAGTAGATAGTAGAGATTACATGAGAGATATTAATAATACCTTCATATTTTTCTCTGAACTTTTCATCTAAGAAGTTTTCTTCAAATGCATAGTTATAGATGTTAGGCATAACTAAACCAAATGCATATTGATCATTAGCAACAAAGATTTCTTCTTCTACCCCAACAGGCATAGAAGTATCTTGTCCAATAATTTTTAAGCAATGGTCTTTAACTTTATCATCTCCGAATTTAACCATATCCATAATAGGTCTAATTTCAGAGAAGAAGTGTTTACACTTAGGGCAGCTGTAAGGGATAATATTTCCATCAGAGAAGTTTGCATTATAGATTGCAAAATATAAATGCTCTAAGTCACGGAAGCTAACTGTTTTTAACCATGTTTCCATAGGCACTTCACGGCACTCTGGTGCTAAGTGTTTATAGATAACTTTAAATACCGCAGTAGCTCTAGCGATAGTATTGATCGCTTGACTTTGAGGCATAATTTCATCTAGCTCAATAGCAGACAATGGGGACATGGAGATAGATACTCCAGTATTGAATAATGCCCATTGGAAGTATTTTGCTTTTTTACTTCTATTTAGAATCTTAGCAGCAGCCTCTGGGCGTTTACGTACTTTAAATCTACTGATGTCTTTCTTTTCTTTATTAAGGCCCATTTGAACTCTTAGAGTACTAGCAAATTCTGCAAAGTTCTCTTTATTACGACGATCTTCTTTAGCGCGTTCAGCTTCAATAATTTCATCGCCTAATCCTAAATCGTCAGAGAACTCTTCTAAGTCTTCAATGATATTAGATTCTTCTAATAACTCATCATCTTCATCATCAGTTTCTAAAGTAGATACTGGTGTTGTAGCAGCTAAGATTTCTCTTTCTTCATCTGTAGCATCCAAGTTAGGTTTAATAACTTCAGATTTTGCAGATTTAGGGGATACAGTCTCTTTCTCTTCTGTATTCATAATATTATTAAACTCCTCTTCTACTTCGTCTAATGGTTGATCTGGCAATGATCCAGTCTCTGTGTCAATATATTCATCTTTAAGATGTTTATCTAAGGTAGTCTCTTCCCGTTGTTTGGCTTGAGCTTTTCTAATATCTTCTACATCTTTATCACTAAGATTTGGATTTAGTTCTAAAGATGCATCATATGTGGATGTAACCACTGGATTTTCCTCCCCAGATTCTTTTCTGAGGTAGTACTCTTCTTGCATAGCTCTTACTTCTTTTACTGCAGGAGCAAATCTGCGTTCGATAGCCTCTTGAATCCCTGTATCTAGTTTATCCATAAGATCTTTTTGAGCATCTTTTGTAGGATTACTAGTTGGGAGTACAGCGGATGGATCGAACTTTTCCATTGAATTGAAATCAATAGGTTTAATCTCAGGGGGAGCTGCAACTGGTTTTGGTTCTTCTGGTGTTGCAGCAGGATTGTCTTTCTTTTCTTCTAGTAAAGAGTTTAAATCTACATATTCACTCATAATTAACTCCTATAATCTACTACTACCTTTAATCATCTCTAAAGTTATATTATCACTATCGAAATAATATGCATAGTCCACATTATTGATAGTTATAAATATCTGCATTACATTCTTATTCGGAATGAATTCTACATTCACATCAACAAGAAGTGTCGAATCTAAATAGTCTGTAATTTGATCTTTTACTCTATCTTCAAATTCTGGTTTTCTGTCAGATTGCATAAATCTAAATTTACTTATCAATCCAACTCCCATTTCTGGGGAATGCGTTATAGTTCCAGGCTCTAATAGTAATAGCCGACCAATTAATACCCCTAGTGCATTAAAGTTTTTATATATACTAGGAGTTCCATATCTATCGACATTCATGCTATATTCTTTTATAACTACGGGATCTTCTCTGGTTGCTGATATAGATAAAGTGATATCTTCAGGCATAAATAATCCCTCCTTGCTTTAGATTACTATAATTTTATACTATTTAAAATGTACCGACAGGGGCATTTTAAACATTGGAGTAATCTAAATAGTCTCCCAGGAGGTCAAAATATGTCTAAAAAAGTTAAGTGCCCTTTCTGCAATAAGAGGGACTTTAAAGAAAAAATTATATCTCATATAGATAAAGATCATGAAGATATGATTCCAGAAAATTATGATGCAGCTAGAATACTATACGATACAACTCATAAGACTTATGGCAAATGTGTAGTATGCGGAGCACCAACTGACTGGAATCCTAAGACAGAGAAATATAGTAGGCTATGCGATAAGCCATCATGTAAAGAGAGTCTAAGAAATAAATTTAAAAAGAATATGATTAAAGTATATGGTAAGACAACTCTTCTTGACGATATTGATCATCAAGAGCGTATGTTGGCTAATCGTAGTATTAGTGGCGTATATACATATAGCGATGGTACTAAATTTACTTATACTGGATCTTATGAACTAAATGCTATTAGATTCATGGATGAGGTTCTAGAGTGTAATAGTAAAGATATTATTATGCCTGGACCTACTATTGAATATAAAGATAGAAATGGTGGAACTAGAAAGTGGATAACCGATATCTATTATATCCCTTATAATCTTATCATTGAAGTTAAAGATGGTGGTAAGAATCCAAATACTAGAACTATGACTGTATATAGAGATAAGCAAATAGATAAAGAGAAATCTATTATCAAACTAGGGAGATATAATTATCTAAGACTTACAGATAATGACTTTGGCCAGCTTATGGAAATTATGGCTATATTAAAGTATGAAGAGATCAATCCTGATATAAAAAATGATAATGTAGTTATACGAATCAATGAATCTACAGATGAGACTGAGGAAGTTAAATCCTCTCAGGATCATAGTAATGATGTCGATTATGTAATGCTACATAAGAGATTAAAAGATCTAAAGATATACTTCAATAAATCCAAAGAAGAGGATGAGTCCATTTGTGAATTTATGGGAGTAGCAGGAGTTGGAGCTCCACCGCAAGGAATCAATACTGGAGTTATGATGACTCAATATACTCCACATCCTAACTCGTTTACTGGAGAAAAGGATGGATTTGGCTATGTAGGAGATGATAAGAAGTCTGCTAAGTCAAATGCTAATGATGATAATGATCGTGTGCAAATAGTAGATCGACATAAAGATATGCAAGATACATTCTATGCTATATATCGATACAAAGATGAGCCTAAAAAGAAAAAGGGTTCCGATACATTATATGAATATGTGACTGGACGTAAGTTATTGACTACTGACCAAATAGAGTATGATGATGACTTTGAAGAGGTTAATCTTTATCCTAGGGATAATGAAGGGCTATATGATACAGTTCAAAGTATAAAAGATTCTATTAAGAAAAACTATATAGGAGAACCGTATGACTATATGCCTCTATATGATTTACTAGATATAAATATGGCTAGAGTTAAACTAGAGGGTATGGATCCTAATGATATTATTATGGAAGATATGGATGGATACTTCTTCTATAATACAAAAAGTAATGTAAGAAGTAGATCATATAAGTCTATACTAGAGATGGATCAAAAGCCATATGGAAAAAGTAAAGATGACATCGGAAAAGAAGAAAGAGAATCTGAAAATAAAGATGTCGTAGATGCTAACTCCAGCGGTATGTATAAAGTACTAGATGATAAATACGATAGTCAAGAAAGCCTAGAGGATGATTGGTCTGAATATCAAAATCTTCCAGGGGAGGCTAAACGAGCAAGTGATGATATGTCTATTAGAATATTCGGGAAGACTAATTCTGATAGATATAAAGAGCTAAAATCCAAATACTTGAATACCGATATACCATATGAAGATCTAAGCTTAACAGAGGCTCTTTCTATAGCTGATATAGAGCGAGCAAAAGACTACGGTATAATTCTACATAATAAAGAATTTGAAATAGAATTTATGAGGAATTGGTCTTTATATTCCGGTATCTACTGTATCCTACCATGTGATACATATGAAGAGCTAAAAGAGCAAAAGCTTAATTTTGATTCTATGGATGAATCTCTAAGAAGATCCTCAGATAATAAGTTGCTTGAGGTATTCGGTTGTACTAATGAAACTATGTATAACTTCTTGGAGAGTACTTTTGTAGATGATGCTATGGATTATGATTATAGTTTCCCTCTAGTAGAGTATACAAAAGAAACCAGTAGCTATAGCAATTATTTAGATACACCATTCTATGATTTAGCCGAAATTGAAACATTCAGAGTTAATAAACCTTTTGGGGAATATGATAAAGAACGTGAAGAAGAGGCTACAAATTGGTTTAAGAAAATTAAATCTGGAAAATTTGATAGATTAGAGTGGATAGAAAAAGTTCGTAAACTAGCTACATTGAATCATATTCTTCCTAGCGACGAGAAGAGACAAGAATTATTAGAATATGGTTGGAATCCATATTTAGAATTCAACTCTATTAATAGAGCTAGAGCATTAGATAGATTTAAGAAAAGTATGCTAATTCTTGAACGTTCTGCTTTATTCAAACTTGGAAGTAGAAAAATAGAATTTGATGAAGAGGGCAACTTATTAATAAAGAAAGTTCTCACAGATAAGAACTATCAAGAGTTGTATAATCAGGTGCATCGTCTAGGCGAGACTTACTATAAAACAAATAACGTAGAAGGATTAAAATCAGCTTGTGCTCTTATGTGGCATATAACTCTAAGAGTTGATGATGATATCAAATTCAAACGTTATGATGAATATAATAAGAAAGAACTTAATGATATTAGAGCTAGATGCTTAAATGACTTTACTAGATATCATAAGAAGATTCTACTTCAAGATAAGACATTCAATTTTATTAACTATTATGAATCTTCTCCTATCAATAAAGACAATACAGTTATACATAAATCTACAATCAAACATACAATAGAATTGATGAAACAAGTAATAAAATTATAATGACTTTAGGTACTACATACTTAGCTATGTAGTACCTAAAACATGTCTTAATTCATATATTATAATCTTAGAAAGGAGGTAAGACTTATGATATTGAATATAGGTCAGAAACTTTGTAAGAAGGAGAATGGTAAACTGACTGGTGTATATCGCATTATATCTACTTCACATAAAGACTTCTATAAAGTTCAAACTATTATGGGAGATAAACTTGAAGTGATAGATAGATATGATATTGATGATTATATTCTACCAGAAGTTCACTGTAAGCTATTCTTGGAGAAAGTTAAATTAAAGGATGGTAGCTACGACTTGTGTGTTAATATATATAACCCATTTGAGGCTATAAACTATCCATTCTTTGCTGGAAGATTTAAATCAAATTTTAACTCTTCTGGTTCTATATGCAAGTATGAATTTGATACATTTGATGCATATAAAGAGCATTACGATGTAATGATGTATGATATTGAAGAGAAAGAATCTGCATCCACAATAGATCTATATCTTAATGATAGTATTGGATCTATTTGTAGTCTAATTAGAATGGACTATAAGATGATTGATTTTATTAAGAAATTCTCTAGTGATAATAATATTCCAGGGGTTTCTATCAATCAGCATATTGAGGCTATATTGGATAAGATGAAATTCTTATATTGGTTTCATTTTAACTTTAAAGTCTTTAAGGTTCCATTTACTGTGGATCCTAAAGCTAGTCAGCTTAGACCTGGGGATATATTTACCATAGAGGCTATATTACAAAATAAGATAGTTGACTATATGCTAATAGAGTACTATCATGATATTAGTCTATATGATATTAAAGGAAACTTCATATTTATACTAGATAATAATGATAGGACCTTTATATTTAAGTTTGTTTCTAAAGACGATCTTCCAGGTATTGTCTAAATACTTATATATACGTATATTATAAATGTGTAATAGTGTAGGTTATTATACGCACAACTACACTATGGTAATACGTATTATTTTATATTAGGAGGAGGAAAATTCATGAATTTCCAAAATCAACCTGCTCAAACTATGTCTTTGGGCGAAATCTTCGATTGCGCTACACATGGCGCAAAAAAACAAAAACAGGAAGCTGCAAAAGAGGCTTCTAAAATTAAGATTGAAATTGAGCCAGAGACATTTGAGTCTGATTATAAGACTAAAATGATCTCTACAAGTGAGATCTGTGAACTTCTTACAGAACGCTTAGGTGAAGTTTTCAAAGATTATGTGGGATGTCGAGACATCTCATATGTAAACTCCCCTGAGTTAGGAGTATTATTAGTATTTGATCCAAACTTATCTATCCATAGAGATAACTCCTCTAAAGAGGATAATCGTCTTGTGGCATTAGAGAAAGTTGGCGAGTTTGGTAAATCTGGAGATAATACTGAACTTCAAATGATTGAAACTTTTAACGGATATAGCCGCATCAAAAATTCCACTAAGAATGGTGGAATCTCTGAGGAATCTATGGGTTTCCGTTTAACAAATGAAGCTATTGAAGTTCTTCTAGATAATTTGATCGATTTCGATCTAAAGGATGGAAAAGAGCATAAGAACTTCCGTTCTAGCTTTGTTTCCTATGGCATGAGTGCTGATGGCACACATAACCAATTAATCTTAACTGGCGTTACTTTACACAATGCAGTTAAGTTTATCTTTGGCGACAAGGACTTTGATTATACAATCACTCCAGGTGCTCCAATTAATAATAGCAACTTCTCTGGTCACTTGGTAGAAGTTCGTCAAATTAAGAAATCGACTACTAAGAAGTTGATTTCTAAATATGTGAACCGTCAGGTTGTATCTGATGGGTTATTCCGTCCAATCGGAAAATAATAGCATTAGATGTGAGTCTGGGGAGCAATCTCCAGACTCATATTTTTTTATAGACAAGGAAAGAGAACAATGGAATTTAAATATGCTATTGTAGAAGGCGGAATAGATGAAGTATTCGATGAGCGTGGTAATACCGTTCTAAAGATGGCAATGACTTCATGGAATGACCGTCCAGCTAAATTAGAATTACGTAAATGGGTCATGGGCACAGATGGAGAGTTATCTCCAAATAAAGGATTCGCGTTCCTAACAGAAGAAGGTCCAACTGAATTAGTGCATAGTCTTATTAGAAATGGCTATGGTAGTAAATCAATTATAATGGATTTACTAAAAGATAGACCTGATGAAGAGGTAAAGGACGCTGAAGAGTCTGATTTTTACTATGATCCTGCAGAGTTATTAGGAGAATAGGTTTATGAATAATGGATATAGCACAGCATTGATTGCCGAGGTATATGATATCAAAGCAGCAATGCAAAAAAATAATTTCTGGTCAGATTTCGTATCTAATACAAACTTCCCTGAGTTTGAAGTGTGTAAAGATGGGAAATATCTATGGGCAGATAGTGAGGAGTACAAAGAAAGTGATGTTATGGAGATAATTAGAAAATGCTATATTCAATATAAGGATTTTCTATTACTGTCCATGACACGAAGACAGTTCAACTTTCTCATAGAAAATGTGGAGTTATTTCACAGATTCTATAAAGTAGATAACGCGGTTATGATAACCGTTATATAACGTTTTAATATTGCAAAACAAATCCCCATAGGAGTTGAACTCCTATGGGGTATTTTATTTTTTATTTAAACATAGCTCTGAATTCTTCTTCAGTCTTTTTATAACCAAATGTCTCTGCTAATACCATCATAGTAAACATACATTGGCAAGTCTCTTCAATAGCTTGAAGATCTGGGGATCCAGTTTCAGTCAAGTATTCAGTTCTACTTTCAGTAATAGAACGTTTTGCTAAACTATGAATCATAGTCTCTAAAATATTACGTTTACGAGATTTAATTTTATTTACTTCTCGTCTACCTTTCATGATTACAGACTCTTTGATTTCTTCTGCAGTATCTTTATCTGCAGCTTTAATATTAGCAACTTTTTCTTTAACTTCATCCATTACTGTTTGGATTTGCTGACGGTCTTCATAGTTAGATGCAACGAAATCTTCTGTAGTATTAGCCACATGAGCTCTAACTAATTCGCCAACATCTTCAATCTCTTCTTTTTGATCAGATAGAGTATTGATGAAAGAACGTTTGTAGTCTGGGTCTAATGCTACATCTTTAGCTTTGCTAGCTTTATCAAGCTCATCTTTTTTTTCTTCGCAGATAGCTTTAACTGTATTTTCAATATTCTTAGCAATCTCCATTAAAGGCATAGTAGTCTTTTTAAAAGACTCTAAGATATTGATAGCGCCATTCTCACGAATGAATCCTCTAATGATTGCATCTTTAGTATTACGTAAGTGGTCTTTCTTAATATCATAAACTTCAGACTCAGTATAGAATGCTCGTACAGCCTCATATAGTAACTCTTCACGTAAAGCATTTCTAAACTCAGTTCTCACCAACGATTTAGGTTGAACTCTTTGTAAGAATTCTGTCTTTTCATTTAAGATAGAGTCTTTAGCATTACGTTCTAATACTTCTTTAAGTTTGTTTTCTAGTTTTACTTCATCTACTCCATGTGCCATTCTATTTAGAGTAGCAAGTTTAATATCACGTTTTTTGAACTGCATAGTATCCTCCTATTAGAATAATGAAGAAGATGGTTCAGACGATACTTCTGCCGCACCATCAGGTAAACTATCTTTAACATCAGTGATTTTATAAGCAGCCTTCTCTTCTGCTTGAGTTTTCTTAACTTCTTTGATTGCTTTATTTTCGGCGTCTTTCATATCTACTTCTACAGCATCAGAAATTCGTCTGAACTTATCAGCCCATTTACGTTGGTCTGTTGCAATCTTTTTATCTCCACGGCTATCAAGTTTAGCCGCATTGATATTTAACATCTCGCTTTGGAGTGTGAAGAAGTCGCTGATCTTAGTACGTAAGAAGTAGAAGAAGAATATAATTTCACGCATAGCTGGAACTAATAGAGCTAATAACCCAATTACTACACCTACCATGAGAGTAAATTCAATAACCCCAGTAATTCCTTTAGCTTCAACTTTAATAAGTTTCTCGATTAAAGTTTTCATATTACCGCTACGGCAACCATCATTAAATTTATTTAGATATACAAATAAGAATTGGCTAGGAAGACCTTTATTGCTATCCCTACCAACCTTAACTGCATAAATTGTATTGGTAGCTTGATAGCTATTAAGGAATCCTTTTTTCTCGGCAGTTCCAACTTGAGGTGTAGCCATATATCGCATCATTTCAGACGCAACTACAGAGGTTGCAGCAATAACTGCAAAAGTAGTTGTCTCATAGATATCACAAATTACTTGAGCTCCAACTTGATATGCTTTATTAAAGTCACGCTCTAAAGATCTCAAATTAGAAATAGCTTCATTGACGATATTAACTGCAGTTTTTTCTAATTTATAGTCATCTGCTATTTTAGTGCACGCTGCAATACATTCTAGAGTAACTTCAAAGCCAGGGATTTTATCTAAATCCCCTTTAGATACAGATATAATTCCTACATCTAAGCCATCTTTATATTTAGACATACTATCATATACTTTACGAACCATGTTAGCTACAACTTCACGTTGTTCGGATTCATTGATATGAGTAATAGATAGATATGTCTCTTTATCCATCATATCAAATTTTTCCAATAGAGCTGTAAACTCTGGAATCTTTTTAGTTGCCATTTTTATCTCCCTGCCATCAATTCAATCATTTGCTTATAATCAATCTTATCTTCTTTCTTAAGAGTTTTATAAGTATATACTTCATACTCATCATCTCCTGTATCGAAGATAAATCTTGCAGATTCAGTACTTGCATCATCTACTACAATACCAATTAAGTTATAGTCATCCATAATCTTACGTGCAACTCTAGCATCTAAGATATTAATGTCTTCTTCTTTTTTAAGCATCTCAACGTCATACTTAGACATAACTAGAGTAGTAATTGCAGTGGCATCATTACGCATAGATACAAATCTATTTAATTTAGATGCTACAGCTCTACGTTCTAGAACCTTCCAAAGTTTATTACTAGATCCTCTATTGGAGTTTGATAATGCGTCAATCTTAGCTTTCTTAATAGCAAATACAAAGTCTCTCCAGAAGTTAATTTCTCCTGTAGTGGCTTTAATTAGATTATATAGACTCATGCTATAAGTTTTCTTAGCGATAATACGATCCATAATATCTCTACTATCGACTAAATACATCTTAGCCTTGATACCTACAAGAGCTTCATTTCTAATATGGTCATCTTTCACTCTAGTCACATACTGAATTTTCAATAGAGATGGCTGGAGTTCGTTAGATTTTTTAATATCAGAATGGCTTATTTCTGTATTTGAATTTCCAAGATATCGGCCAGAAGAATCTTTATAGAATCTGTTTAATCTTACTCCAGTGGAGCGCTCTTTAGCTAACTGCTCTGCTTCCCTTTCAGCATTAAATTCATCAGCCATTTTAGTTGTAGTTTGACGATCTAGCTCTGCAGAAATAACATTTTTAGTGTTCTCTTCACGTTTAGCTTGAGCGAAAGCTCTATGTGATGCTATATTAGTAGCAGTTTCACTACCTTTTGCCGTTTTATATTCATATTGATCTATTGCTTCACGAGAAGTTGGGATTGATCTATCTTTCTGATTGGCCTCATTGAAAGATTGTTTAAGATTATTCATGCTGAAAAAATTTAAACGATAGTCTTCGCAAACTTTACGTTTCTCTGCTTGACTTAGTGCGAATGACTCATCAACTACATTAACGTTGATATAATCGTCTATGTCAAAGATACTTCCTTGATTAATATTACTATGGATATTTTTCAAATGGTCAATAGCATCCATTGATTTTGTGATACTGATAGCGCTTAATAAGATTTGAGCCAAAGATACAAACTTACGTTCTAATGCTCTAGTGATAAGTTGAGCTGATGTGCCATCAACTGTATTGGAAACCATTACTGGGAAAATCATTGTAAGATCTTTACTAGACTTTGTTATTGATTTTACTGATAGCGTTCTAGTAGAGGCGAGATTTCCTAGATCAGTATCTACTACTGCATCTAAAAACTCACTTACTAAATCTTTAAGAATCATTATTATACCTCCTTGAGATGCTTATATAGATTAGTTTTATGTTGAAATATAGAAAAAAATAAAGGCATCTGAGGAGTTTATAATATAGTTCTATTTAATATATCTAGATGGCGGCTAATACTAGTTCCTCTTCCTAAGTCGAATAGCATTTCATTTATTGTATATATGATGTCATTTACAGCTTCTTCTTTGACATATCGATTACCATATTTATCTTGTACAATATGTCTATCTCCTATTATACCGAGTCTGACTCCTCGTAATGCATCCAAGTTCTGTCTATCCATATCATAGTTATAACTCATAGTTAATCCCTCGTCTTATTATAAATAATTTAAAAACTTTCTTTTGAGGGAGAGATTAACCTAGATGCCTTTATTTAATTATCTCCTTTAACACGTTTATAATATACAAGCACGTTTTTCTTTGCAATTTCAACATACAACTAAACGTGATTTAATAAGGATAGGTGCTATATGAGTAGATATATAGGATATAATAATGATAGGTGGGGACTTACTGGAACTGATGCTGAAGTTCGTGAAAGTAGGCAAACCCATGAGACGAAAAATATATTAAGAGATACTACTGGTATAAATGAAAACTATCGACCAGAAGAATCTAGATATACTAGAGATAATCCGGTAGAGGGTATGCTATATAAAAATAGTGTACAGAATCCTGCTGAGTATAATGCCAATACAAATGCCGATATTATAGCTATGCTAAAAAAAGAAGGTATAGGTATTGGAGGAGCTAAACTTACAGATGTAGAAAGGCACTTAAAATTTGCTAGGGTTCCTCGGATAGATCCTGTAAACAAAGTAGGGCATACTCATGAGTATATATTCATGACTAAACCTAATCTTGTTTTATATGGAGATAAAGGGGCATTGGCATATAGCCCATTATTCAGAGAGGTTAAAGAGAAGAATTTATTTGTCTTTAATAGTTTATCTATGAGAGAGGCATATGAGTCTCCTTTTATACCATTGATTAGTAACTATAAAAGATCAAATGTGGATATTCCTGAAATTTCTGTATCGTCAGATTATGAAACTGCAAAGAATATGTTTGGGTCTTCCATGTTCTATAGGGGGCCATCATATGAATCTGATGAGTCGTTTGAATTCTCTATAGAGTTTGAAGATAATAAGTATCTAGAAGTATATATGTGGTTTAGACTATTCGATGAATATGAGCGTATGAAACACTATGGGTTAATCGAAACACCTATAGAATATATTCAAGATAGAGTTATTCATGATCAAATGGCTATGTATAAGTTTATAGTAGCAGACGATGGAATGTCTATTCTTCATTACTCTAAATTCTATGGAGTATATCCTAAAAACGTTCCTCGAAATGTATTCTCTGATATGCCAGATGATGGTGTACTAAGATTTACAATCCAATTTAAATGCTCATTCGTTGAGGATATGGATCCTACAATAATAGGTGACTTTAAAGACCTAACTGACAATCGAGGGACTGCTGGAGATATTAGCAAAGGTGATTATATAGATGATCTAAATGGTTGGAGTGGAGAGTATATGAGTAGACCTAGAATATTGTTGCCAACAGATCCAGGATATATCCAAATTCATAAGAATAAATTTTATCAATTAAGATGGGAAGGGTGATTAAATGGCATCAGATGCAGTATCAGCCAATCATGTAGCGAGGAGTTATAATGATACGGTTGTAAAAACTATAGACAATGAGACTCTATTAAATGCTAATATTTATGACATACACCAATACGTAGAGAATATTAAGAAGAAATATGTCAAAGAAGATGATATCACCCTATCTATGGGTATATATGGATATCTTGGAGATGTAAACTCTAACGTATTGCAGAATGCTATTTCTATGGCAGCAGAATTCTCCAATGAAGCCATACCGACAAAAGCTAAGTTCGAGCGTAATATTATCTCTCATGCCTTAGCTTTGGGTATAAATAAGATTTACGCAGAGCCTTCCACTATGCCAGTAATGCTCATGTTTTTTGAAGAAGAGCTAGAAATCAATCTTATTAATAATGAGTTTATACTAGATAGAGAGGCTATTATCTATGTAGGAGAATATGAGTTCCATCTACCATATGATATGATCATTAAGAAAGTAGAGACTCCTGAGGGTGAAGTTATCTATACAGCGATGTATGACACTAGTGTACCTAACCCGATTATATTTAAGAAAACATATGATATTGACCCATATCTTAAACCAACTATTAGGAGTCTATTTGATGGACGTAAAGTTGTTATCATAACTACAGACGTTAGACAATATAATCTGAATAAAGTATCTAGAACCATACTTACAAAGAATCCTCTAGATAGTAAATCTTTACAGTTTGAATTTAAAGATCAGCTAGCTGGGTTTGATGTATATGTAAAAGAGTATGGTAGAGATGAACGCATACTTACTCCAATTTATAGTGGCCTAAATACACAAGGATCTAAAGACTACTGTAGCTATACATATATTGACTCTAATACTATTCGTATTACATTTGATGGGACTTCATATATACCAACTGCTAATACTGAAGTGACAGTTAACGTATATACTTGTAATGGGTCTAAGGGGAATATCAGATATAATGAGTCTATATACTTTAGACTAATCTCTCCTAGATTTAATTATGATAGACTTAATGTAATCTTGACACCTATAGCTCAAGCAGATTATGGTACAGATAGAAAGTCTATTCAAGATCTTAAAAAGATTATTCCTAAAGAGGCTCTTGCTAGAGGAAGTGTAACCAACAGTACCGATATCAACAACTACTTCAATGATATTGAAGAAAGAGATAATAAGATATTCTTCTTCAAGAAGATGGATAATCCATTAGCTCGACTCTATTATGCATTTATGCTTATGGGTACTGATAGAAATATCATTCCGACTAATACAATACCACTAAACTGTATTAGACGAGATTTTGATAATATTTCTGAGTCTAACTATATACTGTCTACAGGTAATGCCATAAAATATAATGGTGGGGATGGATCTATAATATACAATGCATCCAATGAAGAGAAACGCGAGATATCTAAAAATGAGTTTCTATACATAAATCCATTTATGTGCATAGTTAATAAATCTCCACTGTTTATCTCATACTATCTTGATATTATGGATATAAGAAAACGATTGGAGTTTACTTATATTAACAAAGACTCTAAGTTACAGTTTATTTCTAATACGATGAGATGGCAACGTAGTCTATTAGAGAAACGAAATACTTATGTATGTACAGTTGATATGATGCAGAATATCCAAGCAGATATTGGTATTGTAAAGCGAGAAGATCCATACGATAAGAATAAAGTTACTGGAGCTGATATTAAAGTTGTAGCAGTATTCTATTCAGATCTAGAATGTAAACATCCATACCGTTGGGCTGAGGGCGAGTTCGTATCATATGATGAGTCTACATATTCATTCCAATATAAGTTTGAATTGACTACTAATAATAAAGTAGATAAAGAGATTAGACTTAATCTTGGAAATGTCCATGAGATGAAAGGTAAAGTAGATAAGTTTGAGGATGGATTTATGCCAGCAGAATGTGGCATGAAATTATTTATCTACTCTAAACACCTTCTTGGTAATGATGCTGGGGTAAATAAGACAAATCTTATGTTTGCTGATGGGTATTTAGATGGATATAGTATATGTAATGAATACACTGTAAAATTCGGAGTAAACTTCCTATATAACTATAGCGATTTGATTGAGTCTTATATCAAAATAGCTAAAAATGCAGACGGTCAAGTTAACTATATCATAGACAGAGTTCCAGTAATCGGATGGGATTATATAACCACTGAAGAACGTATCCAAGATTTTGTTAATGAGCTAGAGAAGAAACGTATCCATATCTTAGACTGCTTAGAGGTCCTAGAAGATACCTTTGGTATAGATATTAAGTTCTTCAATACCTATGGACCATCCAAGTTATTCTATATTGATAAGACTACCAAACTCAATAGAGTTAATCTATCTATTAAGTTTAGAATCAGATTTGTCAATAACACTAACGATAGCTACTTATTGAAGAATATCAAGCATGATATACGAACTTATATTGAAGATAGATCTAAGATATCTGATATCCATATCCCTAATATAATAACCTATATCACTCAGAAGTATGCCGATAATATCGTATTCTTTGAGTTCTTAGATTTTAACGGGTATGGTCCTGGGGTACAGCACATCTATAGACAGAACGAACAGTTGGTTGGACGTATCCCAGAATTTATAAATATCAATAGTACAAATATGGAAGATAACCAGCTAGATATTTCTATAATCGTTTCTTAGGGTAACTTACGATAATAACAATGTAGTAATTATATAGCTATCAACCAAGATAGTCATTTATATAAATGAAATTTACTTAATTATAATTAAGGAGGAAATTAATTATGGGCTTCTTTACAAGCGCAGAAGATACTTATAACGATATTTATATCGAAAATGCTCATCGTTATGAATCTGAGTATGGTATCAACTTAATTACATTAGAGGCAGTTCAATTCGGTCAAGAACTTTTCGGTGATATGGTTCGTTGCGACATCCAAGAACAAGTTGCATTAGCTGAAGGCACTGAAGTTATGCACGAAGGTATCGTTAATACTATCTATACTAAAATTAAAACTTTCTTGCAAAAAATTTGGAATAAAATTAAATTATTCTTCAAAGGCCTCTATGCTAAAGTATTAGCACGTATTACTTCTGATAACAAAAACTTCTATGATAAATACCACAAAGCAGTTGATGAAAATCGCGATGCACTTACTATGGAAGTTAAATATCGTCCAGTAGAAATTGTACAAATCCCAGTAGGCAAAGTAAAACCTGCAATCGACGCTGCTAGAACTTTAGATGGAGATTCTGATAATGATGCTATCGTTGGGGCTATGACTGCAGTTCTATTGCCAGATAAAAAAGAATTGCACAATGCATCTGACTATAAACAAGAGCTTAAAGACTTAATGATTAAAGATGAAGAAGAAGAAAAATTCTCCTCTATTAAATCTAAAATTGAAGATATCTTAAAAGGCGGAAATAAAGCTGTTAAAGATGCGCAAAAAGTAGAAACAGATGCATTAAAAGCAGTTAAAGATATGGATAAATACTATAAAACTTTAACTGACAAACAAAAAGATTATGATCAATCTAAAAAAGTATCTATTGTTAACGGTGAAGACGGTAATGGAAAAGTAGTTGCAGATAAATCTGCATTAGGCACAATGCGTACATTATCTCCAATGACAACTTTAATCACTACTCATTGCTCCGCTGTTGTTGATGCTATTAAATTCGAAAACTCTCAAGCTCGTAAAATCTATGCTCGTGCAGTATCTTATCGTGAAAGCTACGATTATGAACAAGGTATGGCATTTACAGAAGCTGATTCTTTATAATTAATATCGGAGGAATAAATAATGTTTTTCACTGAATCTACAGGATTTCAAGAATCCGGTAAATACAATTACATTGTAATTGATGAACACACTGACTTAACACAATTAGCTGAAGATTCTATCTTGGAAGCTGAAGAATATACATCCCGTTTAATGGAAGGTATTGGCCGTTTTGAATTAGCTAAAATCTCTGAAGGTGTAGCTCCAGCTGAAATCTATACTGAAGGTATGGTGGGTGCTATTTGGGAAAAAATTAAAAAAATCTTCAAATTTGCTAAAGAATGGATCAAAGTTATTTTCCGCAAATTTATGGCATGGGTAAACTCTATCATCAAATCCGATGCTGATTTTGCTACTAAATACAAAAAAGACATTGAAAAAGGCTTTGCATTAGTAGACCGTGATAAAGAAATCAGTGTTAAATTTAACTTAGATGCTATTAAAGGTGATGATAGCAAAATTGAAAGTTATGCTGAACATTTAAGAGCTTCTGCAGTATCTGCATTAGGCGAATATGTAAAAGTAGAAGATGGCAGTTTAAAATCTAAAGAAAATAAAGCTGATGCTACAAAAGAAGACTTGGAAAAATTCAGAGATGACCTAGATGAAAAAGTTGAAGAATTTAGAGATGAATTTTTCGGTAGTGATACTATGAAAATTAGCGATTTCCAATCTGCTAATAATATCATTGAACTCTTAAAAGGTAAATTGAGCAACATCACTAAAGCAGAAAAAACTGTAGTTGGAGAGTTAGATCGTGTTGAAAAACAATACACTGGAAATAAAACAAATCCTACTCCTAACGTAGTAGCTGCAATTAATGCATTCATTGGCTTTATCAAAAAAATGACAACAGAAGTTTTAAAAGCTGCACGCTTATTAAAATCTGCTGCTCGTAAAGCTGCGCGTGTTTGTATCTCTGTTGCAAACAAAGGTCCTAAATGGAGTGAATACCGTGAGTCTGCATTCGATCGTACTGAATTGAATGATTACTTACGTAACGTTTAATATTAACTAAATTATATTAAATCTAAATAAACTTATGGAAGAGGAGTTTCACACTTCTCTTCCATAAAATTTATATTTTTGTATTGGGAGGAAATATGGGAGATAAAGCATTTTCCTTTGATAATGTATTTGACAAAAGCTTATCTGCATCACTAATTAGTATTAAAACAGATAAGTCTATTGTAGATACAACCAAAGCTATAAAAGAGCATAAAGATGTAGAATTTGCTGCTACTAAACAGCTCTATAGAGGACTATTAGAGTCTATTGATAGTGCTGAAGTAAAAGATGTATATGACAAATTCTATAACTCTATGACTACATTGAATGCTACTAGCATTATTAAATATAATAGAATCATTAAGACTACTCTAAACTCTGTTGTCTCTGTAGATAGAGATTTGTTGTTTAAATCTTCTGAATGTCTTGAAGGATTGAATCCGTCTGATTCTATAGCATTACCATTCATAAAATATATTATTGACTATAGTATATTTGATTCTTCTTTCAAAATCGTATCCAACTTACGTAAGATCTTTAATGATAGATTACGTTTAGGTGAAAGAGAAGATGTAAAGAAAATTTTAGATTATTTAGCACAGAACTATGTAGAGATAGTTAACAGATGTAAAAATGAAATCTGTGGCTATGATACTTTAGATGAGTTTTTATTAGGCTCTCAAGAAGAAATGAACTTCGCTAGATATGAAGATATTGTAGATGCATTTGAATTTGTTGATGAATTTGATGAGAATAAATCTGAAGTATTTGGTTTCTTAGATCGTGGACAAAAAGAGTTCAATACTTTCCTACGTGAAGTAAGCCAAGCTAAATATGCTGTTAGCAAAAATAACTATAAACCTGCAATGGTTGAGGAATTTGGTAAAATTGAACGAATCTTCACATCTATTATCAATGAAGTTACTTTATATCAATCTATGGTATTATCTTCTATCTCTAGAATGATGGTATTAAAATATAATCAAAGTGTTGCTATCCTTAGAGAATTATGTTATGCTGCCGGAGAAGTAGATGTTGCGGTAAGCGAATCTGTAGAAAGTGCTTCTAAAAAACACTTCATGAACTATGATCGTCTAGTTAAAGGGTCTGACTTCCATGATAGATTGATTGATGTTAAGCTCAATGAAAATATTTTAGAATGCTGTATGCAAGAGGCTATTGCTATTGCTGGTGGGGTTAATGTAGAACAAAAGATCCAAGCCATCCATGAAGGATTCTGGCAAAAAACTGTAGACTTCTTTAATAAAACTTGGGAGTATATCAAATCGTTATTTGCTAAAGTAGAGTCATGGCTAGATAAATTCTTCAAATCTAATAAAGAGTATATTGAGAAATATAAAGAGCAAATCGATAAACCAACTCATCCTACTATCAATAGTTTTGAATTCTATGAATATGAAAAATCTCTTGGTAGAATGGAGATGGCTCATATTCCAAACTTCGATAAAGTATTAAATGCTCCAGAGAGTGAAATTAATGGAGAAACTGATGTCGAAAAATATGTAGAAGAATATAAAAAATCGCTATTGACTAATGGTAGACCTCCTGAGGCTAATGAAGATTGGAAAGAATATTGCCAAGAATACTTTAGAGGTAGTAAAGACTATAAAACATATGCTGGTAGTGAAATAAATATCAGAACTTATGCCGATAGAGTATTATCTATGGAAAAAGTCTTGGATAATATTAGAAAAGAAAGATCCTCTTTAGACTCCGGATTTAGCAAAGTTATCAGTAGTATCCAACATGATGGTAAAAAACAGGATGCTGAAAAAGTTAAAGAAAAAGTAGAAGCTGAAACACCTCCTGCATCTAATAATCCAATAAATAATAATACCAAATAAATATATGGAGATTAAATGATGAAACCTTTTCTATTTGAACCAATTTTAGAAGATAGTGGTAAATTAAATACTACTAGCGCTCCGGCTGGTAATACTGGAAGTGGCGGTAATGCTCAAGTAATTTCTTCCACAAATAATGCTGCAAAAAATGCTAAAGATATGGCTAATAGTACTCCTGATGATGAAAAGGGTAATGCTACTTTAGAGAAAAAAAGACAAATCCTAACAAAAATTGCTGGATTGTATAGTAATCTTTACCAAGTAAAATATCAAACTGTAGAAGAAATGATATCTGGGTATATGAAAGTTATTAAAGCTCATGTGTCTGGATATATTAAAGTCGGAACTAACAAAGAAGGCTAATAATACAATACCCCATAGGAGTTGAACTCCTATGGGGATATTTGTATTATTTTTTCTTAGGTAGTCTAGCAAATGATAGCATTGTTGTAGGTATCATACGTTCTCCACCATTAGTATATGTCTCGGTCTTACTCATTAGTAAGAAATCTCCAGTGGCCTCTGTATGACCTTCTTTGTTATTATTAATAGTATATCTCATATTAATATTAAAGATACCATTATCTAGTCTATCTTTAGATAGAGTTATATTGGTGGCCTTTAATTCTAAAGCATGTTTAATGCTAGAAATTAGACCCATGTTATCATTAGGTATACGGATTAACTTTCTTTTACCTAAGTCTTCAGCTACACCAAATATGTCTAAAGCTACATCTACCATAGACTCACCATTCTTACCGACTTTAGAAAGATCGCCTATCTGTTCTAGTGTAGATGCGCCATTTTGCCATAGTGTGCTTAAACTAGTCTTTAGCTCACTTTGAGTTGCTTTCCATTTAGTTTTTGTATTAGCAAAATTTTTCTTATAACTATCTATACTAGCATTCAAAGACTTAACGTATGTATTAGCGCCCTCTAATAATTGCTTAGAAAAGTCTCTTGGAATATCACTAGCCTTACCAGTTATATTAATTATATTAGAGCCAGAAACTTCATTAGTCTTTATAGCAGTCTCCATAGTCTTAGTATCCTTAGCAGCTTGAACTGATTTAGCTTTAACAAATCCTAGATTCTTAACAAGATCTTCGTATCCTTTTTTAAGTTCAGTAAAGTCTATGTGTCTAATCTCTGAAGCTTTGCCTTGTAAGTCTTTTTTAATAACTACTTGTAGATGATCTGGAATGCTCTTTATATCATTAACTAGTGCAGTATTTAATTCTTTATATTTACCATATGACTTATTAAACTCGACCATAGTCTCCTGATGTTTATCTTTTACTTCTTTTTGCTTCTCTGGAATTTCTTTGCTCTTCTTAATCATTGCAGAGACATTTGGCCCAAAGCATCCAGGTGGTACTGCTCCAACTAATGATTGGAAGTCTTCTAGATGATATATCTGTTTCTTATATACGTCTTTGAATACTTTAAACGCATCTTCAGATCCAAGAATCTTGCCATGCTCTAGTTCACTCATGCCAGTAGCACTTTCGACTACAGCCAAGATAGTCTTCTTCAAGTTTTTAGGACCAGTTAGTATCTCTCCAGCTTCTCCAAGAATTTCAAACTCTCCTTGAATCTCTTGTGGTATACTTTTTAGAAAGTCTTTGGCTACATCTGCAGTGTTTTGTACTACATCTTTAATTGCCATAGCTTGGTTTTTTATTTCATAGAACGTTCCTTTAATTTCATCAGTAACTTGATGAATATTTTTAATAGTTTGGCGTACCTGTCCAGCTGCAGATTTAACACCATCTATTAGATTCATTATATTCTTATAAGTACCCATTATTCCACCAAAGCCTTTAGACTTATTAAGGTATTCTTGCTGAATAGATTTAGATGGGTCTATTATAGCAGTAAATCCATCTAGCTCTTTGTCTGTTATATTATCCTTAATATAGTTAACTCCAGTATCTGGTATGGTTATAATGTAACGTTTGGCTTCATCATCAGCCTCTAGACCTTCGGCTAAAGAACCTTGTTCTGATAACTCTTTGATATCAATCATTACCGTTTCATATTTATCGTTACTTCTAGGAGTAGCTTTTCCTGCTTTAGATACTAGAAATATATTCTCGAAGTCCATAAAGAATCTATATCCAGTATTATAGAATACACGTACAGTATTCAAATAGTCTAGTGTTTTAGCTATAGACTCTTTAGGTGGTATAATTAATTGATCTATATTCTCGGTCTTATCAAATGGCTCTATTAATAGTGGAACGTTTATATTCAAAAGAGAAGTAATAATATCCTGCATATTACTATTATAGATGGTACTATTATTAGGCTTTAGATTAGATTCCATCAAGGATTTAGATATGAATCCTAGATGTATATTCATATACTTATCCTCTTTAGTATCTCCATCTAACTTCTCTTCCATATACTCTACTTTATTACCCTTTGCTATATCCTGTTGAGTTATATAAGTAAACTCCTCTTCAAAATATAGCTCTTTGACTATATTAGCATCCTCTTTAGTATCAACTTGAAACTTATACATCTTCATGATAAAGCTAGTCTCTTTCATATTTAAGATCATTTCATTAACTAGCCGTTTATCTGTCGTAAGATTTACAGTCACTATGGGCATATTATATGTATCATAGCTCTTATGTATCTTTATAGATTTTACGTTAGACTGATCTATATCTACAATTTTCCCATCCTTCTGTTTATATTTTAAGTCTACGTAATATTCAAACTTTAAACTCGTTAAAGACATAACTCCCTCCACAAAAAAGAAAAGAGCATATGCTCTTTTCTTTAAATTCTTTCTAAGTCTAATGGATTGGCTTTAAAATACTTATCATTGATAAGTTTTATCATATCAGGATTCTGTAGATTAATATCCCATAATCTTCCAATGTACTGACTGCTAGATCTATATAGATTTGACTGGAATTCTACATCGATAGCCTTAAGTCTATTTGATACTTCTAATGTATTATCTTTTAGAATATCAGTTATATCATCTATAAATATAGATCTTCCTAGCTCATTACATCTATCGTTTATAATAGATAGAGCTTTGTTTATATTGATTATGAGTCTTAGATTTCTAGACTTTAATCTATTTAGAGCTATAAGCAAAGATAAATGATTTCCAGAAATATGTCTATATCTGGCTATAGTAGATTCTGCTATCTTTAGTTTAAGTAGATAACTTTCTATGATGTTATCATTCCCGATAATAGCATACTGAATTTGACCATCTACCCATTTATGGCTAAATACAAAGGTATCTGGCAATAGAGCTAGCTGATATGATAATGGATTATTACTAAGTATTATATTAGGATATACCTTTCCATTATTTAGATTGTCTGTTATTAGCGTATGCATAATAGCCGATGTCTCAAATGGTGCTTGAACCATATATACATCATTGATATACTGACAGATCTCGGCTACTATAGCACAGTTTCTTGTAATGAAGTTAGCTATAGTATCTATCATATACATTCGTTCATTATTATCTCTATTATAACCCTGAACGAATCTTTCAGATGAAGTCATAATACCATTGGTATTGACTAGGTATATTCTAGCATAAACTCCATAGTATTTTCTATAGAAAGATCTGTAGTGGCTGCACATATTCAATATATATGCAGCCAATGAAGTCTTTCCACCTAAGAGTATATCTGGTCTAAATAGATTATTTAGAATATGATATAGATCTATATAGATATTTACTACATTGGAAGTACTTCCAGCAAATACCTTATTCATTTCATTCAAAGTCTCATATCTAATGTAATTGGATATGAATATACTTTCTACGCTTTTTCTATTCTTTCCGATAAATTCTCTTTCCATAATTATGCATTCCCACAATATTTACAGTGAATAGCTCTATTTAGTTTAGCAAAACATTCGTCACATATACCGCTAAACATAATCTTCGATGGATGTCCTTGAGACTTACCGCAGAATACACAGGTGAATGGTAGTTCTTCTGCTGCTCGTATTCTGGCTAAACATCTATCGCATGCCATAATCTTCATATCTCTAGGATTACGTTGTTCTATCCTATGACAGAATTGGCATTCAAAGTCCCAGTTCTCTACATGGACTGGTTTTTCATTATCAAAGACGCATGTCTCATAAATACATCTTCCATTATCATTTCGATAAACACATGTTGTCCTCTTACACTCTTCAAACTGCTCATACGGCGGTTGAGTGTCATTCTTAATTTCTTGCTGATTTCCTGATTTTAAACTTGGCATAATAAATTCCTCCTTATAAGAATATAATATATTATTCATTAAGCTGTTTAATTGGAGCAAAGCAATGTACATATTGAGGTTGTTCTAGTTTCTCTAACTTCTTCATTGTACTATCATATTGGTATTTATTATAGACAGCATTCAATGGTCTTATAGTTATCTCCACTCTAGGCTTAATAGAATAGAATTTCCGTACAGTTCCATCTACTACTAGAGTATCATCTAACCATATATTTCCATTAAGCATATCTGAATATTTCTTTCCTATATTATCCCAGTCAGGCTTATTTAGAGGTCTAATTAATCCTATTTCGGATAAAAATATATCTTTAACAGGGAATGTACTTGGAGTCTTTACATATGCATCTATAATGAACTCGCATGGAGTACATAGTATTTGTTTAACTTCTCCTATCTCGCCATTACTCATAAGACGTTGCATATGTATATTATCTTCTTTACCTGTGATTGAATACACATGAACAAACTGAGAGTTTGACATTGCTGTATCTAGCATATTATATCTATTGACTATTCTAAACCTAGGTCTAGGAGATCCTTCAGGTTCCTCGAATAGAACTATCTTTATAGTTTCAAATTTAGACTGATTATAGATTGTATTAGCTGCATCTATAATTTCATTAGCCTTCTTTTCATTTAACTTATATTTATCATACATCCATTCTAAACGTTTCCGATTGTCTTCTGGTATGTCTCCATACTTATCTTCATAAATATAGAATTTCTCTTTTCGACTCTTCATAGATTCATCTCCATTATATATTAACACGAGTTAAGGCACTTAATGCCTTAACTCTATGTTAAATTTAGTCTGATTTTTTATCGGATACTATTATTAATCCAAATCTTATTAGTAAGTAGATCTGCAAAATATTGATTTGCTTTAGTAAGAATTTGGCTCGGTATAGTAAGAACTTCCTGTTTAGCTAAAGCTGCATATAATCTTAAACTTCTAGTTATGTCAGGTTCATTGATATTGACGCCTGCCATATTAGCTAGATATGTCATCATAGCCATATTATCTAAAGCCCCTATATCTTTACCATTTTTCAATAATGAGTGACTAATACTCATATTACTATATAGATCTTTTATCTCTAGTGTAACATCAACAACTGTAGGAAGACCATCAACTGTCCATCCACCTTCAGTACCACGTTGAACTGCTAAAGACATAAGACCCATATCTATATTGAAGAACCCTTTATAAAATGCTCTGCATAAGAATGGAGAAACATATCCATTTGGATCGACCTGTCTTGGGCAGGCTAGTGCTATTAGATGCATTAGAGGTACACCAATATTTATAAACCAGCTGACTTTATCATAATCAGGAGATATTAGTTTAAGAGAAATATTATAGCTATTGCTATAGGAAGAATCTTCCCATAATTCAGGGAACTCTAGTTTACCACCATTGAATACTGTCTTAGTGCCATCAGCTATCATTTTTACAAAATTACCGAAGTTACCAAGTTTTGATCCTATCATCTCTCCATCTACTAGAGACTTTGTATTATTAGGATCTGCTGCTAGATTGTTAGATAAGAATAGACCTGTACCAATACCACTAATACCTGTTAAGAATTGAACTTCTCTTGCGATAGATGAAATTTCATTTACAGTACCAGCTAATTTACTTTGTGTACTACTATTAGAAAAGTTTTCACTCAACTGAGTCTCAGAGTTCAAATAGAATCCTATTCCACCATGATAAGAATAGAGTTTGGATATTTCTTGATTGTCTTGCCATGCTGTATTTCCAAGAGTACTACCATTGTACTCTACATTATTTATACCTAAGAAGACTGCTAGTGCACTACACATACTATTCACATAGTCATAGTATTGACTTGTAGCAAATCGTAAAGTATAGTATCTTAATGGCTTATTATTACTAGATCTAATATCATCAAGAGATACGCCAGTGCCAGCTAATAAAGATTGTAAGAGAGGTTTCTTTTTATCATCACCATATCCGCCCATAAAATCTGGTAATCCTGGGGTTACAACTAATATAGGCATCTTAGTAAGAATCTTCTCATAGAATTTTCTACCAAATCTACCAGTACCTTTAACTCGTCTATCTACTTCTGGCATCCATTGATATGGCATACCAAAAATCTTAGATACTGTACTTGGGCTAAAGCTTCCTAGAATGGAAGGAATTTGACCATCACTTATACTTTGACCATAAATATATTTAGAGTTTTCTGCAGCCTGAGCTTCCAATGCAGCCTTTTCTTGCTTTTCATAATCTTTATAGTCTTTAAAGTTCATAAGCTTAGCGATCGAATCTTGGACACCCTCAGCATTCTTCTTATTTTGCTCTAATTGTTTTTTTCGATCTTCAGCTTTTTTCTTTTCGTCTTCTATTCGTTTCTTCTCTTCGTCTACTTTTTTAGCTTCTTCTTTCGCTTTTTTAGTAAAATCTTCTTGACCTGGGACTATAACATCTCCAGCCCCTGGAGCAGATTCTTTTGATATATTATTTAGTCTTTTTCTTTCTCTTTCTTCGGCCTCTTTAAGTTTCTTATATAATTCAGGGTCATATTTACCATATATATCTTCAGCATACACACTTTCTCGTGTATCCATAAATATTTTAGTTGCATATGGATTTGCCACTTTAAAATATACATTTAGGGGCAGTGAAGCTTCCCCTGTTAGTTTCCCAATTCACTGTTTTCTTCAGTGAAGTTTGGACTGGATTGAGATCCTCTGGCTACAAGAACTAAGTTTTTTACTGGAACCCATTTGGAGATACCATGTGGGAATCCTAATAAAGCTAAAGTTCTAGAAGAGTCTAATACGAATACGTTTTGTAGATTTGGTTCGTATGCATCTGCTTCCATAGGTAAGTTATATGCATCTGTAGTACCAGATTTGATCATAACAACATCATTAGTTTTTAAAGTACGATCAGCTTGAGGATACTGTTTGGATGCTTGATGTGGTTCAAAATATGTTTTTGTTCCTAGCATACTCACACGACGAACATACCCTCTATTAGTTTTGATCCATACATCATTAACTAAGATTGGATCTTTAACGTTATTTTTAAAGTAACGTAAACCTTTTTCTAAACGTTCTGCTACAATAACTGTACCTTTACGGCATACAGAGATTACTTGTGCAGAGTCATCTGGATTACTTCTAATAAATACAGGTCCATTGATACATTGATAAGTATTAGGTTTAGTCATTTTATATTCCTCCTTAAAACTGGGATGCTATAAATTAGCATCCCATTTAATTCCCATAATATCTTTGACCTTACGGTCTAGTTCAATTAAAACTTTATTAATAGCACCATGCACTAGAACTGATGATACCATACGAGCATTTACCGATCCTACAGGAAGAAAACTATGTACTGTCTCGTTAGGTCTAAATTCTGAGTATGGTTCTTGTCCTTTAGGGAATATAGTTTTTACTACACCCTTTAAGGCAGAGAAGTATACAAGTTTATCTCCAATAGACATATTGTCAATATACTTAATATAAAGTTCAATTAAAACTTTACCCTCAGCTCCTTTAAGTTTACCTATAGGAGGTAATACTTCTACTTTAGGAGTATCGAATCCATTTATTTTATTTTTAAGTGCTGTTACTCTAGAAGAGTTTTCTTCTACGAACTTTCTTAGAGATGGAGACATCTCTGATGGTTCTACAGTACTATATACTTTTATATCTTGGACGAATCCTGTAACTTTAGATTTAATTAGAATTTTTCCAAGTTCATCCATAAGATCTTTAGATTTATCACCAGAGTTCTTTTCAATAATTTTAGAGATTACATCCGTGGCCTCACTATCTTCAAACTCTGAACGATATGACATAATAACTTGACCTTCTTGTATAGGAGTTCCAGGTTTAAGCCATTTAATATCCGTATCTTTAGCATTTAGTCTAGCATCTAGCATAAGTACTACTTCAGATCCCATTTTTTGTGATAATGATTCAGATATTACTGCACTATCTTCGAATCCTTCGTCAGTATGCATAATAGCAACTTTAGTTAGAGTTCCTACATTGTATGCTAAGTTTCCTTTACCAACAGAATCAGAGTAACTGCTCTTATCATATGCTACAATCTCTCCTGCTTTTATTTTATCACCTTTTTTGAATCTCTTTACAGGATCTAGCTTGATGGTAATCCAGAAACCACCATCAGAGTTCTTCTCTACATTCTCTCTAAGGTCTATAAACTCTCTAGCACCGGACTCGCTAAATAGAATCATATAGTCGTCAGTAACAACCTCAACTATAGAGTTTTCTTTTGCTTTGTGGGCATATGTATTTGTAGTCAGGAATGGTAATGCCTGATCAGCTCCATTAGTTACAAGTAAAGGATCTTGAACTTTAGTACGCATACCATGTTTAGATGTCTGAATAAATGTCATAGCTGAACGGAATGGGTCATCTCGTGTAGTACCAAATGGAACTAATGCCTCTGTAATAGATAAGGTACTAGCATCAGTCATCTTATTCAATTCATCTCCGGATTTAATATATCCTTTAGTTGAATCTATAGCCATATTAATAGTAGCCTGACGGTTAATACCTACAGTGGCTGAGAATCCGGTTGATAGAGATAGTTTATTTAACATAGTCTTATCATAAGTACGTTTATCTAAACTATAGCTTCGGTCGGAGTTCATACCGGATAAGCCTTTAAAGGTTACAGTATTAGCAGATTCTAATTCTAATAAAGGAGATAACTTAGATAAGTCACTTGTTGTTACATCTCCCATAGTAAGATCTATAACAGCTGATTGTTTCATAGTCATCTTAGCATCTTTACGATTATTTTTAACTTCTCGTAGATATTCACCATAGCTTGTAGCTACGCATTTGTATAAGAAATGAACTAAACGTTCATTGGTTCTAAAACGGTTACCGGTTATATCAGTATGCTTATTATATTTATTATCTGCCAATAAGCTGGATGCATATGCTAATACTTCAGTGTATTTGTATGGTAAGTTATAGGCTTTACATACTTCTACTGTAAGAGGGTCCATCATCAAGTTAGCAAATGAATCTAAACCATCAGCTCTATTTCTTGTACCAAACTCTTCAAGCATATCTAGCCACATAGCTTTAGAATTTATATCAGTTACAGAATACTCTTCAGTTGGTAGAATAAATAAGCCATTGATTAATAATGAGTCTACAGCAAAATCTTGAGAAAATCTCCTAAATTCCATATACCCATCTTTGAACTTAATGTAATGCTTACTCTTAGGTCTAGTTTCTGTTAGTATATATTCAACTTTCGCAATATCTAAAGCTTTAGTCAACCCTTCAGTATATGCCATAACGACAATAAGAGGCATCTTCCCATTAAGAATAGAAGCCTGAGAATATACTAGACGTCTGCCATTTTTGTCTACAGAGTCGAATATGTCATTTAGGTTTGTACATATATCCTTAATGAATAATGCTATACGTTCAGGGTCGCATCCTATAGCTTCTCCATTTCTTATACCAAAATAAAACAGCCCATCATTAGTTATTTTGATATTTTTATCTTCTAGTATGTGATTATATTCATCCATATTAAAATATAGAACAGTACCATCTTTGAAAATCAATCTATTTATAATATGAGCTATATCTACATATTCCATAGGGAGTTCATATTTGGTACAAATTTTAGCATTATTACCAAAATCAACTTTAGTTAGAGTTGAACCATCTGTAGCATTTGCTTTGGATTTATCTTCTGAAAATTTATATATACCTTTAATAAGAGTATCTACGTTAGCATTCAATTTACCAGTCTGACCATATCTGGTTATAAATATCTTATTATAGTTAGATACGACCTGTACGGTATCGCTATCAGTCTTGATTATTGGCAGATTTACTAATTGACCTGGAATGATCTTGTCATTGCCACGTAATCTTAAGAATCGATTACCCACAATTTTAGGCATATCAAATCTAATAGTATGACGTTTTCCTAAAGAATCTTCAAGATGAACTGTATATGTATTTATATAATCTTCCGAAGTCGATCTATCCTCTACTGATATATCTATTACACTCATAGGGATATCTTTATTTTCTGATAAACTTTTGAATACTTTTAATATATCAGCATCGATATCATAGTTTTTCTCAAAGTTAGGTTTTTGTAGATTAGACCATTCATCATCAATAGTCTCTACTTTTGAAGATAAATCAGTCTTTTCTAATGGAGTATCTTCTTTAGCTACAAGATCACGGATAGGTGTATTTTTAATCTTTTGGTTTAGGAATTTATCATTAAGCTGATCCATCCTAGCTCTACGAGTTGGTGATATCTTATATGTATCATCTTGCTCTTCTCTAGCTTTGATAACAAGAGATTTTAGTGCACCATCATTATCAATAAGATCCTCTACATCCTTATCACTTTTGAATTCTGCACCATCAGCTATACTAGATGATACAATATCATTGATCTTTGTCTCTGTGTTATTTTTAGTTTTATCATCTTTAATATCTTCAGTGCTAGCTATAGGCTCTACTGATTTATCTCTAATATCTAAAGCTATACCTTTAAGTTCAGTTGGGGGAGCAAAAGGGTTATGCACTCTACCATCTACTTTATTAATTTCGATATCAGCTATTCTTTCAATCTTATCTATAACTCTAACTTGAATGTCTTCTTTATCCTCTGGTTCAGTATCATCGACAAATGTATTATTGATAAGAGTAGTTATACAAGTCTTGAATCTATTAATAGTTGTCTTATCTAGCTCTTCTAGTTTCAATTTAAACCATGCATTCTCTGTCATAAATATAAAATCTATACCAAATAGTTTTGATAGACTCTCTTTTGGTAATTTGAATAGTCTATATATCATACTTATTGGATTAGGATTAGTAAAATCAAATGGATCTTCTATATTTAGCTCTCTTACCCATTCATCCACAGGAATGATTACAGTCTGACGTTTATATCCAGAGAAGAGTGAGCTATTGATAAATCTATCCATTAAAGAGTATACTATGTCTATAGCCATATCTCTTTTAAAGGTGTTATTATCAAAGAATAGTTTGAAGTAATATGAATTATCTACAAATAGATTCATATTCTTATATTTGTCAATAGTGTGATAAGTATATTTTATCATCTTACCATCTACTGAGCTTTTAACTTTTGTATATATAGGTTTTAGATCTGCTACTGTCTTTAGTCGTTGATTATATAGAAGTTTTCGTAATCGTGTATCCATTACATTTTCTGCAGTAGCCTCTGCAAAAAAGAATAATTTATCTCCCATATAGCAGTAGTCAGATGTCATCATTGGATGTCCATCTTTAGGTTTTGGGTATGAGAATGCTTCATTAATTCCCATCTCTTCATTACTTATAGTAAAATCTCTTACCATATATGATGCTTGCCAATTCATATAGTAAGAATAGAATAGTCTCATATTTACCATCAATTTACTATTCAGTACTTTAATAGAACTATCTAAGTTCGGAGTGATTAAAAATATAGCACTCCCATGTCTTTTATCCTCCTTAATAAATGGAGTATAAAATTGTGTCTTTAGTAACCGTAGCGGTTTAACTTTATCTATACTAATAGGCATAATCTAGACCTCCTGTTTAATCTATTGTTACGGTAATATAGCTAAATCGGAATATATTTTAATTACAAGTAAACATAATAATGATTTAAATCATGAAGTCTAATATTGTCGAAGGGCTTCGCCTTATGCAACACAGACACGTTGACTCTTTACTAGTCTAGAATAGTGGAGATAATACAATAATTAACCTTTTGGCCTTGGTTGACAATTAGAGAAGGATGATTATAAATCAAACAATCAAGAATATATCGGAGTAAAGTCGTGCCCGGTCACCAATTCATTAAAACACGCTACTCCGATATAAAGAATGATGCTCACTAAAGCATGCTATATCAGAGAGTCAAGTAGTCGTAGCTTGTTCTCTGATATAAACATGTAAAAACTACACATGTAGATTCTGTTCTTACAAAACTTAATATCCACTATTGGGATTATTACTATTTTTGCCCCTATAGGTCTTCAGGATCTATAGGGGTAATATAGTTTTTAAAAAAGATATTTACATATAAGTAGTCCAAACTCATTGCTTGAGGTGCAAATATGAAAGTTATAAAAAATAATCACTGCAACAAACAAAGTAAAACAGACTTTATAACTGAGATATCTAAGATGACTCCAGTGGAGTTAAATGAACTCATTAAGTCTAAAGGCAAAAAGCCTAAGCTTACAGAGGCTATTATCTATTCTAGAATAGATTGAGCATACAATGTATAAGTAGAAAGGAGAACTTTATTATGGAAAAAGTTCAAGAATTAATCAAAGAGGTGCAAGACAATCTATCTCATGCATCTTCATCCCACAAAGACGAAGTACGTATTATGAAGGCATTCTTAAACGATACTTCCTATGAAGTAGGTATTTATGAGAAAAACGGCAAAGTTGGTACTATAGCTCCAGCTAAAGAATTCCGTAGCGTATTATCTAATGCTATCGCTACAACAACTAAAATTAGTAAAGAAGAAGCTGATAGCTTAGTTGAAGGATATGAAGCTAAGAAATCTGATGCTGAATCTATGATTACTATCTCCAAAGAATTCTTAAATACATATCTTCAAACTGGTCGTAAAATTGGTTTGGGTGGACGTGAAAAATCCAATGTATCTCTAATTAAGAAAGAGATTAAAGCATCCACAAGATCTTATCCTAAACAAGTTGGTGTAGATGCTGCTGGCAAACCAATCTATGAAAAAGCAGAAGCTAAAGTAAATCCGTACGAATCCGTTAAGGTATTTAGCCCATGCCCAGTATGGATTAAAAAATAATAGCTGTTAGATAACTTTACCTCATTACACATAATTTTTAACACTAAATTCATTTATCACTAATACACCTATAGGTCTTAACGATCTATAGGTGTATTTTTATATAAACATATATGTAGGATTGTTTGTTGATTCTTTCAACTTTCTGTTTGATTCTCTTTTCGAACCGCTGTAAGCACAAGTTATCGCCTATAGGTCTTCAGGATCTATAGGCGATATTTGTCCCTATCCGGAACATTTGAGTAATTTTTAGAAAGGAGTTGAACATATTGGCTCTAAAAGTTACCAATTATTTGAGGAACCTCGGTAAGTCAACTAAGTATATGATAGGTAAGACTGTAGAAGAAGATTATGGTGCTACGTATCAGGCAGTTGATAATGCCGCCTTTTTGGCTAAAGAAACGGTAAATAGTCTTATACATTATAAGACCACGTTTAAACGTGTAAAAAGTTTTGTAACCAAATCTCCGGCATTCGAGGCAGGTGCTCTTGCTTATAAGAATGCTAAATCAAGTATCAAGACCGGTAAGTTCTACGATGAAGGCCGAGAAATGGCCGGATTCGAAGGAATGGACGGCGATGGTATTGATGATGATTTTGATATGGATGTCCCTGATATAGGGGGAACTGCTAATGATGGTGATGGCGAATTTAACCCTGAGATAGATATATCTAGAGGAGATAAGGCTATCGCTAAATCTGTAGCAAGTTCGGCTAAAGCATCAACAACTGCATTGGCTAATACTATAGTAGATTCCGCTAATATGCAAGTAGAAGCTGGTAAACAAACAGCATCGTTTATGCTAGTTCACCAAGAGCGTCTATTTGGGAATCTTAATAATAGCATCAATAACCTAGGCGGAATGATGGGCGGAATGAATGGATTCTTAAATGGTCCTATGAAGTCCCACTTAGAAAACTCCGCTAAGTTCTTTGAAGAAAGTACTAAATATCAAAGAGAGAATAATGCTATCTTAAAAGAACTCATCGAAATGGAACGTATTCGTTTCAAAGATGAAGAAGAAAGCAGAAAACGTCGAGAAAAAATATCTGGTAAGAAAGCTAAAACTAATATTTCAGATATCATAAACGCTGATGGTAGTATTGACTGGACTGAATATTTCCAAGTTATGAAGAAAAACTTCAATAACTATAAAGGAAATCTCGGTTTAGATATGATCGACGGAGAAGCCCTTAAGATAATGGCGGCTAACCCATTGGAAGCTTTACCGATGATGGCTGTTCGTAAAATTATGGGTAAACCTTTAGAGAATGCTCTTAAAGGATTAAATAAAACTGTAGGCGGAATATTCGCCCAAGTGAATGCCGATTTAAAGAAATCGGGAGAAAAGGGCGGTCTTGCTGAAGTAATAGCAGATTTACTTGGCGTTAAAGTGGCAAGTAAAGCTACTAGAAATGGTATTAAAAATAACGAGTATGTTAAAGGGCAAGTTCCTTTTGATGGTATTACTCGTAAATCTATTATAGAAGTTATTCCAGGTCATTTATCTAGAATTGAAGCCTTATTAGGTGGTACGGCTCAACACTTTGATTTCGATTCCGGTACATGGATGACTATGAAAGAAATCCGTAGACGTAGAGATGATGAATTAGCATCTAATAAACGTACGGGTCTTATGGATTATAAAGACGAGCTTGCTGATACGATTAAACGTATGCAAGTTAGTAAAGAAGATCAAAAGCGTCTTGAAGCTAAGATAGATGCTATAGCAGATTATGCTTGGAATAATAACGGTACTATTAGTGGAATCCACGAAGATAATACGATCTTTGATGGAAACTCTAAACAAAATATACAATTAAAAGCACTCTTAAGATCTGCAGATCGTAGAGGTCTTGCTGCTGAGATTGCAGAGGCTACTGCATCTCAAGAGAGAAAAGACCTTGATAGAATAAAATCTGGAGATAGTATATTTAGACTCTTAAATAGTAAAGTTGATAGAAATATCAGAGAAGATGGGGTAGCCAACAAGGCTCTTAGTGATCATAGCGATGAGAATAGAAAACTATTTCAGGCTATGGTAAATGAATTGTATTTGATACGTACATCGTATAGTAGATTATCAAATGCTGGTAGTAATATGCGTGCACCGGATTATGTAAATCTATCATTAAGTGGATTTAATAATTCTTCTGCATCTGCCAATATTAATAATGAAGTATTAGCAGTAGCGGCTAATAATAAAAATAAACCTCAAGAGTCTACTTCAAATAATGAAGAATCAGAGGAAAGATATATAACTCCAGAAGAGCAAAAGAAACTTGATGCTAAACAGCGTAAAGAAGACGAAGAAAAAATACGAAAAATTCAGAACCGAATTAAAAGTGGGGATGAAGATGATCCTGAAGTTATAAGAGAAATCCAAGAAGCTAAAGGTCCTAAAGCTAAGGCTAAAGCATTCTGGCATGCAATAGGAGAGTTTTGGAAAGATCCTAGAAAGTTAATAGCTAATACTATTAAGACGGTAGATGATTCTTTGTATAATTTCTTCTTTAATCATAATACTGGAGAAGTGGATGATGAAGGCAATCCTATCAATGGTTTCTTCGAAAAAGTATCACATGAATTAGTCAAAACCTTTGACCAAGCAAAAGAATGGATGCAAAAGAAAGTATTCGATCCAATGAAAGAGTACCTTTCCGATGCTTGGGAAGTTGGTAAAGAATTCATGGATGGATTATCCGGTGGATGGTTTAGTAAATTTATTGATGAATTCAAATCAGAAAGTAAAAATACTATAGATAAAGGCCGTAATTCTATCAATGATGCTCTTGGAAGAAAACCTAATGAATCTCAAGATTCTAATAGCAATACAAAGTCTACAGATGGCAAGATAGATTCTCTAGAAGACAATATCAAAGAGTATACTGAAAAAATTGATGAGCTTATCGGAGCATTAAAAGATGCTGGAGGATATAGCGAACAAAGAAGAAGTATTTTAGCAAATGCTCATAATAGTCTTGCATCTAGGATGAACTTTACAGATGAAGAATCAAAAGAGATGTTAAAAGTAGTAGAAGGACATCTACTTTCTCAAACTATGTCACCTGGTATTGGTCCTAGTAGTATAATGGATGTATTCACTAATAATAAGAAAGGGCCTGTATCCGATCTTTTAAATAGAGCGAATATAAATAAACTAGGAAGCAACTATGGCGGATCTTTATCAGTACCAGACTATGGATTGACTACTATTTCTAAAGGCGAAATGATTATCCCTGCAGATTTAAATCCATTTAATCCAGATAGAAATAGATCAAATCGTAATAAGGATCGTAGAAAAGAAGAGCAAATTAAGAACGACTTATTTAGAGATATTATGTCTCATGCCGATGGCGGTAATGCTTTAGATGGGGTTAATTTTAAAGATCTAGCCGAACAAGCTAAAGGTGCTGCTAAAGGAGCATATGATAAAAATGGTGTTCCTGGAGTTGTTGGGGCAGTTATTAATAGAGCAGTACAGGAAATACTTCCTGATTCTCTTAAAGGTCAATCTGCTAAAGAACTTGGTGCTAAAGCTCATGATAAAATAAGTGCTACAATGGATACTGCCTTAGATAAATTAGAGGGGTATTCTAAAACTCTTGATCCTGAAATGCAATCTTCTCTTAAAAAGGATATAGATCGTTTAAGAGAGAATAGTGCAGGAATGGCAGCTGGTGCTGCAGTAAAAGGCGGTATCGGTGCAGTCGTAGGTACAGCTCTATTAGGCCCTGGTTTGGGAACTCTGTTAGGGTCCATGGGCGGTATTGCACTACAATCTGAGACTGTAAAGACCTTCCTACTTGGCGATGAATTACAAGATGGTTCTAGAGCAGGTGGGGTAATTAGTCGTAAATATCAAGCCATGGCTAAGAAGTATTTACCTGATATGGGTAAATGGGGATTAGCCGGTGGAGCTATAGGTTTATTTACTGGATTTGGCCCTTTAGGTGGAGCAGTAATTGGATCTGCTGCAAGTCTGGCTAAGAATAGCGAAAAAGTAAACGAATTTGTATTCGGTAAAAAGATACTTGATGAAGATGGTAAAGTTGTAGATAGAGTTGGCGGTATTCTTGGTAAAAAGACTATGGCTCGTCTTAAAAAATCTTTACCACACGCCGCAATGGCATCTCTTGGTACTTTTATGATGACAGGTGCTGGTTTATTACCTTCATTGGCAATCGGTACTGGGATTGGTCTTGTAACTTCTACAGATACATTTAAAGATCTCTTATTCGGTAAAAAGGGTGAAGATGGAAAACGACATGGCGGTCTAGTAGGACTTATGAAAAAGCATGTTGTTAATCCATTAGCTAATTTTGCCAGAGAAGTTAGATATGACTTCATGGGCTTTATGTATAAGCATATGCTTAAACCTATGTCTTTAGCTGCTAAAACTTTTGGCGCTACCTTTAAAGGCTTAAGTAAACATATCGGAAATAAAATGCTTGATACTATAGAAAAGATCTATGCCGGTCCGTTAAGTAAACTTTTAGGAGTTGGGGCTAAACAATGGATCTTAAATCCTATAGGAAAAATTCTAGGTGGAACTGCTAGCTTTGTTAAAGGCTTTGCTAAAAATACGATAGGATTACCTTTTGTATTAGGCGGTAAAATGCTAACTGGCATAGCTAAGAGTACTCAAAAGTTCAATATTAGACATGGTATTGCTACAGACCTAACTGCAGGTGAACGTCTAGATATTATGCAAGATAAAGACTATAAAACTAAAGAGTTTGACCGTATGATTGCAAATTCTGATGAGGAATCATTAGAACAGCTTAAAAGTCATCTTCGAGTTGCTAGAAGTCAGAAAAGTATATCTGGTACTGATTATGATGGAGCTTTACGTAAAACTAGAAGTCGTCTAAAATCAGTATTAGGTGATAACAGAGGCGCTATTGAAAAGATTAATAAACTTCTTCATGAAGGAAATGAAGATAAAGTTCTTAAATATATAAGTGGACTTAAAGTAGATCATTCTACTAAAAATAAATTACTTAAAATTGCCCAAGAAGAACTTAAGAATATTAAAGATGCCAAAGGCTTAACTGAGTATACTAAAGAACAACAAGAGGCTGCAAATAAATTCTTAGCTGATAAGGGTATTAACCTTGATATTACCGATAGAAGTCAATTAACTCGTTATATGGATCTTCTAGATACAGAAATAGATGCTAAGAAAACTAACCGAGAATTAACTGATGGTAAATTCAAATATACCACTGAGGCTGCAGCTGATGTGGCTGAAGGTATGAATGAAACTAATAGTATTCTTAGTGAAATCTTAAAAGCTATAACTGGAGCTAAAGAAACTGGATTTGTAGGAAGCATTGAAGAGCGTGAAGCTAGAAATAAAAATATAGATAATGTATTAGGTAAAGGCCGTGATGCACTTAATAATGAAACTATAGATACACATAATGCATTCTTTAATAATCTAGGAATAAATAATCATGTATCTAATGATACTGATGCTATAGGTAGAATGACTGGCAAGTCTAAATCTGCTAAGCAATATCAAAAAGCATTCAAAGGATTTAAAGGATTAGATTTCTCTGGCGCTGCATTAGATGTAGATTCTATGATGAAATTTAAACCTAAAGATATTAAACGTTTCGCTCAATTAGCTCAACGTATTAGTATGAAAGAGTTTAATAAACTTGATCTAAATAATATCGCTAAATTGACAGATAAGCAGTTTAAACAAATATTAGATTTAGCATCTATCAAAGGATTAGATGGTACTCCGTTTAGATTCAAAGGTGATTTGAATAAATACACCAATATGAATCCAGATAAACTAAACTATCTACATAGAATGGTGGCAGCTGGATTAACTCCAGTTATGTCTAAAAAAGCATTAGATACTATGTATGAGAAACGTGGTACTTTAGCTGCTGGAATGATTTCTAAAGAAGATTTCTTTGCCGAAACGATACTATCAGATGATACAGATAAACTGGAAGCATATAGATCTAATAAGAATCAGTTGAATGCTAAAGAACTTGAGCAGAAGACTATCGAAGAGAATATGCATGGAGCTAAAGAGCGTCTAACTGCAGCTCAAGCTGAAGTTGAAATAGCTATGGCTAAGTCTGAGGATGGAACTGCATCTAAAGAGCAAATCCAACAAGAAATAGCAGAGGCTATGAAAAAGGTAGACGCTGCTCAAGCTGAATTAGATAGTGCAGAAGGTAAGTTAAACGATACTAAGAAGAATATTGATTCTCTTAAAGCTTCCAATAAAGAGATTCTTAATAGTATTACTGGTATTACTGATACAGTAAAACAAGGTCAAAAAGATAAAGACCATGATGGTAAGACTGATACGGTTTCTACAGATGGCTCTTTACTGCATAATGACAAAGATGCAGTAGAAAAAAGTAAGAAAGAAAAAGAAGAGAAGGAAGAGAAAAAAGGTTTCTTCTCTAAAATGAAAGACTGGTTTACCGGCGGTAAAAAGAAAAAAGATGGAGAAGGTAAAGAAGAGAAAAAAGAAGGCGGTTTCTTTAGTAATATCTTTGGAGATTTATTTGACTCTGCTAAGAGCATGCTAAAAAATGGCCTACTAATCTTTGCCGGATTAAAACTATTCCAAGCATTTGGTGAACCATTAATCAATAATGTAATCGTTCCAGGTATGGCTAAGATAGGAGAATTCTTAAAAGAGAAATTACCTGCGATAGTCGATACCGTAGTTCAGGTTACAACTACTATCATCAAAGATGTAGCTATTCCGGTTTTATTAGAAACAGCTAAACAACTTCCAGGTATAGTAGGATCATTATTAGATCCTAGACGGGATGATGGTAATGGCGGTACAGAAGTTACTGCTGGGTCATTGACAACATCTGCACTTACAGCCGGAGCTCTTGGTTGGGGTGGATATAAATTTGTCAAAGGCAGTAAAAGTATCTATGATAAACTTCTCGGAAAAGGCGGAAAGCCTATCCAAGAAGCTGTAACAAAACCAGGTATGTTACGACAAGGTGCTGGATGGCTTGGTAAGCATATGCCTAAGTCCGGTAAGCTTGGTAAGATAGGCGCAACCTTAGGTGCATTTGCATTGGCAAGCGGTGCTGCTGATGCGGTTAAAGGAGCAAATGTTGCGGCTGATGCTACTAAAGCTGCTGGAGGACTAAGTGCTGCAGAGGATGCAGTTAAGAATGGAACTAAAGTTGCCGATACAGTAGCTGATGCTGGAAAAGGAGCTTCATCCATCGTTACAGAGGCAGGAAAAGGTGCTACTATTGCAGCAGATGCTATGCAAACAGCTGGTAAATCTAGTAGCATGTGGGGTAAAACTAAAAACTTTATCAAAAATAATAAAATGGGTACAGCAGTTGCTGGACTATCATTTGCCGCAGAATTATATAATGGAAAATCTGTAAAAGATGCTGCGATAAAAACTGGCGATGACATGCTCCAAGGTGAACGACAATGGAATGCAGGTGTATCTGTATATAATAAAATTAAGAGCGGATTTACTGCTGCAGAAACTACCGCAACAGCTGGATCTAAGGCCGCAGAAATGACTGAAGGAGCTAAAATGCTTACTCAAATAACTGAGTCGGGAGCTAAGGCTGTGGACTCTTCAGGTAAAGCGGCTAAGACTTTAGAGTTCATTAAAGGCGTTTTAACTTCAGGTTTAGAGAAAGTTAAAAATCTTGTACCATTCCTTAAAAATAATCCAAATGGTGTTGGTACAATAGTCAGCAGAATCTGTAGTTCTATAGCATCTAAACCTAATGTATTGACTAAGTTTGTAGCTAAGTTCGCATCTAAATTAGCTATTGCTGCAACTGGTATAGGCGGTGTAGTATTAACTGCAATAACAGTAGTAGACGTAGCATATCATGTATATCAAGGTTATAATAAATGGTACAATGTAGCTGATGTATTACCTGATGCTACAGTAGATGATGAAGTTAAATGGTTATGCGGTCTTGCTGAAGGTGTCGATGCCTTGCTATTAGGATTATTAGGACCTCAAACATATGCTGATATTATATTCTTCTTAGCTCAAATAGATTTATCTAAAGAAAAAGCTAGAGCTCAAGAGGCTATTACTAACTATAATGCTATGGAGAAAAAACCTGATGGTTTACCTGAGCGTATAGAAACAGTAGAAGATTATAATGAAAAAGTATTCTCCAAATTAAATACAGACACCAGATCCCAAGAATCTCTTGCTAAGATAAACAAAGAGAGAATGGAAAAAGGCGGAGATGGAGATATCAAAAGCGTATATAATCAGGCTAATATAGATAAACCATGGTACTCAAAAGCTGCTGATACTATAACTACTGCTGGTAAGAATGCTATAGATAGCAACTTCCTTCTTATGCCAGCATCAGCTCTATCTAAATTCGTAAGTGGTAAAACATTAGGCGAGCATTTTGAAGATGGGGCAAAATGGGTAAGATCAAAACTTGGAATGGGTAAAGATGGGGAGACCGAAGATGGTAGAACCGAGAAGGAGCTATCTCAACAAAGTGGCCCTGCATATGGTATGGGTAAAGATGGATTCTTTAAACAAAATGATCCTGCATATGCAAATACAGCATTTAATATTCCAGGAGATACTATAAAACAAACTATAGGTGATTCTGGATGTGGGCCAGTTGCTGGAGTAAATGCATTAAAAGCTCTTGGTAGAAGTAAAGATCCTAATCCAGTTGAAGCATCTAAATTTGCTATAACAAATGGGTTTAAAGGTAATGATACCGGTATTCATCCAGATTTCTTTAAAAGCTATGGTGCAGCCCATGGTGCACATGTAGAAGATACAGATAAAGCTGGAGCTATAGCTAACTTACAAGCAGGAAATCCTGTTGTACTCCAAGGTGAGTCTCAGACTGGTACATCATCTGACCAACCATTTGGTAGATATCCTCACTATGTAACTGCTACTGATTATGATCAATCTACTGGTAAAGTTACAATTCAGGATCCTGAAGAAAAGGCTAAAGATCTTAAATATGATATAGCTAAAGTATTGAAAAATACTACTACGGCAACATCATTCTCTAAAGCCACTGAAAAGGTATTTAAAAAATATGGATATGGTCATGGTATAGATAATAGACTAGGCTTAGGGAAAATAAGATATGGTAGAGGATACGGAGTATCTGCATACCTTGATGGTGTTGGAGATACATCTATAGTACATAGACCGGAGAATAAAGAAGCTATATGGAAAGCATTATCCTCTGCTGGATTATCTGATTATGCTGTAGCTGGTGCTATGGGTAATATACAACATGAATCTGGATTTAATACAAATCAGCTTAACACTACTGGCGATGGTGGATATGGATTATGTCAATGGACTGATTCACGAAGAGATCAGCTTGTAGAGTTCTGTAAATCTAATGGATTAGATCCTTCATCAGTAAATGGACAGATTAGATTCTTCTTCCATGAGATAGCTAGTGAGTATTTTGCTGGATTAAATAGACATGGCGGAACAAGAGCTGGATGGGCTAATGCAACTTCACCAGAAAATGCAGCAGATCAGTTCTTCCATTGGTTTGAAGGAGCTGGAGATTCCACATCAGGAGTACGCCAACAGTATGCTAGAGAGATTTACAATCAATATCAAACTGGTAAAAATACTAGCACTATAAACTTTGATAATATCACATTTAATAGCGCACCTGGAAGTGGCGGTAAAGCTAAACCTAAAGGGATATTTGGAGAGATTATAGACTCCTTCCAAAATCAATTTAAGCCAGTAACAGATACAATGTCTGGACTTTTTGAAAATTCCGAATTAGGACAATCCATGAAAGCTGTAGAAGATATGCTTGGATTATCTGCAGATACAGGATCTAGTGGAGATGGAGGAATGGCCGATAACGTTACTGCAAATAGTATGGGTGAATATGTAATGAACCAAGCTAAAAACCAAGCTAATGGCGGAGACCCAGCTGGACAGATAACTGCTCCATATGGAGAAGATCGCGGAGACCATATACACAATGGTATAGACATAGGTGTAAATGAAGGATCTCCTGTAGTATCTCCTGTGGATGGCAAAGGATTTGCAGATTATAATGATGGTGGTTATGGTAACTATGTGGGTGTATACGGTAAAGATGGAAGATCGTATGTATTCGGACATTTATCTCAACCATTAATTAGCAGCGGTACTGAAGTTAAAAAGGGTCAAATTATTGCACGAAGTGGTAATACTGGGCATAGTAGCGGTCCACATATTCACTTCGGTGTAGCAAATAACTCTAGTGAATCTAATGCAGCTAATGGCACCGGAAACTTCGTAGATCCAATGACAGTCCCAATGGGCAAAGGAAAATACGGTAGGGGTAAACATAGTACTTCATTTGGTAGGGGTACAGTTCCTACAAAGGCATCCGATATGATGAAAAATTATGAGGATAGTCTAAAACCTGTTAATAATAACTATAGTACTAAGCCAACAAATGCTAAACCTAATTATGGAAGAGGAGGATCCTCTCTAGAGTCAGTTCAAACTGGTGGTACAAATGCATATGCTGAAGAAGTATTAAGAGTTTTATATGCTATTGATGCTAAATTAGCTGGTATCAATTCTAACACCTCTGGTATTACAAATCTACAAGAGGATAATAAGAAAACCAATAAGAAGATTGATGACGTTCATAAATCTATGAGTTCTAACTTAACTAATGTATCGTCTTCATTATTACAGCAATTAGGCGGAGTAGCTAATGGATTAAAATCTATAATAGATACATCCACATCATCAATGGCTAATGAAACAGTTTCACAATTACAATATTTAGCAGCAAAATAATAATAACTCCCACTAGAGGTTGAACCTCTAGTGGGATTATTTTTTGTAATAAGTTACAAGCTACCTAACCATTAATTAAAAGTTTCTCTGTACTTTAAACATGATTGTATGAGTGATACGGTGCATGTAAGACGCCGATACACGCCTGGCAGACTCGCAAAACTCCTGCGACAGTTTCCCGGTACGTAGCCTAGCTCTACCAGCCTAGGTCCGTAAGCCCCGGAACTACACCTGCTAGATATACCAAAATGGGTAGTTTTATGCTCCCATTTTTGTGTCTAGTTGGGGGGGAGGGGGGCATAAATGATATATAATTTATATATATTCCATTTATCCGAGCCGGGAGCAGGGGCGGGAGGCGGAGGGGAAATAAATGGAATATATATGAGTCATATGAATTTCGTGAAAAATGGAAAGATGTATTTAATAAATATTATATATAAATCAAGATAATATAAAAAGTATCTGTATATTATAAAATTGATATTCAGATATTCTATATAAAAAGGAAGGAGTAATAAAAAATGAATTTATCTGAATATGATAAAAAGTTCTTTCAGTCTATAGAGGAAACTCTAAAAAGAGAGAACTGTAATAAGTATAAACTAGATTCTGAAGAAGAATTATCAGATATTATAAGATATGAAAGTTCTGATATAAAATTCAGATATAGTTTAGAAAGTATAGTTATTATATTTCCAGAAGGAATATTGAAAGGAGATGTTAATACTACTGATTGGAATATATCAATCAGTAAAGCAGGAAATACATTTACCAGTTATGAGCAAGTAAAGTATTTTCTAGAAGAATTAGAAGTAAAAATTTTATTAGAGAACTTAAGAAGATAAGTTCTCTATATTAATTAAGAAAGGAAAATTATCATGTTTATTCGTAGAGAAGTAGAAAAGTATGTATTTAATGAAGTTGTATTTTATAGAAAAGAAGATGTAACTTCCCATAGTAATGGGAATATCATTAGATTTGATAATAGAGCATCAGATCTATTTTTACAGCATAGAGACAATCAATTAGAATTGAGAGTATTCTTGCAAGATTTATATGCAATATACGAATTAGACTACAGTAAATCTAAAGTAGCTACTTTAGTAAACGAGGAAGATTATGTCTCTGCTGTAGATTCTTATGATGGTGATATGGATTGGAGTGATGGTGAGCTTCATTATTTCTTCATTAGTATCTTCACATTGAACCGTCATTGTGGAGAAATCATTGAGACTATCATGGAAGAGATTGAAGACTTAGACCGTATCTCTTATGAGTTCTGCTCTATTTCAGAATTTGGTGGAGCTGATATTTATATCAATACTGATAAGCAACATCGATTCTTCTCAAGAAGAGAGGCTATCATTGTTTATAACGACACTCATGTCTTCTATGAAGAAACTACAAAACAAGGAAATCTAGCATTCCACTTATTCAATATTGTGAAACAGCTAGGTATGCCTGAAGATGTTGAATGGGCTAAGAATAATGAAGATCAATTTAATATAGACGAATCCAATGTTAGACTTGTCAATTATATCAGAAATGATATGGGTGGTGAGTTTAGAACCAAAGGGTGTAAACTCATGATCAAACCTTTTTTAAAGGAGGCTCCGATTAATGGCTAACTATTGCTATAACACAGTAAACTTTTACTGTGATCCTTCTAATGCTGAGGTGTTAGAAGGATTCCGTAAACTTATAGAAGATTTCTGCAAGGACTCCAAATATAATCAACTATCTGAATTTGCAAAAATGATTGAAGATAAATATGGAATAAAGTTTTCTGATACTTTTGATGGTAGAGATAGTATTAATCATTACGATGCAGAGATTTCAGATGAGTCTTATATAAACAAAGAGGGAAATAGTGTAGAGATTGTATTTTTCGCTGTAGACATCGAATCAGCATGGTCTCCAGTACTACCCTCGTTGGATGTAATACTTAAGACCGTTCCTCAACTTTCAGTGATCTCATATGAGGCTGTTTGTGAGGAACCAGGCATGGAGATTTATATAAATACTGATGAATTGCATAAATTCTTTGATTTCGATTACTCCATTAGACTTTTTGAAGATGCATCTCTTCTTTATGAAGATTTCTTAACTGAAGAAGAGACCGTATGTAAATTAGAATCCATTATAGAGGAATATGGTGATAAATCTAATAAGGCTTGGTTTGAAAGAACTAAGCACATCAAAGAAGATAGAGATCCTAGTATATGGATTTCTGTCATGAGCAATTATATCAATTCTAATGGTCTAGCTAATCTAGACTATAGAGACTTTGGTATAAATAGATTCATGAGAGAATAATCTATTTAAAATACTAGCATCCTAGTGGTGCTAGTATTTTTTTTGAAAATTTCATCACCCCTCCTAAAACAATTAAATACAAGGAGGATGAGATAATGCGAAATCCATATATGCTAACTGAGGTTTCTCCATCGAATGGAGAGAATCAGATGATTAAACTAAAAGATATTCCGCCTTATGAGTATGAGGATTGGAATCTTGCTGACCAAAAAGACTTTATGAAGTTTATATCTGAATTAGAGAAATCTGTTCGTGGGTCTTTTGAGTATCAGCAATACGTTCAGTATTTAAGAACTGCCTTTAATATGAATTCATGTGCGTTCTATAGGAACGTGACTAATGCAGTCAATCCGAAAATTAAGATTCATATTCATCATGACCCGATTACATTGTATGATATGTGTCTTGTAGTATTTAGAAAACGTCAAACCAATGGTGAAGAGATTGATGAAGAAAGCATTGCTAAAGAAGTTATGTGGAATCATTATAATGGCTTTGTTGGTTTGATTCCTTTATCAGAGACAGCTCATGAACTAGTCCATAATAGCTACTTATTTATTCCTAGCACGCATGTGTTTGGGGAATGGAAATCGTTTGTAGAAATGTATAAACCATTCTTTACATTCGACCAATTAGATACCTTGAAGGATATAGAAGAGGCATCTGAGATCTATACTTCCGATAGAGCCAAGTATCTATTTGAAAAACGATTCACTTATGTAGATGACACTGGAGCATATGACTTCCCGGATAATGAAAAGATCATTCAACTTCTTAATGATAGAAAGAATGAGCTCTATAATGCCCTTTAAGTATATAGGGTAAACATTTATGTAATTTTATTTTTTATATATCTTCGCGAGGTAATAAAAATGAGTATTGATACTTTAAAACTATTGTCGGAGAACTATGCTATCGATCAAGCATCTAGCACTCTCATAGATATCGACAATAAACGTGAACTTATTGATGTTTTAGAACACGTTCAAGAAATTAGCGACATCAAATTCCCTGCAGAAGCAGTGCCTGTATTTGAGGCTAAAAATGCTGACGGTGATTATATCGTTGTAGTAGAATCTTATGATTTAGCTAGATTCATGGAATCTTCTTGCGAGTCTGATCCTTTAATAGCTTTTGGTATAATTGCATCGACAAACTCAATTCCTAATAGTGCTAAGTTTGCTGTCTTAATTGACAAACGTCATTTAACTTGCCTAAAAGAAGCTGCTGAAACAAACAAAGCATCTGGCTTAGTAAACGTAGGTCATGCTACAAATATGCTACGAAACCTTATCAATAAAGGTATCCAAGTTGTAAGCAAAAAATAATTAAAAGTCCCATAGGAGTTCAGCTCCTATGGGATCATTTTATATTACGACTAGGACATATATTATAAGAATGAAAGGAGGTGAATATTATGAGAAAGCTTACTATATTCACGGATGCATCGCTATTAGGGAAAGTAGATAAGAATAATGGTAATAGAGTATGTGCTGGAGCCATTGCAGTTTCCAATGGCACTAGAGAGTGCGAACTACACTCTATATTAGAAGGAGCCACCAATAATCAAGGTGAGCTCACTGCATTATCTTTGGCTATGATTATAGCCGATAGATATAAAGATAGATATGATACCTTTGATATATTCTCCGATAGCCTTATATCAGTAAAAGGCTTACGAGAATGGATATATACTTGGGTTAGAACTTCTAGAGATGGTATATTAAGATCCACCACTGGAGAAGTTAAAAATCAAGATATAATATTACGTATTGCTAATTTTATAGTCTGTAGATTCGACCATACTAAATCGATAAATATTTATCATTGCAATGGGCACATCTATTCTAAAAGGGACTATAGGAAAGCTTTAAGAAATCTATGTATGAATTTTAACTATATCTCGGATGCTGGAATTGAATATTTAAAATCTAATCTACAGCATATACAGAGATGGAATAACTACATAGATGAGTCTACAAGAGCATCTCTAACTAGACCACAGTATGGTGTAGAATATATTTATGATGCTTTAAAATACGACTACGCATTCAATGACAATCCTATATTTGATCTACTAGGTCATTATGAAAACGTAGTCGGTAAAAATTTTATTATTTAAGAAAAGGAGAACGGAAATGATTAAAAGTTATAACATCGAAGATGAATTGGTTCCTGTATTGATTAGCGCATGGTCTAATGGACAAATTAGACACATTGAAGGTAGAGTTTTACCTGAAGATGCTATCGAAACACCGGATGGCTTATTTAGACTATATGTAAAAAATAAAGAAGTATGTATTCCAACTTCGAATGTAATCATGTATTCTATGGAAGTTGATGCCGCTACATATCTAGTTACTAATTTGGATGATATGCCTTATGATCCAATCGTTAAAGATGCTACAGTTGAATTATATATTAAAGATGAGGGACGTCTTGTTCACCATATTGGTAATGTATTCAAAACATCTTCTGGCACACAATATACTACAATAGCATATCTTTTTGAAGACACAATCAAATATACTGTAATTAAAAATGATTATATTCATACAATCGAATACATTCAAAGACCTAGCAAGCATAAGCTAAAAGTCTTAATGAATAAAGATTTATTAGAAGGTGCTAATATAGACAACTTCTATGACAAAGTATACAAACGTATTGTCATAGATAATTATCTTAGCTTTGATTTATTTAAGAAAATCTATGACTATGGATGGTATAATCATGCGAGTGAAGAGCTGACTAGAGCTATTAATTTCATCTTTAATAAACCATCCGGTGGAGATACAGATGGAGACATCTTTCCAGATCCAACCACATCCATCTATACGGATTTCTCCCATGAGGATATGCCGATCGAGATCAATGACGAAGACCTCGAAGAAGCTAAGATTACCTCTCATGAATATAATGAGGGAGTAAAAGAAATTGAGAATACATTAGAAGCTCTAGGAGAGCTAGATTATAGTGACTTTCGAGAGGCTATATTGGATTCTAAGGGCGAAGGAACTATTGGAATCTTATTCGATTCCTACAAAGAGGAAAATGAAGAACCAAATACCTCTATGGAGCAATCTATCAAAAACTTTAGAGAGTTTGTAGAAGCTCAAAAAGAGGATAAATAAAAATATACAAACCCTATAACAAAATAATGAGTTGAAGTCAATATCATATCGTTTAGATATCTCCATAATCAAAACTTACTCCATTATATGATATTGGCAACTCAATTCATATTGAAGCATAGAATTAAGCACTAAAGCCCCTATAGGTCTTAACGATCTATAGGGGCTTTAGTGTTTTTTTACCCTAATATACCTTATGACCGTATATTATAACCCTGATATTATACAATCTGTTTCTTTTTAATATAGGAGGTGGGTCTTTGTATAATCATATGGGATTTTCGGACATCCCAATTTCTATGGTACTGCCAGCTACCAAAGATGAATATGACAGTTTTTCTGGTGAAGAGTGCATTATTCAGGAAGGAGAAAATGATATTATGAGTAATGAATTGAAAATGGGTCCAGACCCTAAGTTTGACTATCCTATTAAGAAATGGGATAGTAGTGTAGATGACAGCAAATATGGTATCATCTACCGGAAAGCAGACAATGCTCCAATGATAACAAATGGAGTTATTGATCTAGAGATAAGTGATCAAACTCTAGAGATCCTAAAAGGATACACTAGAGAACAGCTTATCAAGTTTATTGATGAGAAAGTTGATCTCTTAAATAGTAGAATTGGTCCGATTATGGATGAGATAGAGGAGCAATTCCATAAGACCCAAGAAAAAATGAATAGGCCTAAGTCTACAGGTTTATTCGCTAAACTCCGTGACGGGGACTGCCGGGAAGATCCAGTTCTTCCTAAATATGATATAGAGACCAGTAATAGGATATTGAAGGATATCCAATACTATATCAACTGGTCAAATGGAGTTGTATTGATACGAGATAATACAACTGGCAATGTAGAGATGGCCTCTAAGGCTATGATCGATGCATTGTATATGGGATCGATGATATTCAAAGAAGAATACGATGCCATGATCAAATCCAATGTAGGTAAGAAGATCTACAACGGAGACATGATGGAATTTTTAATTGATGGAGGAAAGTTCTAATGATAGGTATACCTATGTATAGCGTAGGTGAAGGTAGATTCATAAAAGAAAAAATCAAGAAGTCTAGTGATAGAATCAAGACATCTTTTATGAACCAAAGTTTTGACTTACGTAACTTGTATATCAACAAGCTAAACTCTATAGCTTGTGGTATGGAGACTCGTCAAGTTCCTTGGAATGAACTTACAGAGGAAGATGAGATTCAAGAAATCCTTAGAATGCATCCTGAATATGAGCTAGATTACAATCTAGAGTTATATGAAGAAAAGATGCTATCTATGGGATTAGATCCTACAGAGGGTATGTTTGCACAATTCCCTCCAGGACAACCTGTATTGACTTCGGGTAGATTCAGACATCTAAATCGAATGAATGAGGTTATCGAACAGGAGCATTTGAATAATCCAATGGTTGCGGAGATGATGGGAGTACAACGCCAACAACCTCAAGAGGCTCAACTAGAACAGGATTATTACACTAGAGCACATGCTCATCAGATTCAGCAATCTTATGCTGAAATCTATGCCATTGGTATGGCCCCACAAATGCCATATACTCCATGGCCGATTATTGATGTGAATGTAGTTACTCCGACTGCTATTAAGGATTTCTATATTCCATTGATCGATATTCCAAAACGGGTATATGATATGACCATTCAGCCACCTGAAGATATCTCAGCAGAGATGGCTGACCTTTCTATTCCATATGAAGTTAGATATGCAAAGTATGAGGCTACTTTGAAATATTATAACGAGTATGTGGAATATATGAAAGGTGCTCAATATGAGCAAACCAAACAGCAAGTCTATAATAGTATTAGAGAGCTTTTAGATCAAAGACAAGTTCTTTTGAACTCTAACTACTATTATATGACACCAGAGATTCGACGTAGTTGGGAGATGGACATTCAACGTATTGATATGCAAATTCAAACGTTACAGAATTCCATTCCCCAATATGAAAGAGACGAATTCTGGGCACTTGAGCAAAAGGCTTTAGAGTATAATTATCAAGCAGATAAATACAACAAAGCTAAACTCAAGTACTACCATGATATGGTAGAACGGTCTATTGATTCTAGACCTAACGTACCTAAATTTATATTAGCAGAAGATCTTATAGCCCAAGGCTGTAGATTTGACTCTAAAACTAAAGAATGGTATGATAGCTATGGCCTACCTCTACATCCAGAGAAGAGAGCTGCAATGATACAAGTTAATGCAGTAAAATCTCAACTCATGTCTGAATTAGAGGCTAGAGATAGACGACTTAAACTGATTGATGATGGTCTATTCTATTTTGGTATATTCAAGAATGCTATGCTAGATTCTGGATATGATATAGAAACCATCGATGAAATATGGTCTAATAATGATCCATTTGGTATTAATTATAATCTTGATTATAATCCATACTATCAGACTCCTGATACATGGGAAGAATACTATAAACGTGTCAACCCTACAGTAAACCGAGATTATAGTATGGAATTCGAGAAAGATATAAAGGATATGTCTGATGAAGAAAGGGAGGTATTCGTTAGACGAAGAAAAGCAAGAGAAATGAACCAAAGAGCCGCTGGTGTAATTATGATGCATCCAGATGATCTCTTAAGAAGAAAATATGGCCGTGGTACAATGGATGGCGGATTCACCAGAGTATATGGATTACGATTCCCATTCACTGCGGCATTGCAAGATTATAAAGATAATTATGATCCAAGCAAAAAGGAGGGGATGTTAGATTTCGCAAATTATACTCATGATGCATATATACAATCGGAACAGAATAAGCGCTTAACAACGTTCCAAGGTTTATATGATCGTCAAGCTTTAGCAGATACATTAGACAACTTTGCATTCAAGACTCAGATTGGCAGAACTTCTGATCTATTGAATGAGATGGATAGCAATGTAGAATTTGCTAAAGCAATGAATGAAGGCGTTCTAGGATTATCCTTACCAAATGAGTTAGGATATAATTACAATAAACGCCGAATAGGATTTGACAATTCCATATTACAAAATATGGAAAGAGTCAAGCAACGATTACCAGAGGGTGCTAGAATAAAAGATCCAGACGTGGATACTTATAATGATAGTTCTCTTGAGCAGATTCAGAAAGAAAGATACTCTAATGCAATGAGAGAATCTAAACGTCTGAAAGAGTTCTTTTCTCCAGAGTTAGGAGGGACATGGGATGCAAGTGCTGTCAACGATTAGCGACGATCTTTCCAGTAACCTTTCTAATTCTAAGATTGACATTAGAGAAGTATATATAGATGGCCTATACAATGCAATCAATGTAACTACACCATTAGTAGATGCATTTGATAATATGATGGGACCTATGGTATGTAACTTCTTTAGCAAAGAGGAGATAAAGGTAATCCACAAGATCATTACCCACACTAAAGATCGAACCTTTAAGAAGAAGTTCCAAAAGCTTGATGCTATCATCAAGCCTAAAGGGTTTAAGCGATCTGGGTGTGGGACCAACAGGGTTTTGTATGAGCCTCTAGACAAGAATGCTACTTTCTGTATTAAGATAGCATTAGATAGAGTAGCCAGAAAAAATAACCCTGACGAATTAGTCAATCAGAAATACCTAAAGCCATTTGTTGCTAAATGCTATGACGTTAGTGACGATGGTAATATTGGTATATTTGAGCGAGTGATTCCTATTGAAAATCTAAATCAGTTCTGGGATCTACGAGAAGACATCTTTAATATTATGGAACGATTAGTCGGACGTTTCATTATAGATGACTTCGGTAGTAATACATTCAAGAACTGGGGATTCAGAAAAGGATTCGGTCCTGTACTATTAGACTATGCTGATATGTATATACTGGATCCTAAAATATTATACTGCACCAATCACCCAGATCATCTACATGGTCAGATGTGTGGTGGTGAAATCGATTACGATGATGGATTCAATAAAATCATCTGTACATCATGTGGTGCACATTATATGGCGAGTGATTTCAAACATGGGCGTCAGAAGATTAGTGTTTATGGTAGAAAGAGGAAAATTGACATGGGACTAAATATCAAGATTTATCGCGGCGATGAACTTATGTGGGATAATACACACGGACGTTATGATAAGAACGTTGTAGAAGAAACGCCTGTCTCAAATGAACCAAATAAGGACACTTTAGAACTCCTTGATAAAAACGAGGAAGCTAAAATTGAATATGAAAAATTCATTGAGGTTCATGCTGGACGAAAAGAGAAAGTTGAATCCGAGGATAAGTTAGACGAGATCTCTTTCAAAGATGGAAAGATCAAAATCACCTATCCAGACCAAAAGGTTATTAGAGTTGGAGGTAAAAAGAAACCTCAACAAAAATGTCAGGTAGAGAAAAGAGTTTTAAAGTTCGAACCTATAGCTGAAACTCTTAAAAAAGGGAAGATTGAAATAGTAAACCCTATCTATCAATATGCTAAAGAACTAGAAGAATCTGATAAGGCAGAGGCTCCAAAGGTTATTGAGGCTGGAGCTAAAGAGATCTTAGATGAGGCATTGAAAGACCTACCTATATTAAAAGAGAAAAGTATGGTCAATATTACAGTAAAGAATGAGGAGGAATCTGAAAATATGAAGTTACTAAAGGCAGAGGAATTAATTAAGTTTGATAGCATCTTGAAAGATGGTGTATATGAGTTTAAGGATATCATGAACTCAGATGATAGACTATCTATTGATGAGTTAGATTCTATGGACGAAAAGATCAAAGATCTACTAGTGGGTAAGTATGATGGTAAAACTATTGATATTGAAACCATCATTCCTGCAGAGATGTACGGATTTATTCAAGGCGGTTATGGCACTTACGATAAAGTCTATAAAGTAAATGTAGACCAATTCAAAGAGCTATGTGGAGAATCTATTGATGCATGGTCTAATGCAGTATTAGATGCAAAGATTGATATGGAAAATGAGTTAGAGGATTCTCAAGAGCATATCGATACTGGAAAGCGCAAGCAATCCAAAAGTCTACTTAACCGAAACTACTAAGAGGAGGTAGTACGATGAATGTACTATTTACAAATAACGACGTATTCGCCTTAAATATGGCGAATACGCCTGGTAATAGGGTTATATTAGTTACGGAGAATGCTCCGATGATGTTAGCTAATAATCCTAACGTGGTTAAGATGCCATCTCTATTACCACCATACTCTGCGATGTCATCGTATATTGATAATGGAGACGCTATATTTGTAGATCAATATATGAGATTCTTATTGACTACTAAAAGATCAGACTTAGATCTGATTGCTGTAGCTTCATTAAGAAAGAATATAGTAATGTATACGACAGAGGATGAATGGAATCAGAAATCTATTCCATTTATGAATACTCTGATATCAGCTATGCAGATGTCTCTAACTATGAATCCACTACCACCTGGAGATGGATATGTAGGATTTGTATCTGGAGATGATGGTATAGCCATGGCGGCTAATAGATTATATATTGGTAGCATCATATCTAAAGAGAGCTTTATAGATGTATTGAATAATACGAATCCTACATATGAGGCTCTTGCATATATAGCATCATTCTATTCACCGAATAACAGCGTTAATCCGGGATTATTGAAGAATCTTATCTTGTCTATTCTAATGAATGGACAACAAGATTTGACTCCGGCAATCATAGGAGGTTAATATGAAATTCGTACTCTGTACAGAGAAAGTATATAATACCTATATGAGTAGTAGCCACCTATATAGTGGATCTCCTGGGGATTTCATTGTAGGAGATCTAAGAGTATTGGGATATGCCAATAACCCAGTTGATGAGATCTGTTCCATATTCAATCAGGTCTCTATGAATATCTTCCCAGAGGATCCTCGCTTTGAGGATCTTGCTGCGGAGATTATATTGAACAAATCGGAAGAGGGATTCTTCGAGATGTTCGATTTAGTGCATAAATTTTATAATGGTATGGACGTATTCATCCTTATAGATGAAGATGCTTTACTTATACTTGGAGAGGTATTTGCTAGTATCATCACAAATCTATATGGAATCATACCAGTTATGATTTATGATATCGATGATTTAGATGCATTGGATGATACTATAGGATTCTCCAATCAAGGATTAGAATTCTATAGCATGTGTCGTCCGATGTATCATAAGCTGTTAGCTAAGAGAAGTTATGGAGAGCCATTGATGAGATACATCAATACAGCCAATGTTTCTCTTACGAATGCATGGAGGTAATAAGAAATGGATACTGTATTTTTGAATATAGATTTTAATATCGCATTGGGCGATAGTAATATATATCTTTATGAGTTAAAAAAACAGTCTAACCTTGAAATGAGGTTAGATCGTGCTAAAGATTCTATTATATATAAAAATGATAAGTTTGTTATCGTATATGGTAAAAAGCTCTTTTTAGAAGAGGATGCTATATTTGATAGTGCAGTTAGATTAGAGGATATACTTATTCTATCTATAAATAAGCCCGGACATAATGAGATTAAGATATTGGGACTTAATGATATTGCTCAAGAATATCATAAAGATCATATGATAAAATTAATCTCTAAGGTGATCAAGTTAGCTGAAGATAAAGATTACCCTCTAGCATTATCAGTTCTTGGTGATATGATATCTAATATCAAAAAGGGCTGGTGTAGTAAAGAGTATTTGAGGGAATTCAATAATGAATCCCTATTTAGACTCAAAGTTCACGATACTGTATATAAGATATATGATATTGATACAGAGGATGCAGTCGATGCATCGTATAATGTAAGAATCCTCAGTCTATTGTATTCTTATATCTTTATCTTAGATAGAGTGTAATAGTTAATGGATATATTATAATGGTGAAGTATATGTTTAGTAAAAGTAGTGTATTTAGTAATAATGAATATCAAAACTTGGTGGGCTATTTTAATAGATATCCAATTTATGAGGTAGAATATAGGGAGATTATTAATCTCCACGAAGAATCAGAAGAACTCCTTCAAGGAGTTCTTCTTTTTTTTGTTTTTATTTTGTTTTCGCTGTGTTATTATTAGCTACAAATATACTTACAGTACTGACTATATTCTCAGCAATGAAATCTGCAATAGATCTTTCACTCAATACAAATTCTATTTTTTTATATACAGATCTAGACAGTCTAGTTGATAAGGTCATACTAACGTACTGTCTCATTTCTATTTCGATTTCACTATTTATAAATGATCCGTCTTGTATATTATTTTTTATAAGATATTCATTAATACAATCGACTATGAATTCTTGTATTAGTTCCTTTACATCTTTAAGACTATAGGAAACTGATAGACTTAGAGTTTGTTCTTCTAATTCTATCATTCGCAATCTAAGATTCAAATATCCTCTAATTAGACTATGTAATACTAGTCCAACCACTATTATCCCAACTACAATTATTAGCTCCATATTCATTGATAATACTCCAATCTTGTACACTATCTCTAAGCTTTAAGAGATCACCCGTTTTTGTATCTCCTAAAGAGATCGCTGTATTGATATAATTTATTACCTTGTTTGCGATATCAATAGTTATACCCTTGTTGTATTCCTCTAAGAATGCTGGCCAGTTGCCTATACACATATCCGGATGGATAAACATTCCTTGAGCATTATGGTATAGTTGATGGGATGTTAATGATAGCATAACTAATTGGACTTTATTTTCTTTATGAACTTTCTTCATAAGATTGACCAAATCATATGTAGTAATATATCCAACTGTATTGATGGTATGCTCACATAGGATAATCGCAATATCGAATATAGTAAGCATATTATGATGCATTTCTATAGTAGCCATCTCTGATGAGATATTACTATTAAGCTGACAATGATCTAGTCCTAGATTCATTAGATAGGCTTTATAGCCTTTATACGTTCTAGACTTTCTAAATCTACTGATAGCATTTTTTAGAAAGTTAGTATACACATCAATATCCATGAGTGTATACTTAGTTTGATAGAACGATAGTTCATACGGAACGTACTGTGACTTCACTATCGGATTCACAGGGTCCTTTCTTAATTCAAGATTTGGAAAGTTACTCATAAATTTTCTCCTTTATATTTAAAAGTATACTATCAGTATGTTAAATAAGGCATTTGAATACATAATACTAAGACAATATAATTACTCCAGAAGGGAGGATAATGTAATTAAATGAGAGATGCAAATATGAGTAAAGTCTTAACTGACTATCCTTTCTCGGATGTATTAGTGTATTATACTAAGATTCTAGGAATAGGATGCATAGTTAAGTCTGAACAAGATGCATTGAATGCAGAAACTACAAGAACTAAATTTATGGGAGATTTATACACTCAATCTGTAGAAGGTATTGCAGACTATAGAATGTATGATTACACCCCAAAAGTATTAGCTAGAGCTGGAGTGCCAGTAGAACTAATACCTAGAATAATTGATGAACCGAGTAATATACCAAAACAATTTAGAGCAAAAGCTCATAAATTGATGGAGAAAGAGTTCATTAAAAGATATGTAGAGGAAAATGAATACTATAGACGTATCTTAGGATTACCTCCATTGGGCAAACATCCTATATTTGTACCAAAGCATTTACAAGATTTTAAGCTTGGTATAGACTATGAAGTTCCATTACATGAAATGACTCCTAATGCTATAAAGATTATGGAGAAAGCTGGCATATGGAAAAAAATTAAAGATATATACAATGGTTCTGACTATGAATATTTGGATTTCATCAAGGCCAATGTAGATATATATAAAGCTAGAAAGGCAGAAGACTTCCAATTATTATATATTCCATCTGTAGGAGTTCAGGTATTAGAAGAAAAATTCGTTCGTAGATTTAATGCTAATAGAGCATTCTCCATGACGACTGTTTACTCTGATGCATATAAGTTTGAAAGTAAATATTATGATGCATGGATGGCTATTTTTATTATCATCCAGACTATGGTAGATATTATATCTGAATTACAAGAGCATGTAATCAATTTAGATATATTTGATGAAAGATGTATTAGAGCTATCTTTGCATCTCATGGTGTTCCATACTATAACGAGATTCCATTCGTCTATCAAGTTAGAATGGTAAAACGATTACATCAATTACTCAAATATAAGTCAACTGCTAAGTGTATGGTTGACATCTGCTCCCTATTTGGATTTGATGATATACGAATATTCAGATACTATCTAATTAGAGATAGAAAGATAGACCCAGATAGTGGAGAGTATGTATTTAACTATAAGACTAAAACTGTTCTAGATACTGATCAAAAACTTGTTAATGAGAAGAAATCTCTAGATGTTTTTTCTAATGGTATTAAGATTCCATTCCCTCATGAAAACTTCTTAGAACGTGGCGGGGTTATGTTAGTCAATCTAGATGGAGTTAGAGTAGATAGCTCCAAGTATGAGATTACTGACGGTAAATTAGTCTTTACTGATCCATCTATCCTACAGGGAAAACGTAAAATGGAATTTTTATTTTTCTCTAATAATACATTCAATGACGACATATCTCTATTGGATGACCATAAGATAACCACTGAAGTTAAATCATATCCTATAACAAATAAAGCTCAAAGAGAATTTACTATAGAGATTCCTCAAGAGAATTATTTTGAAAATGGTGGATATATGATTGTATCTGTCGGAGCTACATTTATAGACCCAGAACGATATACTATTGAAGGAACTAAGCTGACTTTTAAAGATAAAGAAGATTGGCTAGATGCTGGCGAAAGATCTTTGAATATAGTCTATATATATTCTAATAGAGTCAAAATAAAGAGCACTATCAAGAAGTATACATATACTAATGATATATATGCATCTGGTTTTAATATCCCATTACCTGATGGGAACTATATTAAAAATGGTGGAGAATTCTTTACTACTATAGGTAGTACTCACTTTAGTAAAGAACGATACTTTGTCAATGGTAATACATTTAACTTTATATCATCTGACGATAGACTTACTAAAGACCGTGATGTATCTTTTTATTTTTTCTATACTTTAGATAAACCTATAGAGATGGTTGAATCATTCTATGAATTCACTGTTGATACAATAGGCAATCAATTATATGACTTTAAAGAACCATTCCCTGGGTATAATGAAACTCTATATCCTATAGAAGTATTCTTTGATGATATAAAAGTAGATAGAAAAGAGTTTACCATATTAAAGAATAGTATAAAAATTAACGATCAGACTAAGATAATGAGAAAAGGGATGAAAGTTAAATTAAGATTCTACTATCCTAAAGATCGAGAAGGAACAAAGATAATTCGCAAACACATCACTATAGATAAAGAAACAATGACGTTTACCTATGTGCCATTGTACCCTGGATTGTATGATGGTGAAGATAAACATATGGTTCTTGTAGATAGTAAGATTGTTGATAAGAGCAGATATGTTATTGATGGCAATAATATTATTTTTACCGATCCAAAAGATAAACTCACGCCAAAATCTAAAGTAGAAGTGATAGTCATTTATTATGAGACTAATACTCATAATATCCATGTACAAGAAGAAAGACTTAAAGTAAGACAGGCTGACCAAAAGATATTTAATATAAACTTCCCATTCTTCAACTATGTAAAATCTGGCAATGGAGTTATAGTTCTTGTAGGTGGGACTATAATATCTCCTGAAAGATATACTGTCACTAGCAATTCTATTAGATTTGATGATACTGTATCGTTGGATAAAAATAGAGAAGTGCATTGTATTTTCATATATAATTCGGTATACGATACATTCAATAATTACATCAGATCTGAGTATACATTCTATGATCTAAAAAATGGCAAAAAGTTTGTAGATATACCATATCCATATGATAACTACTTTGAGTCTGATAATAATAATCAGATGGAGGTTATGGCCCAAGATGGAACTGTACTGGTAGAGGGTGTAGACTATGAAATCATAGATGATCAAATTGCTTTCACTGATGTTACAAATGTATTAACCCATGGGGACAATATCATATTCAACTTTAGCTATGTAAATGCTAAGAAGAAAGAAGTGTACATTGAAGACCCAATAAAGAACTATGAGTTGAAATTTGCTAAAGTTCCTTTATTAGATAGTGCTGATAGATATCTTAGAGATTCTAATGCTCATTTAGACTACCATAGATTTAGCGATGATGATTGGTTATGGACTCATGACTTCGACCCAGCATTTATAGAGAATAAGATTCTAGAGAAAGAATTTAACTATGCTAGAACCAAATACTTATCTATAGATACAGTAATGTCTTTGAGTGAACTCTCATTCCAAATACCGTACTTCTTCAGTCTATTCTTTGATAATTTGAAAAATGAAGAACGTCTAAGATTGGCTGTTCCGACTATACGAGCAGATAAGAACTTTAGACTATCTTCATTACTGTGCTATCTATTTGCATTATCTTTTGAATACTACGGTATAGAAGATACAATTCAGACTGAGACTGTACCAATTATGTATGTATTAGGATTTAACTTCGAAGCTGATTTAAATCTATTGCGTAATGATCTAGCTAAGAATTTGTTTACATTAGAGAAGATGGGCATAGACGGATTCAAGACCTATAATTCTAATATAAATATTAAAGACTTATTAGCTATCTTTAAGAATAATAAAGACATCCATGATAAGATTGTTAAGGGCATGTATAAAGCCTGCAATAAGAGAATCTATGATGCATATAAGAAAGCATATGATGCACTACTGATTCGCAAATATTCTACAAAGTTCTTTAGAATAGCTGGTACTGATAGAGTTGCTAAGACATATACCGAGTACTTGAAGTATAATGATAAAGACTTATATAATTCAATACTTGAGGCTAGATCTATAGAGGATATAGAAGAGCGTAAAAAATTTATTGTAGAGACTATAGTCAACGTAACTGGATATATCGAAAACTACTTTGGCTCTAAGGAATATAATAAGCTATTCAACGCTATGCCTGGTGCTGGTATAGATTTCATAAAGATGTATGTATCAAAGGTTATAGATTTCTTTAAATCCTATAAGATTGAAATAGCCGGATTGAATACTGTATATACACTAAATAATAAATATCTAAACTATATCAAGCCTATAGATGGTATCCATCTAATATCAAAAGTTAGACCAGAAGATTTTATCGAAATGGCTGACGGTATATCTAGAATAATGGCAGACTATACTAATAAAGAGCATGTCACTCTACAAGATATAATCTATATCTTCAGATACTTCATGAAGAAATTTAATGTCAACGACGTTGGATTGAATGTGCGATTAAAACGTGCATTTGAGAGATTCTTGGATAAGATAAGATATATAGTAACTTTAAAGGCCACTGATATAGATAAAGATACTAAGAGAAATCTAATACGTAAAGAGGTAGTCAAAATACTATCTAGAATAAAAATATATGATTTAACAAATGTAGAGTCTTTTGATACAATAAGACATAAATCAAAATTGATACCATATGATGGCTTAGATTTAATAGAGCATGTATACATATCTAGATATGATAGCAAGCCCTCAGATAAACATATTAGTAATTTAGATACATAAATGGAGGTAATTAGAATATGTCTAATATAACTATTTCAGAGTTCAGTCATATATCTGATTCCGTTAATAAGCCTAAGCGTACAGCTACACATAGTAGAACAGATGTTAAGGTGTTTATTGGCGGGACTGATATCCTACTCTATAGAGGAACCAACAAAGTAATTCTACCGGGAGCAGAATATACTGCTACTTGCCATTTTGATATTCCACGTCAATATATTACACCATCTTACAATACTGAATTGAATTTAGAGAAGTCAGTATATGAAGCACCATCTTCCCCTGAAAAGGTATTCTTATTCTGTGTCGGAACAGATGGTTGTGGTCGTGAGAACTCCCAAGTATATGAAGTAAACTATGCTAAATGGTGTCCACCTGAATATTTAGTACCATTCAGATTCCCTCTTTTAACAGAAGATATTTCTGCTGCTAAAAAGAAAATCTATCATGGTCGCCGTATTATTGGCAATCGCGTTGCATACTACTTCAAAGAGTTCGAAACTAAACCAGTTAAGAAAATTCGTTTTGAAGATGGTACTATCGTAGACTCCACAGTATACAATTCTACTAAAGAGTCTGATGTAGAAACTTTCATTGAATTAAATCTAAAAGTGACTGAAGAAGAATGTCGTGAATTCTTCGTTCATACTGTAGGTATCAATGAAGCCAGAATCAATACTATCTCTCTATGTACTGCATGGAAGAAAGAAATTGATGGAGAAACTACATATCAAGATATTCGACCATTGACTAAATATAATATGCCTAATGAGCAGTTAATTGAGCTATCCAAAGGCTTAGATATCATCTATCAAATTTACTACTAAAATATAACCCCCATAGGAGTTCAACTCCTATGGGGAATAATTAAATATTATATACGTATATTATAATGGTAATATATGGGTGGAATAATTTACATTCTTGATTCACATGAATGCTAATTATACTGCTCATCCACCCATATTTATTTTATTTATATTTCTATATAGGAGGGTACAACAAATGGAAATGGGTTTTCTTAATTTTGTAAGAAGAGAAACGAAGAAATACGAACTGGAGATGGAACGACAATCCATCTACAATTCTATCAACTATTTTGCAAAAGAAGTAGGAACTGACAAATTAGTTGAAGAAGTAATAAATGATGTCTTAGAAGAATTTAATGAGGCAGAAGATATCATTAAAGTACTGAAGAAAGAAAAAGATGATATCGATATCAAAGTTATCATTAAGTTTAAAGATAGACTCAATGAAGACTTTGAATACTGTTATCGAATGATGGATTTTATGTAAGAAAGGAGTGATAGTTTTGAGTTTATCAGAAACCATAGAAAAAATTTTCTTTGGAAATATAATGATCATCATAAAAAGAGATAATCAATATGATATTATTTCATATGAACGCAAATTGCATGGAATCACCACTCCATATAATGCTAGTGGAAATCACTTCACTATTGATAAATATGGAGAGATTATATCTGGTCGCCATCATAGGATTGTAGATACCAAAAATGGGTCTACAAATCTAAGAACAATGACTTTTATACAGTATGAGAACGACACTCAATTTTCTGAGTATCTAAATACTGTAAAGATAGATCCAGATTTATTGGATAATTATACTAAAACAATACAGACATTGAATGATATTGGAGCAGTATACACTATCCATTTAGATCAAGATATTAAGGATTAAAATGCCAAAATGATATAATCTATATAAGAAAAGACTTTCGGGTCTTTTCTTTTTTCTATGTTACTGAAGGGTAATATGAATTTTAAGTGTATATTATAATGGTGTATGACACGTGGGGTATACAATAACCAAACCAAACCTTACCACACAAAGAATATACCAATACGCCCTTTTCCGCGTGTCATACATTTTTATTTTTTATAGTCAGGAGGGAATTATAAATGACTAATGAAGAATTTCTAACAAAAACAAGAAGTATTATCGGAGGAGGTGAATTATACAAATCCGAAGTAAGTAAAGCTATTTCTGAAACTGCAAAAGCTATAGGAGCTAAAGAAGTTAGCTCTAATGGATCTGAATATATGGTAGTTGATGCAGAACAGTTTTTAAATGTATTTGCATTAAAATTGAAAGGATGGTATTAATGAACGAGTTAGTTAAATCTTTAAAAGAATCTTTACCGAAAGCTATAATACGTAACGAGGTAAAGATCAATCGCCCTGAAGGCACATATTATATCGATGGCACCCTATCAGATGATGATACTGAAGATAGTGATAAAGTATACATTCAATATACTGATTGTATATCGTCTAGTGGTATACATGATTTAACTAGTATAGATTTAAATCGTATATTCCCAGATGGTGATATTGAACTAGATAGCAATATGTATGAAGATGTTAGTAATCGAGCATCGGCTGATAAGCAATTTTTAAATTTATCTAAGATAGATACATCTAAAAATGCTGCCATCATCTATGATAAGGAAAGCGACTCTATCATATTTGATATAAATGACAAGACTTTAATATAAGAAAGGATGATATTAAGATGAATGAATTAGCTAAGAGTTTAAAAGAATCTTTACCAAAAGCTATAATAAGTAACGAGGTGAAGATTAATCGATATGAAGATGTATTTTATATTGATGGGATTTTATCAGATGAGGATACTGAGGATGGCAATAGACTATACACTCAGTATACAGCTACAATATATCCTAATGGATATTATGATCTAACTAGTATAGATACATACCGTATATTTCCAGATGGCGATATGGAGTTAGTTATTCATACATATGAGGATACTAGTGATCGAGCATCTGACTGGGTTAATAGATTAACTGATAAGCAGTTTTTAGATCTATCTAAGTTAGATGAGTCTAGAACTGTTGTTATTATCTATGATAAAGATAATGACTCTATCATATACGATAGGAAAACTAGAACTTTAATTTAAGGAGAAAAGTTATGACATACGATGAATATTATAATGGTATATCATCAGAAGTAGCAGATAGATTAGCTAAAGAAATATGTTCTTCACCAATACACATATATAGACCGACATCTGAAGGTATAGATGAATTAGTTGAAGAAATATTTTCTTTACCGATACATGTAGGTGGGTTAACAAAAACTTTTATAAGTATAGATGCCCAAGAGGTTATATCTAGTGCTAAGGGATCCATACTAGTTTTATTGTATGATCTATTTAATTTAAAAAATTATAAAAATGCGATTGAATTTATGAGACAACAAAGTGACTATATGGAATATGAAAATGGTCTCATATTAAAGAGCAAAAATTTTATAGCAATAAGATATAATGATAATATCGATGATTGCTACTATATTAATTTAACACTAGGGTCAAAAAATAGATGTACTTTTGATATAGATCGTAGTGCTATAAATAGTATAAATGAATATGAATTAAAAATAGATAATTTATTATTTAGAATAGCATTAACAGGATATCTTTATTATCTAATTGAGCTAGCCAACCAATACATAAAGTGGTTATATTGTAGATCTAATCTAACTGCACCTACAATATTACTTAAAGACAATAGAACTGGTACTATAGATACGATTAGAACGATTTTATACACTAATGATAATATAAGAGAATTCTTAGAGAAAATAATGGATGAAGAGAATATATCTTATAGCAAATTATACTGACGAGAAGATAATACCCATAGGAGTTTAACTCCTATGGGTATTTATTTTTTTTCTTTTTAACCAATACGTTCCCATATATATGCTGCAAGATATGGATTAGTTATATCAAATCCAGCTCCTCCGCCTATCTCTGTGGTATCTCTATCTATTCTTATTTTTTGTTTTTCTGTAAATTCTATAGAATTAGCTAATGGGACAACAGCGGATGTTACCATATTATAACCTTCGGAGTTTGTATATACTCCACCGCCGCCTCCTCTACCATTCCATCCAGTTACTTGATCGCCATTTATATTTCTACCAGTAGTTTCTCTAATCTTTTTATCAGTAGAATAAAAATATCCATCATTATTACCATTATAGCCAAGGCCGTGGTAGTGATCGCCAATCATTCCAGTTTGAGATAAATCAATCTCTGCAGTTATATGATGTTTATGGGCAGGAATATTAGTTTCATTAAGAGTAATGCTACTATTACCACCCATCTCTCTACTAGGAATAGTTTTATTATCAGCAGTTCCTGCACCCATAATAAATCTACCCTGGGAGATCTGTTTCCATGTACCGCCAATTAAATCAGCAGGATTCTGATTACTCATAGTCATATAGATACTTCCAATAGGCCATGCTTTATTTAGCTGAGCTTGCACATATTCTTGCAATAGCTCAATAGTAACAGGACTTTTAGGATTAGAGTTTATAGTCACTTCAGGAACTTTAACTGTACCGGTAAATGTAGGAGAGTTTACCTTAGCAAATTCTGATGGATTAAATCCACCAAGTCTCTCACTGTTAGATACAGTTATATCTAGTCTAGCTGGATTATCTCCATATACTACATGACCAGCTTCATTGACAGTGACTCTAGTATAGTTTCCAGGTTTAACACCACTAGCTGGATGGACATATCGTATTGCCCCCTCTTCAATTCCGTCTAGTTTACGTTTATCTTTTACGCTAAATAGACCAGCCTCCTCGGGAGAGGGTGGGTTTTGTTGTTTGAGCACGTTATTCCATCTTTCACGTTCTTTGTTAGTAACGTGCTTTACTTCATCAAATGTATGAGCATAAGACTCATCTATCTTTTGATTTAGTGATGTATTTAACTCTTTTTGAGTTATCTTATCTAGCTGCCTATCTAAAGGCTTAGCATTAAATGATACTGCCAATTTAGAATTAGCCATATTATTTCTCCTCTAGTATTACCTTATATTTAGGATCTATAGGTTCAATACCAGTATACATAGTGCTACTGATTTTGATTCGAACTTTATTTTTTTGCCATCCATCTGGAGTCTTAACTGTAGATTCCATCAATGGATGTCTATATGTAATTCCGTCTTTTCTAATAAACATATACTTTCGTACGTTGTGTTTTATTTCAGGATTTAATATCTTTGATTCATATAAAGGTATAGTCTCTTCGGTACCATCTGCAGTTCTAAATTTATAAGTGCTTGGCATTACTCTTCTCCAATCCACATCTCTATATCACCGGCAACGATATGACCACTTTCGTTGTAGGTAACTGCATTATCTGGTCTAGTGTCTCCACCAAATAAAGGTTTTTCTAAACCCCAGGTCCTATCTTTACCGGATCTGACGTAAATAAAATCATCAATTAAAATAAATTCATAAGCTACTTCGGTACTATCTCCACGCATACCAAATACAGTTGCTAGTTTAGTACTAGTACTATGGATTCTAGTTAGACCGAGTTTAGCTACTTCTCTCAACCCAGCGAACTTTAGAAATCCACTATAATCATTTGGTTTTGTTGGTCTATTAGTTTCTAAGTTTAATGCCTTTACTGATAAAGAAGCCTCACTATATACTGAGTTCCAATTCTTTACATCATCATGTGCATTCAAACAGTTATTTGGACCAATCCAAAATCTAGGATAATCTACTTCACCTGGAGTCTCGTCTTGTTTTATATATGGTCTACGCTTATTTACATATTCCACATTTGCAATTTGTATTAAATTTTTTCCGTTAGGAGTCTCAGTTGTAGCTTCACCAAGGAAGTTAGGAGCCACTAGTTTAGCGTAAGCAGATGCTGGAATATTTCCAAGGCGATCTGCATTGTCGGCTGTTGTATTTAGCTTAGATGGGTTACGTCCTAGAATGACATGTCCCTCATCATTAACTTCTACTTGAAAGTATACTCCTGGACGTACACCACTTTTAGGATGCACATAATTATTAGCCCCAGTTTCTACTGTATCTAATTTAACTTTATCTTCTGGACTCATATATCCTTTAGTGGTTGTAGTCACTAAAGGTAAATCTTTAACTGTATTCCATGCAGCCTTATCTTCTAAAGTAACATGGATATCATCATTCTCTCTATGGGCTTTATTAGCCTTTATTGTATTCTGTAACGATATCGAAAGCTCTTGATACGTTATCTTATCTAGTTCATAATTATAGGCCATCTTATACCTCCTTATGCGATTACGTATATGTTCAAGTATAAGACAAAAGTCCCCTAGCGAGATTAACTCACTAGGGGATTGCCTATACTATAATCTATCTAATGCATCTTGACATTCAGAGCGGAATCTAGCATTTACTCCTTCACGGACTGCGCTATTATTCCACTCTAAAGAAGAGCATACTTTTAGATATACAGATACGATTAAATCGTAGTCGAATTTAGCATCGTCAATATAAGATAAGTTTGGATATCCCATATATCCGACAGCTTCTTCAAACATCTCTACGATTAATCCTGGACCATATTGGATGGAACGAGAGAATACTACATCTTTCATTACATCATTATGGTTTTCGATATTAAATCCAGCTGTGCGCAAAGATCGTACAGCTGGGTCATAGTATGCATAGATAGCATACTTATGTTGAGCATCAGCAAAGTCTTGTGCATTAGCACTATTAGCTAACCACTCCCATGCTGAGTCAAATTCTGGAGATGTCAAATAGTATTTATTGAGTTCATTACCGAACCAATATCCATTATCAATCAACCATTCTACGAACTCTTCAAGAGATCCAGCATTGCTAGATAATTGATAAGTTCCATAAGATTTTCCGCCTGGATCTCCATATCCATCAGATATAGTTCCAGGACCACCATTAGATTCATACTTAGCAGATAACTCGCCTATCATATTTTTTACCTCCTACTTTGTACGTAATGGATTGTGCTGTTTAGTAAGCTTAGGTTTACTTACAGCTAGATCATCTGTGTTAACCGGCGTATTACTGGGAGTTGGCATTACAGGGAACTCTCCGATTGGGGAGTTCTTAGAACTATCAACTAGCCATTTAAATAGACCGATTAGACCGACACCGCAAGCAGAAAGTCCTTGCCAGCAGCTATCAATCTCAAAGCGTGTACCATATAAGCCATTAGACCAGTAGCCATATAGCCAAGATGATAACACTAGAGTTGCTGCTAACAAACCGAACCCCATACATATGAGTGCCATGTTAGTCTTCAGTACTCTTAAAAATTTCAATGATAAATTCCTCCTTTAAAAAATTATATCATATTCCCTAGACAAATGCAACTAGATTGCTCTAGGGTTATTATAATGTTTTAAAACATAACGGTAAGAACACCTTATTTATACTAAGAGGAGGAAATTATGGAAATTTTTAATACTTCGGTTGATAAAGTCGGATTCGACGAACTCAATGAAGATGTGAAAAAGAAAATAAAATCAGCTGCCGATGTAGTAGCCTATGATTTAAATAGACATGCTCAAGATAAACGTATCCATATCACTAATGCTGAACGAGATAATTGGAATGCTAAAGCTCCAAATGAATCCCCTGCATTAACTGGTACGCCTACATCTACTACTCCAACGTTAGCAGATATCAATAACCGTATTGCTACAACAGCATTCGTCGCAAACTATATGAGAGGGCAAGTTCCTCAAAAAGCCAATACTGCAGGAAGATTAGCTAGTGCGGTTAATGTATCCATTAACGGTGCAGTTAGTGTACCGCCTACGCCATTTGATGGCTCTTCGGATTTGATATTGAATGCTACTGCAATAGACGCATCTAGATTAGAGGGACTTATTCCAAAAACTAGTCTAAGTGGTACATACAATATTTCTATTAGCGGTGTAGCAGAAACAGCTAAAGTTGCTAATAGTGTAGCTGGCATTAGTGCTAACGAGATCTTATCTTCTACTTCCCCTAAATTAACTGGAGTGCCTACAGCACCAACTCCTAAACTTGGAGACAGAACTGACCAGATTGCTACAACACGCTTTGTTGCTAAAGCTATAGATGATAAACTATCTACCATTGACGTAGCATCTGCTAATAGATTAAAAAGACCATTCAATCTATCCGTAACAGGAAAAGCAACAGCTGATACTGTAAGTATCGATGGATCTACTGATGTGACTATCAATATCAAATCTCTTGATTATGATTACTCTCATCTTAATAATGAATTGAATGTAACTAGAGTAAATGGGTATACTGTTGGGACTAATGTACCAGCTAATGCTAAATTTACTGACACAATCTATGTGCATCCTAACACTACAACTGACTTAACTGGAACGGAATACCTATTGACTACTGTAGACAGACAAGGGCATACTATATCTGGACGTAATCCTGATATGCTTAATGTAAATATCTCTAAGAATGCTGCTACAGCAAGTAAGTTAGTTAATAAGACTGATATTGGATTAGTCGGTGTAACTGCAACTCCTGCTAAGTTCGATGGATCAGCTAGTGCTAACATCACCATTACATCCATTCCAGCTACATTAATTGAACAAACTGCAGAACTAAGCTTTATTAGTAGAGCAGATAGAGAAAAACTAGCATCTAACTTAATCACAGAAAAGATATTAGATACTAAGATCGCTGCAGTTAAAGCTGATATGGACTGGAAAGAAACTGTAGATACAGTGGAGGAACTAAAATCTAACTATCCAAATCCAGAAAAGGGTTGGACTGTAAACGTCTCTGCTGACAATGGTACTTATAGATATGATGGCACTAAATGGATAAATGTATTCTCCAATGTAACTGGTGCAACTCCAGCTTCTGCTACAGCTGATGGATATATGTCCAAAGAGGATAAGAAGAAATTAGATTCCATTGAGGCTAATGCTAATAGATTTGTTATGCCTAGAACGCTACCTGCATCTATGATAACTGAAGATAGTACTCATAAATTTATGACAGCTGCTGAGAAAACTAAGCTAGGATCTGTGTATACACGTGATGAAATTAATAGTGCATTTGTTACAAGACAACAAATAGAAAGCGGTACAGGGAAAGCTGGTATCGGTAATGGATGGACCATTGAAGGTACCACCACTGCATTATTATTTAAGTTTAATGGTACTACACGTATGAGTCTAGACACTCAAGGAAATCTTTCTGTTACTAGTATTGATATTGGTAATGGAGATTCATAATACACTCTGTTGCTTAAATAAAGGTACAGCCTTGACTAAAAAAGTAGAATAGATGAATAAATATCCCCATAGGAGTTTAACTCCTATGGGGTATTCTTTTTACCAAGCAAAGTTTAGTTCTTTGATTTTAGCTTCAAAGTCCAGAGCTTTGACTTCTTCTACTGTTTCTTTCATAGAGCATTCAGATGCTAGCCATCCTTCGAGGGTATTACGTAATTTCATAACCTTTTTAGCATCAGCCATCCCTTGAGGATTAGTTTCATCTGCGATATAAGAGATACAATCATTAAAGTCAATATACTTATTAGATTGAGCTAGATCATCTAAAGCCATATACATATAGACTTTACCAGTTCTAAACTTATATCTAAAGCTTTGATTTGGGGTATCATTAGTTCTATCAATCGGTGGCACAATGACCATTTGACCAAACTTATTGAATGATTGAATCCATCCAATATCTACTCCTTCCAGATCTGTTACATCAAACCATATCGTAGAAGGATCAAAGTATTGATATAGCTCATCGATATCTAGATCTGTTTCGAAGATATATATAATTTTACCATTATATAGTTGTCCATATTTTTTCATTTATCTTTCTCCTTGGTATTAGCTAGGAACTGAAGTATCCTCATTTAGTTTGGTAATATACGGTTGAAGATCAACTCCGGCAACCAATCTATTAATATTATCCATATCAGTTTTAGAATCATATGTTTCATTATTATACAATAATAAATAGCGTCCTACAGGTTTAGAATTATCTGTCGTACTCATATATTGAGACATAAGTGCCATAAATTCTTTTAAAGAGTCTATAGTTTTTGCTCTAAATATAAATTCTATTTTTTCATTCTCAAATGATTTAGTAAAATACATCTGAGCTAATATTGCACGTCTTAGATAAGCTGCATTAGTAAAAACAGAGATATAGTCATAATATCTATATGCACCATAAGGAGTATTATATTCATATTTATTATTATATAGATTATAATGATATTTACTTAAAGTCCATTTTAAGTTTTTACCATTTGTATTTATTATAGCACATGCAGAATCTGTAGTATATCTTGATAATAATACACCAGTATATTTTGCATCTTTAAGCTCATCTAAAGAAAGCATTTCTATTGAAGTATTTGTATTTGAGAATAATACTGCGGTTGTATCTTTGCCTCCATTATTTTTAGCGCTAATATTTTGTGCAAATATTCCTTCAAATATTTTATTATAAAGGTTATAATAATCATTGCCTATTAGCATTAATCTTATTTCTCTAAATAGATCCAATGCAGTATTAGGAACTATATTAACTTTAAAAAATGCTGGCACTCCACTAGAATCGTCAAATGAAGACAATCTCAAATCATCAAATCCTAGGAATAATCCACCATATTTATTATTGAACTGATCTTTTGTGGCAATGGCTTTTAGATCACTATACGAACAGCCATATCTCAACTCTTTACATTTTGGAGCAACTACTCTAATTGAGTTATGTTTATCCTTGAAACTTCTAAATCCAGTTATATTTATATTGTAGTATTTACTATCTTTACTTTTTCTATCATCTACTACAAATGATAGTAAATTAACTTTCTCTCCGCTTACAGTTACATCAGAATTTTCTGTAGAGTTTTTAATTCCAATACCCATAAATGGAGTTTCATCGTTCCTATCATTATATGAAGCATCTCCTAATTCATGATACTTGGATATAGCTTTATAGGTATGGGCAAATGATGTTGGACTATCAAAGATAGTATTTTTAAACATACCATATGTGTTTGTATAATTTTTAAATACATCCTCAGGCAATTCCGATTCAGCATCTAATTTACAATCTTTATACATAAATCCTGCAGAAATAACATCATCATTATTTCTAGAGACAATACCTGTATTTATGCGTCTACATCCTGATCTTTCATACATACCATCTAGTAAAAATTTAGCAGGGACACCCTCTCTAATTGGTAGTCTAAAATCAGAGATATCATCTGATATATTTGTATTAAAAAACATACGTTGGGCATTTACCTTTTTATATCCAGATGCTCTACTTAATGATTTCAAAAATCCATTAGGAAGTCTTTTCAATTTAGAATTTCTAAAAGCAGAGCTCATATCAAGATCTTCAATAGGAGACATCTCTATAGTATGCATTGAAAGATCTTCGACATTACTATTTAAACACATATCTCCTATGGTTGTCAAATTACTCATATTTAATATAGTTCTACTATCATTAATATCGCCAAATTTAGTAGCCCTACATCCTTTTAGTAGTCCTGCTAATGAAAGTTGAGACTCATCATGTCCATTGAATAACAAATAGGCATGTGTACTACATAGGCTATATAACCCATTTAAAGATACTAAGCCGTCTAAAGTATTACCAACTTTTATTGCCATGTATTTACATGCTAGTACAGTTCTATTATTTGCTAGATCTACATATATATTTATAGGTCTATTTATATTTATATATAAGTATTCATCGGTCATATATATATTTCTTGCATGGAATTTTATAGGAGTTCCATCAGTAAATTTATCTGATGTGGGATTATTCTTCTGATAATCATGATATCTCGTATTATTAAAAGTTATATTTATAAAATATGGAACTTTTGTATGAATATCATCAAATAAACTTATAAATGTATAGAAGTCTGTAATATTCAGTCTATTTTTTTTCATGTATTCAAGATATTTATAACCCTTGCCGCTAGAACTATATTCTACATGAAATCGTGAAAATTTAGTCCAGTAAGATTCACTAGTAGGATAATGCGATGCAAATCTATACCCATAATATCTATGGTCTATATCTTTAGGTGAATCATTTTCAATAAATTTTGGAATACCACCAGTTCTCATTATATCTCTGGCTAAATTTACATTTTTATTATCACCACTTGGTAATGCATAATATCCATACATATTTATTTTAGATTCAGTAAGTTCTATATTTTTACTACCTAATGTGTCAACTATTATACTTGTAGTATATTCACCAGATATATTAGCTTCATATATTGAATTTAACGCACTATTACCATATCTGGTAAAATCTAAACTATATTTCATATAATTACCTCCCTATATATTTCCGCCCATATTTTGGAACTCCGTAAGTTCATTGATACTATGTTTTGCCGAAAACCCTCTATTAGGAGATACAAAGATATCTTTTAAATTTAAATTTACATTAGAATTTAGCGAGTCTTCTAATTCCATTTTAACAATAGCCATACCATTATTATCTAAGTTTAGATATTCACGCAATTTTTCTAAATGGAAACCACCGACCGACATCTCTCTACTAGATAGATTGAAAAATAATGATCCACCTCTTCCTATTTTTAAGGTTAGAAGTTTTCCTCTATATTTATCTAGATCAATATCTCCAGTAGCTCTTCTAACTTTACCGCCAACTATACATCCACATATATAATCATTCATAGTTCCATATATATCTGGCCATTCTGGAGTTCTGCTATCATCAGAATCTAAACTGCCCATCTCTGTAACTGAATGTGTATAATATGTATGATTTAATCTTAAAAATGGAGATTTAATTAATAGCTTACTACTATCGGATGGATTTATATATTTCATTAGATTAGATATATTCGAGGTGCTATCAATATCAGATATATCTATACTATAGAAATCGTGAGGTGTAGTATATACCGCTGATTTGACTGCATTTAGATTAGATCTACCAAATATATCTACAACTATATTTCTAATATCTTCTTCGTTTAATGGCTCACTGGACTCAAATTTAGTTAATCCGAGAGTTTTAAACTGGCTAGTAATATATGACATGAAATGCATATTATTTACTGCTTTATTAGCGTTACTATTTATGAATGTGCCATACTTTCTATCCATATCTGGATTATAATCTGTATTATAATACTGAGGCTCGAAATTATATCTACCTAATTCTCTATAGTTAGCATTATAATTTTCGCATAGAGGGGTATCATTGATAAGAATATCTGCAATTTTCTCTATTGTAGTTTCAGATGTTAATATTTTTTCTATAACCTTAGAATAGCTAAGATCTAGATTTATATAAGATGGTATAAAATCTACCATACATCTACATCTATTTTTTATACTTACTTTAATAGAATCGATCAGATACCTCTTTATATCATTAAAATTATCGTTTCTGTTTTTAAACTTAGGAATATTTAATGAGAAGTTAGTTTTAACATTTGTTGGAGGCATCAATACATTATATCTTCTATTATATACTAGTGGTACTTCTCCATACTCAATATCTCCACTAGTATATCTCTCAATAGGATCTCTAAATCCATCGGTAAACCTTGGAACTTTTAGTGGATATGCAGATGGGCCATTAGCACTTCTAACCATGACTCTTCCTCTACCGTTAGGATTATCATCATTATATAGATCTATATGTGCTGTAATACTCCTGAATAAAGATTTTATCTTTGGGCTTGCTGTATCTTTGAGATCTGTAGTATCATCATTAATTTTTGTATTAAAAACTGCAACTGGCAAATTAGGCTTATCTAGAGAGTACATATTAATTGCAGTTATATTCGTTCCAAATCGTAATTTATAATCAGTATAATCGTATTTTAAACTCTCTCTATATGCAGACTGATAATTTCCAGAATCATATTTATTTCTATATACAAATACACTAGATCCTATAGATTCCGCTATTACAGTATTATTTTCATCTACTATTTTACTTGACTCGCCAGAGGTGTTAATCTTCATAAAATCTATAATATAACCCTGATTTTCTGTATTAGATACAAAGTATTTAGCTCTATCTAACCAGTCAGCATCAGCCGCACTTACATTTAAATCGCCTGTGTTTGGATTTAATAGTATAGGATCCTGAGTGACAATCATACCAGATCCGCCACCATACATGTAGTATGTAACTTTCGTAGCATTATTAGGGATATATAGATCGTGCTTACCAGGCTCGAATATATAATATTTAGTATAGATCTTTTTAGATATAACTTCTCTTAATCCAGCATATACTTTACCATCAATCTTCAATCTCTTTTTAGTCGCATTAGGATCATTAATATCTCCTATAGCGTAATATACTTTACCTACAACTGGTATATTAAGGGCTTTGCCTTTTCCATTAACCTCTTCTAGTGTAGTATAAAGGCTTAGTTTCTCTATACCACTAGAACCTTTAATAGTATAGGACTTATTATTTATCTTAGCCATATTATCCTCCTTAAAATAGTTTTATTATTATAGTAGGATAATTAATACCCTACTATAATAATCATATATACTGTCTATTCAATCCATTCCTCGTGGCCATCTGGATATACTAAATGACCAGCAGCATTGAATCTAGGAATTTTACCAGCTGCGTTGGCTACATCAGTAACTTTAACATATTGATCAGATCTTAAATTGCCCAATGTATCTGCATTACCACCAGCAGCTCTTGCTGTTATAGTTATATCTCGCGTACCATTAAATGCTACCCCATTTATAGTATGGTTAGTAGATAGACTTGGTACAGTAATATTTATATCCTGTTTACCATTAAAGAGAACGCCATTGATTCTGCCTGTTAATGCGGTATCTCTTTTTATATATTTGTAATATAAATACTTTATAATTCTCTCTATAGTATCCAATTCTGAACTCCTTTGTTTAATAGATCCATCTTTTGGTAATACAAATTCAGGACCCACCAATCTACAATAGTCTTTTATAAAATCGGTGTCTCCAATAGACTCAGGATGCATTTGATCTCCACCATTTAAGAATTTATAGTTTTTCTCATTAGTGAATAGATAAAACTCATTAAATGCTCCGGTATGAATTTCTCTAATATTATTATATGTATTAGTGTTTTCGCTATAATTTCTACTTTCTAGAGAAACTATCTCTCCATTAGAATCTAATGTGATATTAGTTTTTGTTTGTTTATATAATACTATAAACTTAGTTTTAGATACTGGTACCATCAATAGATCATCAGTTGTTATAGATAGATCCCCAAATGTAAATAGATTCTTGAAATATCCATCATATAGAGGAATCATCTCAACATCCTCTTCTGCAGTGGCAGTGAATAGTTCATATAACACTCTAGGAGCACTTCCAAATTTATCCACTCCTATACTAGAAAGCTGATCTGTATTAAAGTGATAGTTATAAGTACTATAATTAAATGAAACATTCATATTTTTCTTAGTTAAAAATACAACTACCATATATACATTACTACTATCATCCACAGTTTCTAGTGTATATATAGAAACAATATCTTCATCGTATAATTTCTTATCTATTTCAAATTTATGAAAGAAATCCAACTGTTTATGTCGTATTTTTAATGTATAGTTTTTTCTATAGTTTACATTAAAATTTATAGTTGCGATATAATTATTTTCCATATTTGGTATTCGTACCGTAAAGTACGATACATTCAAACTATTAAATTTAGATGTAGCCGGATCACTATAGTATTTATTAACTCTAGAGCTATACTCTAGCATTTTTCTTATTAATGATCTAGTATCCCCATTTATAGATGGAGATGTAAAATATGTTGTATTAACTTGCTCAAGAGCCCTATCTGCTATAGTTTTAGCATCTGTTGCTTTTCTCTCTACTGTAGTTATTTTACCATCAAGTGAACCTGTAGCGTTAGATATTTTAGTATCTAGCCCACTTATATCACTAGTACTATGTGTATGACCTACAAGAGCTACCTCCCGTGAGTTAGAATGTATAGTACCCTCTACATTAATTTTCTTCCTACCATTTTGCGTTATTTTAGTTGGCATATCATTTCTCCTTTATATATTAATAATAATCTTCCAAACGATAAATAAAGTCCGGTTCATTTTCTTTATACACTCTAGTACTATCCCATGGAGGATCTAATCTTTTTTTTCTCCCATATTTGTCATAACCCTTGCCTAGTTTATGATTAAAATATCTATATTCATAGTTTCTAGATGCATATCGTTTAAATCGATAATAGTTATATGTATATTTTTCAAACTCTTTATTTTCTTTAGAGGTTGTTATTAGAAAATCAGCTTCGCATGAAACAAATATATATCTTCCATACTTAGACCATCTAGCATGGGCTAATAGATTGAATTCTTTATTATATATATTGGTATCATCATTAGATGTAATATTAGCAGCTTTATTTATTCTTTCAATTATTTTATCACAATCTAACCATTCCTCTGTTACTGGTAAAACAAATGATGCAGCTGTAATAGAATAATATGGTTTCCATATACATGGATCTTTACCTATTTGCGCTCTATTAAAAGCCTCTCGCTCTTTATTATATTCTCTTATCTTACGTATAGTATTACTTTCTGCTAATCCGAGTACATCTGTAAATTGTTTGTAATCTTCCTCCCACGCATCGGTAAGATAACTTTTTCGATCATCCATATTTTTATGATCTCCACATATATAGATATACATCTCTTTTAATTTAGTATTACTAAGAGATCCACGGGGTTCAACATCTATAGTGCCAAGAATTCCAATCCCAGTAGGATATTTAGCACATTCACTATTAGTTAGGTTTGGAGCTTGCTGGGCTATTTGACATCCGACCTGACATCCGACTTGGCATGGCATGATACACATCTTATTGCTATCAAAATATTTACTAAAGTTGGCATCAATCCATTTCTTTACTTTTAGAATATCACTATAGCCTTTGATTATATTATTTAGAGTTATCTTTTCATCATTAGCTAATAAGTCAATTTGATCTTTAACTTTTATATCTTCACCTATACGGGTATTTGGATTCATATAGTTATATGCTTTATTGATGTAGTTTACTGATAGCTCACTAATTTTATTACCATTATTCAGTACTATATTAGGCTCTCCATATATATCATTATAGAATTTTTCATTAGCTATTTCTGCTTTAGTTGCACTATATCTATTCTCCCATTCATGTGGGTTTGGTTTGACATGTGCTATAGCATTTAGCCTTTCTGTCAGAAATTTAATTACTCCTACAGAGAATTCTAAAGAAGCAGTATAATTTTCTCCGCCTATTAGAATACTCTCTACGTCTGATTTATGATTATTTGCATCTGATAATAAATCAAACAGATCTGCAAATTTTTTACTATAATCTGTTGGCACAGTATTCACCTCCTGATTATTGAAATGTTGACTATCTGTGGCTAATTTGGTCAGAATAATTCCCATAGGTGTTAAACACCTATGGGAAATTACCTACTTAATTCCGATCAATTTCTTGAGTGCAAAATTAAGTATCTTAATTAATACTTTCCAAGATAGTAAAGTCTTTAATGAAAAAACTTTCCTAATAAGTTGCCGTCGTTTTACTAACGACCTTATGCTCATAGGGACCTCCTCTAAATAAATACAATTACTCATTTAGATGTTTTCGAAGTCCTCCGAATAGGAAAAGTTTCGTTTTAGATGATCTTCATCAAAGATATAATCTTTATATACTTCATCAAATACTTCTTTTTCTATATGTCTAATACCACATTGCTGTTTCATTTTGTTCTGCATGGCACTCTTATAGAACTTGCTCACTGCAGGACACTCGAAACAGTGGAAGCATTTACACCCAGTCTCTTCAGCTATACTACACATTGGAGTCTCTTTATATTCTGACTCAAACTTTGCTATAGCATCATAGTCTATACCATTAAAGATATCCCCAATCTTAAATGATTGATTCTCATAGAATGCATCATCAGAGAAGTATCCACATGGGTATAAAGACCCATCTAGACTTATATGGAAGAAGTGTCCTAAATGTCTACAGCTAATGGCACGTAGACGTTGACCCATACACATAGAATCAGAATAAAGCATAGTATCTATATTAGCCACCACTTTATGTCTATTCTCTTCCTTAGCATGATCTTCAAATATCATATAGATCTGCTCTCTAAATCTATCCAGAAAGTCTTGAGTCTTATACTCATCACAGTCTGAAAGAAGATAGTATTCCCATTTGGTACATCCATTATCTAAAGCAAACTTATAGGCTTTATATAGATCATCTACTGTATCTGGTGTGCATGCGGTTCTAACTAGAACACTATCAGCATACTTAGACTTACCCAATTCTACTATAGTATTATTAAAGAAGTCATCAGTGAAGTAGTCTTTGTTTACTTTAGGTTTTCTAGACTTGGATGCACTATATATACCATCCCATGAGATTTTACAGCCCCATGGATCTAATATACTATCATCCCATAGTTCTATAAGACCTTTGATATTACTACCATTAGATATAGTCGTGAACCGTATATTAGTTTCAATATACCGTTCAAGTTTCTTGAATCTTTTATAATCTCTTCTAATCTTATCACAGTGGAGACTTGATTCTCCACCGGTGATTTTGATTTCAAACTCACTTGCTAATGGTTGAGTTTTAAGAAAGTCTATTAATTCTTTATAGTATATAAAGTTTCTAATACGTTCTTTGACATCATACTTTTGAAAACAGTATACACAGTCTAGATTACAGTACTCTGAAATCTTATATACTATAGCATCTATTCTATTAAACATCTTCTCTTTTACCTAAAATGGATTCATATACTTCCATCTCTATATCTCTTAATCTACATTGCTGATATTTTCTAGACTCTACATCTTCTGGTTTGCATATCGGTTTATATGAACAACACTCTTCACATAGAATATTTCTACATGTTTTGCATTCCCAGTCTGATCTATCTAATACATAGTCACTATTAAAATTTCTATATATATCTGTATATACAGAAGCATCATCTAGAAGATCGCACGATACTTTAGAGCCATCTACATTTGGAGATCCTATAATGAATTGACATGTCGATACAGTGCCATCATTTCCTATAACTAGAGTCCCGCTACTGCACTGAGATCTAGCATACATATTTGTATTAAACTTGTGTATATTATATAGGGCATCCTTATCTTTGAAGAAAGTTAGTAGATTAGTCATTCTTATTTTAAATCTATCTACAAATCCATCTGTAGAATATACTGAATTATCATTAAGCAGATAGTATTCTATATTTCTAAATCCTATACTATATAGCCATATCATCGACATATCAAAAGCATAATCATATACAGCACTTCTGACTATCAGTTTATCTCCAAATTCACTGGATGCTAGAATCTTTAAGTTAGATTCTATATCCACATCTTTAGGATAATATCTCTTAGACTTAATATCATCAAAGGATATACTAACTATTATATTCTCATCTGACATATTTCTTAGAAAATCTAATATGATTGATGGATTAGTAGCATTAGTATAGACTCTATACGTTATATTCACATCTCTAATACGTCTTATCTTATTTACAGTCTTTATTGCTTTGTATAGAATATCTATATTGGATTCTGTAAAGAATTCTCCAGTACAGAATCCAACCGTTATTTCATTCGACATATTTATATTCTTCAGAAAAGTATATAGGTCATTCCATCTAGTAAACTTCTTAGAGCTATCATAATCTTTAGAGTTGAATGATCTGAAGCAGTACTCGCAGCTCATATTACAATCTCTATTTATCTCTATCTCTAAAGTTTTCAATGTAAAATTGGTAAGATCTATAGAGCTTATATGATTTTTAAACATTTTCTTTAGATTCTTTGTATATAGTATGATAGTAGTTAGCAAATATGCCGATAGTTATTTTATTATTCTCAAACCATTGGTCTATATGACTAGATAATCGTATGAACGATTGACGTGTAGCCTGATTCGAGAATTCAAAACTATCAAAGTCATCTAATTGGACAAACTCTCTATCAACTTTTGTTATTTCAATATATGGATCATCTTCATTATTTAAGAATAGTTTAGCTAACTTTACATATCTCCGAATAAGAGCCGCAAAGTTAGGAGCCATTACCTTATCATATATACGAAGTGTATTAAATAACTTAACAGGATCCTTGAAAGATATATTTATCCAATCTATGATCTCATCATATTTTTTAGATACATATTCAAAATCTCTAATAGCAAATCCTAGCTCGAATTGTTTATCTAATATCCCTAGCTCATTTATAGAAGTTCCATGATATTTGTTATCTAATATACCATCAGGAAGTTTAATATCTTTAATCTTGTCAAATATCAGTTTATCATTATCTACAAATAAGAATGCATTTGTTAGAGTATGATCAAATATTTCTATATAGATATATTTTAATAGCTCATGTCTAATATATGTAGTATATTTAGTATATAGAGCATTCAAAAGATTAAATACGCTATCTAAATAGGCTCCATCTTTAGGAGCATCATTAATAGCATAATCTTCAACTTTAGCTACCATATATTTTAGATGTACATATGTAGAGAAGTTAGTATACTCTAAAGGATCTATAGTTTCATATAGATTAATATACCACTTCTGATAAGTATTATATGTCTTATCTTCAAATGAGTTATTTATTAGATATGAAACTATAAAAAGTTGAGTTTCTTTATCATACTCTTCCAATTCTCTACGATCCCACATTGTGAGAAGCATATCTTTAGTTATTCTAGTATCAAGACATATTCTTGTCTGAGCTATAAATGTAGGGCAATGATCTTGGACCATTGCATACATATTCTCTGTATATCTTACATAATCATTTATTTTGAATTTCTTTAAAGACTCATCAAATAGGACCACATCAGTCAATGTTTTGCATTCATTAAAGTGCTTATGAATTGTTTCATCTAATGAGATAAATCTCTCATCATCTTTTATTTTTTCATGAATACGTTCTGGTATATAGTTGAGCATTAGTAAACCACCTCTCTATGATATTCAGCCTGATAATCTTTATATCGTTCAATGATAGTATAAAGTCTTTTAAACTCATCATCAGTCAGACTATTAATCCATTTCATAATAGTTTCATAGTATGCTTCCATCATAATGCATGTAGACTCTACAAAGTTATATTCCCATTGATCTCCAAATTCCATATATCTTTCATATCTACAGCCACCATCACATAGGCATCTGTATTTACATTGATCGCATTTAGGATTCTTACATGGCTTTTGTAATAAGTCGTCTCCGAATTTTATATCCTCTTGACTTAATGCAGTACAATATGATTCCCAACCACTTGGGGTTATAACTTTATATTTACCAGCATCACAAGATCCGAAAGATCTATCGTTCTGTAGAACTGCAATAATCTTATTAAGATGATCCATATACATCTTATCTAATGTGAATGTCTTGATATATTCTTTCTTGAATATCTCTAAGAAGTCATCTGTATATAACGATCTATGAGCTACAACAAACTCTCCAGATACATTATGCTTTTTAAGCTCTAAGAACTTCTTATGTATCTCTTCCATTAGATGAACGTTATGATTTCCTATAACGCATTTTATATCGAACTTCAATCCTCTGGAGATGGCATATTCTATATTAGCATATACATTATTGGCGATAGACTTTCCACAAGTATCTATTCTATTCTTATCAGCAAATCCATCCCATGATAACTGTATCTCATTCATAGGATACTTTTCATTTAAATCTATAAATTCTTTGAAGTTTACGACTGTAGATGTTACGATCTGGAATTTAAGAAGACCATGGTATTTCTCCATGGTCTTCTCTATAAGATCTAATCTAAGTAAAGGTTCTCCTCCAAAGAATAATACTCTAGTAGGCTTTTCAGTTTGGATGATATTATCAATCTGCTCAAACGTCATCGCTTTAGGATTGTCTCGCCCTTTGATGTAACAGTATTCACATCTATTAGGGCAAGCTTCTGTCAGCATTAAATAAATCTCTTTATACATTCTTATTCCATTTCTTCTGTATTAGTCAAATTTCTAAGCTCTTCTTCTGATAGTCCACTTAAATCAACACCTGTAGTATCTGTATTAACTACAGGTTTAGTTACTGGTGGAGCAGGAGGAGTTGCCGGTTCATTGGCTACATTAGATGCCTCATGTACTTCATTCTCATTAACTGTTAAACCACCAGGTAATGGAGGTAAGTCAGTTGCAGGAGGTGGAGTAGGAGGTGTTACAGTCTCACTAGGATGATCCTCAACTGTAGGTTGTTCTGTATGCGTAGTAGAATCTACAATCTCAGGATCTGGAGTTCTTTCTACAGGTGCTGGTTTAGGAGCCTCTGTAGGTTTAGGATCTAGATTTATATGATGCTCTTCCGGCATAGTAGTTACAGGTTTTTCTTCATGATGCTCCTCTGCTGGAGTAGGAGGCTTAATAGTATAACCTGGAGGTAAATCTGGTATATCAGTATTATGATCTTCTATATGTGGTGCAGATGGAACTATACTACTATCTGGTGTAGGAATAGAAGGGCTATTATCCGAAACCTTATCAATAACAATACGCTTACATCTAGCTATCTCGGCTTTATTAAGAGATAAGTCTTTAAGCTTTTGTTTATTATTTTCAAACCATACATCTACATATGTTTTATATTTTTCCATAACTAGCTTGTTAGCATAGCTATCATACATAGTATAATCTAGATCTGGATCTAATATAAATTTTTCATCTGATGCTGGAATTGTAGTAAATTCCATATTAAATTCAATGAATAGATTTTGAATCGTGTAGAATCTTCGTAAAGCTATAATGAAACTAGTTATATGATTCATACTATAATATCTTAAAGCGTCAAATAAAGCTGCTTTATCGCTCATAGCATTCTCTATATACATATATTCCATATATAGATATCTAAAGAATTCTACATTATCCCCCAAGTCAAAATAGGTTTCTAGTAATCTATCATATGTCCAAATTACTCCAATAGACTTGAACTTATTATCAAAGTTTAGTTTGTTTAAATCTATTATATCGGCAACTTTTTTCAATACATTTCGTTTACCATCATTATCCAATAGAGGTAGAATGTATTGTAATGCTACACATCTCATTTCTAGACGTTGATTTTCTAGAGTATCTTTAGCATTAATGTATCCATAGATCTTTTTATACTTAGAAGTTATAAACTTTTCATATTCATCGAAGATATCAACTCCACCAGAAGTAGAAAGATGATAACAGTATTTTAGATTGACATATTTAAAATAAGCAAGATGAATATACTTAGGAAGATTAGCACGTATATCTTCTGCTACTTCTTCATACATACGGCAGAATGATGTAACCAATATATCAAACTCTTCAACAGATGCTAATTTATATGCAATAACTTTATCTAATAGAACAAATCTAGCTCTCATATTCTTTATAGAATTAAGCAGACTATTGGTTACAGTATATGAGTCATTAGCGGTATATGTATGTAAGTTATATAATGCAGGATCTTCCTCTTTTAGCTTATTTAAGAGCTTATCTCCAAGAGCCTTAAACTCATCAGAGTTTATAATATCATGATATGTATTCAAATCTTCTTGAATGCTATTAGATCTATATCGTTTTGCAGCAATAGCTTGCATTTCATCGTATATGCCAGTTTTCTTAGCATATTCATATATCTCATCTAACATATAAATTTTCATTACGACCAGCCTCCACAGTTTTGATTATGGCACGTGTTATATTGGCAACTTTGACATGCAAGCTGACAGGAAGATTGGCATGCTACCTGACAAGTTATTACGCAATATCCAGAGCTATCAAAAAATCTTAACCATACTGAGTTAATCATAGCATCAGTCTTATCCAAATTATCTTTAAATTTCTTTAACTTATCATATGTGATTTTCTCACCTTCAGTATACTGGACATCATCATTTATGCCATTATTCTTCATACCAAGAAGATTAACGGCGGTATTCCACATTTGCCAGTTAGCCTCACCTATTTTGATAAAATTAGTAATGCTAAGTTTCTTGTCAGGAGTAACCTCACGAAGAGTATTGATTATCGGATCCATTGCTCCTACATGGGCATCTCCATCTTTAGTCTGATAATATCTATTCTCCCATTCAGGAGGATTTGGTATTACATGAAGTATATCATGCATCTCTTGGCATTGTTTTTTAACTATCTCAGCCATTTTTACGATATTAGTCATCATAGATGAATCTATCTTTTTATCCTTATTCTCCTCTGTAGGGAAGTTAGGAATTTCATATGTATATTTTCCTCTATTTGGCATTTTCTTCCTCCAAATAAATTTCATTTCCATTTAGACCAGATAACGCTGCCATGAATATAGCCATACGTCTGGTCAAATATCTATTAAAGCTTGGAATTATATTATTCTTGAATTCCAAATTTTGATATAGTTCGACAAATCTATCCAACTTCAACTGGAATGATCTATCCATTATATCAGTTTCAGATACTTCTTTATCAAAGTATTCTTTAAGTTTAAGGTTCTCGATCAGTATATTTAGTCTGCGAGATCTTATATTTTCCGCTCCAAGGAGTTTCTCTCTAAACTTAAGAGTTTCTCCTATAATGACACGCTGTAGTTCGCAGTATGCCAAAGTTGGTTCAAAGAAATCTCCATTTTCTACATAGTTTTGGAATGGACAGCCAGATTTGCATATTAGTTTAGCATCGCATCCGTTACATCTATCCAATTCAAATTTAGCATATGTAGCTTTCTCTTTGACTCTAGTTTCATCTATACCAGTATAGATATTGCCAATGATCATCTCTTTCAATTCTTCTAGATTAGTTGTAGGGAAGTTATGACATGGATATACATCACCATTCCAGTCAATACATGCCCATCTATTATTTCCTATATGACACATAGTTGTGTCAGTTTCATCTGGCTCTAACACATTACCTAGAATATCATCAATATATTTAATATTGATATTTCTAGAATTGTCAGTATCGTTCAGGATATTGCAGTACAACTCCAATAACTGAGTGAATTGTTTTCTATATTCTTCTAGAGATTCTTTATCCCACTCTAGATCAGATGCTGGGATTGGACAAATATTATTAATACCGATACCTAATAACATCTTAACTCCATCTGTAAGTTTACTTACATTCTCTGGAGTAATAGTCATTCTAGCTTCGATAAGATGAGCTAACCCAGAATCGATCAACTTTTTAATATTAGATATGACTCTATCAAAAGAACCATTATCTGCATGATCTACCCTATGAAGATCATGTACTTCTTTAATACCATCAACAGACGCTAGGATAAATATATCATTATCATCGATATATTCAATCATCTCATCTGTAAGAATAGTCATATTACTTGTAATACCGAATCTTACATTGTATAGTCTATTCTCATTCTTATAATCACAAATAGCTTTGATGACTGGCCAATTTACCATAGGCTCCCCACCAAATAGATTATAAGTTATATTAGAAGCTCCTGGGTTGTATGACTTTTTAAAGATATCTAATGCCATCTCTACAGTCATATCAGAGCTTCCCTTATCCTTTTCAAAACAATAGTGACATGCTAAATTACATTTGTTAGTTATAATCATTGTCACTGAATCAAGATTGCTGTATACTTCTTCGAACTTTTTCATCTATCCTCCAAAAAGATATAGTCAATGCAGTTATTGCATTGACTATATTATTTTTTATTACAATCGTAATGCTGCACCTGTCATTTGCCATTTATTATTCGTATATACATACAGCATCAAATCTCCAGTATGATAGAAGATATCTTTATTATTTTCTGGTCGTTCAGGATATGCTGAACCAACTGTAATTCTAATACCTCCAACTCTAGTAGCATTGTCTGCTAAATCGGCTCTTGGTGTATGATCTGCTTCTTTAGCATGCTCTGCATTAATTGCATTTGTTGCAGTATCAGCTCTAAGAGCTCTATTTGCCATATCAGATGATGCAATGCCAGATGGTAAATCTTTTAAATCATTATATGATCCAGTAAAGGCTACACGATTAAGAGTACTTTTGAAGGCATCAAAGATAGATTTATCTACTTTACTATTGATTATTGAAGTTAAATTACCACCAACTTGATTAAGACTCTCATTTAAAGGTCCCATTGCGGTTGCAAGTTTATTATCCACATATTCTTTAGCTGTATCTAGAGTGCTATTCCATTTAGCACGATCAGCTGGAGTAATATGTAAATCTGCATTATTTACGTGAGCATTAAAATCAGTTTTAGAAACTTTACTATTTAATAGCTCTATAAGACTAGGTGCAAGCTCTTTGATTGTGACCTTATTCTCTTTATTAAAAGCCATTATAAACCTCCTTTATAATAATAAAATTTAATCTAATGTTGAGGGTGGGTGTTTTTATACCCCTCCCCACATTAGATTAAAGGAGGGCTTAACTAATGGCAAAACGTATAGCTAAGCATATTTCTGACCCAAAAGATATCGAATTTCTTCTAAATCTAACAGAAGAGCAAGGGTTGAAATTGTCGTTTATAATGGAAACTTTTGGTGAGTTTAAAGGTAAAGTAAGATTTAATACCTACGACACCATTACTATACCAGCAGGCTCGTATGGAAGCGAAAAGAAAAAAAATAAAAACTCATTCACTACTACAGTAGGGTTATGGGTATTTAATAAGGTATTTATAGAGAAAGATTTATTTGATATTTTTGGATATATTAACGAGCCTATCACTAAGAAGATGTATGGTAAAATTAATAATGAATTGGGATATGCAGTTCTAGAGGAAAGAATTCCATTGGAGGCATTAAAACGATTCGTACTGAAATCTGAAAAATTCATGCCATATGTATCCGTTCTAGCTAACGGATATAGCATGAAGCTTCTAACTATAACTAAGATTATAGCTAAAGCTAAAGTAGATCTTGTTAAGAAATATAGAAAAGAGCTAGATGCTGGAGATCCTAACGCTGTAATCAAGATCCAAGAAGAGCTTCTTAAACTAGCTAAAGAAACTTTAAAAGATGATGTTGGTATTGATACATACAATTCAGGTGCTCGCGGTAACTTTAATAATGACTTTAAAAACATGTTTATCATGAAAGGTCTAACTAAAAACCCTGATCCTAACAAGGGATATAATATCATTATGTCTAACTATGTAGACGGTATCGCTAAAGAAGAGTATGCAGACTTTGCAAACTCTCTAGCCGAAGGTCCATATTCCCGTGCCGCTAAAACTGAAGTTGGCGGTTATTGGGAAAAGCTTATGCTCCCAGCATATCAGCATATTAAAATAGGTAAAAAAGGATCTGACTGTGGTACAAAACGTACTATCAAAGTGAAATTAGATGATAGCAATATTGGCGATTATATGTATAGCTATATTAAAGAAGGTGGGAAGCTTATTGAACTAAACAGCCAAAATAGATCTAAATATTTAGGCAAAGAAGTTCAATTAAGATTTAGCTCACTCTGTGAAGCTAAAGATGGTATTATATGCAATGCGTGTGCAGGAGATCTATTCCATAAACTTGGTATAGAAAATATAGGATCTGCTATGCCACAGATAGGTTCTCGTCTTAAAAATATTGCCATGAAGGCATTCCACGATTCCCAGGTAGTTATGACTGAAATGGATCCAGATAAAGCGTTTGGTTTTGATAAATAGAGGTTTGATGATGTTAAAATATTCCGCTAATTTTTTAGAAAACTTTAGAGTTATGAGAGAGAACTCTATTCTTAAAAGTAGAATGATGGTAGTGCTAGATATAAATGAAAAGCAATATAGGGATTTATATCTTGAATATAATAAATATAATAATATTGCTCGAAAACTTGATGTGTCGCCAGAGTCTATTATAGAAGACTACAACTCTGGTCAGGACATGTTCAAGATATATGGTAGATCTAAGTTCTTTACCAATATCGGTGCTATATATAAATTCTTAAATAACTCTTTTGTAAATTATAGATTGAACGAGAATGTAGATGAACGCAATAAGAAACTATTCGAATTGGTTGATATTAAGATACAGCCAGGTTCTATGACATATGAGACATTCGGTATAGAATATGGCTATACAATAGATACTATTAAATGCATCAAGGGTTGGATTCGCAGACATAACGATAAAAAAGAAGACCCTACAAAACCTAAAAGAAAATCGCCAACTAAAGGAACTAAATATAAGTCTATTGATGTAAGAGACTGTAATTTTATTGACGATCCTGAAGCATGTGCTACTCTAGCTAGAGCATTTATCGGACTAGAGAATGGTAAAAGTAAACGTCATATTGGCACAGTAGAAAAGCTAAGCCCTAGATTGATGAATAGATTAGAATCTGATATGATTCTATATAAGAAGTCTCCATTTCTAAAGAAGGCCGTATCATTAATCAAAGAAGGTATGTGTACTATTAGAGAAATAGAAGAGCAAACTAAAACCTATAAAATTCTTAACTCTATATCCAGAAATACATATGCTATAATCCGATTAGGAATACATCCAAAAGAGATTTTATTGAAAGAGAATAGAAGAGCAGTCGGAGAGTATTTTTACAATGGAGATAGAACCTACCTGGATAGAATAAGACGTCAACGGTCTATATATCAAACAGAAAGATTCTTAAGGGGTAATGATGCTGAATATGATAATGATGTCAATATTATAAAACACGTTGCATCTAATTCCATTAAATCTGCTATGAATAAGTTTGGTAAAACTGAAAAAGAGATAAAACATATTATAGATAAATATTATATACATGAATAAATATAAGGAGGATTTATTTCAAGATGAGCGAAAAAGAACTATACAAAGAGTTTCAAGATGGCAAGCTACTAACAGAATTAAGTGAGAAGTATAATCTCCCTATTCAGACAGTAGTAAAGATCATCTTCAACCACAAGAAAGGAGCGGATTGCAGTAGATATCATACACAGGCATCTAGAAAGGATACTGTGTATAAATTTTTCGGCCTCTTTGTCGTAGAGGAAATGTCCATTTCTGATATTGCTTACAAATATAAGATTGATGAAGATGTTGTTATTGGATGTCTTAAACGTTTAACTTCTAGTGAGACCACCCCTAAAGAGATGGTTAAACTTATTATTGAACGTTATATGAAAGACAAAGGCGTAACAAAATCTGAGGCTCAAAAAGTATTTGAAGTCAAAGAAGAAGGATTATTGAAACGTATTTTAAAGAGAGGATAGACCTATGGGAGAGTTAAGAATCAGAACAATCCAACCTGATAACCCGGATTATGAGTATACTACTACATTAGAAGTATTAGATCTGGAAAAAGAACGTGCTCGTGGTTTATCTCACGGTCGTGATTTTATAATCACTGAGCCACAAGGTATCAAAAAAGATGTCAAATCGGATTCATCTATATTCTCTAGTAAATATGGAGAGTCTGTACTAGACCAAGATGCATACAAAGATAGATACAGATGTAGCTGTGGACATCTTAGAGGTGCATTGTACAATGGAGAAGAATGTCCTACATGTAAGACAAGAGTTAAATATGTAGATGATGATTTCTCTATCTTTGGATGGATAGTCTTACAGCATGGATATAAATTAATCCATCCAAATCTATTTGAAGTACTTAAAAGCTTTATCGGCGGTAAAGTACTAAGTTCTATTATTAAATACACTATCGAGGCAGATGAAGATGGTTTCGTTAAAGACAAAGTAGTTAAAGAAACTAGTCCATTTGCTGGTATTGGTATGATAGAGTTTGCTCAACGCTTAGATGAAATATTAGAATTTTATCGTAAGAAGAATAAGAGCAATCAAAAGAAAATGGAATTATATCAGCATCTTATGAATAATAGGGAAAAAATATTGACTGATAGCATTCCAGTTTATACCCTATTCTTACGTATGGCGAATGTGAGTGGAGATCAGTTCTCATTCACTAAGAATAATAAGTGGTATAATAATTTAGCATTGAATATGGGTCTCATCAATGACCAATCTACAAGCGTCAATAGACGTAAGAAGAATAAAAATGAGATTCTAGAAGATATGCAACTCACCTTGCAGGAAGTATATAAAACTATTATAGATGATATGAAAGGTAAGATGGGTGCAGTTCGTAGTGTAATGGCTGGACGATTTAACTTTACTGCACGGGCAGTAATTGTACCAGATGAGACACTACGAGTAGATGAGATTAGATTACCATATGCGGCATTAGTAGTTCTAATGGAACAAACGCTAATCAACTATATGGTTAAGACCCTAGATATGAGTTACTCTGATGCACATAAACGTTGGTTTAAAGCTCAAATAACTAGAGATGAGTTTGTAGTAAAAACTCTTAATGAAATTATACGCTCATCTGACAATAAGCGTGGTATTTCGTTTATGATCAATCGAAATCCATCTATTAACTATGGTTCAGTATTGCATATGTATTGTATTGGTATAAATGATAACTTTACAATGTCTATGCCATTACAAGTATTGAAACCATTGGCTGCAGACTTCGATGGTGATTGTATGAATATAACTTATATCATAAATAAGGAATTTGAATCAGCTCTAGAAGATTCTATGAATCCTAGAAATGCAATGATGATTTCTAAGAATGATGGGATGTTCAATCAATCACTAAATCATATCAAAGACACATATGTGAATCTTACAGCTCTTGTAACGAGTGCTAGAGATTCATATACAAAAGAAGAGCTTGAAGAAATCGAAGCTCTAAAGTCTTTGTAATTCTATAGATAGTTATTCATATATTATAAAGGTGATAATATGCACATTAATGACATATTATTAGAGCAGAGATTCCAAGTATTACTACGTACGAGTAATATAGTTGGAGCTACCGCTCTTTTAGCCGATACCTACACTGGTATAAAGATTCCGTGTAGAGTATCTGAGATCTCAGTAGAGGGAGATCTCCATTTCTATCACTACTGCCCAGAAGAAGAGCCAGGATACGAATGCATCGATGGCTTTTATCCTGGCTTGGGCGGTAGCAATTCATTAGAAGCCATCGTAGTAGAGAAAGGGTGTCTATAGTGGGTCCTAATGATAGTCCAGCAGATTTCTAATATGGCCAATATCCATATTAGAAGATTACTGAAAAAGGAGATATAGATCAACTATCTATATCTCCTTTATTTTTTTAAGGAGGTGAAATTTTTTTGTTAGAGAAACGTAAAAATGTATTCGTTCCGGATAGATATGATATAAGCGATAATGAAGATATCCCTATACTTATTGAGGAGTTTGTAAATGATGGAGATCATCATAGTCATATAGCTAAAAACGAAACACATATAGAGAATGAAGACAAAGCTGGGAGAATTCATAAGCATACTGAAAATTACACCAATCCTAATACGGACTTTAATAAAGGAAGATCTATAGGGACAGGAACTTATAGATATAACGAAAGACTTAGAGTAGATCCTAATGGTCCTAGTACTACAAAGATAACTACATATACCAATACATCATATACTGGAGATGAGTATATAGATTATGATGATCCACCGCCACTTTCTATAGATGATAGTGAGCATATCCCAGCTCCTGTAATGCCTAAAGCTAAATTTGGAGTGCAATATGATTTTGACCCTAGTAAACTAGTTCCAGTAGAGATAGGACGAATATTAAATAAAGGGCTATTAAAAAATTTATGTATTCCTAGTGCGAGTCATGCATACTCTATAGGGGTTGAGTTCTTTAAGAAGTATATATTATCTAAGTTTGACGCTAACTATTTCAAGACTGTATATATAGATGGCAAGCACTTATTTGATGACTTCTCTAGAATCAATGAAAGAGAGCTAATCAAAAGAGGCAAACCAGCTATAGCATTCCTACCTAACATAGTTACAGACTTTAATAGAGATGGTATAGATGCTACACTACATGATCTAAATTATTATGCCAGAACCTTCACTCATAAGGAAGCATTCTTCAGAGATCCAGAAAAAGATCTATATCTAGGAATAGAATTAGATCAGTTGCTATTTAACTTTGCTGTAAAGATTAAGCTTAATACAAGAGCTAAGCAACTAGATGTAATGCGATATCTTAAGATAGCATGTAAGATTGGAGCAACCAGCGGATTCTATACTGATATGGATATGCATGTTCCTTACGATATGCTATATACATTAGCAGAACAAGTTGGATTTGATGTTAATCCTAACCTTAAGGTAATTAAAGAGCCAGTTAAGTTCTTGATGTATTTAAATTCACATTCAGATGTGCCATTCACATATAAACTTAGAACTATAAATGGAAGAAGTGAATTCTTCTTACGTGCAACCAATATGTATGTGCACATCAGAATTCCTGATATTAGCATAGATGACGGAGAGCGACAAAATCAAGTAAGCTCTAATTACTATATAGAGTTTAGTGCTGAGATGAGATTCCCTGCTCCTAAAATATATTGTTACTTTAGTATGCAACATAGTAACTTTATGAGATTCACCGAGGAAGGTCAATTACGTACTTATATAGTAAACTTCTCTAATGTCCCAGAAACAAACTCTAAGGGATGGTATCAATTATTATCTACTTCATATCTAGAGGAGGATAAATCTAAACCATTAGAAGTTTGTATTGGTGATATATTCAAATCTGATATTAATATCATGCGTGTTATAGACTACTGTAAAGAGATATATCTATCCCCATCAGCATTCTTAGATGTAAAGATATTCAATAATAATCTAGAGATGGATGGAGATATAGATTGGTGTAAATTATGTATGACTACACATAAGAAACCGGATCATGAATTATCCAATATAGTAGTATATCTAAATAGAGAGTTCTTTAATGATGCTCTAATGACTATAGATAATGGTATCAAATCTAGAATAACAGATAATCAAGTTACGGATAATAATGCATTTATCGATCCAGATAAGAGACGCCAGTAACATAGAAAATATCCCCATAGGAGTTCAACTCCTATGGGGAATCATTTTGTCATAATCGTTTTCTTTTGATGTATATTATAATGGTAATATAGTAATCAATTTCAATCACTAGAATTTGTTCCAATAGGAGGAATTACCATGCGACAACTTACTGAAAAAGAAAAAGAAGTATATGAAAAATGTTTAAAAGTATCCCCAGCATTAGCTGAGGGATTTCTAGAAAACCTCAGAACAGCTGATGAGGTTTACTTAAAGTTTAAACAAAGACAAAAAGAAATTCGGCAGTATGATGAAGAACAAATAAGAGCTGGTAGATAAACCACCAGCTCTTAATTTTTTCTAGTTATAGTAAGTTAGAGTATAGTCAAATGTAATATTTTGACCGCTACCGGAGCAGTAAACAACCACTAGGGTGTTTGTTTTTTTTACCCATATCTCGCCTATACTACCGTTAGGATTAGTAGTGGGGGTAATAGCAACAGCAAATGATGTATTACCAAAATCATGACTGATAATAGTACCATCAGTACCATTGAATATACCAGTACCAACTAAGAAGCTAGACATATTCTTTTTAAGATTTAAGTTCTCACGTTCTTGATCTGTAAAGAATCTATTATTAGCATCTTGTTGAATAATAGTTGGAGGTAGACTTTCTGGTAGATGATAGTTATTAGCACCAGTTTCAATAGAGTCTAGCTTAGCTTTATCTTCTTTAGAAAGCATACCATGTTCTGTAGTTGTAGCTAATACACCTTTAGCTTTACCATTCCATTCAGCAATTTGATCATCTGTAACAAATCTATTATTAGGATCTTGTTTAATAATAGTTGGCGGATGGAATTCTGGATGTAGATAGTAGTTAGCATTAACTTCAATAGTATTTAGTTTAATCTTATCATATCTACTCATTAAACCATCTAAGCTATCAGATGCAAGATTTCTATTAGCTTTATTAGACCAATCGGTTTTCTCTCTATCTGTAACAAAACGATGTGTTTCATTTTGTTTAATGATTTGTGGATCTAACTCGTTAGGTAACTCGAAGTTAGTAGCACCATCTTCAATAGAGTCTAGTTTATACTTATCTTCTTTGGACATCAATCCATTGAATTGATATGTAACCAATCTATCTTCGGCTTTAGCATTCCAATATACTTTTTCAGTATCAGATACGTGTCTGATGTTAGGATTATCAGGATGCACATAGTGGTTTGCATGTTCTTCAATAGTTTCTAATTTAGCTTTATCTGCTTTAGACATCTTACCATCTATAGCAATAGTCGCTAAAGGAATAGAGTTAGCAGAAATAGGAATCCAGTTATTACCATCATAACGATAAGTTACATTATCTTCATTACATGTAACAGTCCAACCCTTTTGAGGAGATGGATATGTAGTGAATAATTCATCATAAGAATCAACAGATGCTTTCCAGATATTATCATATTGCAATCTAGCAAAACGATTATCTATCTCTTCTCTAGTATACTTATTATCCCAATTCATTCTATCAGATTGATTGATATGAATACGTTTATCTTGGATATGTCTATTAGCAACAGAGAATGCAATATTTACTTTTTGTTGCGCACCTTCTTCGGTTTCTTTAGCATCCCAATTAGCTCTATCTGTAGTAGATACATGGATAGCCGCATTAGATACGTGGCCAGAGATATTATTAGTCATACCAACAATAGCATCTTTTTCCTTTACGGTAAGATGGATTTGTTTATTACTAATATGACCATTCAGTTTAGGATAGTTAGCAACTATCTCATTCAGCTTCTCAGCTGATAAATTCATAGATTTAACTTTGGTACCAGTTGCACCGGAGAATACAACAACTTCCCCGTCTTTTACCGAACTGGTACCTATAAATTCAGATCTATCTAGTATCTCAGGTTTAGACATTATAATCCTCCTTATTTAAGTGCTGATACGATCTGCATAGCATTTACTGATCTTTGAGCAATCTCTCTTAGAGACTGTTGTTTTTCCTCAAGATCTTTTTGTTCGAAGACATCTATATTAGCATATTCAGCAGTAATGAATCCTAGCAACTCTCCGTTAATAGAATCAAATATACCAGTGAATAGACAAGTCTTCTCTTCTTCATTTAATATAATCTTAGAGATAAATGTATCGACTAAGCTTATATCTTTTTTATATACAATAAACTCCTGCTTGGATACCAAGTCAGGAACTAAATCTCCTAATATACTTATAGGAAGATCTTTATGCTCTTTAATAAGATGGCATGTGTTATTACCCATCTTAGTAAACTCGCATATACATGATGTTTTTAAAAATGGTACACCCTTAGTGGAGTGAGTACCATTATGGAATAAATATAGAGCTACTCTATCTGCATGGATTTCAGTAAGTAGTTCTCTACATGTATACTTAAGACTATTATTAATCTTTAAGTATATCTTCATAACATCTTGCTCTTTTCCAGCAATAATATTATTAGTATCTCCCCTGATAGAGTGAAGTTCTCTAGCAAGCATATCTAGCTTACTCTCTATATCAGGATCAATTTTTTTACTGTCTTTAGTTACATACTTCACCAAGTAAATTATTACAATAAAAAGGAAGATGACTATGATTACCATAGTCATCAACCCGAATACATATGGACCGAATTCATTTATTGTTTTTCCTAGTGTATGTAATAGCTCCAATGATTCAGCAAGCATACATTCACCTCCAAATGAATTAGTCTATAGCCTTTTTAATTAAATATGCAGATCCTAAAGCAACAGCTGCAGTTTCAATAGTTTTATGAACTCTATTTTCTTTTTTTACTTTTTTGAGTTCTTCATTTAATTCTCGTTGCTTCTCATCCATAGATAGCTTATAAGCCGCAATTTGACGATCAGCTATATTAGTCACATCAATAGTCAATTCTTGACCTTCAGTGATTTTAACTGTTCCATCTTTTTCTGTAGTAGAAGTAGATGTAGTTTTTAAAGGCACATCATAGGTCTTATCATTGTATTTTATTTTAGCACTCGGTGCATCTTTTCTAATATCCACGTCAGCATCATTAGGGGATAATTTTGGCACATACTCGATTCGAGTCTCCTTTACTGAATTCACTGTCTCAATTACTGGTTTATTCTTTTTCAAATCATCTACTGCCTTTTTGACATGAGAGATTTCATTAGATAATTCCTTATCCATATTCATTTTAAGATAGTGAATTTCGTCATTGGCATCCGTAATGTGTTGCCTAAGTATGATATATGTAGATATAGCACCGATAAATAGTGCAGCTATTATAATTAGTATTATAGATATTAGTTTTCCGTGTTTAGAAGCAAACTCTTTTACATTACTCAATCTTTTCATTAATTTCTCCTTCATTATTCTATCCACTCTTCATGTCCATCTGGATATACTAGGTGTCCTTCTGCATTAAATCTAGGTATCTTACCAGCAGAGTTACCAACATCTGTTAATTTAACAAAGTTAGCATCAATTCTATCACTAAGAGCATTTAGAGCATCGTTATCATATACCCATTTACCCCATTCGGTAGTATGTCCTTTAAATTTAGTTCTATATACCCTGATTAATTTATCTGGATTAGCCGTATGTGGTACATATTCTTGTATTGTATTACCATCAGCATCTAGACTTACTCTTAATATACCATAATTGTATACCTTGGACCAATCAATTCCACCAACGTTGCCACTAGCATTTGATACTTTATAGATACCATATGTACTAACGTTTTCCCAGTTAGTATTGTCGGCTGTAAATACATTTTGCTTTATCTCATTAGTTTTAAAGTTATTAGTAATAGCCTCAGTTGCCCCAAGCTGTGAAGATAGGCTAGTAATCTTTTTCGATAAAGATACTGTATTTGGTGTAAATCTCCATTTACCCCAGCTAGTATCAGTACCATTGTCCACATAGTATACACGATGAGCAGATATATTATCATATTCTATATCTCCAGGATCATGAGCAAAATATGCTTGTAGGACTCCTCGTTGGTCATCTCTACTATTTGATACTATTAAGATACCATGAGTAAAGATCTTTCTATTATCTGAACCAGTCTCTGGAGCGTTAGAGTATGCAAATATTGGAGATGAAATTTCATAAACCCCAGGTTTTGTAATGGAGTTCCAATCATTTATAGTTCCCAAAGAGCTAATAGATCTAGCACCACTAAACTTATCTAACTTGATAGTATCAAGGCGTTTTTTATTTTCTTCCGCAGTAGTACTTGCAGCATTCAATTTAGACGTTATTGAATCTATATCATCCATTGTTAAAGGATGACCTACATTGCCATTATCTGCACGCATTAATCCATTAGAGTAAGCTCTACTCCTAGAAACGCGATATGCTACAAACTCTATTACATCTCCACGTTCCATAGTATATCCAGAAAGACGTATACTTCTATTAGCAGAATCAAATGTAAAGTTAGCGCCATCGATTAGTTTAATACCATTATAGAATACATCCATTCTATCTGTACCGGGATTGAAATTCAATGCCGAATAAGATATCCTATCTTCGTTACCAGTCGCAGTATAAGTTAAGCTACCATGATCTATTAGATAAGGTAAGCCATTAGTTATATAGAATCTTCGTGTAGTAGAATCAAACTGAACCGCCATCTCATCATCTCTATGGATCATGTTGGCTCTAACAGGACCAGTTCCGGCCCAGATAGGATATCTAGTGCCTCCGACATTTAAAGTCGGATTATTTCCTACATCGGTATGGAATCTTACTAGTATGATATTTCCATCAAGAAGATTATACTCTCTTGGTAGACTAGTATTCATATTTACATTATCATCAATAGTGACACAACGAGTTATTGCTCCGCTGCCACTATCAATCATTCCAGTTACGGAATCATATAATCCTTTAAGAGCGGCACTTGTAGCTACAGATGAAGCATCATTTACATTATAGCTATTGGAATATTTGGCCAATCGATCGATAGGGATAGTACCTTTATTGATATATGCTCCATCTATTAAATTCATAGAACTCAATTTAGGAGCCATTGTATTATATACAAAATAGAAGTTAATAGTACGTCCTACTTCTACTTCTTCATTGAATATAATCTCATTACCTTCTAATGTATATCTATTAGGATAGATTTGAACTGTTCCTATAAATACTAGCATTAGATTAGGGTGGTTGAAGTAGTCATCATTAGGCACTGGAACTGTAAATCTAGTGCCTTTCTTTTGAACTATAATAGAATCAAAAGATGATGCTATTTGAGAGATCTGTCTAATCTTAGCCTCAACAGTTTCTCCATCTTCTGTATATACATTAGATGCAACCGTCATAGGAGCAAATCTCTCTCCATCAATAGTGATGGTAGTTGGAGTTACGTTTCTAATATCCCCAAGTATATGCTCTATTTCACTGGAATCATTTACTGGAACCCAGTTTTTAATTTTAGTATAGATATAGAATTGATTGGTAGATTGTACATAGTAAACCTTGCTTTCACTAACGTTATCTCCTAATGCAAATCTATTACTATCAGATTGTATTACTTGGAGTTTAGATGTCTTCATACGGGTGTCATATGAAGTATCATAGAAAGCCTCCGATGTATCAGTAGTATAAATGAACTGACCTTGAACTATACTAATGGTAGCTACATTAGGCCGTTCTCCTGATATATATCTTAAAATAGCCATTTATTCATCTCCTTAGATTAAGTATGTGAACTTGCCGGTGGCTGAGTTGGAGTACTAGATGCATCCCCTACATTTGAAGATCCGGCTACTGGTTGAGAACTAGGTGCGGTTGTAGTACTCGGTGTAGATCCAGTACTAGAAGGTCCAGATGCTGGTTGAGAACTAGATGGTGTTGCTGCACTTGTAGTAGATCCTGCACTAGAAGCACTAGCTGATGGGCTAGGACTAGGTGTTGCTGTAGTTGTACCACTAGTACGTCCAGTAGTTGGTCTAGGCGTTACAGTTCCTGCAGCTTCAGATAGTGTAATACTATCATCATCAATCAATGCATCTTTACCAACAAAGCTTGGTGCTACTTGATAGAACCATGTAACTCCACTATCATACGTAATTAACTTAACTAATTGAACTTCACCGTTCTTAGATGCTATAATACGTTTAGGCAATTTGATTTCAACATCATCAGGTCTTATAATAGAAATCATAAATGCTTTACCATCTAAGTTAGTCGGATTAAGCGCTAAGATATATTCTTGATAGCTGTTTGGACCACCCTTAATTCTAAATTTAGGACTTCCAGTTTGTAGAGTGAAATTATATACTCTCCAAGGAGAAATCTCAATATCAGCACCAGCTGCAAGATTTTGGTATGCCTCCGACGGAATATTATTTCTATAAGTTTCTTTACCTTCTAGAGTTCTAATTCTAGGGAATGGATCTTCAGCATTAAGTAAACCATCTACTTTACCTTTAATGAGGTTAAAGCTGTTGGTTAGAGTATTAGTAGTAGACTCTAATTTAGAAATATTCTTAGTAAAGTTAGGAACAGCCTCAAGAGAATCAACTCTAGTAAACAATCTATCTAACTTATCAGAGATTCCAATATTATCAAATGCTGCAAGTCTATCATTTATGACTCCCATTGCAGCTGTATTAGTATTCTTATATGCAATAAGATTATTAATAGATTCATCTACTGAATTAGTGCGAGCTTCTCTAGCATCTTCCATTCTAGTGATATTTTGTTTAATAGCATTTATCTGAGCGCCATAATCTTCGGCTTGTTCTAAATTAGCTATACGTTGAAGTAATGCATTTAATTTTGGTCCTAGATCTTCTTTTGCAGTTAAAGTTCCCAAAGTATTTTCTAGAGTTTGTACTCTAGGAGTTAAATCTTCTTTAGCTTCTAATCCTAGAAGTCTAGTATCATATTGGGTTGATTTCTCATTCAGTGCAGTAATAGATTGGATGTTATTTTGTACCTTATTTTTTAATGGTCCAAATTCTCCATTGATCTCGTCTAATACTTGTTTATTAGAATCAATATCTCTATGTAAGTTTAATACATCTGCATATCCATCAGAGATAAGTTTAACTCGCTTTACATCTTCTTGTAGTTGAGCAAACTTAGCTGCATCTGGAGGAGCATTATGCTCTAATACTCTCACTCGTTCTAATAGTCCAGTATCAGTTCTAGGAACCCATTTAATTAGATTACCATCTTTAACCGCATACGTATCATTTTTTGCTGCAGTGAATCCACTTACCTCAACAACCCCATCGAAGTTGACAATAGACATATTATCAAATCTTACGTTAGGTGCATAGTATTTCTTATTGGATTCATTCAAGAGTTTGATATTAAATTTTTGAATCTGTTTGATATACTGAGATAAATTTACTGGTCCTATACCCTCAATATTAAATGTCAATTTTGAGATATCCATCCCATCTTGTACATATGTCATAATATTTTGAGTGATATCATGAATTATAGTTTTATCTTCAGCAGATACTACATATAACTTGCCTGTAGTATAGTCAAAAAGAATTTCTTTCTTTTCAGCTAAAAACCTAGAGTTATAGTCGAGAGGTATAACCGGAACCCGTAGGCTGTTATAATTGGATTTTGCCATCATTTACCCCCTTAAAAAATCTTAAAATTACATTAATGTTCAGAATAGGAGCTATGACCGTCAAGGCCATAGCTCTTATTCATGCCTAAATTAATCGTTTGAGGTATGTCTGATTACTTTATCTTTATTGTATTTTTCACTATTAGTCTCATAATTTAATTGAGGTAATGGTTTCTCAAATACAGGTCTATCTTTTTCCAAAAGTGCCTCTTCGTTTTGAGCATTATGGAAATCTGGATCGAATCTTACATCCTTATCTTCTTCATTTATACGATGATTGATTTTAGGATTCTCTGTATTATCTGCTATCAATACATTAGAAATATACATACTGCTATCAGAATCATCTAAAGATTCATCCTTATTCTTAACTATTATACCAACAGCGCCATTCAATAATTGATTTTTACTAGGTCTTGTTTGAGTTTTATAGAAGTTGAATTGAGGAGATGCTACTATAACAGTATAGTTTTCTAATTCTCTCACGCTAATAAATGTAGATACTTCGTTAGATGGACTAGTAGTCGATATCGATGCTTTAACTCCATTAGCGATAAATTGACTTATATTAATTTGAGCAGAGATTTTAGATGCATCAGATGGATTATAGAATTCTATATTCTCTAAACCAGCTCCGAATACAGTACCATCACTTTCCATAGTCAACTGATGGCCTCCTCTAAATGAGTCAAATCGTGTATGATCATATTTATCATTTTTACGATCATAGAATTCGCTCATAGGCACTGTATCTATAGAAGGAATTGCTGGTATAGAAGGAACAGCAAATTCTAATTCATTATATCCACAGAACTGCATAGCTGTAATTCTACGAACAATGTCTTTTCCAGTTCCACTATAGCCACTACAGATAGTAACTATGATCTCTCCTACATTGTCTGGAGCAATCCAGTAATGGGTTCCTTTAGTTATATAGAGCTGTCTATTATCTAGAGAAATAGAGCTGATATCGCTATAGATCTCTTTGAAGTCAGTATATAGATCATCAGCCTCTGTATTGCCATCACCTTTATATACGATAACTGTCGAGTGTCTATCTGAGTCAAACTCTATTTTAAATCTATAGAATTCATCTAAGAAGTTTTGACTTTCACTAGCAGAGTATGCGATATTGATAAATCCATTTTCAGGTATAGTCAACTTATATTTCATACCAGGAACTACTTTCATAGTTTTGATAATTAGACGTTGATAGAAGCTCTTTCTGTAGTTTCTACCATAAGTCATATTAGTATCATTATCCCGTTTAGGTAGGAATCCTGGTACAAATTTAGGATCATTCAATGCATTCTCTGTAGGAATACTCTTATATGGAATAGATGCTATATTAAGCTCTCTAAAATGAGTATGTCTTTCAATAGTATCTGCTACATTGGCTGGTAGTACAAAGCTAACTTGACCTAAAGTATAGTCTTCTTCTCTAAAGTATCCTAAGCTATCTACAGCTCTAGAGACTGGAGCAATATATGCAGCAGATGCAATAGTTTTGACTTCTATCATATCTACTCCATGAGGGATATTTAGAGTATACTTACCAGCATCAATATATCTATGAGTTGTAGTAACCATTTCATATTTACTTCTATTCGTAAATGTGCTAGTATCGTATGCATAGATAAATGGAAGACCATTATTTACATTATTACCCAAATAGTGAGCTCTGATAATATCATTAATAATAGCCTCTTTAGATGTGTCAGGTACAATATGACCTTCTAGGTCTGTTATATTTGTATATACATTGAAGAGTCTATTAATATCTTCATTAGTGACTTGATTCATGATTATATCATAATCAGAGTTAATATTTTTATATCTAGCTAGCTCTTCTATCTCTGGAGTATAATCCAGAATGAAGGTATTGAATCTAGTTTGAATATCATTCTTCAGTCTGATGATATTATTAGCAATATTCATAATATTGTCTCGGTTTATCTTCTTACCATTGACAAACATAAAATACGATTTATTAAACATCGCATGTCCAAGATCACTTCTATTTAGATATAGATATCCTCGTTCATTGATCATTGGATGGTTAACATCTTCACGGCTATTAGTTTTATTACTAGCGTTAGCTATATATAAATAAAGGAAACTAATAGAACGGCCTTTATTTACAGCATCTTCATAGTTCTTAAACGTTATAGTCGCAGCATTAGTATCAATAGTATATCTCTCTGGAGATATAAACGTTTGATTTCTAAATACCAATACAGAATTACCTTGTTTAAGATAGTTATCATAAGGTAATGGTATATTAAAGTTCATCTGTGCATTTACAACAGCATCTACAGTAATATTTTCTTTTTGTATTACTACATAATCAGAATCTATTAAAGTGAAAGTAACTTGACGATCTGTAGAAGTGATTACTCCATCATCTAATAGAGTTATCGTATTACTAGCTTTATCGATAGAATACTGATCATCCCTCAAGAAAGTACTACCAACGTTAACTATGATTTTCTTATCCATAAGCATGGAATCTTTCCAAGGAATTTCAAATCTACGTTGACCATTTTCAGTACATGCTACAGATTTAGTTACAAATGTAGATAGTTTAGATGTATTTACAACTTTACCGATAGTGGCAGCCTCGGAGTCTATCTCTTCTGTATATACAAAGATGAATGAAATAATACGGCCCTCTAGGATAGCATCTTCTGTATTTAGGAATCGTAGATCATTCCCTATGATTTCGAATCGTCGATTATCGATATATGTATCGCCAATTACGCAGAAGAATTTACCATTCTTATTTTCATAATCTCTTAATGGTATAGGGAGTTTGAATACTTTTTGCTTATCTTCTTCAGCTCTAACCTCTTCTATTGCAGTCTTAATAGAAAGATCTTTACCGACCATAAAGTTAAATACAAGCTCTTGTCCAGCATATAGTCCTTGAGTGGTTAATAAATCTAACGTTTTAGCCTTAGTATCTACATAGTATTCATCATCATTCAAGAATACACCATTTCGAATTACAAAGAAACTATTCTCTTCTTCTAAGTATTTAGCATATGGTACAGGGATTTGGAATTTAAGCTGATTATCTAATGTAGCTCTAACACCAACTGCAGAGTAATTGATTTTACGTTTATCTTCGTTGTATACGAATACAAATATAACCGCCGTGCTAGGATCAATACCAGTTTTTTCATTAAACTTGATCTTAGTTTTATTTGGGGATATTGTATAACGTTTAGGGTTTACATATAGACCACGATATGTTACGAAGAAATATCCATTGAATCCCTCAGGATCCCCTTTAGGATATGGAATATCAAAGGTTGTTTGATTTGGAGTATCAGCAAACGTATACTCTGGTTGTACTTTAAGAAGTTGATCTTCTTGTACCCCACCGTATGGGTTGACATCAATATTCTTATTATATAAGAAGATAAAAGTCAATTCTCTTCCATGATCTACATAATCTTCTGGATCTATGAAGATAAGTTTACGTCCAACTACATTGTATCTAGATTGGTCAACCAATACAGATCCTCTAAGTAGAAGGAAATTATCTTTAGTAAGATTATAAGACTTAGTAGGGAACGGAATACCAAATACTGGTTGTCTATCCACTGTAGCTCTAACAGATACTACATCGACTTGGTTAGACTTACCAATAGCAGTATTAGAGAAGTCATATGGGATATAGAATATTTCTACTCTATCACCTTTTTTAGCTACACGTCTAATATGCACACAGATTTGAGTAGCAGCACTATCTTCATCCGGAGTTACTACCATATACATATCTTTGGTCAATAAACGTCCATTATGGAATACCATATAACGATCTTTATTCAAAGCCGGTATAAAGGTTCTATCTACAAAGAATCTCACTTTAGGCTCATTAACTAAGAAGTAGTTATATTTGAACTGATTCTTAGCTGCCATATATAAAGTCTTACCATGATATTTAGGATTTGTGAAAGTAACTACTTTAGTCTCTTTATTAACTTCATAATCCACATCAAAGATAGTTCTCTTATTGAATGGAATAGTCTTATATATATGATCTTCAGTATAGTTAGCAAATACCATAAGGTCATCAAATTTGATTGTAGTATTCTCTATAGTATTATTATTTTCAGTACACTCTACAGTTAAGAAGTTATTATTTACTCCACTGAAGTACACTATCTCAAATAGATAGCTATCATCTATAGCACTAATCTCATCATCGGTTAATGGGATTTCAAAGTTGTTAGATACATATCTGATTCTATGATATTTATCCCATAGCTCACCATCTTTGAAGATCATTACATACGTTTCAGGATGTCTATGATATCCTCTAGGCATAGTGAATACGTTATTATGAATATTTGCTTTAAGCTCACCCCAGAAGTATTCTTTAGAATGAATCCGTAATCGTTTTTCGTAGAGTTCATTAAACAGCTGAGAATTGTATCTACTGATATATCTAATACCAGCATCTACGTTATCATCATATTCTGTATTCCATCTATATTTAAAGTCAAAGTCACGACCTAATGCTACAATATCCATTGCAGGCATGTCATTCTCTTCTTCTATAATAAGAGACTTTAATAGCCCTTTATTGTCTGGAATAGTAATATTACTAATATTATGATTAGTAACGTCACGATAGAAGATCTTCATGATAAGATCATATTGTAAAGGATCTCCATTCTCTACAGTTAAGATATTAAGATTCTTAATTTCAGGATCTAGATCCTTATCGAATAACCCATCTTTCCAGCATAGGGTATTATTCTTAGTCAACTTAAATTTATCATTAATCTCTAAATTATGATTAAGAAGTCTACCACCATTAAGGACTTTAAGTTTTTTATAAACGATATTAAGTTTATTAATATCTAAGCTATATACGATAGGACCGACATCGGATAGTTTACCGTCATTATCAAAACGGAATAGTTCCTCGTAACCTTTGCCTATCTTTCTTTTTTCACTATATGACATGTATGTATATGGGAGATTGACTATCTCCACTTTATGAATATGCATAGGGTCAATTCCCTCTACAGTATCATTATCACATACGATATATGTATATTTAGAGTTGCGGACAATTCTAAACGTAGACCATTTAACATGGTATCCGTCAACAAATAGCATGAATGGATATACTAATCCTTCATCTACTGCATCAGTCATACGTTTATCAAAATTATTTGTTTTAGGGGATAATACAGTTGATCTATATCTTACGCCAACAACTTTAAGTACGTAACCTTCTTTTTCATAGGTTACGTACTTACGAATTCCATTGCTTACATAGTAATTCATTACCTTCCAAGATATATCAACCACCTCAGGGACAAGTCCCTTTTGGATGGATGATATATTTGTTGTAGAGTAATTCTTTAGCTGATCGACATACTGTCTTACCTCATTTCCAGTTCGAGCTTTCACGGAAATCTCCTCCTACAGCTAGTACAGATTTTACATATTCAGGAAGACCACGGTTGGTTACTTTTTCAATAGTAGATTGATTATTCAAATAGCAACCGATATAAGTATTAGTTAGCATTGCAGAGAATGCGGGGAAGTATTCTAATGCGAATAGGGTAGATGGAGTGTACATCTTAACCCAAGTTGTAACGAACCCTTCAGTGGTAAGTTTAGATAACTTAAGGGCCTCACGGATTGTGCCGATGAAAGCATCAATATCCTTGAAGGAATCTTTAGTGATATACATATCCATTAGTTCAACTTCACGATCGCTCATTTTAGCGATATTCTTAGCTACAGAAACAGCGGAAGATGCTATAGGGCCATCTTGACCAGCAGCCAAGATATTTCTAATAAAGTACTGTGCTGCTAAGAACATGCAACGATTGTGGATGTTTTGGATAGTATTAGTCTTAAATAGGTAGTTGATGATATTATTGAATAGAGATGCAAAAGAATATGCACCAGCTCTAATAATATCAGCTTTACCAGTAAGTCTTGCACTATAAGAAGAGAAGTAAATTAAGTTTACAGATGCGTCTAATAGTAGAGCGATTAACTTATCTACTTCTTTGCATTCGAATCTATTATTCTCTTTGGAGATAATGCCAGTGCAATCTACATAGATTACGTATTTACCACTACCACCTTTAATATCCTTTGCAGTAAGAACTCGCATACTGCGATTTAGAGTAGCTCCTTTAGATTCAGTGATACATAGCTTGATAGATTGATGATGCATCATGTCTACCAAGAATGAACCAACTTGACGTTTCTTAACATCGTATGCTATATCCTCAAACTCTTTAGACTTAGTATCTATAATAGTTGTGGCTTTAGCAAAATTAACGATAGACTCTTCATATTCTTTCTTGTAGATATTGAATAGATAGGTCTGATTTATTGTCTTAAACTGTTGCTGTGACATGTCTATCCTCCTATTAGGGCATGTTAAATAAATTTAATGAAATGTTTTTCTGATAAGTTTTATACCCCCTAGGTACATTAAGCACCTAGGGGGCAAAGTTAACTATAAGGCATTCAGGAGATGTGCTCAAATGAATACTTAAACGCTTCGGGTATAGGAGGCAACCCATTACGCAGAACTTCCACGCTTACTATAAAGTTCTAAAATAAAAAAATTACCCATCCCGTTACATTAGACTAAAGAGGAGGGTAGAAATGACTATTTATGACAAATCTAAAGACATAATCGAATTTGCTCCATATACACATGGAGACGGTACTATAAGTGTAACTAGTGTCTTATCGCATATACATGAAGACTACATTGCAGATTGGGCAAATTATCTTGGGTTTAAGAAACAAAGATATCGAGAAACTTTAAATATGTATGCTAGAGAAGGAACTCTGGTTCATAGTGAGATAGAGCAATACCTAAAGGCTGGATCTAACTTCTATGAGTTAGTAGGAAAGCCAATGGGATTACTAGCTTTCGTTAATTGGTACAGAGATGTAAGCGAAAGTGGAAGTGATATAAGAGTAGAATTAATAGAAGCTCAAATGGTAGGGACATATGTATCCGGTACATTGGATGCTCTAATGAAGATAGGAAATGAACTTCATGTAGTAGACTATAAAACGTCTAGTACTATATCATATAAGCATATACTCCAGCTATCTGTATATAAGTACATGCTGAATAAACTTGGATATAATCCGACCCATTTAACTGTACTACAGGTCGATAAGAATAGATCTATATATCATCAATATACAATATCTGCTGATGATCCATTAGTAGATGAGATGATGGATATATTTATCAATACATATAATTCCTTTATGGGAATTAAGAAATTAAGAGAGCTCAATATATCCGATTATCTAGTTAGGAGTAATCAATAATGAAGTATATAATTGCAATAGCTTTTCTTCTTCTATTCTGCATATTATATACATTGATGGCGACTATTATGATTATGATGGAATTATCCAGAGTAGGCATATCAAATCAAAGTCTAGTAATATTAATGATATTACTCATAGCATTTTTCATCATCACTATATTTAGATCTATTTTAATATGAGGTGCATATATGAGTTTAGAAGATTTAAAGATCGTACTAGTTCTAACACTTGGGGTTCTATATTCTATTATGATAGGACTTACGGACTCTGCTAGACTGTTAGAATCTCCGGTATGGTATAATATCTGTTTATTTATAGCACTTATCTTTATGATTTTTGCAGTTACTATACTTTTTTTAACAACTATCACTTAACATCTAAAACTATCCTTCTGATATATGTATTTAAACGAGGAGTAGAGAATGTTATTAGAGTCTTTAAAATCAATTCAAACAGTAGCTGGGTATATCGCTTTAACTGCATCAATCATTGTAGTTGTAATGCTTTGGCCAATGCAAAAAGAACCAGAAGAACTTTATGATATACTGACTGATATTATTGTGCTATTAATATTAATAGCTATACTTTCACTTATTATATGGATTATATTAGCGCCGGTATGGTATGTGTGCTAGAGAGATAAATCAAATGGTTCAGTTAATGCACGCCATATCTAAAACTATCCTTCTGATATATATTATAAATGTGTAATGTGTTTATAACTTATAAAGGAGGAAGTAAAATGTATTTAAATACGGAGTAGAAAATGGAATTAGAAACGTTAAAAACCATTCAATTAGTTGCAGGTGGCATCTGTTTGACCATGTTTACCCTGTTCATGTCATCTATACCTCTAATGTTTTTAGAATCGGTATCGGATGATTTTGATCGTAAGCTAATGGACTTTATTAAAATAACCACATCTGTAGCTATATTTTCATTTATTATATGGATTGCTTCTACTGGAGCAATAATGGATAAGGAGAAACATGACAGAGACGCAGTTAAGTCAAATGATAGAGCTATTACGACCAATTACGATCGTGATGGTATTAGTAGCAGTAGTTTTTATGGCATTAGCATTTACACATCGTAATAGAGGATGTACTACTATGATGCTGATTGCTAATTTTACAGGGATTACAGCCCTGATCTTTATATTTATACTATTGGCATTATGTGCTATGTAGGTGAACTATGGAGCTGAGTGCGTTAAATATAGCGAAAATAATTTTCGGAATTGTGGTTGCTATTATAGTATGGATAATTACACATAAAGACGATCACTCTCACGGTCTATTTTGGGTACTATGGGTTATGCTCATTCTAACTATAGCTGAAATGATTCGTGAGACATTGGAGGCATTATGGGGGATTCTCTAATTATAGAGGCCCAAAGTCTCTATGTAAAGTATCTAAGTCTATTTGATAAATATAGACAGCATAATGATTTCTTTAATAGGATAGTAAACTTTTATAAGATACTTCTTGTTAAGAGAGATATATGTAAGATTATCAATAACTCCCAATGTGAGGAGTTATTCAAAATCTTATTAACCATCTTTAATGGAAAAGAGATAAACGTTAGAGATGAGGAATTTATTATATTCAAGTCTAAGAATAATCATATCATTAATATGGTCTTAGAAGAATATATCACAGAAGATAGAGAGCTATCTGTGTCTGCTAAATTTACTAGATTTGCTGCAGACTTAGAGATAGGAGATACTATCATAATAGATCTTGCTATCGGTCCTACTTATAGAGATCCTAGAGACATATCCTGCGAGGTTATCTTGAAGGTCAAGAAGTTTGATCGAGATGAAAGATATATATTTAATCTTGAGAATTTAAAATCTCAAGATCTATATAATCTTATACTAGCTTTAGTACGAGAGGCTAGTATAGGAGTCTTATTTTATAATGAAGAAGAAATAGAGGGCTAATACCCTCGCTAAGGGAGGAACCAAGAATGGATTGCCGAGTTATACAAAACAACACAAAGAAATTATTAGATGCTACGTATACTATGCTGGTTAAATTAGAGTATATTATCCGTAGTAAGACTGGTAAAGAACGGGAGAGTATTAAGAGATCCCTCGATTTATCATTTAAATTAGATAAAGAAGAACCTAGTCTCAAATATGATAAAGCTAATTTATCTGCTGGAGGAATGAAACTTTTTATTGAATTCGACAAATATAAGATTAGCTTCACTAAGAAAAAAGATGGAGCATATGTAAATGTATGGAACAGCTATGTTTCATATTCTATATCGGAATTAACAAGAATAGTTTCTATTATAGATGGCATCATCTCAAAGAACTATTCTATTCCAGAAGATGTTATTAAGAATGCTCCAAAGCGTAATAATGATTTGGGCTCATTAATAAATATTATAGATGGGGATCGTGTACGAATGATTTCCGCCAACCCAATTAACATGCAGTCAGTAAATATTCGCAATATTTCTGAATTAGCAGAAAAAGCAATCAATGCATGCTCTAAAATGGAGTTGCCAATTCATATCAATAAAAGTACTACTATCACTAGATATGGTAAGACTTTTATTGATTTTACTTTTAGAAAAGTAGAGTATCGCCTCTGTATAAAAGATGGTTTAGTTATAGCCGATGGTATAATAGATACATTCAACATCTGTTCTGCTGCCATAATGACAGAGGCTGTGCGTAATTTAAGAAGAGTATTAACTATGGAGGCTACGCTAGATGACATACGAAGAAAAGCTGAAGAACGTTCTAGCTAAATATTCAGCGATAAAGAATCTAGATAAAAAAGAAATCGGCAGACAGTTAACCAAGGTTATTGGAGATGAACTAGATGTCGAGCTCTTAGCATCAAGTAAAAATATCTTGACGCTATTTCAAGATATTATAACATTCGATGATAAACTTCTCTCTAGACTTAGAGAGACTGATTGGTATGGAGAATGGTTACTTAGTAATGGTATAGTGGTGGGTCCTTATTTGGACCCATCTAACTATTTTGAATATTCTGAGGAAGAACGGTTAACATGTCTTATTCATGGTAAACCAACATCGGAGGAATTCAAATACTCTTTAGAAGATATTATTAAAGAGAACGGTGCTTCTTTTTTACTAAAGGCGGTCAACAAATACTGTCTAGAACATGGATTTTTTAAGCATAAAGATATTGATATGATACCATTATTAACCTATGCCAATTCATATATGGATAAGATGATTGTATCAGCATCCGCTTTGATTATTAATAAAGAGAATGCATTATATCTAGATAAAGAGACCAAAGAGAGTATGCCTTTCCAGGAATCTTTAAAGAAATTTGGTCCATTACCTCAGCTAGAGTGGATATTAATGGATGTGCGTACGCGAGGTAGATAAGATGACTGAAGATCAAGCTAAGAAAATATATTTCGATATTATGGATATATTTGCTATAATCGCTCTAAATCAGAATAATGAAGAGTTTGATATAGAAGAAGAGTTTAGAAAGAAAGGATATACGTTCTAATGAAATATGAAAGTATATTTGAAAGAATCACTGAAAAGGAGCCTAGTAATATTTTTAAAAAGCTCTTATTCAGATATAGACTACATAAGTTCTATAGGTCACTAGAAACTATGTCACCGTCATATGATGATATGATGGAAATGTCTTCTATTATAAAGATATCCGAGCATATCTTTTTCCATCATAATAATATCAAATATTTAGATGGAGATATTTTACCTGTTACGTATACAGAATGTGGGACAGTGTATATAGCGTTTAATCTATCTGATTTTGCTACATGTACTATTGCCCTAATTAAAGGTAAGACAATCAACGTAGAGGTGAAAAATATTACAAATAATAAGATCACTACGAATATCTCATTCAAAGATAGAGAGCTAGATATAGATAACGCATTAGATGAGAAGTTATTTAGCAATATCATCTCTATTATGATGCGTAGCTTTGTAGATCTAATTAAATATTGCCGATCAGTATAAAATTATACTGCTCTTTACAATCTAGTAATAAGAAACAACAAAACTGAGGTCCTTGAAGGACCTCAGTGATTATTTTTTCGGAGATGATTATGGAGAAGGAAATATTAGTAGAGGCCCATATTGCCGATATACATTTCGGTGCATTTGAGCCTTCGAAACAATATGAAATATTGAAAGAGCAATTTATTGATCGTATAAATTTATTAGACTTAGATCTCATTTCAGTTAATGGAGATCTATTCCACCACAAGTTTATGAGTAATTCAGATGCAGTCTTATATGCTATGAAGTTCATAAATGATTTAGTTAATATTAGTAGAGCTAAAGGATGTACCTTATTTATATTGCATGGTACTCCATCTCATGATGCAAATCAGACAAGATTATTCTATAGATATATGGAAGATAAAACTGTCGATGTTAGAGTAATAGAAACAATTAGATTCGAATATGTTAAAGGTAAGAAGATCCTGTGTATACCTGAAGTGCCTGGACTGGGCAAGTGGTTTTACGAGGAAGTCTTATATAATAATGCATATGATGCAGTATGCATGCATGGTACAATAAGAGGTGCTATATATGGAAAAGATACTGAAGACTTAGATCAACCAAGTCCTGTATTTGATATTAATAATTTTAAATACTGTAGAGGTCCAATAATATCTGGGCATGTCCATGTCGCGGGATGTCACTATACAGACTTTTATTATAGCGGTTCTCCATATAGATGGGTATATGGAGAAGAGCAACCTAAAGGGTATTTTATATTGCTACACAATGTAGTCAGTAGAGAGTACTATATCCATTTTGAAGAAGTTCAATCCTATAGGTATGATACCATCAACTTTGATGAGATGATTACCTATGATCCTAGTGTGGTTATTTCTGAGATCAAACGATTACAGGAGAGTGGTATTGATAATATTAGATTAGAGTTTACAGCTGATCATGAGAATATCAATATCATTAAGACATACTTTAGAAACAATCCTTCAGTTGCAATCAAATGCGATTATAAAAATGATTTGATTAGGAAGAAGTCTAAGGAAGCTTTAGAGCAGTATGTAGAATATGACTACCTTACTGATAAGAGTTTATCCGAGTTTGATATCCTAAGTAAGTATATTAATCAGAACAAAGGGTATGTATATATCACTCCACAGGAGCTTATAGATATCCTTAAAGAATAGGGGTTAAGTAATGAAAGATATGACTTGTGGGTTTTCCTTAAGCCAGAAAATGCTCAGTTACTATTCCATGTATATAATAAAAACATCCAAAGCATCGAATAGACAGATGTTATCAGATCTAAGAGATCTTCTTAGAATGATGAATCCAGATAAGGCCTATGAGGCATACTCTCAAGAGAGAAATACGTTTAATTTCCTTTTAAATCTAGTTAATGCTAGATTACAGGGGATGGAGAATAGAGATCTTCTTATAGAGATGGCTAGTCAAGGGGTAGATATGTCCCCCGATAAGCTATTTAATATGGAAGATATCGATAGACAAATATCCACTAATGAAATAGCATTCATAGAACGGAATATAGCAGAGAATAGAAATAAGTTCTATACTATATCTCTTATTGGTTCTATGGATGGAGTTGGTGCAGACTTAGCAGTAGCAGATGAAGCAGAACGTGCTGGGATAATTACTAGATTACAGCGTTCTATACTAGATACTGCAAGATGTATTAAGACTAATGTAAACGTATCAGCAGCATCTGAGACATTCTCTATAGGAGATGATGAACAGTATCAAGCCACAATCAGTCATATCTATAATCGTAATATAAGCGGTTCTACTAAACTGAAATGTGGCATGCAGGCATTTAATAATTCCTTAGCTGGCGGATTTGAGAATGATAGATGCTATATCTATCTAGCTCTCCCAGGCGAAGGTAAATCAAGTACACTTCTTAATCTAGCTCTACAGATTAAGAAGTATAATCCAGATGTAGAGACAAAAGATCCTACTAAGCGCCCATGTATATTATTCCTAACTATGGAAAATACTTTAGATGAGACCTTAGAGCGGATGTTTAGTATACTTGTATCGGATAAAGGTATTGGTACATATGAAAGCTCTGATGAGATTATGAAGCTATTGATCGAGAATGGATTGACTGTAAATTCAGAAAATCCAATAGACTTAGTAGTCAAATACATTCCGAGTAATACTGTAGACACAGATTACCTATATACCTTATATGATGAATTACTAGATGATGGTAAAGAAATCGTCTGTGTAATCCAAGACTATATTAAACGTATCAAATGTAGGGATAGAGATGCAAGAAAAGAAATGCGTCTAATGCTCGGTGCAGTAGTAGACGAATTCAAAGAATTTGCTATAGCTAAACATGTCCCTGTAATAACTGCATCACAGATGAATAGGGATGCTGCTAGAATCATTGATGAAGGCAGATATAAAAATGAGGCAGAACTAGTAAGAAAAGTTGGACGATCTAATACAGGTGAGTCTGCTATGATTATAGAAAATGCCGATTCTGCATTCATTCTAGTACCAGAAGATGGTGTAGATGGAAATAGATATCTTGGTGTATCTAATGCTAAGAAGCGTTTCAAGAATGCACATTCAAGACCATTCTATCAACCATATGATAAATTCAAACCTCTAGCGTTAAAAGAAGACGTTGAATTGACTGAGCCATTAGCTAAGATGAGTTTAAATGAACTCAAAACTGCAAATCAGTCTAGTTGGAATAAGCCAGTATATGAAGTCAAACCTGAAGCAAGTGAAGCAGAAACTGCTCAGAAGTATAAAGTCTCTAATGAATTCTTAACAATGGTTAATGACTTTATGAGGGTTAAAGGAAGAAGTATAGTAACTAAAGATGATGTTAGAAAGATTGTCTTAGGCAAAGGATTCCTATTTGGCGAGATGAGCCCTCATGAGAAAGATTACTTGTTTATCATAAATGGGTTTGATCCTGAAAATGGAACAGATAGTGTCGTCAAAGGGTTTGAGACGAACAAGTTAGAATCAGGAGAACCTCAACCTCAATATATTGAGGCTATAATATACCCAGATGAATTCATAGACCAATAAAAGATGCTCAAGCATCTTAAATGCTTGAGCGTCTGTGTCTATCATTAAATTGCTGTATATATTTTATATCGGCATTATAAACATCTGATAAGAAATCTCTTAGTTTATCTCGTGGAGTTAGAATAAGATGTTTCTTAGATAGAGAGAAGTCCTTTATATTATACAGATCATTCAATCTAAGAATGATGTAGTATAATTCAGTATTACCATATAGATCATAAGAAAGCATCTTAGGTCTATATCTATACTTTAGAACTTCATTGTCACTTAGTTTTACGTCTACTGATATATCTTTCAAATCCTGGAAGTAGTCAGTTGTAACGACATTAGCGATTACATAGTCTATATTACTATGAACTTCGCTAAAGGATATAGTTTGATAGTCTAGACTTGTTCTAGGTTTTGTGGCGATAAAATTACTTATTCGTCCTATGGTTTTCGTATCCATCGTAATCCCTTCCTACAATAACGGGTTTATTAATATCTCCACCTAAGAAAGACACCAAGAATCGTGTCCCTGGAGGAATGAACTTAGTTGGGAAGTTACGTACAACTTCTTTAGGCATTTCTATTAATATATTAGAGCCTGTTTCTATAGACCCTGTAACTAGAGGGGTCTTATTAATTATATTGGGGTTTCGAACTTTACTTGTAACCTTAACTGCCGATTTCATATTCATCGGGTTAAGAGCTTGTACATAGAAAGTTTGATAACCTGGTTTATATTTGTTACATACTGAGGTTAGAATTGCTACTTCAGTATATCCTAAACCGCCATTGACGGTATATTTATCATCACTCATTTTACTCACCTCGCAATATATTACTATACTAGAATGTTTTCGAGAAAGGAGAATATCGAAATGGAACAAGCCCTCATCTGTAATTGGACAAGGGAAATTGCAGAATTTACTAATTTAATATGTGATAAGCTAGGGATAACTAGAGATATTATCACTGGCGATATGATGATAGAAGATAATGCAGGAACTCAGTTTCTACTAACTTCTAAAGATAAGTTCTTTAGATACCCTATAGACTGTATGAATAGTCCCTTTAATGATTGGATCTTATTCGATCCATTCAATAATAAGAATATTATGAAATTCTTATTCGATCTATATATTGATATGAACTCTGATGAAGATGGTCCATCTATGATGGGATACTACAAAGTATTCTTACCGCATGGAGATCCAAGAAGTCAACTTCATATGATATTGACTGATCGAACTGAATATACTACTAGACCATATATCAATGTATCATTGCAGTATATGGAGCTAATAGATTTTCTCATGTTTGGCGAAGCTAGATATGATTACACCTATTTAGAGAGATTCTTCTGGAGGGACACCAAAAATGATTCAACTAAACAAGGACCAAGAAAACGTAGTAAGTAAAGCAGTAGAATGGTATAGGAAATCATCAGAGCAGGTGTTCCAATATAGTGGAGCTGCCGGTACTGGTAAGAGTATTGTCTTAAATGCAATCATAGAGCGATTGGGTTTAAAATCTAGTGAAGTTGCGCCTGTTAGTTATACAGGTGCTGCAGCATTAGTTATGCGTAATAAAGGTTTGATTACTGCAAAAACTATCCACTCTACAATTTATGAGCCTATAGAAGTTCCTATGACGGATGATAATGGCAATATCATTATGAATACCTACCTTAATAAGCCTAGAATGACTCTTAGATATGTAAAGAGAAATAGTCTGCCTGGAGTAAAACTTATTCTAGTAGATGAGGCTAGTATGGTTCCTATGGATATTGCTAAACATCTTGAGTCTTTTGGTATTAAGATTATAGCATGTGGTGACTTGAATCAGCTCCCTCCAGTAGGAGGAAAATCTGCATATTTGACTAAAGGTAAAGTTCATTACCTTAGAGAGATTATGCGTCAAGCTCAAAACTCTGGTATTGTATATCTAGCAAATCTTGTACTACAGGGAAAACCTATTAGCTCTGGGGTATATGGTAATGCTATCGTATTAGATAAATATGATAGGAATTATCTTGATATTATAAAGAATAAAGATATGATACTATGCCCGAATAATGCACTTAGAGATGAGATTAATCTACAATGCCGCAAAGAGTTATTTGGTATTGATAATTTAGACAAAGATCCAGTGCATGGAGAGAAACTTATTTGTCGTAGAAATATGTGGAAAGTTATAAGTGATGAGACACCTCTAGTAAATGGTCTTATCGGAACTGTAGGAAACTACCCTGACGTTGGAAGTATTGGATATAAAGGAGAGGTAATGAATATTGACCTAGTTACTCCTTATACTACATTTAAAAATCTTCCAATGGATAGAGAATATTTCAAGACAAGAGATACTAAACGTAGAGATATGCTACGTAGAGAAACTTATAAAGGTAGCTATGCTAAATTAGAGCTAGCCAATGCCATTACAGTACATCTATCTCAAGGCTCTCAGTTTAGATCTGGAGCATTTGTTGACGATGGGGTATTTGGGTCTAAAGATTATACAACTAGATTAATCTATACAGCTATTACTAGATTCTCTGATGAGTTCATCTACGTCAAATTACAAGATAATGAACCATATTCTGCATTTGATGACTTTCCTTTCTAGGTCAAATCTTATAATGTAAATATATTATAAATTTGATTCCAAGAGTTTTATTAAGAAAGGAGATACTCATGGGAAGAATTAATATTTTTGAAAGACCTATACAAATGGCTATTATGCCAGATGATAACGGTAAGGTCCATGTATCGGACCCAGAAGAGCGTATGTATACGCTATTTATTACATTTATAGAAGGATATGATCAAGAGAAGACTTATAAGTTTATCTGTGGTCAATCCGCAGTAAGAGAGTTTGTAATCGAGCACGTCGATTTTATTAACTTTACTGAAAGCTTTATCTCATCTTGGACTGTATATCCATGCAGTAAAGATGGGTTCTTGAATCTAGTGCAGTTTATGGTGTATCTAGATTCCATTACTGACGAAGATGGTCAGAAATGGTTTGATGATGGATTCGATATGCAAGAATATCTTGAAGGACAAGTAGAGATTTCTACTATATCGGATATCGAACGAGAAAATTTTGAAAATGCTATTCACCTATCAATGAAGGATAGCATCTTAGTAGATATCAATAACGTTGAGGAAGGAGAGGATATCTAATGGCAGGCAACACAGAATTGCTAACTGCAGCTTATAGCCAAGGGGTTAAAGATGCAGAAGCGTTTATTGAATCTAAGGTTCGGGCTGGTGAGGACATCCCTACACCATGCTGGAGCGATAGAGCAAAATCTATCGAGGAAGAGTATTACCGTAAAGGTTATACTACTCGATATAAAGAGATTAGTGGAGTTACTATCAATGCGTATACTCCTCTATCTAGAAAAAATCATACGCTAGACACATCTAATGGCGGACGTAGACGTCCTAATTCATTAGATCGTATGATCAAGGATAAAGGATCTGACTTCTTAGATAAATTTGGAGACAGATTCTACAATGAGGCTAAGAATCTAGCAGAACGAGTTCTTAGAGACTTAGCTAATAAAAATGTCAATGTACCGGATTATGAAGAGTACTTTAGAGCAGATCGGTTCCTTGATATGCTTATTATGGTAGCTCAAGCTAATATGAACTATCATACGTTTACGGCAAAGGCTATTAGATTCTTCGGAGTATGCGCCGAGAATAATACAGCCGGAGCTACACCAGCAGAGTATGATCAAGAGAAACATCGTTTCCACTTGTATCATGCTGCTAATGCAGAGATTTATACGATCCTGTTTAATGCGCTGGTAGAATTCAAATCAATGCATTTAGGAGGAGTGTTCAATCCTGAGTCTATCCATAAGGCTGAGAGTGAAATCTTCCATAAGAAATTGAATATGACTGCGAGGGATCCGTATGCTCAACGACGTGTCTAATCACTTCGAAGATAGATTTAAGCAGCGTATGAATATACCGAAAAAGTCCTTGGATAGATTTCTATCCAAGGCTCTTTCTGATGGGTATTCAATTTATAATACATATGACAGCAAGCTTAAGAAAAAGCTTACTGAATTTTGTCGTGAGAAAACACGGTATGCTATGTTTTACAAGAACAAAATAATTATTTTGACTAAGGAGAACATAGCGATAACTGTGATGGATGCACCGCAGTGCATCAAAAAAGCTTATGACTTATATAGGAGGACTTATTATGGAAACAGCAACAGTGAAGATGTTTCGCGACAAGCTGCGTGCAGCTGAGAAGAATATAGCGATCCGTCTATATTGCGATAATGGCATCATTATTGATGAAGGTACCATGTTTGTTAAGTGGGACGATGCCAATAATGTAATCTTGGCTATCAAATCAAATGATGATCAAGTAAATCATATGGGCGTTAAAATCAAAACTATCATTGCCGACTATAGCATGATTCAGTATTTGATTGCATATAGCACTCATCGTAGCATCAAACCTATTGCAACAGCATTAGGATATAGCGATGAGCAGATCGATAATGCTATCGACAAGTTCGATAATATTGATCCTCATACATTCTTGAATACTGTTCCTAAAGAGGTTAAAGAGTTATCTGATGAGATAGCAGCTAAAGCCGAAGAAGAACGTGCTAAGAGTGAGAAAAAAATTAAGGACGTATTGATGAAAGATGTCCGTAAATTTATTAAATAAGTTTTTATACATATCATAACAAAAATATGATATGTACGTATATTATAAGTGTGCATATGGATTATTATGCTTTGTTTATAGTTGTAAAGGAGAAAGCTATGTATTACAACAATCAACCTCAACAAGGAGCATGGGCTCCACAATTTCAGCAGTACCCACAACAAGTTCAGCCACGTGTAGATACATTCAAAAATGTGAATGTGACTAACCCAATGACTGAAAAAGATTTGGAGCTGTTGCGTCCTCAAAAAGAGACATTTAATATCAATCCAACTCCATTGGAACAAGCGAGAGCAAAATGCCCTCACAAAAATGCAACAGAGATGCTTGTAGATCGTCTATCTCCAGAATCTACAATCGTTCGTTGCCGTCAATGCGGTGCTGAATTCGATGTTACTATGAAGACAACCGAAGAAGTTACAGATGCAGTTGCTATTATTACAGATATGCTTAACCAAGCAAAACTATATGCGGTTAATTTCGCCCCAGACTTCTTCACAGAATACATGATGATGATTCCATTATTAGAGAAGTTACCTAAGCTATATGACATGGCTAAGAAAAACTTCACTGAAGTGGTTAAATCTACTGACCCTACAGGGACTGCTGCTCCAATGCAAAACCATGGATATAATCCATTAGGTATGAATGCCTATAATGATATCTTAAATGGTAATTATGGGGCACGTTATGGTGTATATGCCGGACAACCAATGGTTTATCCAAACCAACCAGGCATCTACCAACAACCACAACAACCAGTAGACTATACTCAAGTTGGTGCTGGAGCAGGTTTCTACCAACAACCTCCTGTTCAACAGCCAATGGTACAACAACCATACCCACAACAAGGATATGCGTATAACCAAGGTTATGTGCAACAACCACCAGTGGCTTATCAACAACCACCACAAGTGAACCCACTTGATGTAAATGGTGGTTATGCAGCACAACCAGCTGCTCAACCTCAAATGAGCTTTGCAGCTCCAAGTGTACCAGCACCTGTGCAACAACCTACAGCACAGCCTGCACAACCAACTCAACCAGTTGCAACAAATGTAACTGAAACAGTGGTGACTGTATAATAAATTTAGGGATATTCCCCCTTGGTCAGAAAGGCCAAGGGGGTAACCCTTTATTTTTTATAATGGGTCCAACAGCTAAGTAGGAGGGATCTTATGTCACTTACAAATGAGCAGATAAAAAATATAAAAGAATATGATTCCCAGATTACTACGATAGAAGATTTTGCAGAGGCTGTACGTAAAACAGTAACCCAATATCTAGGATATACTGGTAATCGTGGATTCATAAATATGATCAGAGAGATATTCCAAAACTCGGCTGATGAACTTATGAAAGATGATAGCCCATGTGATGAGATATGGGTAGGATTCTCAGAGCAGAATCAAGAATTTATGGTTAGAGATAATGGACGTGGTATTCCACATAATTCTATGATACGGGTATTTACGTCTCAGCATACATCATCTAACTACAATAAGAAACCAGGGGAGTTCTCTTCTGGTAGACATGGCGTTGGTGCTAAAGTTACCAATGCATGTTCAGAATTCTTTATCGTTGATTCCTACATCTTAGGAGAAGGTAAACGAATAGAATTTAGATTAGGCAAACCTCAAACGGCAGAGCCTACCGACTTGCCTTTCGAGAAAGGTAAACAAGGTACAATGATTACATTTAGTCCTCATGTGGGAACCATGAGACAGACTACTGTAACATGCGGAGATGTATTACATCTCATTAGTGTATTAGCCCCACTATTAAAACAAGGAGCTAAGATAAACTTCGTTGGTAAAAAGGCTGATGGTAGTTTAGTTAAAGAACTGATAGTCAATAAAAACGGTCTTATGGATGGTTTAGAAATGATTATTAGAAAGCCTATCATCCATCCAATTCAATTTGGAGCATTACGTGATGATAAGATGATGAAAGCTGAAATAGCTTTTACATTTGATTCTGAGAATGATGATGAAATCATTCAGTCATATGGTAACTTCTGTCCAACAAGAGATGGTTCTCATGTTGAAGGATTTATCCAAGGTATGACTAAATTCTTTAGGGACTATATGAAAAAGTTCTACTTGTCCGAACGGAGCAAGTTAAATATTACAAATAATGATGTTAGGGTAGGTCTTAAAGCTATCGTAACATGTTCTCATATGACACCAGAGTTTACTGGTCAGTCTAAAGAGATTATATCAAATGCTGATTTGATTCCATTTGTACGAGATTTGACTATAGCTAGCTTAAATGAATGGGCTAAGCAAAACGTCAATGATCTACAAAGAATTTGTAAGTATTTTAAAGAGATTGCGGAAATCAGAACTAAGTCCGAAGTGGCTAAAGTAAAAGTTAAAGCATCATCTTTATCTAATATCTCTGGTATGCCTAAAAAGTTTATTAAACCAACAGGCAAGAAGGGATTAGAGTTATTCATCATGGAAGGTGACTCGGCTACTGGTCCAGCTAAGAATAACAGAGACAATACACGTCAAGGGTTGTTCCCAATTCGTGGTAAGATTATCAATGCCATGAAGACAAAGCCTAAAGATGTATTGGCTAATGAAGAAGTAGCATCTATTATAACTATCATTGGGGCTGGTCATGGTAGAAACTTTGATATTAAGAAGTGTAAGTGGGATAAAGTTATCATCTGTACCGATGCCGATCCAGATGGTGCACATATCAGAAACTTACTATTGAACTTCTTCTTATTGTATATGAGACCTCTTATCACAGAAGGAAGACTCTACGCTACAGTTCCTCCATTGTATGGTGGAAAGATCAAAGGCAAGATGAGATACTTCACTGATAAAGAGGAATTCAATGGATATCTTCAAAAAGAATTCTCTAAGATTCATAAGATATCTAATATAGATGGAAGTAAGATGAGAGAATCTGATGTAGTAAGTCTATTAAACTACAATAGTAACTACGTTAGAGATATTACTTCCGTTGCAGACTCCTTTGCTGTAGATGTAAGACTATTGGAATATATCCTAACGTTGCAATCTAAGGGTATAGCTTTAGACTCTAAACAGTTTAAGAAGGCTATAGAATCTAAATACAGATTCCTAGGAGTTACTAAGAATGGCATTGAAGGATTAGTAGGAAATACTTTCCAAACGCTATTCTTTAGTGATACTTGGTTAAACGCTTGCCAGTATCTATATAAGTACTTCAATAATAGACCTGTAGAGTTTATTATTGATGATCAACCACTATCTCTATATGATGTGATGATTGAATTTGATAAGCTGTCTCCTACATCTATAACCCGCTATAAAGGTTTGGGCGAAATGAATGGAGACGAATTATTCAATTCTACACTAGATCCAGCAGAGAATAGTGGACGAACTCTAATCAAGTATTCTCTAGAAGATATTGAATATGAACTTTCTAAGATTAGAGAGATGGAAGACGATAAACTTCTACTATTCAAAGATATAGATGTTTCTGGCTATACATTCTAGGAGGTAATAACCATGATTATTTATTATCATGATTCATTCGATTGCCGACTGGCAGCCCACCTTATCTTTAAGAATAAGGAGAAGTTCTCTAATGAAGAAGACGTTAGAATCTTCCCATATACTTACGACAAAAATGCTATTCTTGAGCATATATCTAAGACTGAAACTATTGTTATCCTTGGAGTATCTTTCTTTTCAAGAAAGGACTCTGAGGATAGATTGAACTATATTATAGACAATAGCAAAGAAGTTATTTGGATAGATTGGCACTCTAATACAGAGCGCCTAAAAGAACGTTATGGTGATAAGATGAAGATATACTACAATCCAGAAGGATCTGTATCTTCTATTACGGCCTATGATGTTATTGGCACATATAAACGAACCCTGGTGGATTCTGTTACTGACTATATTCGTATGACTGATAAAGTGACAGATTTCGATGAGGCCGTATATGTGTATGCTACATCTGCATATAGCAATAATCCAGGAGATCCGATGTTTGATAAGCTTATTGCTCTAATGGATGAGCCTGGATATACTGTAGATGATGGGCATGCAATGAGTGAATTCTTGTATGGATATACTCTTAAACGATTGGATACTGCACCAAAGTGCAAGATCTTTAAAGAGTATGATATTAAGATTATCAATGTAGACCCTAAACTGATTTTGCCATCTATATTTAAGATTGAAAAATCAAATGTGCTAGCATGGATCGATGATGGTATTGATGGATATCGCTGTGCTCTATACTCTAAAGAGTTTGATTGTAGAGAGAAGACGAAATTCTTCAATGGATTTGGAGATAGTAACCATGTATATATGAGCAACAATCTCATTTTCAAGGAGGTAGAATGCGAGCATTTAAACCAATCTTGGATAAATACATACCGTTAGATGAAGAGCTAACGTTAATCACTCCTAGAAGATCTACATCTGGATCTGCAGGGTATGATTTCTTTGCTCCTAAAACGTATGTAGTAAATCCAGGAGAGACAGCTATTATTCCAACTTATTTCAAGATTCTTATGAATCAAGATGAAGTTCTACTAATAGCCCCACGTAGTAGTTTTGGTTATAATTATGATATGGTTATTAAATCTACCATTGGAGTAATCGATTCAGACTATGCTGGGAATGAAAAGAATGATGGTAATATTATTATCGGGGTTAAGAATAACTCCGATAAGGTATTAACTATAGATGAAGGTAAACACTTCGCTCAGGGAATAATCATGAAGTATCTAGTTACAGATGATGATCATGAGTTTCCAAAACAAGAACGGGTCGGCGGAATTGGATCGACCAATATGCTGTAATAGAGAGGTAGATAACAATGGCAAAACAACAAACAGTACGCGAATATGTAGAGATCCGAGTTCCTGTAGTATTAAATACTCGCATCAAAGAAGAAGAAAAACGTGCAAAAGTATTTGACTTCTTAGCTAGCGATGTATTTAAAAATATTACAATTCATGCATATGCATTCCGTGCTGATGTATTTACAGATGTGAAGGATCCTAAAGGGAGCGTTGCGGTAGGTGACATTATTGGTTATGATGCTGATACAAATGAGCTTACTGTAAAATGCTATGGAGCATTCAAAGATGCTTTAGAATCTTTACGTAATAAGATTGCGTATATCATCACAAGTTACGATGGAGTAACTAATAAAATTAGCCGTATCTTCATTGAAGAGAGACGCGAATCCCGTCGTGCATAATAAAGTAACGAGCCCATATAGCTTAGTCTATATGGGCTTATTATCTTTAATTACTGTACAATCAACAGATTAGTAATCTTAAGGAGGGATGTACATGGGTAAAGAATTAAACGTGTCTACTGCTGAGCAGTATACCCAAGATATGCGTTTATATGCAATATATACGGCACTACATCGTGTTGTACCAGATATACGCGATGGATTTAAAGATGTACAACGGAAGATTATATATACGATGTATAAACACTTCCCAGCAAATAGAACTGTTAAATCATCATCAATCGTCGGAACTGTAATGGATAAATATCATCCACATGGTGATGCTGCAATATATGGTTCTATGAAACCAATGGTAAACTGGTTCGAAGCCAATATACCATTAATCGAAAAACAGGGTAACTTTGGTAACTTCCAAGGTGATAATCCATCCGCCATGCGTTATACTGAAGCTAAGATCTCTAAGTTTGCATTAGATGCAGTAATTGGAGATTTGAAGAATTCAGATAAGGTAGTAGACTGGGAAGATAACTATAGTAGAACAGTTAAAGTCCCATCCTATCTTGCGCCTAATTTACCGATGCTATTGATTAATGGATCATTCGGTATTGCTGTGGGATTGAAAGTAGAGATTCCTAAGCATAATATTAGTGAAGTAATTGATGCTACAGTGAAGTTGATTGATCATCCAAATGCGGATATTACTCTAATACCAGATCAACCGATGGAGTGTGAGATCATTGATACTGACTTTGCTAATATTAGCAAAACAGGATATGGTACTTACAAGGTTAGAGGTAAGATAGATATTGGAGAGTTCGATGGTAAGACTGCATTATTCATTAGAAGTCTGCCTGACTTGGTGTATTTAAATGAAGTAATCGAGAAGATAGAAAGTATGATGGAAGATGGAACTCTAACACAGATTCATGATACTTTCGAGAACTCCGATGGTGATAATAAATTAGAATATATTATCACACTCAAGAAGGGATCTGATCCAAACTTCGTTAGAGATACTATTTACAAGTGTACGAGTTTACAGAAGAACTTCCGTGTAAACTTCGAAGTACTTTGTGAGAGACTTATAGTTCGTATGGGATATAAAGATTATCTCCTACGTTTTATAGATTTCCGCAAACATACTAAATACCGCCTTTATAGTAACCTTTTACAGGAGGCCAAAACTGACTATCATCAGATCGAGGCATATATCAGAGTTATGCAGAGTGGAGAGATTGATTCCATCATAGATAAGATCCGTCACTCTAGAGGAAATGAAGAATCTCTGATCAGCTATATGGTTTCGAAGTTCAAGATTACAGATCTACAAGCACGTGTAATCATCAATAGACCATTGAAACATCTTTCTCCACTTCAGTTATCTAAATATAAAGAAGATGCCAAAGTGTTGAAAGAACGTATTATCCTATATACTAATAAAGTTCAATCTGAGTCAGAATTGACCAAAGAGATTAGAGCTGAGTTATTAGAGTATAAGAAATTATACGGAAGACCTAGACGTGCTAAAGTCATTACACAAGCAGAGGCATCAGATATTCCTGAAGGACGCTTCATAGTTGTTATTACCAAGAATAATATGGTTCGCAAGATTGGTATCAATAGCCAGATCAAAGCGATCAAAGGAGATAATCCTAAAATAGGTATTGCCATTAACAATACTGACAATATCGTATTATTCGATGAATTAGGAAAATGCTACTCATTCCCAGTTCATAAGATTCCATTGACAGATAATAATGGAGCTGGTATAGCAATTCAATATCTGAATAAGAAGATCACTTCTGATATCATTGTAGCAATGCCAGAAGAAGATATCAAAGCCACCGCTTCGCGTAAGGAAAGATCTTACGTGATCGTATTAACTAAAATGGGATATATCAAGAAGATGGAGATGACAGACTTTGTATCTCTAACCACAAGTGGTATATTCTATACGAAACTAGATCAAGGTGATATAGTCAGGAGCATCGCTATAAGCGGGAACAAACTGGATGTAGTAGTCTACTCCGATAAGAAAGCATTACGATTCCCGATTAGCGAGATTCCTTTATTGAAACGCTCTGCTAGAGGAGTTAAATCTATCGGAAGTAAACTAGTAGATTCAGTTGACGGTATGTGTATTGTAAGTGGAGGATCGGATAAAGTTGCGGTCGTTACGAAAAATGGCTTTATTAATAAATTTAATATTGCTGCACTACCTACAAGTCAACGTGGAAAATCTGGTAGTAGCGTTATTAAGCTTGGCAAGACTGATGTGATTAATAGTATTCATATTATATCAGATTCGTGCAGGCTACAGCTATTATCAAACGAAGGTCCTGTTACTATAGATATGGGAACTATCCCAGATTCATCTAGTATATCTACTGGATCTAGATATATCCCAGCTAGAAGTAATGTGCTTAAAGCAATCGTTGTACGATAATATAACCCCCATAGGAGTTCAACTCCTATGGGGAATAATTATATAAAAGGAGAAAGAAAATGGAAACAGTAAATGAAGAATTAAATATTGATAAGAACTTAGAAGATAAAATTAGCCCGCAATCTAAATATATTGAATCTATAAGTGATAAAGAGCCTTCTGAGATAGAAGTCAAATATACTCTTAACGATTTAAGGGAGATTATAGGTAAAGTCACTGAACTATTAGGACGAGATAAAAGCTCTAAAGGATATAAAAGTAATCTAGTTGGATTGGCCTTAATAGCACTTAATAAAGAGATGATAGACGATATTTGTGCTATTTCTGATAAGACAGGTAAATCTGTCGAAGATTTATTACATGAGGCTGTATCTGATTGGATCAAGCTTAAAAAAGAAGAAGTAACTAAAGACGAGTAATTGCAATAGTTGGGTATAATAGACGTATATTATAACGGTGTAATGATATAATCTACATGTATCAGTAGTGATTTTGCTATGATACTAGTTATTATTAAAAGGAGGATAATATCATGAAACAATGGTCCCAACAACAAAAAGAACGTGCATTAAAAACTACAGAATACATCTATTTATTGGCAGATATCCAACAAGTATCGGTCCAATTAGTGGAACTTGGATTAACTGAAGATGAGTTTAATGCATTTGTGCAACAATCTCCTACTGCAGTAGCTGTAGATGAACAACTGGAGGCATTTTATACTGAAGGAATTGAGGTATCTGGAGTTTGTAAACTTGTAGATCTTCGCATCTACAAAGAGGTGTTACGTGATCTTCTTGGAACTAAATTAGCTGAGCGAGAAATCGCTTAGCTAATAATAAAAAGAAAATAACCTGAGGGCCTTGATGGCATCTAAGATGGTTGTTTTCTTTTTTGTCTCCGACGTTATTTTTTTTGTGTATATATTATAAACTTGATGTATAGAAAGGAGCGATAATTATGGAAGATACATCTAAAAGTATACAGCAGATAATAGCTGATGATCCAAGCACGAATATAAGATTGATTATGCTATTGATACTAACGACAACAGTTCAATCTGATATTAACCGTCTTAAGGAAAAACTTGGATCCGAGTTTAATATCAGATTAAGAGAGATTGGTGTAGATTTAGATATAGTTAACGAAGTAGAGTCGTACGATATATCTGGAAATCTTAAAGAGATCAATCCATATAAAGTTCAAACTTTATATGATACCATGTCTAGACATTTTAGATTTGAAGAAGACCTATTATATTAGAGAGGAGACTTAATATTATGATTAAAAGTGAAATGAAATATAATGACGTTCAATACGTTATGGCATTGATTCTATTGCATTCTAATTACATTCCACCTGTAGAAAGTGGAATGATAGAAGAGAGTATTAGAGGAAATAATAGAACGCTATTATTTATTTCAGATAAGAGAAAGAATGACCCTCTAACTTTTGAAGTAACCGATAGGTCTACTCTTAGACGACTGCCTGGAGAGAAGATTAGATTTATTATAAATAGCGTAGATGGAGGGAAGCTATTTCGTATCTTTAGACAAGCTTATCGCATAATCAGATACAGAGAAAGAAGTATTGGTGAACTAGATAAACTAGTTGCATACTATATCAAGCTAGGTCTGGTAGATAAAGATATTGAATATACGAGAGATGTTGAAATGCGTCAAATAGAACATGCACTTTCAGTATATGAGATTATAGAAGATATAATTCTTCCAATGAATAGTAGAAATATAGTGTATGAAGAACTAGCTGTAATATACAGTGAGAACTTAATGAAGTATATAGCTGCTATGTTATATATAGAGAACTTAAATGAGTTCAAGAAAGTAGCCGATGGGGATTTTATAATTATAGGCCCATTGACTAAAGCCGAGCAACTAAATAATATAGACCAAGATATCAAAATAAATTTTGGTAATGGTAATATAATTAGTATTTGGCCTAGATATAGAGTTACTGGAAGTATTAAGTTAAGTATCTTTAGAAAGATAGCTAAACTTGAGAATCCAGATGTAGAGTATGTCAATAAATCTTTTAAAGATCTAATGAAAAAATGTATAGAGTCTGATATCTCTATAGATATATCTAGACAAGTATTCAGAGAGAATATTGATGTCATTGAATATAACAAGAATGAGGCTAGGAAAAATATCAGATGGGTGTTCTAATCATTAATACAAGGAGGATTAGACATGTGTGGTATATTAATAATTATTACATCAGCAGCAATAATAATAACCATCGATACAATTACAGGAAGAGCTATTAGAAAGCAGTATGAAGAAAATGAGCGTATATGGCAAGAGTTTTTGAAACTGAAAAAATAGAGAATACTCAAATAGTTTGATAAATAAAAAAGATGTTAGATAATAGGAGGATTTTAAAATGCGTATATATAACCATGCTCAATATGTAATGGCATTAATGCTATTGCAATCAAATCAAATGCCAATCGGTTCAGATATAATTGAAACAAGTATTAGAGGAAATAATATTATAAAACACTTTTTCGTATCAGACAGACAGTATGACGAAGATACTTTAGTATTTGAATTTACTATTAAAAATATAATTAGAAAACTTGATTGTGATGATATCAAATATATTTTAGGAACAGGAAATTTTGATAATAGTTTTACGAAAGCCTATAATATTTTTAAAAATATTCATTCAAAAGGCAAACTTGATAAGCTAAATAGATTGGTGGAATACTATTTTAGATATAAGATGATAGATCGAGATTTTAAGTATATTAAAACTAGTAATAAGATGGATGTATCAATCTATAATAGTCTAAGAGAATTATTTTTAGATAGTAATATGATAAATTTAGAAAAAGAGCTATCATTAAAATATGGAGATGATTTCTTGAAGTATGTAAGAGCTATGTTAGATCCAAATAATCTCCCTAAATTTGAGCAGTTAGCCGATAATAGATTTATGAGAATTATACCGCTTACTAGAGTAGAACGTCTTAATATGATTCCTCTTGATATTAAATTATTTCTTAGAAATGATGCTACTATTAGTATAGTGCCGACTGATAGACTTAGCGATGCATATTCTACTTTTGAAAGTATAGCATCAGTATTATATACAGATAAAGAGTTTGTTAGAAATTCTATTGAAGCTTTGACAGATAGATGTACTGAATTAAATATTTCGATTGATCTATCCAAATATGAGACAAATACATCTGAAATGGATCGTATAATAAATATAAACTGTAATAGGGGATTACTATAACTACTATGAAAAAGACTATATCGATATTAGTACTAGTTCTTGTATGCATTATGACGTATGCATGTAAGTCTATATATAATGATGTGAAAATGTCAACCTCTACTAGATATGAGAATGGGCAATATATAAAGACCGCTACGATAAAAAATATCACAGATAAACGTCTTACACTGAATGTAAAAATAACTAAAGAGGAATATAGTATAGTATTTATACCGCCGCATATATGGGTTAAACGTATAGATAATATCTTTAATGAAAATAAGGAGATAACCCTCGATCCTATGGAAGAAACAAGGGTAGAGACAATAGACCCTGAAAATGCAGATACTATAATCAGACTTATGTACCCGGATAGTAAAAAATAAAAGAAAAGGCCTTCGGGTCTTTTCTTTTTTTATATGATGCTGTGAAATAGTATAGTATATTATCCATATATTATAAGGGTAGATATATAAAGAGATCATGTTATTTTATCATTTAGACATGTGAGATATATCTATGTTGCCAGGGAGGTAAATATCATGATGGATAAAATTATTAATGCAACTTTGAAAACAATTATGGCTATTGGGGCTATCTGTGTATTGTATATCGTCGGAGGTATGGTAACACATACTTTAGCTGATGTTGGAGTTTTAACTCCGCGAGCAGGGGTAGAATACAGTCATCATAAGATTACTGAAAATGGACAGGACCACTATCAAGTGGTTTTGAAAAATTTCACATCTAAGGAAATAAAAATCAAAGGCTATACTAACTTATGGGTTAGTTGGTATAATCCTTTCGATCTTTCCTCATTCGATACACAGGATAGAACTGTAGAGGTAGTATTGCCTCCTGGAGAGGAGGTAACTATTGCTGACTATACATCAGCAGAAGGAGAGTGGTTCGGAAGAACTACTCAATTCTATTGGGGAACAGAGGAATTTGTTTCTAAATAGATTGAAGAAAAGGCCTTCGGGTCTTTTCTTTTTTAATTTCCTATATGCCTATATATTATAACGGTGTTAATATATATTATTTATTATCTTAGAGGAGGAACCTTATTCATGCTAAGCGAAATCTCAATCAAAAAATTAAACTTATATATCGATGAGATTGTAAAGAGAGGAGAATTTTGTTTTTCAGACTCTCATCGGACTTACAAGTTCATACAGAAGAGCTTGGTAGATATAGTCGAGAAAGACCATATCATAGATGACATTGGCAAGTCATCTAAGTACATTCGAATGCTTTCTATATGGGCATTCATACGTCTATATAAAAAGGCGACAGGTGAGTTAGAGCCGCCTACATATGAAGAGTATAGTAGTAAAGAAGTATTTACCCCATGCTACTATGCATTAGGAGATACTGATATCGAAAGTATTCATAATGAGTACTTGGCTATCGAAGCCTTATTTAAGGCTAAAACAGCTCAAGTGGTTGTTGATTTAATCACCAATAGAGAGATGTGGTCGTATAGATACGTTAATCTAAAACGTATTCAAGACTATATTAGACTTGAATATAGAATGGCGAGTAAGTATCACTGTAAACGTCTTAAAGAGGCAAACAGAATTGCAGTAGAACAAGGCAATTCTGCGGATCTCAAGCAAATGCTTGAGCTAGTTGGTATCAATATGGATGATACTAATCTATTATGGCATGAGTGCTCTACTAGAGTAGTAATGCATGCTATTAGAGCGTATGCTAAGTCGAGAGAGAATGTCGGCGTATTCCATGGAATCTAATAATAGTCCCACTAGGAGTTTAACTCCTAGTGGGATTTATTTTTTTTTCTATCCGAATACTTTTTTCATTTTTTCATAATCGAACTGAACGTTGTAACCTGAATTCCAAAGTCTCATACACCATATAAGTTTATTATAATGGTGTGTCCATCTATATTTTGCAATCTTTCCGACATTTCTATCTGTATATACTGTATAAGTATCTTCAATATCTCTAATATCTTTTAAGATTTGCATTTTAGCCTTCTCGTCAGTTGAGTCAATATCTTCTAACTCTCTATATAATACATCCAGTTGGGCACTGGCTCTATTTACTGACATAATTGGACTTGCCATACTTTCTGTAGGGAATATACTTCCAATATACATATGGACTATCCATGTTACTATACCGTCTAAGAAAGGACTTGTATTTCCATACATAGTATCCATAGCCTCTTCTTCAATATTAGATACAGCAGATACTAGTTCTGGTCCATATCCATGAATTGTAGCAAAGCTATCGGATAAAATCTCTTCTCTGTCATATGTACGCTCATATGTTTTAAATGGATATAGTTTACGTATAATACCCTCTGCCAATCTGCTTAATACTTGCAATGGCACAAAAGACGAGAATCTCAAATCATGGAACCAGTATATAAAGAATAATAGATCAAACCATATTTCTTTAATCAAGTATAATGGTCCTTTTAAGAGTCTATAGAAAACTGATTCGCTTTTTGGATCTTCATAGTTTATAACGGAGTCTGCTTTTTGTATCTCTCGTATTGCTCTATTATTTATACCCATAGCATCACTTATATTTAATAGAACTACTTTACGAGAGAAGTGATGCCCTATCTCATGTAATAGAACTGCAGTCAATTCTCCAGGAGTTAGCTTTTCTATAGCACCTCTAGAAAATGATATGACTGCGGTATATGTTTTTGTATCAAACTTATAAGCAGATTTTGGAGACAATACTAGATTATTAACCTCATTGTTTCTGATAAATGTATAGGCATTAACATCCTTATCTTTAGTTAACCAAAAAGTAATCTCTTTAAATCCAAATTTACGAGCCGCTACAACTCCAATCTGACTTAAGACCTTTATGGCAGCATCTGTATTATTAATACTATATATAGATTTTACTTTTTCAAATAGCCGCTCTATTTCTAGAGTAGCAGAATCTTTTCCGATATACCGTTCTTGAATGATATCATTAGTCGGTCTTTGTTTTATATCTTGTGTAAAAAACATACCATATTCCTCCTGAAAACAATCGTTATTGTATTGTAATAAGTTAAAACTCGGAGTATATTATATTAATACAGGAGGTGTAGTATGATTAGAAAAATAGCAATAGAGACTAAGACTAAGAAAGACCTAGATGATTTATTAGACTCTCTTACAGAATATGGTTTTGCAATCAAAAAGGATACAAGTGGGCATGAGTCTGATTATCATGCAATCATATCCAAAGAAGGGCCAGCTGCATATATTATGGATTCCATTAATCCGACTATTCTAAAATTCGATGATGTAAACTCTTATGGTGTAACAGCAATGATACTATGTACAAGTAAGTTCAATAACATAGAAGAGCATTGTATGATAAAAGACTTACGTCATAAGCTAGATGCATTGTTCGATATTCTAATGAATAGCCAATTCTATTCAGATAAGTTTGAAGTTATATATGAGAGATTCGATGCATATGTAGATCAATATATGAATCAGATAGCTTTTGGATTTGGCGCTCCAGGAGAAGATCTAAAGATATGGAAGTCTCCTTTAGATAAGAAATATAAATTCTCATATTATGGCGAGACTCCCGTAGAGGAATATTTTATTACCTTAGAGATTATTTTAAAATCATTTCTTGATATTGTATGGGTAATGGAGCTATATGAACTTGGGGGAGAAAGCAAATGGATCCAATAACAGAGTTCTTTAACAATTTGCCTGGATATATGTATAGTTATTTTATTATGGCTATTATACCGTACTTGACTGATGATTGGAGAATATTAGTATTCGATACAGTTATGTGTATAGCAATCACTGTATTCTGTATAATAAATGGGATATATTGATTAATAACTTATAAACGTATAGACATATAGGTAGTTATTAAAGTATAGTATTAATGATAAATTTCTCCTTTATAATGCATATAAAAAATACATTACTCGCTTATCAAAAATTTTGATTAATACTATCCTATCTCCTATAGGGGCTTAGTCTCCTATAGGAGTTACTATTTCAGGAGGTTATAATGGACGGATTCTATGAGATTATCTTTATTGCTGTCACTTTAGTATGTGTGTATCTAGCATGCTCTCATGATGATTATAATAACAAATAGGGAAAGGTTATCAAAAAGCCTTTCCCTATATCTATTGCCTTAGGAAACATCCCATTAATGAAGGGAGCATACTATGAAAAATACCACTGCCATATTAAAGAAGATATACCCTCTAGTAGAGGCATCTTTGAAGAAGAATACAAATAAATATAAAGCCTATATGGGTCAGTTTATATCAGTCCGCTCTGAGGATCTATATGATATAGCACCATGTAGACGAATCTACTTTACTGAAAATGATACTATAGAATTATTCAAAACTCTAGGTATAGAATATAAAACTGTATCGGCATATATGCAAGAAACTTACTATGCTAAGATATCTGCATTCAACCCAGCCGCAGCTAAAGATGAGACTACGGCTGTCTTGTTATGCGTATTAAGATATTTCTGGAAGATTAAGGATGCTAAGATGATAGATTTAGCTATTATCAATTTAGCATTCTCTGGCAAGTTTTATCCATCTATCCACTATGGATTCTTTAAGAAAGTTCAGCCAATCGAGTATAGACATATTATGGACTATGTGGTCAATAATATGCTATCCAATAAGTTTGATCTTAAATCTAAAGGCAATGTAATTGGGGCTATCAAGTCCATTGCTGGTACATGGCTAGAGGCTTATGGTAATAGATTTAGAGACTTCGAAGATGAAGACTGTGTATATGTAATCCAACAGCTCCATAGTCGTATTAAGTCTTTCTTAAAGAATATTGCTAGTTTATATTATGAGGCTTATGAAAACAAGTCTCAATATATTAACTATGCGTCTGATGATTATAGCGATACTAGCTTCCGTATAGCAGAGACTGATAATATAGTAGCAGAACGTATTATAGATAGAGCTATGACGGCTATAACTACACAATCAGTCAACTATAAATACTGTAAGATGTCAGCCGATTCCTTGGTTAGAACTGACGAGATTAAAGATATTATAGAATGGATCGTCAAAAATGATACCAAACAGCTTACGACTGTACGTGAATATATAAGCTTAATTGTATATACATATTTTGAGCAATCTCCAAATAAGGATGTTAGAACTGTAGAGTTTATCAAGTTTAGCATTCAGCCTAAACCGAATAGTAAAGATAAAAATATTCTACGGATTAAAGAGATTACTGAAGATTGGTTAATGAGATCTAATAGTAGATATATCCATCGTAAGAATCGCTTAGCTACCAAGAATAGTTACACTAGATCGGTTGTTATGTATTTTACACTTCTGATCCATTACAATGCATTATAATAAAATACCATTAGTCCAACACATAGGTACTGGATGGTTTACTTAATCTATAAAACATCTTTGTCCGACCATCCAGTAACCGTTTGAAAGCTTGGCTGAGAATTGCATAGGAGCTCGGCCGGCAGGATTATTTCTAGGAGATTTTTTGTAATACGCATATATCTTTATTTCATTGCAATTTGGAACCAGTTGGTTAATGAGACTGTGTTGCCTCTGGTGGCAGTTCAATGTACTAGTATTACGCCCTGTATAGGGTAATCTTTTAAAATGATCAAAGAATAAGTTGTAGATGCTAGTATTTTTCACTTTTTAAATATTTATAAATTATTATGTAAAAGTTTTACATAGGATAGATGACAAACACTATACATGCTTTTAAAGAAATATAATATATATTTGGGATGTAGACTTAAACTACTTGCTAGCATCTCGCTTATTCTTAATCTTAACTAAAATTTAAACTTTAATTCTATATAAACAATTAATTGATGGACGATAACGCTATCGTGCAATGCAAATTCGGTTCATCGGTATCCTTTCTTAGCCCTATAGGAGTTAATCTCCTATAGGGATTTCTTTTTGATTAAATAAGCATTTCAGCATATATTATAGAGGTAATAGATGTAGTATTTTGCTATATCAGTATTATCATAAGGAGGTATTATGAAACGGCTATTAGAAGTGAAGCTAAGAGTATTTGAAAAAGAGTACCAAAAACATTTAGAATTATTTAAGAAAGAAACTGGCATTGTATTAGATACTGAAGATGTCCATACATTTGCTAAGTTTGATCGCTTCTTAAATCGTCGTATGAAAGATGCTATCAAGGCAACAACATGTGTAGATAAAATCTTTATGATTTTAGGAGAAATCTGTTTTAATGATTCATTGAATTTTGATAATGGGATCTCCTTAGATCTAAAGAATAAAAATATCTACTTCCCATCTGATGGAAGTGATGCTGCAGGAGAATTATTTTGTGTAGATCCATTTAAACCAAGTACTGCATTACGTCATTATCTGGAAACAGATCCATCTGCATGTAAAATGGTCTATGACGCTCTAGCGAAAGTGGAGGAAATGAGAGAGGAGCATGAGTACAACGAGTTTGTACGTAAACACTCTTAATATCATATAAATGAAAAGGCCTTCGGGTCTTTTCTTTTTTTGTCAAAAACACTCCATTAATGATAGGAGGATTCATGTATGAATAAACAACGTAAACAGGCCGAAGAAGTAATATATAAAGTCATGGATGCTTTAGATAAAACAGGTAGTATGTCTAAATACTATGCCGAAGTGTTTAAGCCTATGACAGATGCTCAATTTACTTCTTATGTATCTAAGAAGTTCCCTTATAGATTCCAAACACGTATATTTAAAATAGAACCTAATTTTACTGATATAGAAAAAGCAGCTAATATATTAGGAATACCTCTAATGGAGAAAGTTGCTACTCCATATATGTATACTAATAAAGATGGAGAACCGGTATGGACTAAAGAGGCTTTGGTTGTATATCTACATCTTAAAAAGATGAAACAGTTCTTGACTAAGAAGAACTCCATCTCTACTAATATAGCTCATAGAGATAATAAGACTGGTAGATTATTAGGTCATGATAAGAATGGTGCTACATCAGATAGAGAGATGGAATCCCTTGTAGTATCTGGTATGAGTCAGACTATTAAAGAGCTATCTAGATCTCGTGCAGACTCTAATGAATCTAAACAGGCATTATATAATACTATTGCCACTTTAGGATCAGTATCTTTGAAAGATCTACCAGAAGATAAGACAGATAGCCTAGCTAAGAATATGATGAACGTATATCTTTTAGGATCTCATATTAATAGTAACCTTATTAATATTGATAATATGACCCCACAAACTATAGCTAATAAACGAATATCTAGACGCGGATAATATAACACCCCATAGGGATTCAATCCCTATGGGAGTATATTTTCTATGATACTGTTAGAATTGTAATAATTGTTTTTTTTGATGTATATTATAAAGGTGATAGATATGATAATTGTATCATATCATTAAGTCTTTTACTATAGGAGATAGAAGAATGAATGATGTTAACAAATTGGCACGTCTAATTAATGATGTAAAAGTTGTAAAGATTACTGGCTTTACTATAAGCACCTATACTAATAAGAATAAACGTTGGTATGAAAATGATATTCGAGATGATACATACTATTCGAGTTTAGAACATGAGGTAATAGAATATGAAAGTGATGAAAGTTATGCAACTGACAATGATCGTAAATTAGCAAAAGAGATTATTAATACCTTAAAGAGCGTAGGTTCGCTACGTGCTACATTTAAAATTAAGAAAGGTGATATTATATCAATATCATTCCCATAAAGAAGAGAAGAGACCTTCGGGTCTTTTCTTTTTTTTATTTTTTTCTTTTGTTGTATATTATAATGGTAGTGTGTACAACAATTCGTTGTATCAGAATTTTTAACCTTAGTAGGTATATTATGGATAATACTATTAAATTAGCTACACTTATTAAAGAACTTGAATCTCGTACTATTAGACTAGTAGGGGATTTCGTGCTAACAAGTGAAAGCCATTCGATATCCGATGTTCCTGTAATAAATGATCTAAGTCTAGATTATTATATGGACTCGAATGTTACAATGTTTAAAGATATTAAGATATCTGAATATTCAGATGATGTTCCAGAAGATAGATATATTCGGATAGCTAGAGATATATTCAATATCGTTGACATACTCGATGAATCGAGATCTGTTGTTATCAAGATTGATGATGATTTAAATATAATCGAGGTGAAAGTCAACTACTAAAATAAAATTATAGTACAACATGTAATAAATACAAAAAGGAGGTTTTACTATGGAAAACAATAATACACAAATTGGTATCATCAATGAAATTGGTGATTTAGGCTTAGGCTTCGAAGAGCTAACAGAGCAACAACAAGAGCAAGTTAAAGAAAACTTGAAAGAGAAAAAAGATCGCTAATTTATTTAAATATGCGATGGAGTTAAGCTTCATCGCATATTTTATTTGAATAAAATTCCACGACGTAAGACGTGTTAATATAGATCAAAAGTGGTGATGTATGCCACATATTTCCGATGAGGAGGTAATTACAAATGAAAAAATCAAAACTGATGCCGTCATATGCGGCAAAAGGTATGATGAGTATCTTTGCATTACTATTAATGCTTTTTGTACTCAGTTTTCCGGTGTCTGCTATAACCGGATCTGTACCTTATGAAGACGAAGATGACGAATCTACATTTGTAGATAAAATAGTGGAAGTGCATAGAGATTATAGAGATAAAATGATCTTAGGAGCTAACGCTATTTCAAATGAGTCGATTAAAGACAGAATAATGAAAATTCTATCCGATGATTCTTTTGAGAACTACCTTACGGCTGAACAGCGCAAGGAGCATGATGCGTGGGAGCAATTTAGAAAAGCAGATGAAGAGCGTGTAGCTAAAGCTAAAGAGGAATATCGCATCAGACAAGAAGAGGCGGCTAAGCAGGCTAAAATCTTAGAAGAGAAGAGAGCTAAGACTAGAGCCAATATAACGTCGGACTCAGATCTTTCTAATAGAGAGATAGAATTATCTGAAGCCGAAATGAATTCCATTATATCTCATTGGGAGGAGTATAATGGAGGATCCCCATTCCATGGGAATGGAAAATTATTTATTGAGGCATCCAAAGTCTCTGGACTAGACCCTATATACATTCTAGCACATGCTAGCTGGGAATCCGATTGGGGAAGATCCTGGATCGCTAGAAACAAAGGTAATTACTTTGGGATTAATGCAGTTGACACCAACCCATCTGGGGCAGCCCACCATATGGGGAGTACAATGGAAGCTGGACTAGTAAATGGTGCCAAGTGGATTAGTGATAATTACTACAAAGAAGGTCAGACTACATTGAACTCTATGATATATGGACATAAGATGTATGCCACCGCAGCAGACGGGTGGATATATGGAATCCAAAGTATCATGAGAGAGTCTTATAGCTACCTTCACAGTATAAGATAATAACTAAGTTACAACAGTAAAATAATAACGGATAGGATTTTAAATCCTATCCGCTTTATTTTTTTATTATTTAGGAGGAATTTATAATGAAAGCAAAATTGATCGGTATAGGTGCTGCTGGTAATAAAGCAGCAATGATGGCTATCGAGAAAGGCGTATTCACTCGTGATGAGGTTATGCTTATCAATACTACTCATAAAGATATGAAAGAAGAGTATGCTGATATTAATGTAATCATCGGATCTGGTATGGGTGGTTGCGGTAAAGAACGTGCTCGTGCTAAAAAGATTACATTAGAATCTTTAAAAGAGGATAAACTTAATTTAGATGGAATCGTCAATGGAACTGAAGATACAGTTATAATTGTATCATCCTCGGAGGGTGGTACTGGATGTGGTGCATCTACTATTATTGCTAAATATATTCGTGAAGTATTGAATGTCAATGTGCATCTATTTGTATTTACTGGATTTGAAGATGATGCACGCGGATTACAAAATACAGTTGAATACTTCCAAGATATCCAAGATAGCTTTATTGTAGAGGCTATTAGTAATAAGAAATTCTTGAATGGTAAAACAACTAAGCAAGAAGCTGAGCAATTAGCCAATGAAGAATTCTGTAAGAGAATGAGAGCCTATCTAGGATTAGATCTAAAAGATTCCCATCAGAATATTGATGAGACTGATATGTATAAAATCAATAATACTCCAGGGTTTATGACTATTGAAGTTAGAGACTTTGATGGTATTAAGAAACGTGAAGACTTTGATGCTTTATTCGAAGATATGATTTATAATACTAAGAGTCTTGACTTTACTAAAAGCTCTAAACGTATTGGTATATTCTTATTTGCTACAGAGAAAACTCAATCTATCGGGTTTGATCTAGATGCTATCAAATTCCATTTAGGTGAGCCATTTGAATTCTATACACATATTCAAACAACTCATACTAACGAAAGTGTAGCAATCATTGCATCTGGTATGAAGTTACCTACAAATGATGTAAATAAAGTATATGAAGAATATCAAGCTAGAACTGCAAACGTGGATAAAGCTAAAGATAACTTCTTTGATAATGTATCTTCTATGCATATGAATTCTGAAGATGCTATGTTTGATTTGAATGATGATAAATTGGCTAATCCAACTAATGATAGAAAGAATGACTTCTTTGGTAAAGTAGAAAAAGAAACTAAAGAAGTAGTAATCCAAGTTGGGAATAAAAATAAGAAGAGAAGTAAAGAAGAATTCTTAAATGGCCAATATTAGAAAGAGGCGATTTATATGTCAGTATTCGGTAATTTACTAACTCCTAAAGAGGAGATAAATGGTGATTCTCTTATAGTTAAGAAGAATGGTCGTGTTATGAGAGAAGAGCTGTCTAAACTAGATTGGTATAATAGACAAGAAATATATACATATGTAGAAATGAATCTTATGGATCTACTCTACAATATGTCAGAAGATCAAGATATCTATAGTGAATTCTCATATCGGCCTGAATTATATGTAACTATAGATACAGTTCTTAAACAGAATGGAAGTATAGAGATTCCTAAGAATCATGCTATACGTCTAAATAACTGCATGTATGCATTCTTGGTTTATATGCCATCTAGATTGCCAGATCATATATATAAGATTGCAGAAGATGCTATAGTATCCATATCCAAAGTAATCAATAAGGAAGTCTATAGAAGACTTGACTTTACTGATGTGATCAATGAAGATCTTCTAAGAGAACTCCCTATATGTAGATTCAGTAGTCTATATGATCATCTAAATATTATGAGAGTTAACTTCTCTATCATGAATAGGATGAATCCTAAGACTACTGATGAAGAAGATCTGATAGATATCTATAAAGAACTCTTCTTTGATATTGAAGATAAGCTCTTTTTATACTCTATGGAAGAGACATTCGTATTAGACGGTTTAGACACAGATAGACGCTGGATGTATGATATTTGTACAAATACTCTTCTTATGATATTGAACGAGAAACCAATGTCTTATATCAAGTCTACACTTATCAAATACTCCCAAAACTGTTTAACTAAACAGCTTACTTTAGATAAAGTGAGATGTTCATTACTACAGCTATCGGCTGATTATGACAAAATCAGATATATTGCAGAAGAGCTCAAAGAGCAAGGACTATATATTCTATAATAAATGCCCTAGGAAACTTAGTGTTCCTAGGGCTATTAATTTTCTACTATCACCTGAACTTTAAAGTAATTGTATTTTTTAAACACATGAAGGAGAATTATTATGGGACTCTTATTAGACCGTGTAGCTGAAGTATCTGGCTATTCCCCAGAGCAAGGTTTATATGACGTAGCATATTCTACAGGATTTTTAAATTTCGATCATTTGAATGGTTTTAGATTAAATACATATGATGATAGTGGTAAACCAATCCAGAAGAAGCTATATGGAATTCTAGATGGATCTTATAACTTATTGATTGGTAGATCTGGATCTGGTAAATCAACATTTGCTGTTCAAGCAGGTGCTAATATCATTAGCCAATTTGATAATGCAGAGATGATGATTCAGTCTATCGAAGGTGGTATTACTATTCCACGTTTAGAAACTCTAACTGGATTCATTGGCGATGAACTATTCGAGCGTGTATCTATTAAGAATAGCGGTATTACCGCAGAATCTGTATATGATGATATCTATACAATCTATGAGACTAAGATTAAGAATAAAGAGAAATTTCTCTATGATACTGGAATGAGAGACTCTAAAGGCAATGCTATCATGAAGTTTGTCCCTACAGTGGTAGTTATAGACTCTATTGCATTATTATCTCCAGAACGTATTGCCGATAAAGGTGAGCTATCTGGACAGATGGGTGCAACAGCTATGGCCAAATCCAATACAGCTTTATTGAAATCTGTAATCCAATTAATCAAAGCGGCTAATATCATTCTTCTAGTAATCAATCATATTACAGAGAAGATTGAGGCTAATCCAATGATGCACACTAAAGGAGCTTTATCCTACCTTAAGCAAGGTGAGTCTCTACCAGGTGGTAAGGCTGTTACATATCTAGCTAATAATATCGTTAGATTCGATGATACTAAATTCAAAGATGATACTACATTTGGATTTACTGGGGCTAGAGTTGATTTATCTTTATGTAAATCTAGAACTAATAAAGCTGGTAAAGTAACTCCACTTATCTTCTCTCAAGCAGACGGGTTTGATTCTTTATACTCTATTATGATTATGCTTAAAGACTCTGGTGCTATTGCCTCTAAAGGTGCATATCTAGCATTAGATGGATATGAGAATAAATTTAGAACTAAAGACTTTAAAGAGTTATTCATGACAGATGAAGTATTCCGTCAAGCTGTTATGCTTAAAGCTAATGAAGAACTTAATAAACTACTATCTAATACGCCTGGAGCAGATAGTAAGTCTAGAGTTAATCTAACTAAAAACCTTATGGAGTCTCTTAGAGCTCTAGAAGACTAATTACTATAGGGGTTATATATTATAATACTGAAGGATAAGGCCCTCAGGTCTTATCCTGGTATTATTAATTAAGAAAGGAGAAATAAATGGCAGGAAACTTAGACCTGAAAGAGAGGATTGATGAACGAGAGAAGACTCTCACTTCAAGAGAACAACCATTGGGAAAAGAGTTGGTACAACCAATGTCTAATTGCAGCTCTAGTAGCCGTAAGATTATGTTTAGTACTCACTCTGAGCAAGCTATGGCATTATGTAACCCTGAAATGCCTATAATTCAAACAGGATATGAAAATGAATATGGAAGACATTCCACTTCATTTAGAACTGCCGATGAAGACATTCTAGTTCTCGATAAAGTAGAGAAGTATGGAATGTATCCAGGGCATGAATACTTTCTTATAGTCTATAAGAGAGAAAGTAATAAACTCGATGTGATTCATAAGTACGATTACTTTCACATCACAGAAACCTTTGGGTATAAGATCAATACAGAGCTATTGGATAGTCTTGTGCCAGGGTCTACAATCCATAAAGGTCAAGTGATCACCAAGTCTGGAGGATTTGATGAGTATAATAACCGTATGGATGGAATCAATGCGATGATTATGTATATTGCACAGAATAAGACTACTGAAGATGCTATTCAGATCAGTGAGTCTTGTGCTAAGAAATTTAGATCGCCATTGATCAAGAAAGTATCATTCATCATAAACGAGAATGATATTCTTCTAAACCTATATGGGAATGAAATTATCTATAAGGTAATTCCTGATATAGGAGAAGATGTACAGGAAGGTATCCTTGCAGCAGTACGAAGAGAAGATATGGATGAGGCTCTATACTCTCAAGTATTTAGCAAGCTAAAGGATATCAATATGTCTGATGAAAAGATAACCTCATCAGGCAAAGTGATAGGTATAGATCTACATGTAAACAATCCGAAACTGATTGCAGAGTCTCAATACCTATCCCAGCTGAATATCTACTATGAGGACAATCTACGGTTCTACAATGAACTTATTAGCAAAGTTGAAAGACTTAGCGCTAGCTATAATTGTCCTATAGATTTCGACTTACAGAAGTTGGTCTATACTGGTAGACAGGTTCTTGATGGAGTTAAGTTCAAGATGGATAAGAATATCTATTCTAACTTACATATCGATATCTATCTACTAGATGAGAAAGACTTATCTGTTGGTGATAAGCTAACTAACCGCTATGGAGGTAAAGGCGTTATCTCTAGTATTATACCAGATGAGCTAATGCCTATAACAGAAGATGGAGATCGGGTAGAAATGAAATACAATCAGGCTACCGTTGTTAACCGTCTTAACCCAGCACAGTTATTAGAAATGGAACTAAACTCTGCATCTGCTGCGATTATTCGTAATCTAGACAGAAATGATGCTGTCGGAAGTTTACGTAAGATCATTAGATTCGTAGAGTTAGTAACTCCATTACAGGCTCAAGAAATGAGAGCCTTTGTAGATAGTCAAGGTATTACTGGTAAACAAGAATATCTTGATTCTATTATCAGTGATGGTAATATTGCATTATCTATCCAGCCTATGGTAGACTCGGTTACTCTCAATACTATAAGAGCTATTCTTAGAGAGTTCCCTGAGACTAGACATAAGCATCTATACGTTCCGATGAAAGATTCTAATGGGAATTATAAAATGCGTCGGACGCATAGACCAGCAATGGTAGCAAAGCAATATACATATAGACTTAAACAATATGCGGAAGAGAAATTCTCTGCGACATCTATGTCCTTTAGTAACAATAGAGGCGAGAATAGTAGAAACAAATCTTCTGGATTGTATAAGCCAGTATATACCAATACTCCTATCCGTCAAGGGGAAATGGAGATTGGTACTCTTACTCATATAGGAGATGATATAAACTCACATATGTTGATGATTTATAGTTCATCTACTACTATGAAGAAGGAGATGAAAAGCCTCTTAACGGATGATCCAACAGTTGTAGATATTGTATTAAAAGATGATGCTAGATCAAGACCAGCACAGATCGTTCATACATATCTCAAAGCCATGGGCTTAGGATTATCATTCCGTAAGGTTAAGAGAAAATTGAAGCCAGCTATTATTGAGCCAGCTCCAATAGTATATGATAGTCCATTTATCAACAATAAGGAATATCTAAAACAGCTTAGATCTAATAAGCCTGAAGATATGTCTATTGAATTGGTAAAAGGCGAAGATGGAAAAATGTATCCTAAGTACACTAACTTCAAAGAGCCATTAAGACAATCAATCTTATATGGTGCTATTAAAAAGGGTACACCGTCTGATTATGAACTAGGTAATCCATACTGGTTCTATGCCGGACTTTCCATGTTTAAGAAGAGAAAGAGGAAGATACGAAATGAAGACACTGAATGATCTTTATACATCGTTACTTAGAGGAGACTACAAAGAAGTAGTCTCCTCTTCTTCTGCTCTAATGATAAATGATATAGCATTAGAGTTATTGAAAGCTGAACCATTGACGAAAGAGCAAATTCAACAATGTGATTTAGTTCTACGGATTAGTAATATCCTATACAATAATACAGATCTAGATATGCTACCATTAGAAGATGGTACATATGATATCTTATTAGAGAAGTATAAGAAATATAATCCTAACTTTCAAGTTGGGGCGGAAGTGATAAACTTCCATCCATCCTCCAGAGGAGAATCTGAGGAGAGATATATACAAGCAATCGTAAGCTATCCTCAGAATCTAGTGGATGCAGTATTTGCTCCAACGTTTACTAGCATCATTCCAGATAGAAGTCAGCAATATCTAGATAATAAACATAAGTCTAGAACTGATAGAAACAGAGATACTAACCATAGATATCCTGAGCTAGTTGGCACTCTAGACAAATGTAAATTTGTTACTGATGCTGATGCTAAGAATGCTATGGTCTATAAAGATCCTAACGTGAAGATCTTTGAGAGAGATTTCTTAGCTGAGCATGTATATGCAGGAATCTTGAACTATAATACTCCATTTGAGTTAGTAGCAGAGATCAAATATGATGGAGTATCCATAGAGGCTGAAGTATCTAATCATGTAGTTACTGCAAGAACTAGAGGAGATCTAGAGAATGATCTAGCAACAGATCTAACTGATATCTTCTATGGGTATAGATTCCCAAATGATATACCAGATGACGAAATCTTTGGTATGAAGTTTGAGGCTATCATAACTAAGCAAGACCTCTTTCTATTAGAACGAGAGACTGGTAAGTCATATAAGAATATGCGTACTGCTGTATCTGGTATATTAGGATTATCTAATGCTAGGGATTATTTAAAGTATATTACTCTAGTTCCACTAGCAACTTCATTGGAGTTCAATTCTAGAATAGAAGAGCTAGAATTCATAAATAGATTCTTTGCCACTAAAGAGACTAATAGATATTGGATCATTCAAGGAACCTTTGCTCAGAATGTATTCCAAGTGAAGTCTATTGTAAAAGAAGCTGAGATGTTTAGGGACTATATGCAATTCGCATATGATGGTATAGTAGTATCCTATACTGATAAGAATATCATAAACTTCTTGGGTAGAAAGAACTTTGTCAATAAATACAGTGTAGCGATAAAGTTTGGGGCTCTTGTTAAGAAAACTAGATTCAGAGGATATGAATACACTGTAGGAAAGAATGGTATCATTACTCCAATGATATTATTCGATCCGATAGAGTTCAATGGGACTATTCATACTATAGCATCTGGGCATTCCTATGAGAGATTCAAGAAACTTGGACTACACTATGGAGATATTCTAGAGGTTGCATATGTCAATGATGTAATGCCATATGTAATGAAAGGTTATCATGATCGATTGAATGATGTGAATGGTATAGAAGAGTTTATATCCCATTGTCCTGAATGTGGATCTGTCTTATCTGAGACTGAAAGTGGTAAGTCTGTTATATGCAGAAATATGAAGTGTAAAGGTCGGATGTTTGCTAGACTAGATGATATGATGAAGAAACTAAACTTCAAAGACTTCACTGGTGCTACACTAAGATCTTTACAAGTAACTTCATTTACTGAGCTTATGACTATTACTGATGATAGATTAGAAGTTCTAGGCGATACCAACTCTGTTAAGTTTAGATCTAGAATAAAGGAATTCCAAACCAAGCCTTTATATGACTATGAGTTAATTGGAGCATTAGGATTCACTGATGTATCCACCAAATCTTGGAAGGCTATCTTACATGAGTTTACTATTAAAGAGTTATTGAACTTAAGTGAGATGGATCCTGGAACGTTTGCTAATACTATTATAGCAGTTCGAGGTATTGGTAAGACTACAGTTAGTACTATCATATCTGAGTTAGATACGTTTAAGAATGATATAGTATTCATTTCGAATATGCCTAATGTATCATCCTCTAAGGCTAGTGCCCCTACAATGAAGATAGTAATGACTGGCTTTAGAGATGAAGAGTTAGTAAACCAAATGAAAGAAAAAGGTATTGAACTTACAGGAGGTTCTGTAACAAAAGATACAGCACTTCTGGTTATACCTTATAAAGGGTTTACAAGCTCTAAGGTAGATAAGGCCAACAAGTATAAAGTACCTATCACATCTGTTGAGGATTTCCGGTTGAACTACCTCAAAAATGGTTTGTAAAAAACTACAGGAAAAACCACAATAGATTGATATATTATAATGGTGAGTGAGAAATTTTACTCACCATTTGTTTACGCATTAAGAAAAGGAGAAATCAAAATGCAAAAAGAAATCAAAGAGACAAACGTTTACGAGGAAATTATCGAGACTATCAAGTCTGAGGATTTCTTACTATTAGAAGTTAAGAATTTAGACTCTGCAATCAGAGTCGTAACTGAAGGTTTTGTTAAATTCTTAGCAAACCTTCGCTATACAGAGGATCAAAACTCCTCCGCTATTCGTATTAGCGATCGCAATGGATCCTTCATCTTAGGAGTAATTGCAGATCACTCTAAAGATGATGAAGGTAAAGATAGCTTTGAAATCTCCTTCACTATTGAAGAAGAAGACATCAAAGATATCGATCCTACATATGAACTTTCCAATAGTGAAGTTCAAGTATTCTTGAATAGATTCATGTATACGCAAGTTTCTCACCAATTCCAATCCAATGAAATGGTGTATAAAATCATGCGTGCAGTATGGGTCAATCTATTAGCCTTTGCATCTAACGTTCAAAAGAAAGAATTAGATGAAGAAGGTTACACATTGAAAATCAACGAAACATTGAATATCAATGTGAATGATGAGGATGGCAAACGAGTTATCACTATTGAGCCAGGTACTGATCTTAAGAAGTTCATTAAGGACGATTCCTTGATTCAAATCGAGGCATAAGAGTAGATATAACAGGCAGTTGGATTAAATCCGACTGCCTATTTTTTTAGTCTTATGGAGGTATCAAAGTGAAGAAAGCTATAATCAATGGGAGTCTATTTACAGTATACTCTCATGATGAGATTAATAAAGCCATCCTAGAGGAGGATGGTAATGCTATTGAGGTAGAGGGACACGTATTCCCAATAGCTCAATCTAAGTACTCTAATTATAATACGTTTATGTATCCAGATGGAAGTCATTATGTATTCGTTAGAGGGAACGATTTTGAGAATTATAACATAGACAATATCAAAGTTATAGACTTCTCGAATACATCTAGTCTCAAAGAGCAGATAGAAAAGAATGCATCTTTGAGAGAGATGGAGGCTAGCGTTCTAACTACAGCGGATAGAGTGTTTAAGCCTATCATTAAGCCTACAGACATGCCAGAGATGGCTGCTCTTAAAGAGGCAGTCAATAGAAAAAATATTGACCTAGATAAGTACGCATATCGTTTTGGAGATAACTACAATAACGATAGACGCTTATTCGATAAGTCTTCTATTACTCTGACTAAGATGAGAGCAGTGGCTGAGGCATTGGATATGGACTGTTATATCACATTTGATGATAGATCAGCAGATGTGCCAAATCCTATTGGAGGCCCAATTAAAGTAAAAATCACAAATATTGAGGAGGAATAATGAAACAAGCTCAATTCATGTACGAGTTTAATGATAAGACTCGTCATAAATTTAACGATAAGTTCTTCCACAAGAGTGATGATGATATTATAGAAGATCTTAAGGATATGATTCTATCATGTCAAAGAGATAAGTTCTATACGATAAAAGTAGAGAAGTTTGAAGTTATTGATGACTATGCTCAAGTGCAAGAAATCTTGACTGGTCAAGATACTCCAACTATATCTATAAAAGACTCCGATCTTCGTATCCTAAAGGTATATTATTATGCCAAAACGTTTATGCAAGATCCAGAGAAAGGTGAAGGTAGATTCGAGGTTATCATCGCAGTGCCAAGAGTTATAGATAACGCTTATATCAGACTTAATGGTAATAACTATTTTCCAGTATTCCAATTAGTCGATAGTAGTACCTATAATAATACTGCAGCTCAATCTGCTAAGACGCAAAGTATAACTTTAAAGACAAATTCTAATGCAATCAAGATGCTTAGAAACTTCGTAGAGTATACTGATAGCAATGAGAAGATTAAACGATTCACTTTGTTCAGTTTATATGTATTTGATCACAAGGTTGGACTATTCGAATACTTCTTTGCTAGATTTGGATGGTATGGTACTTTGAATATGTTTGGATTTACTGGTATTCTTCATATATCAGATAAAGATCCAGATAGCTCTGAGTTCTATACATTTAAGATCCAAGCAGGGGCTATGAAAGAGCCTATCTACATCTATACGTATAAATACATATTTGATGAAGATAAGATCATTCAGTCCTGTATAGCTACAGTTATCAAGATTCTAAACCAATATGGTAATAGAAAGACAACTGTAGAGGCTATTCTCGATAAAGAGTATTGGGTTAGTCGATTAGGTGGTAACTTTGTTAAGACAGAATCTGGTATGCTTAACAAGGGTATTGCTATTATAGAGTCATTAGAAAACTCATATGATATATCCACTAAGAAACGTCTTAGACTACCAGATGAGATGAAAGAAGATATCTATTCCATCATTAAATGGATGGCATGTGAATTCTCATTCATTCGTCTTAAAGACAATCTAGATGTATCTAAGAAACGTATTAGATGGAGTGAGTATATAGCGGCTCTATATATTATGATATTAAACCAAAAGCTTAGACGTCTACCAGAGAGACACAATGAGGTCTTGGAAGTTAGTCGTATTAAGCAGGTTATAACCACAGCTCCTATGGCTTTAATCTCTGAACTACAGAAGAGTAGTTTAAAAGGCTTTAGGAATATGGTTAATGACAGAGATTCATTCTTACAGTTAAAATACACCATCAAAGGCCCATCAGGTCCAGGTGAATCTAATGGTAAGAATATAGCTAGAGCTATACGTTCAGTAGATCCATCCCATTTAGGTATCATTGATATGAATACATCATCCCCATCCGATCCAGGTGTAGGTGGTATGTTATGCCCTCTAAACTATGGACTATATGAATGGGATTCATTCAATAATGAAGATGAGCCTACAACATGGGATGCTAAATTCAGTGAGCTAATCGATATGTATAGAGAAAAGAAAGGTCTAATATCAGCTATTGCTCTAGCTGACGATGCTGGAGTTGAGTTGAATGATAGACCTAACTTAGAGTCTGTAGCATACGATGTGGCTTGTATGGAAAATATCATTGGTAAGGTAGCAAGAACTAAGGAGTTCGAATATCAATTAACTCCTGCTATTATACCAATGGAAGGATCCAATACAGTTGTTTATGAAGAAGACTAGGAGGAAGATATGCAGGATATCTATTATCGTTATTTTGTATTCTCTAGAACTCAACTAGAGGATATCAAAAGACGAGAAGAAAAACTTGGTAGATATGCGACCATCGGCAAAGTTATTGTCGATGGTATTGCTAAAGAATATACTGATATTATCCTGAATATGGAGTCTGCAAAATACGCAGACTCTATTATTATAACAGAGGGAGATATCAGAAAGATCACTTATGTGAAATAGGAGGAAAGAATCATGGCAGAAAACGTTGTAACGGTAGATATTCATGAAGTCGTACGTTATATTTGCGACAATCTAGACGGTAAAACTATTATGGGGCCTTTGAGTACAATATCCCCAGACAATGGGCTACTATTGGATATCGCAGAGAAGTTCTTTGTAGCTATCGATGCTAATGAAGAATTAACAAATGATTTTAAATATCGCGGACGTAAGATTTCCGTTCGCGGTAAAAATATTATCTTATGCGATATCGTCCACCCAGATATGGATCCATACAATCTTAATAAGTTTGTGTCTAAGAATCCTATCTTCGTTGGATTAAATCGTGAAGATAATAGTGTTGAGACATTGATGATAAATCTAAAATGCCTCTCTAGCGCTATCAACTATGATGAGTCGAAAACTATTTTCAATATTATTCATAGTATCTTCGCATTTATCTTAGGAGATAATAAAGGCGAACGTGCTAAAGTACTAGCCCTATTAGGATATATTGAGTTGCTAGCATACTTCACTGATGGATTGCTAGATGACTATTACAATTATAGCATTAAAAAATGCACCGACTATATCAGAGCCGTATCTGCTGGATTTGGTGTGACCAATGACTTCAGATTCACTCAAGATGTATTAGAACTATTGAATGATAAAGTATCTTTATATTATTATCCTTCTCTTCAAGTTAAGTTGTTTGACAATAATGCAGAAGATGAGATTTTTGAATTAAAATCTATTCTACGTGTTATTGAGGGAACGTTCGAGAATCAAACATCTGAAAACAAAGAAGAGCGTGATATTTTCGTTAAGTTAGTAGATGCTCTTAAAGAAAAAGGAGCTGAAGGATTCTTAGACTATAAAGAATATATGGATTTTGAAAATCAATATAATCTATTTAAGAAACTTCAAGATGAAGAGTTACAGCAACTTGTCTTAGGCACTATTGTGGAGACTATTGAAGATAATATTAAAATTCATGGAATCCAAGAAGTCAAAGAGGCTACTGAAGAAGAAAAACAGAGAGCTATGCTTCAAAAGATGTTACAACAACAAGTTGGAGCTAACTTAAGATAATTTATATGGAGATGTGGTTGACCCACATCTCCTTTATTTTTTGGAGGTACTATGGAAAAGGCTATTGTATCTGCATGGGAATGTCCTTATTGCGAATCTGAGTCTACCAAATTAGTATTTGGTAACGGAGAAAGTATAGGATATAAAAGATTCGTAGAAGACAAATCCCTACATAAGATTTTCGATAATAGACCTGCATCTCATATGAAGTGCATGGAATGTGGTAGGAGGTCTAGATTGAATTGGACTAAAGGAATTCCTCCATATGGGCAAAAACTATAAACAAAGAAGTAACCTATTTTTTTTATAAAGGAGGAAGTTCTATGTTTAATTACACAGGAATAATCAACCTGATACTATCTATAGGATTATCTTTATTTATGCTGGTATATGTGCCAGAAAGCTATTCTATAGTAGGAGCATTTGTATGCACTATCTTACTTTCATTTATCATGGGAGTATTCTTATACTTTGCATTCAATAAACAGCAGATAGATAAATATAGCGATCTCAACAAATAGGTAGTCTATAAAAGTAAAGATTACGACGGGGTGTGCAAAATGAGATTACTATACCTTAGATTAGTAAATTATATAGGGGTCTATAATGGACGAGCTGACAATGTACTAGAAGTTGATTTATCAAATTCTACTTCAAACTTAGTTATCATCCGAGGACCTAATGGATCAGGGAAATCAACACTTTTAAAGGCACTATCTCCATTAATGGATGATAGTGCCTCTTTTATTCCAGGAATGGAAGCCAAGAAGTTATTAAGATATCTCTTCAAAGGAGAGATATATGAAATAGAATATACTCATACAGTAAAAACTGATGGCTCTAGAGGGCCTACCAAATTACAAATATATAGAGGGTCTAGTAGAGAGCCTCTTAATCCGACAATGAATGTATCTTCAGGGAAAGAGATCATATATAGTCTCTTCAACTTAGATACTAACTTCTTAACGCTGACTCAACTATCTTCTGAAGATAGAGGATTGGCTGATAAAAAACCATACGAGAGAAAGAAGTTTGTTAATAGTATTATAAACGGGATTGAAGTTTATAATAATTTCTATAAGATAATTACGAAAAAGCACTCTACTTGTAAATCTATGATTAGTAGCTTAAGCTCTAAGATAAGTAGATTAGGCAATACTGAAGAGCTACATGCTAAGCTAGTTCAGATTAATAGTCAAATAGAAAATATTACTGCTGATAGAGATAAACTTATTCTAGAGATTGCTAAGATATCATCCAAGATCGATATACTCAGCGGCGAAAGCAATATAGATGCTTATTATACTATCAAAAAAGAAATTGAGGATCTTAGAGCTTCATGTAAAGAGGATATCAATACAGTTCTAGATATGTATCAAAACTCTGTAGAGTATAAAGACTTTAGTGATTTTTTCATTACGGTTAGTAATAATATAGATAGATATCAAAATGAGCTTTTGAATCTAGAGAAAGCTAAGTCTAAGCTAGATGCAGAGCTAGAGCATTTGAATAAATCTAATAATGAACTTTTCTTAAAGAAGAGTTCATTGACTAAAGAACTTGAGGCTATGAATATTAGTGATATATCAGAAGGTGATATATCTATATATAATGAATCTATGTCCAAGCTAGATGAGCTAAATGAAGCTCTAAAAGATTCTAGATTCAATTCATCTAAAGAAGTAGATAGCATGATAAATGCTATCGATATGATATATAAAGCTATAGAGTCTATTCTAAACAACTTAGATCATACAACCAGAGATGAACAGCTCCGGTTTATAAATATATTTATATCTGGTGGTCTTGTTTTTAAGGATATAAGCAAGTCTATATCTAAAGAGATTGAAGAGCGATTAAGAAGAATCGCAGATCTAGATGCAGAAATCAAATTCAATAAAGCATTATCCGATAAAGCATCTAGCATAGCATTAAGACCTAAAGAATGTAAGATTGATAGCTGTAGGTTTATTAAAGATGCCCTAGAGGCTTATAATGCTAAACCAGATGAGGCTATAGATAATTGTATGGCTATCAAGAAAGATATACAATTAGAATTAGACGAGCTTTCATCTAGATTAAATGAACAAGCTGACTATAAGGAGCTTGCTAATAGATTGACTCATCTTATTGGAGTAATAAAGTCATATAGACCTTTATTTGAGGATTCTATAGTAGATTATCTCCTGGATGAAACTAATATACTTTCCATAGTCAAAGATAGAACGTTACTATATAATGATCTTAACGAATGCCGTGGATTGTATAATCTCATTACTATGAGAGAAACATATAAGGGTAATGTAGATCGTCTAGGCAAATCTGTTACTGAATATAATAAAAATAAAGATACCATCATGAGAACCACTGAGGAGTTAGAATCTACGTCTTCTAGGATTTCTGATGTGGCTAAAGAGATAGAAAGCTGTAAGTCTGAGATCTCTAATGTAGATACAAAACTCTATGTAGTCAAAAATAAACTAAAGATCTCTAAGAATAGTTTAGTTATATTAACTACAACTAAAGATAAGATCACTAAGTACAAATCTCTAGAAAAAGATATATCTAAATATGATGGTATAGTAGAACAGATATCTGGTCTTACAGAAGATCATGAACTTTTAACAAATCAGGCTAACAATGTAAATGATGATTTGAATCGCCATATAGCGGAGCGTGATTCTATAATGAGCTCTAGAACTCTACTAGAAGAGTATACTAGAGATATAGAATACTATAGAGAGAACTATGATAAGCTAGATGTCATAAAGCACTATGTATCTCCAACAACTGGAATACAAACTGTATTCATGGGTACATATATGAATAGCATTATAGTAAAAGCTAATGAACTATTGAGTCTAATATTCAATGGACAGTTTATCATTCAACCATTTGTAATCAATGAATCTGAATTTAGAATTCCTTGCTTGGGGAATGGATTGATCAATGATGATATCTCTTCCATGAGTACTAGTCAGATTTGTATGATTAGCATGATCTTAAGCTTTGCTATTCTATCTAACTCATCTACAGATTATAATATCCTTAAGCTTGATGAGATAGATGGCGGATTAGATACGATGAATAGAATCCAGTTTATTGGGTTATTAAAACAGCTTATATCCATTGTAGGATGTGAGCAGTGTTTCTTAATTAGTCATAATATAGAGTACGATGAAAGTACTACTATAATTGATATGGGTGCAAGACCTGTAGTTATTGGAGGGTAATTATGTTAGAATTCATGAAAAAATATTTATTAGCTCAAATGATAGTTTATTGGTCTATACCACTGATAATTTATGTTATCATTGACATAGCAGCTAGACTGACTGGTCGAACTGACGTTATGCCAGTATTTATTTTACTAGTGGTATTTACAGAATTTATTATAACGATAGTTCTTCTAATCGGAAAATTATTGGATGCTATTTATGGAGATAAACGATGATCAGTAGCGAAAACCTTACTATGTATGATTATATCTATTTAAGTCTTGCTAAAAAGATCTTAGCAGATGGTGAGTTAAGAGAGAATAGGACAGGTGTTAGAGCCTACTCTCTTCCTCAAGTGTGTTTTAGAGTGGACTTGACAGATGGAAAGATGCCTATCTTAGGATCTAAGTTTGTTCCATTTAAGACTGCAGTAAAAGAGCTATTATGGATTTGGAAAGATCAATCCAATAACGTACAAGAGCTTAGAGATGCTGGAGTAAATATCTGGAATGAATGGGAAAGAGAAGATGGAACTATTGGTAAAGCATATGGGTATCAATTAAGAAAATTCAAGCAAGTTGATAGACTTATTGAAACTCTAAAGACTAATCCTGAATCTAGACGTATGGTTGTTACCTTATGGAATAATGAAGATCTAGATGATATGGCCCTTTATCCATGCGCATTTGAAACTCTATGGAATGTCAATAAGGGTAAGTTAAACTGTACCCTTATTATTAGATCTAATGATTGGTTCTTAGGCAATCCATTCAATGTATTACAGTATTCTATACTAGTATGCATGATCGCTCAGGTAACAGGATATAAACCTGGAGAGCTAATGGTTGTAGTCAATGATGCTCATATCTATGAGAATCATGTAGACCAAATTAATGAGCAAATCAAAGACGGATACAACTATGAGTTGTTCTACTCTATCGGAGCCGGTGAGGGTTTAGCTGAACCTAAATTGGTATTAAATCCTGAGATCAAAAACTTCTATGATTTCACTATTGATGATATCAAATTAGAAGGGTATACTCCTGGGCCTAAAAGAGTGGGTCAAGTTGCTGTGTAAAAATAACAGACCAAACACATAATTGATCTATAATCTTTATTTTTTATATTTATTTTTATTTAACTGATGTAGGTTAGATGATGTATCCATTGTTATAAGAAAAAGATTATCCACATATAGATCATTGAATATATTGGCATAATAACAAATCCCCCATAGGAGTTGAACTCCTATGGGGGTTATTATGTGCCTTAGTAAACCAAATAATAGACGTATATTATTAACGTGTATAGGATGTTTTTTCAGGATTGTATGTCCTATACAGTACCCTCCAAGGAGGATACAGAATGCTTCCCTTTTCTGTATCCTCCTTATTTTATTTATTTTTATTTTTTAGAAAGGAGATAATGATATTTATGTCAATCTCAACAAAAACTGAGCAAGAAACAATACTTGCATTTTTGAAAAATGAGGAGGTGTTTAACCGATATTTTAAACCGTTAGTTGGATTGTCACAATCCGACAATCACCATGGAATGGATGCAATGCAGCATACTATCGCGGTATTCCGATCAATAGAAAATGTAATCAATGAATTATATAGTAAATTTATTGTTAAAATCAGTAATCGTTCTATAATGTCATTGTATCTGGCAGCGTTATTCCATGATACTGGAAAGGCTGTATGCAAGGTAGAAATTCGACCTAACGAATTTGATTATAAAGATCATGACCTAGCGAGCATTAAGATTCTAGATGACTTCGAAAAATTAATAAGAGATAAAACTGACGCAGATTTTCGAAGACATTTCAGATTAGCAAAGTGGTTAATTATTGAGCATACTAATTTCGATATGGCTATTAAACAAAATAAACTACGTGAATGGTTAGTAGGATGTATCCGTAAACCCCATTTTGATGCAATATCGACATATAGACATATGGTCAAAGATATGATTGTACTATCTGCAGCAGATGCAGCATCTAGATATGCTTTATGTGAAGGCGATGCATATCATGATGCAGTCGTCAGATATTCAAAAGAAAGATACGAGGCATTAAAGTTAATAGAAAAAATGGCTATTCCAGTAACCAAATATGATCTAGAGCTACAAGGTAAAGATAAAGATGAGACAAATTATATTCTAAATCTTTGCTGGGATGGAACTATTAAGAATGAATTTTCACAGATCGAGAAGGCTCTAACTAGTTATAGGGCCAAAAAAAGATATACAATATCTTTAGAGTATTAAAGGAAGAATTATCATGGCAATCTCAGTATTTAAAGATCAAGAAAGGACCATTCGTCTTTCACAAGATAAGGATTTATTTGAAAAATATTTTAAACCATTGGTCGGACTCCCTCAGTCTGATAATCACCACGGTATGGATGCGATGCAGCATACTGTAGCCGTAGTACGGTCTGTAGAAAATGTACTGACTGAACTTGAAAAAACACAGGATATAAAGTTTAATGATGAAGAAATTATGGCTTTACATATAGCGGCTCTTTTCCATGATACCGGAAAGGCCAAAGTTAAGGTTGAGATTCGACCTAACGAGTTTGATTATAAAGGGCATGCTGAGGCAAGTGCTGTAATTTTAACGAAGTTTTATGATTTCGTAGAGCGCAAATTAACTCCAAAACTAGATAAAGCACTAAAATTAGCTATATGGTTAGTTAGAGAGCATACTAACTTTCATATGGCAATTAAATCAAACAACCTGCATAAATGGGTTGTAGACAATATCAGATCTGGTGATTTTGATGCTATATTTATCTATAGGGAAATGGTTAGAACTATGGTGGTACTATCAGCATCAGATGCTGCATCTAAATATGCAGTATGTGGTGATGAATATCACGATGCTATAATTAGGTATACGGCAGAGAGATATGCAGCTTTTTCTGAAATAGATAGCTTAAATATTCCAGTAAATGTCTGGGATATTAAAGCAGATGGGGATAATCTAGACAAAAGAGAAGCTGAAAGAATTCTTCATATGTGTTGGAATGGGGAGATTCAAAATACTCCAGAACAGGTAAAATCTGCTATTGCCAGATATAGAGCCAATAAAAAGTATACGGTATCTATAGACTATTAAGAATATACACCACTAGAGGATAAACCTCTAGTGGTGTTTTATTTTTTTTCTAATTTGCTTTTAGTAGTTATCGCTAATCATTGTAGGAACTCCATTCTCTAATACAGCTAATGGGAAGTTCATATTTACATTAGAATTTCTAGCTATACCGGTTTGGAAGTTTACATTCATATCTTCTAATAAGAATGGATCTGGTAGACTTACGTTATCTATGTATGAGCCTGTAGAGACATTCATCATCTTAAATTCCTTAGTCTCATTTTTAGGGTCATATACTACAACAGTCTTAACGTCAGGATTAGACTCTAATATCATTCTATTTTGTTCAGGAGTAAATCTATCATTCACTTCCATAGGTTGAATTAGATCCATAGCCATAGCTGGTTGAGCCATGATAGGAAGACTGGCCATTCCAGATTCTAAGATAGGAGGCATAAATCCTTGCTCTAATTGCTGACGAGGAGTATTAAGGATATTTTCATATAATCCCATAATAGCCGCATCATCATTATTATTTTGATCAAGTTTAAGATCTTTAGTTCTAGTAAGCTCCATTTTATGTGCATTAGTAATAACACTATTAAGCTCTTTAACAGCTTGGAGTTTGATACTGAATAGAGAGGATATAGTCGAAGAAATATCAGATAAGTATTGATACTTCCCTCTCATTTTAGATAGTCTAATATCATTAAACTCTTGTTTTAATTCCCCTTGAAGATTGTCAGCTTGAGAAATCATAATCTTGAGCATATTATTAGTTTCATCATATGAATTAATATATGGCTCGTTAGTTACTACTTCGGCTGCAACTTCTCCAGTAGCATCGTTATTTTTTTTCTTTGGCGGGCGACCTCTTTTTCTTGGTTTAACTAGAGAATCTTCATCCACTGTAGGGGCTACAATAACCTCTGCTTTATTCTCTTTTAGTTTTCCAAATATAGAGAGTGGTGTATAATTGTCAATAGTATTATCATGATCAACCTTGACGATAGCTTGTTGGTATTCCATATGGGACCTCCTTATAATATAGATTATTATTAAGTTCAGTAAATATTTGGATAAGCGTATATTATAATGGTGATTTATAGTATTTTATTAAGTCATAGGAGGGTATAACCATGACACATGAACAACTAAGATCTTATCGTGAAGCTATGTCTTACATTGGTGAGGGTAGCGATAATGAGTTTAACGAAGATTATAAGAAGGCATATCAGTCTTCTATTTTAGCGACCGAACTCTTACTACAATTAGTAGAAGATTTGGATTCAGAATTGAAACTTACCAAACAGCTTCTTAATCAAGAAGTTTGGTAAGAAAATAAGGAGAGTCACTTCGGTGGCTCTTCTTTTTTTTATTTTTTATAACCCCAAAGACATTAGATTACATACGTATAGGTATTACAGGAGGTCTATATAATGGAAGAATTAGGTTTATTTGCAGAGTATCCTGAGGGGTATGATTTAACTATATTACAAACTCTTTATGCTAAAGCTACTAAGATGGACAATGGAAAATATTCTAAACCATCTTTAACTATAGTAGCAAAAGATAATAATACAAATGAAAAGGTAGCATGCCAGATATCTGATCCAAATTATATTTGGTTCTTGGCTAAGAATCCAGATGAATTGGAGTATCATCATGACTATTTAGAACGAGAAAAGCTACAAGCTATGCTATGTAGATATTCTGAATTAGAAAAGGATATTGCAAAGGCTACAGGGAATGAGAAGTTCTTCAAGCATAATCTAATGAGTGGTCAATACAAAGAAAATGCTAAACTGCATACTTTGAATCAAGTTTTCTTCTCTGACCAAAATATAGAAGACCATTATAGATTCTGGTTTAATAGAACGTTTAAGAATAGAATCATTACTCCAACTAAAGGATATCTGGATATTGAGGTTGATGTATCCGATATTGCAGGTGATTTCCCTGAACCGGGCGAAGCTCCAATTAATGCAGTGACATATATCTTTAATGGAACTATCAATACCTATATCTTACGTAATCCATCTAATCCACTTATATCTAAATTTGAGAATGATGTAGTTAGTGGAGAGATAGATAGAAAGCTGAATGAGTTATTAGAGTATGCTATTGGTAGTAAAGAAAGAATGCAAAAGTTTAAAGTAGATGGTCTCGTATTTAGACCTAAATTCTTTAATGAAGAGATTCATTTACTTAAAGCATTATTCGATCAAATCAATACTGAACAGCCAGACTTTATAATGGCTTGGAACATGGCGTTCGATATTCCATATATCATTGAACGTATCAAAGTATTAGGCTATACCCCAGAAAGTATTATGTGTCATGAGGATTTCTATTTGAATCCTAAAGCATATTACTTTATCGATGAACGTATGGAGAACTCTTATGCTGAACGTGGAGACTATGCATATATAAGTTCCTATACAGTATACTTAGATCAAATGATTCAATTTGCTTCTCGCCGTAAAGGACAGTCTGCATTCATCTCATTTAAGTTGAATGATATAGGAAATGTCATATGTGGAGTTAAGAAGTTAGACTATCATCATATCACTACAGATATTGGTAAGTTGCCATATCTAGACTTTGAAACGTTTATCTTCTATAACATCGTTGACGTTATAGTCCAAGTATGTATTGAAGAGAGTACTGATGATATTGGATATATCTACAACTCTAGTATATTGAATAATACAAGATTCCCTAAAGTGCATAGACAGACTATATATCTTAGAAATAAACAAGCTGACTTCTATTATAATCTAGGACTAGTTGTTGGTAATAATATCAATAAGACTAGAGAGAAACCTAAAGAGAAGTTTGATGGGGCATTTGTAGCAGACCCAAACTTAGTTAATGATTCAGCTAAAGTTAAGATAAATGGTATTCCAGTATTCTTGTGCGATAATCTTGTAGACTTTGACTTTAGCTCTCTATATCCTAGTATCAATCGAGAGTTTAATTTAAGTGCACCATCTGAGATTGGAATGATTCAATTTGAAGATGGAGATAAGAATACTAGTTCAGCATTCATAGAAGACTTTGCATCTCATGATTATCTTACATTTGCAAGCCGTTGGCTAGGAATGCCTGATTATAATGAGCTATGTAATGAAGTAATCAATCTATTTGGTAGTGGAAGACTACAGACTGAACTAGAGTTTAAAGTATACGATAAAGGCATATTAGTTAAGCCTGAAGTGGTAGAGAATACAGAATATATTAATGCAATAACAGAGAGACAATCTACTCCAGTTAGAGCATTAGTTACATATAAAGATATGCCAGAGGTGAAAAATGACATTATATAGTGGACCTATAGTAGCAACAAGGGATGAGATAGATTCTATTGTAAGTATATCTAAAGTAATGAAACCTGACTATATAGTATTGAATATGAATAGCCCATATAAGATTATAGGAATAGGAAATGGAGATTCTTATATTAGAACAATGACAGGTGCGACTATACCGGATATGGGATCTAAGCTAGACTTTATAAAGCTATGTATTAATGATCTTAAAGCCTTTCTTAAAAGTGGAGATGAAACTATAACTTTCTATAGAACTCCATTCGATATGTATAACTATAGTAGATATATGAATGTATTATCTATATCTAATACAGCTACAGTTATCACTAGAGAAGATGAGTTTCAAAATAATCAAACCTATAAGGATATGATGAATGGTCCTGCTACGGATGGGGCTAAACAATTCCATATAGGAGGCAATATGGTTATGCTCTGTAAAAGTATTGTCCCAGCAAATAAATCAGATAAGATTGATGCAATAGTTTTACAAGAGTCTAATGGTATTAAGATGCTTAAGATGGTTATACATAGACCAGCTAAAATTGATGTTCAACAACTTATAAGATTTATATAACTATCGAGGTATGGGAGCTAGTCTTCCATACCTCTAATATACTATATGGAGCACATTTAAGTAATTTTTAAGGAGGTAAATCATGGCTGATGAAAAACAACAAAAACCAAAGCCAAAGCAAGATAAGGATACGGCTTGGAATAAGATACTAGACAGCATATCATCTTTCTATCGTAAGACATATTACGCTCCTGATGATGCTGATACTGAACTGATGAATATGTCTAATAAGATAAATTCATCTATGAATAAAATTATAGATAATATTAACTATACTACTGGATTGACATCTCTTAGCTCTTTATATGCTAAGGCATTAGATACTAAAAATGCTGGAGGATCTGTAGATGCATTTGAAGATCTATTCGGCGAGATCTCTAATGATGGTGGATTATATAATGCATTCTTCAATAATAGAAGTCTAAGATTATTTGATGCTGAGATTGATATGATTTGTAAATATATGCCTATGCTGGAAGATGCATTAGGTGTATTATGTGATAATGTCGTATCATCTGACCACTTCTCCAAAGACTTTATCTTCATTTCCGATAGTAAAGTTTCGGATGTTACTGAAGAGGAGTTCCAGGATAGAATCAAAATCTTAAAAGATAAATACGATCTACTACAACGAACTCAAGAAATTATATATGACACCTCTAAGTATGGCGAACGATTTATCTATGTAGTCCCTTATGAGAAAGCTATTCGTAAGCTAGCTATGAATAGAGATAAAGATAACTTTGTTAGCGAATCATTCACTATTAGTGGCTCTACTACAGTAGCTGGAGCGACACGTCAGACTAATATCAATGATAAATCTGGCGACGTAGAAGTAGAAATCGTATTTGAATCTGCTAACGCTTTGACTAAAGAGATAGTCATGAGAGAGCAGGCTATTAGTAGATTGATGCATATCAATGAATCTTCTATTAATGAGTCTACTGTACCAATGGATGGTTCTTTAACTCCAAATGATAAATTAGATGCTGGAGATTTCTATGATGATTCTTCATCTAATGGTTTAACCGTAGAGAAGAAACTCGGAACAGTATCAGCATATGGATTGAATGGCTGTTTGTTTAAAGAACTAAACCGATATAAAGTCATTCCAGTCCATATCGATGATATTATTTTGGGCTATGCATTATTAGAGAATGATAGCGTATTTGGATTAGAAGAAGACTTCCCTGTAAGTGATACTACAACACCTATCAATAGTTTAGGTATCAATAAATCTACAGAGCTAAGTTCTAATAAGAACTCCGCTAAGATCACTGATGAAGTTATCCAGACTATTGCTAGCAAACTATCTGCCGCTATAGATGATAAGTTCATTAAGATGAACAAAGATCTTTCTAAAGAGATCTATGCTATCTTAAAGAGTGATATTAGGAATGGTAAGAATAAATACAAAGTAACTTTCTTACCTCCAGATGATGTAGTACATTGCTACTTCAAGCTAGATCAAGATACCTTTAGAGGAGTAAGTGATCTATTTAAATCCTTAATCCCTGCTAAGCTATATATCGGTCTATATATTACTAATACTATAGGGGCTATGACTAGAGCTCAAGATAGACGTGTTTATTATGTTAAACAGTCTGGTATTGATACCAATATCTCTAAAGTTCTTCTAACTACTATTGACCAATTAAAGCGTCAAAACTTTAATATCCGTCAATTAGAGTCTATGAAGAATGTATTGAATATCATTGGTAAGTTTAATGACTTTGTGATCCCTACAGATTCATCTGGATCTTCTCCAGTTCAATTCGAAGTTATGCAAGGTCAGCAAATTGATCCTCAAACGGATTTAATGGAGAAATTACAATCTATGGCAGTTAATGGTACTGATGTTCCATTCGAATTAGTACAGGCTAGACAGTCTATGGATTATGCTATTCAGGCTACAATGTCCAATAGTAGATTCTTGAAGAAAGTTTATAATAGACAAGCTGTAGCAAATAGATTCCTATCTGCAATTATGACTAAACTCTATAGAGGAGAGTTTAATGATCCGACTGCAGTGATTACTGTAAATCTACCACAACCGATGTTCTTAAATCTCACTAATACCAACCAGTTTATTGGTAATGCTAATGAAATTGCTCAAGCAGAGTCTGAAGCATTTGCTGGAGATCTTCCAGAAGAGGCTAAGACATTATTCTTGAATAATCTTAAAGCTGCCCATCTAAATACATATATAGATAAATCTATGGTAGCTAAAGTATTAGAGCAAACTAAAATTGAATTTGCTAAATCCCAATCAGCTAATGCTGGTGGTGGAGAAAGCTATTAGACAACATAATACCCCCATAGGACTTCAAGTCCTATGGGGGATATCATGCTGACAGCACCATTCATGAAAAAACTGTATTAAGTATGTAATTAGTCATTCGCGTAGTTTACGTGGTGTGCATTATATTTGTGTATAGTAGTAGCTTTCATATTCAGCAATTAGGAGTCTACATCATATGTTAAGTCTTATGTAAAGAGAGGAAACAACAAAACTTTGTTCAAAGGTTTAGTTATTTGTGGTGCTGTCAATGATATGTTATACTAGAATTTAGCTTAGCCGTTCCACGTTGTTTTAGAACCTTTACCGCCACTACCATTGTTACCAATGAGTGTAGTATCGAAAGGTTTCATATCTTCAACACCAGTATATGTATATTCAGATTCATCCCAGATAGTACCTTCACGAACCCAGTTAAGTAAAGACTGAGCTTTCTTATTGATTGCAGTGTTGGAAATTGGGAATCCAGAGAACTCTACAGTTACTTCTTTGAACTCGATATTACCACGTTCGATATTGAACATGTTCAATTCAGCTTGTGTAGGTTGGCATGCTACTAAGTAGAATGCTTTTTCTACGTTCATCATTGTATTATCAGTTACGATATATAAGAAGCTGAATACTTCAGATTCAAATCCAGGGTCTTTGATAGTACCATCCTGGATAAGACCATGGTAATGTTTAACTGTTGTTGTAGGGTCTTTTACACCACGTAAGAACAATTCATGAACTTTAGTGATGATAGCACCAGATTTTTCGAAGTAACGAAGAGAGAAGTTAGATCCAGATTGGGAAGTAACTTTATTGATGATGTTGATTTGTTTAACACCATTTGTCAATTCGTTAGTTTCGCCTTGCATGTTATCAATACCGTCTAATCCACGGAATTCATATTCTAAGATATGTACGTATGTATTGATAAGTTTAGCATATTGCTCACTACGATGAGCAAGTTCTTTTAAGAAACGAGGAATAGTCAATACGATGAATAGACCATAACCTGTTTCGAATTGGTTGAACTGATAAAGGTTAGCCCAGTCAGTTACACCACGGAATAATGCATAACTAGTTAAGTCACGCGTTTGTTTAGTGCCGTCGAAGATAAAGTTAACAGCACCTTGAGTACGATTGTTCACAGCCATTATAAATTACCTCCTAAATACGAGTAGATGAAACTGTTTGAGCGATTGGAATTGCAATGATACGGAAGATTTCAGCTTGAGCGAAGTCTTTGAAAGAAACCTTAATAACCGCATATACAATTTTGTTAGCCGCATATACAGAGTCAGTATTGAAGTCGATTTCGATAGAAGCGAATTTACTGGAGTTAGCATTGATAACTGCTTGTACATCACTCTTATAGTCTTCGAAATCAGTACCTGTAATGAATTTGTAACGGGATTTAGGACACTCGATACGAATTTGTTTAATAAGCTCTTGAATAGACAATACGTTATTTAAGAAGCTTAATTGTGTATAGATATCTTGTGCCGTATATTCTGTAGCAATAGTAAAGATATTATTGTAGTATTTACCGAAGTTTACACGGAGATCATCCATTTCGTTAACTTGGTCCCCAGCTGGAGTAATCTTAGGAACGTAGCTTAAACTACCCTCAACGATTTCTGGAATAGTCCAACCGTTGTTGATACCAGCACATACTAAGGAACGACCATTGAAGAAATGCATACAAATCAAACGTGCAATGGAGTAACCGATTGTAACAGTGATTTGTTTACGAGTGTAAGGGTCAATAATATCATAATATTGGCAGTAGTCTGCTACGAAACGGTTATTGATTCCGTTATTAAGAAGTTTAGCATTCTTAATAGATACGATATCAGTCAATCCACGTGTACCCATATCACGGAAGAAGAACACGTCTTGACGGAATGTACATAATGCTTCAATAGCACGTTTAGTTTCATGAGGATAGTTAGCATCAACTACGATATCGATAGGGTTATTATCCACATCAAAGATATCATCATTGAATGTACCATCATATACTTTAGTCATTTCTTTAGCATATACGGACTCATGATCGCCTACGCCTTTATAGGTTTCGATTGGAGCTCTACCGAAAGTTTCACCATTAGTACCGCCAGTTAATGGATGTCCATCAAATCGATCTAATTTAACTGTACGAGCACCATCTGTTGTAGCAGTAACGATTTTTAAACGTTTTAAAGCTTGGCCTCTCCAGTTACGAGCACCTAAGATATCGGCTTTAAGTAATTCTTCTACAGGAATACCACTCTTAGTGGATACGTCTTGTAAGAATAATTCTACTTGGTCTTCATACCCATAGCATAATAATTGAGAAGAAGAACGTTTAACAACTGGTTGGATAAACAAGCTCAAGTTGTTTTCGATCTCAGATGGGTTAAGAGAGAAAATCAAACTTTCTGTAGTACTATTATTTTCGCTAACATCGATAACATAACGAGCTGCTTGAGCAGAACGAGTTAAAGTGTCATCTAAGGAAATAGTAACACGTTTGTTGGATTCGCCACGGCCGTTATCTGTTAATAAGAATAATGGATATTTAGAATCTCTATTATTTTTTAGTTTGTTATAGAAGTCTTTACCATTTTTAGCAAAGTTAGAGCCATTGATATTTTCTTCAGGAGTCAATGTCTCAATAGTGAAGTTGATTTCACATACAGCGTATTTTGCAGGAACTGCATCAGCGCCAGCTTCTTCTTGACTATATACAGGAAGATCATCAATAGTATATTTGCCTGCAGTATATGCATCATGATCTTCTTTTTTCCAGAATACTTTTTCAGTTTCGTATTCACCACTACCATCAGCTTTTAATACTGCAGCATGAGTGATAGGATCAATTTTAATACGCTCTTCTTGTTGTTCAACTTGTTTAGTATGAGCAACAACACCCAACATAGCTACTTTTGCTGTAGGGTCAACAATACGTTTAGCATAAACGATACCACCATTGTTGATAACGTTAGCAGCTTGAAGCAATGGTTGTCCATGTCGAGCAAAAGAAATCTCACCATATTGATTGAAGAAATCTTTACCTTGCCATTTTTTATATTCTTCTGTACCTTTATCTGAAGTGAATCCCATGAAAATAATAGGGGTTGTTCTAGGATCAGCTGTTCTCAGAGAAGGAATATAACTCTGGTCTTCAAGAATGATTTTTGTACCAATCATCTCTTTATCCTCCTTAAAATATAAAATTAAATTCTAGTTATAACAATACCATTTAGGATCGTTTTAAACTTTTATTCAAATGTTACTAAAAAGGGCATATAGGCTCCTAATCCATAAGTATTGGCTCCATAGGACTATCGACTTTATTCTTATTAATAGCAGCATTAACTACTGCATCATCCCAGTTCTCTGAGGTAATGGCAGTAAATGCAGATATGTATTTAGGTACCATCTTAATAGAGATAGACTTAAATTTATGCATATCATTTTCTTTAGCCAATCTAAATGGTATAGCCTCATCTTTCATAGATCTACAAATCTGAGACACCATTACTCCTAGAAGTTGATTAGAGATACCGAATGATGCTCCATTTAACTTAACTGCATTAGTAAAGAAAGTATGAATCTCATCATATGGTATTAGATTAGGAATGTTACCAGTAATCATAAAGATCCTAAATAGGTTCTCTATATTCTCTGCATTCTGAGGAGACTTTAAGCTAACTAGAGCTGTAGCTCCTTTGCGGAATCTTAATACACGATAATCTACTGGGACATCGATTTTCTTATCAATAACTAATCCCTTTACTTTATCTATTTCATCTGGCATACAGCTAATAACCATTGGATGGTTCATTAGTTTAACCCCATAGATAGATTTCCCTTTAGCATCAAATACTTCATAGGGGAATACTCCTATAGTATTGATATATTCGCCTGCCATCTCGGCAAACTTCATAGAACCATCACTTCTGAAGTACGATTCTGGTATATAGTAAACTAACTCTCCTCCATCGATATTGAATATCAGAGAGTCTTCTTCTTTTTTTAAAAATTTTCCGGTTTGAGCCATTCCCATGGGTTATTACCTCCTTATTATTAGATTTGTTAAAGCAGATAATAAGTAATAGCTAGAGGCTCTGAAAGCCTCTAGCTATTATTTGTTTTAACTAGCTGGGAAGTCATCTGTTGTAGTATAATTAAAAATAATACAAGAGAATTTAAACTCATTACCTGTATTAAAACTATTAAGTCTAGTAAAGATTAATTTATTTCCATCTATATACACACTAGGGTTATCAGCCGCAGATGTGTTTACAAATTGAATCATACCAGGCGTTACAGCTTCAGGTTTGAAGCCATTTGGTATATTAGTTTGGAATTCATACTTAGGTTTTCTCATCTTTTCAGATATAGTAAAACTACATTCTGTAAGATTTTTTGATTTAACCACTATAGATACGAAGTTTCCAACACGAGTTAAATGTAGTTTCTCTTCATTATTTCCAGCAGCTAATGGTATTTCTGTCATAGCTATAGCAATCTGATTATCAGATAATTCGTTATACTTATGATCATATTTATCATTCATAGCAGTTAATCTAGATTCTATAGATTTAATATCATTAGCAATACGTGTCATTATGGGTTTAAATGCTCCCTCTAATTTAGTTAGTAAGCTCATTTATATACCTCTTATATAATTCTAATAGTGCCATCAGTTGGACTATTCATTTCACTAGGTTCATTATCGGCTGTTATCCATATAATAGGAGACAGTCGTAATAACTCTATAATATGCTTGCTAGCATCATGCCCTTCATATTGGAATCTCATACTATATAAACTTCCTGATGATCCAAATAATAGACTAGCAACAACAGTGCCAGAATCTCCGAATACGATGCCATTAATATCATTTGTAGGTCTAAATCCATTAGGTATGATAGTATGGCCTTTATCTCCACCTCTACCATCAGGTAATCTAACTCTATACCATGTTATCTCTTTACCATCTATCATTTTGGTTTCTTTGACAAATTTTTTATCTTTCATCTCGGAACTTCCATATCGATATAAGTCTACGGCTCCATATCTTGATCCGTCTATATATGCAAACACAAACTGTCCTTTTCGGACAAGTCTGATTCTATTATTAGGTTTAAACCAAGTAGTTCCTTCAGGAGATTTCCATTCAAAAGTTTTTAAATCTGGTAGAGTTACTTGATCAGATCCAGTAGAACCAATAGATAAAACCCCTCTAGCTTGATCCATAGATAGTTTGACATTAGCTCCTCCAGCGCCAGGAGGTCCTTGCGGGCCTACATCACCCTTTGGACCTGGAGGGCCTTGTGGACCTACATCACCCTTTGGACCAGGAGGTCCAGCTTGTCCTGCATCACCTTTAGGGCCTTTAATAGTTTGTCGTTGTTCCTCTGTTAATTGATTAAATGCATTCTTGGATACATCTTCGATCTTTTTATATAGATCTTTGATATCAACTCCTATCTTTCTCAGACTAGGGGCTAATTCTTTGGATATCGTTTCCTTTAGTGACATTTTTCCTCCTAATATAAAAATAAGGGATGGAGTTTCCCCCATCCCTTATTCTTGTTATTCACTCTTAGCTTCGCTATAGTCTTTTACAAGATCTGTATTTAGATCTTCGTCTTCAGATTCCTCTGATTTTGGGTTAGAATTAATCTCTTTTAATTTCTCTTCAACTACTTTTTCTAAAGTATCTTTGGTGACCAAGCTTTCTTTAGTTTTAGCATCAAGATTTAAAGAGATCGTATTATCATCCGAAATAGAGATATTAGACCCTGCCTTTAACTTAGGTTGAGATGGACTATTTGAAGAAGTCGTACTATCTTGAAAGCCAAGAGTGATTAATTTAGGAATAATCTTATCAGGAATACGCCAAAACATAATCAATCTCACTTTCAGATTAAACTACTAAGCTATTAGCCTTCAGATACAGGGGAGCCAGTTTCAGAAGCGTGTGGTTCTCCTACTGCAGGAGATGCAGTGTTTTCACCACCTGCTGTAGCAGCAGCTGGAGCTGTACCTTCAGTTTCGCCTTTACCTTCTTTGTATGCGGCCAATAAGTCTGCATCTAATCCATCCAATGCTAAGTCAGTTTCTTTTACGAAACCTTCAGCAAGAGCGATGTGACCATCTTCAGCTACTGTAATGGAACCATCTTCTGGTGCAACAAGTTTAACTTGTGTTTCAGCTTTTTTAGCAAAGTCGTTCATGTTAACATCGCCAATGTTAGCGCTGATTGTACCATCTTCAGCGATAGTAACACCAGTACCTTGTTTCAACTTATCTTGCTTAGCGTCGAACTTAGCATCAAAGCCTTTGATTGTTGCTAAAATTGCTTTAATATCTGTACCAACTGCTTTAGCAAAAGGCTTTAAGATAGCTTCAATTTTAGATTTAAGATTAAAAGTGCTCATAAATTTTCTCCTTTATAGAAAAACTTATAAATAATGTGTTGGCAATTTCAACACCTACTATAATGTTAAAGAAAATTTATGGAATTTGGAAGGAGGCTATTGTCCTCGCTTACCCATGTTATAATGTGCCAAGATATCTATAGAAATATCTTCCACTTCCTCATCTCTATTGAAGCTTAAACCACGGATATCCCATCCAGCTTTAGTCGCAGCAACAGCTAAAGGCTCTAAACTTCCATCCATAGTTGTAGGTCTAAATCTAAGTACTTTATTTTCATCAGGACCACTAAGAGATAAAGACTCTAAAATACTCTTAATCGATTCCTGATTCAACGGACAATCTTGAAGATTCATAGCAGTATGGAGTTTACCATCAAATCTAAGATCTTCTAATCTAGTACATCCTAAAAACATGTTTTCAGTATTAGTAAGCTTATCTACATTGAGTTTTAGATGTTGTAAACTACGGCAGTTGTGGAACATCTCTTTACCATTTTGTAGACCGCTTGTATCTAATTCTACATTATTCAATTTTGTACATCCATAGAACATACCCTCAGCATCCATTAGCTTATCAGATGTAAGCATAATCACTTGAGGTAAATTGGAGCAATCTCTAAACATATGCTTAGCAGATTTTACTTTAGTCAAATCTAAAGCATCTAGTTTATTAAGAGATAAGGCTCCTTCAAACATACTATCTGTATACTCTACAATATCAGTATTTAATGTCTTGCCAAGTTCAGTAATATTTCTAAACTCTGTAGGGAAGTAGTTCTTGATAAAGTTATAAGCATTCTTAGATAACTTAATAGTATTGCTATCGGAATCTTGTACAATCTCAGATTCATCTACTGCACCTAACGGTCTAAGTCTTCTAATATTATGAAGATCTATTGCAACTAGTTTCTTTCTAAAGTCCATAGAGCAATCAAATCTAACTACAATCTTAGAATCCTTTTGGATAATACCATTAGCTAGATATGTAGAAATGCCATAATGCTTATTAGTCCAGAATTCAAAGTTATCTACTTTACCAGCAACTTTCTCCAATTTACCGTCTTTTACATAGTCAATCTCCCAGATATTAGAAGAGCCTTCTTCTAGGAGAACTTTATAGTTATCATCTGGATTGGCAAATGTAAAAGAAACCATTAGAGATCGCTTAACTTCTGCTTGTACATCTACTAAGCTTATCGTAGGACAATTTCTTTTTTTATCACGTTTCCCTGCAGTGGTATAGACATTACAACTTGTAGGGTCTGTTACGTTATTTATCATATAATCCTCCTTATAAAAATATTATTATATTGTGAGGATAAATACCCTATAGGTGTTAAAACGCCTATAGGGTGTATTTTTTAGAATTCTTTATTTGGTGCGTAGTTTTCGATACCTTTAGTGATGGTATGGAATAATAGCTCGCATTTATATAAGAAGTTTTTATAGAACTCAGTTGGTTCTTTTTCATCCATAAGCAATTTATATGTAGCAATAGCATTAAGCAATACACCATAGATTCTAACCACGTCTGCAGTTTTAGATCCATTGATTAAACTTAGAATAGTAACAACTACTTTATTTACATTCATTGCCGTTGGAGCTTCTTCTGGATGATGATAGTTTAATACTCGATATAATGCCATCATATCAATAGCATTGATTCCAGCATTACGTAGTGTGTATCCAATAGAATCTCTGTGATGGTCATACTTCTTAAGTAACTTATTGATATTGAAGATTGTAGGATTCTTCTCACAATAATCGAAAATGAAATCTAAAGATACACTATCGTTTACAGCATCTAGCATTGCTTTAGCTTCAGCTTTAACATCTTCATTGCTATCTTCACTTTCAATTAACTTGGTCAAAGTATTTACTTTACTATAGTAGGAGTGCTCTACATACTCATCTAAAACAGTTCCCATTTCAGATTTGTTTTTAGCTCTATCTACAGCTTTATCAAAGATGTCTTTGCCTTTATCGATAAATGCAGTCGTACATGCTTCTCGGATTAATCCTTCTACATATGGCATGAATGCATTTGGAATTAAAGGATTAACTCCATCACGCTTAGCTGCCTTAACAAACTTAGCCAAAGTACGTTCAGGAATATCTGCAATAAAGTCTACCATCTTATCGCCAGCTTTGATGATAGTTCTATAGGCTTTAATAATGACTTCGATATCTTCATCATTGATATCTTTAACATCAAAGTTCTTATTCTTTTTAATAGAGGATCTTACTTCTTCTACAGTAACCTCTACATTTTCTAATTCTTTGAATACATCTTCGATTTCTGCTTTATCATCTTCAGTAAGCTCAACACCTTCTTCAATTTCTTCTTCGATGTTGATTTCACCAGATGGGATAATCGTTTCTTCTTCGTGTACGTCTTTGATGTTTTCTTCCATGATTAAAGTCCTTTCTTCAATTTAAGATTGTTAATTTTTCTTCTTATATACCAAATAGCCTTCTCCAGATCTTCAATCTCTTTAGAAGGATCTTTTTTGCCAGCTCTGGCAATATATTTAACCGCATTACCTAACGGGAAATCTAATTCTTTATCTTCAATGAAGTCAATAACTTCAATCTTACCAGTAGTATAATGAGCTGGATGGTTAACTGGATCTACAATAGCCGGTTTATCCATCTCTACAAGAATCTTATTATACTTATCTGCTGTATTAGCATCAAGACTCGCTGTCTCGTATCTCTTGCTCTTTATCACTGTCGTCATATTCTGGTTCACTGTAGACTCTTGCATCTGTTTGATCTCCTTGTTTAACTACATACTCCGAGGATTTAACTGGTTTAGTAAATGGTTTTGCTAGAATAATCTTTGATTTCTCTTCCATCTTAAACTCCTGCTAAACTTAGACGTAATCTAGTAATATATTCAGGTAGCATCTCATCACTAGAAAGAACTGTCTTAATGAAATTATTATATATAGGCTCATTCTCAGAAACAAAGCTCATAATCATATCAGACTCTGGATGAGCATATTGACTTTGAACTATATCTCCTAGGCTTATATCTAGATTAGAAATATGTTTCAATACTCCAAGAATATTAGCAATGATCAATCCCATTACTTCGTCTTCATTTTTTAGACTATTATATATTGTAGCACTATCCTTATTCTTTTTAAGCTCTTCCATATTTAAAGCAGTAAAGATATCGGTCTTATCTTGTCTAATGATTTGGATTGTGAAATTAAGCATACGAGTATTGAAATCAGAAACTAGTAAGCTATATAATGCTGCGGCTGGTACATATAGATTTGTATCGGAATCTATATCTCCAGTCAAAGAGACTCCACATCTATCGCATATAATATTGATTATATTGCGATAGGTCTGCTGTTCGACAATATTAGTATTCTCCACATCTACTGGGAATTGAGTTCTAATATTATCGAAATTGGATTTGAATACATTAACCATATTTGGCTTACCATTAACAGGGAATCCATAACGTTTTTCGATTTGGTCACTAATAATGTCATAGATATATTCGCTACTGAACTTGGCTAATATCTCTGACAGCTGTCGTTCACTGACTAATTCATAGTCCTCATTATTTGTGTATCCGAACATGTGTCTTCTCCTTATTATAAATTAAAATTTATTCAAATGTGTAAGTGAGAATAAAAATTAATTTAGCCTATCGTATAGATTTGATAGATTACCCGTTAGAGGACTGTACTCTTCGTTTCCATCTTTATAGAAGTCTTCGAATACTGATGCAGATAGTTGACCATCATTCTGATTTCTAATCTGATCGATATCTTCTTTCATCATATTATATTTATATGCATATGCCTTGAGAAAGTGCTCATTCTGGAATGCTTGTTTCAAGAACTCTTCTTCAGCTCTACGTTCTTTATCTTCCCATTCATTATACATCATTCCAATAGCTTTAACGAAATGACCCATCTTCTCTTCAGAAGTTGGACCAGTGTCTAGCTTATCGTTATATAATTCTTTCTGTAGTTGATGGAACTCACTATAGATATTTATAGTTTCAGTTCCTTCATCGAATATAGTATCATCTACATCTTCATCGGTCTTAAGTACGTCTTTGGTAATATTGAATACTTCTTTTAGATTTTTGCCTTCATACCATACATACATCGCCATCAAATATGCGAATGTTAAATCATCATGTGTATTAGCAGAGTGCTCAATCTTACCATTACGTTTTACTTCTAATCCTAAGAACTCATCATAAAGTCTTCTAGATACGAACTTATCTTTATGGTGATCCATCCGCTCTCTAAGAATCTCTATTAGTAGATCGCGGACACTCTTAGTCGAATCTAGACCAAATACTTTAACTAGGGCTTTAGTCTTCTTAATAGCACCTGGTCCTTCATAGCGTTCTTCTAGAATCTTTTCCTTGTGCTCGAAGTATAAGTTATTAGTCAATCCAGCTTTCTTGAGCATACCAATAACAGCTGCACCGAAGCCGCCATTTCGTTCGACGTTGATGACTACATTCTTCATGTATTTATTAGTAAGTTCAACTATAATCTTAGATAGCTCAATCTGACTAATATAGTTACACTTAAAGTCTAATATAGTTTTAGTAGTCTTACTATCTATAACTGCTATAGTAGAACTATCTCGTTTATAACCGCCAGATACGTCAACCCCCATTATTGGCGGATTAACCGGATTACCATTTCTACCATATTCAATCTGGCTATATACATTTACTTGGAATTTGCCATTCAGTACTTCTATTGTACTTATAGGATCTTTAGTCAATCGACTAACTGTCTCTAATTCTTCTAGGGTAAATGGGGAATTCTCAGATCCAGTGGACCATTCTAAGAGAACCTCGCGTCGGATATCTTCCCACTTATTACCCATTGTCTTACAGATCTCTTTAAACCATACTTCAGACTTTCCTAGCTGAGCATAGCTGAATTTGATATAGACAAATGTAGACTTCGTATTTGAGTTTAGTATATCCACCAACTGAGCATAGTTCTTATCATACCAAGTCTCATTAAATGGAGTCGCATCTTCTTTCATTTGATATGCGAAGATACCTTCATTGGAAGTCAAGAACCCTGGAGTTGTAGTGAATAAGATACCATATGGTGCACCATTAGCTCTAGAGTTATCGGCAGCACGTTTGAATGCTGGAACTGTATTTAGATAGATGGTTTCATTATATGGAGCAAATCCCCATTCGTCTCCCCATAATAATGGAATAGACTTACCACGAAGCAAGTTCTGTGCAGCTGTCTTATTACGAGCAGATGCCACAGTGATGATTTTATTTCTATTTACTGCATGCTCTAGTCTTAAGATAGTATCTGATACTCTAGCATTTTTACCACCTCTATTGAATGGCTGATCCATTCTTAGATATGGCGGAAGACATTCTCTCAGATTCTTTAAAGTCTGTAAGTTATCTTTGGAACCGTCTAATGCTTTATGTAGAAAAGCTATAGTAGAGTTCGATGTACCAAAGTTAAATAGATATAGATATCTAACATCAGCAGCAAGTGTTTTACCATGCTGACGTGGTAGCTCTAGGAATATATTCATATTGTATATAGAGCAATAGAATAAAGCCATATTACCACGGTGTAGCTGGAATGGAATACCAGATCCGCTACCCCCTTGGTCTGGGACTCTACATACTTCCCTTACAAAGTACCAGAAGTTTGCCATACATTCTCTAAGTACTTTACTTTTATAATATGAATTTAGATTCGGATCATGTGGATCTATTTGTGCCAAATCTGGATCTAATAGAGTCAGCATGAATTTGTTATTCTTTACCCCAATAGCCTCCAAGTACTGGTGCATTTCAATAAATGATCTATTGCGGGTAGACATTTGATAGTATACTTTCATCTGCATATTCAGGCTCCTCCTTAGTTAGATGTGGGAGTTTGTAATGCTTGGTATTTTTGCATGTATATTATAACAGTGATGTAGTAGATAGTATAATCATTTTGATTTACTATGGTATTACACATTTTCCAATGGAGGAATTACACAATGAATAACATGACAAACTTCGATGCAGCTTTTAACACACCTTTCTTTATGGATTTCCATAATACATATAATCCAGAAAGGGTAGAAGTTGACGTACCATTACAGGTTACATCTAAAGAAGTAGAAATTTATAAATCCAAATATAGCGAGGGTTTCGTAAATGACTCTTACTTAAAATTATTCGCATTATTCCGTTTAGTTGGGCAAGTGGATGATTTGGAAAAAGCGTTAACTGAATACGCTTTGATTAAATTAACAGAGATGAAAGAACGTGTAGCGGATTACAAAACTGGTAAGAAAGTAATTCAGTTTATTTCAGATGATTATCATATCATCGAAAAATCCGTGCGAGCTTTAGAAAATTATCTAGGCTTGCAATGTAATTTCTACTTTGTAGAGGTTGCATAAAATTAAAAAAGGAAACATCGAAGGGTGTTTTCTTTTTTGTCGATTTGCTTATTTTTTCTATGCTACCAAGGGTAAATGCATATTCCAGTGTATATTATAACTACGAATCTGATTCATATATTAATTCAAAGGAGGTTATATGGAATAACAAGTTAAAAGATTCAAAAAAGTTTATTGTATTATTTATTTATGGAGGAAAAGAATGAAAAAGTTAATTTCCAAAATCAAAGAGAGTAATGCTAGACTAATGGTATTATTCTTGATCTTAGCATTAGCTGAGTTAAATCTTATTATAGGATCTGCTATCGATCCATTACATGGTAACAGATGGATCGTTGAGCCATTAGCAGAGTATATTATTAAAGAGACTGCTATGCCTCTATTTATAGTAGTATTCCAGATTATTAAATATTTATTTATGATCGGATTAGGATATGTAGCTATTCGATCTTATATTAGAATTAAAGGAGGAAAATAATATGTTTGGTATTAGATCTGAGGCCAAAAAAGAATTATTAAAAGAGAAACTAGAAAATAAAACTAATAATCTTTTGGCTAATGTCGAAGAATTATTAGATACTGTACGAAAAGATATTGAGGATATAAAAAGGCTAAAATATAATATCGATAATATCAAATTGAGTATAAATGAAGAGCTCGATATTGTATTATGGGCGATATGTACTACAAATAACTTTTATATCAAGAATCCTATAGGATCAATAGCAAATGATTTTAGCGGATATGGAAAACCATATATAGCTGACAGCTATATTATACTTCCAGTAAAGTATATCTCTGGAGGAGATAAGGAGTTCTTTGCATTTATTCCACGCAAAGGTCTAGAAACTATCGTAGTTGAAAATATTACTGAAGATGAATTGGAGATGGATATAGAAGCTCGATGTATATCTTCTATGATATTCTCAGATGATCCAAAAGTTAGTATTGCTGGTGTATTGATGTCTTCAGCTAGCAGGACTATAGCGGAATATGTCAAGTATGATGATATTAAGAAAGGAGATTATTATATCCACTTTAATATAGATTATTTTGGATATAATATAATTCTAAAGTCGGAGGATTTAAAATTTGGTAATCTATGGTTAGATGTAGAAAAAGATGATAATACAGTAACTGTCGGTCCATTACGTCCTGACCTAGATTATATTGAAGTATTTGATAACAATATCTTAGAGCCAAGTCTTTTAGATAAGTTATTTAGTAAAGACAAGAAATAATACTATACCCACATAGGAGTTCAACTCCTATGTGGAATTTTTATAATAGTGGTATAATAAAGGAGAAAATAAAATGAAAACCCAAGATGAGGTAAAAGAAATAATTGACTTAAGACTGAGATTAAAGCACGATATTATTTCTGACAATATATCTAGAGCTTTTCATGCTATACAAGAAGAGCTAAAAGATATAGAATTAATCCGCAGTGATATAAAAAATATCGAGTTGAATGAAAGAGAGAAACTTGATATTGTATTAGACGCACTCTGTGACACTAATAGTTTTTATATCAGCAATCCAGTGGGAACACCAGATGTGGAAAAAAATATTATTAGCTGGTATGGGAAACCATATGTTGCTAATACATACATTGTACTTCCAGTGAGATTTGAATCTGGGGAGGATAAAGAATTCTTCGCATTTATCCCACGTACTGGACTCGGAACTATCGTGGTCGAGGACATTATGGAAGATGAATTAGAGATGGATATGAAATCTAGATGCATGTCATCTATGATATTCTCCGATAGACCTGAAATTATACTAGCTGGAGTGTTAATGACGTTATCTAGTAAAACCATTGCAGAATGGGTTAAGTATGATGATATCAAAGAAGGAGAGCATTATATTTACTTTACTAGAGACTACCATGGATATACTGTAAGATTAACTTCTGAAGACACCATACTTGGGAATTTCTGGTTAGAGGTGAGTAAAGACGAAAAAACCGCCGCTATTGGACCATTACGTCCTGATTTAGATTATACCGAAGTATTTGACCATGATATAGTTGAACCTGACCTTCTGGGTCGGGTATTGGATTCAGCAGAGTTGTAATATATTAGGAGAATAAATATGTCCGATAGTAAAATTATAGATGATATCAAAGCAGAGTTGTTGGCAAAAGATCTAGAATCTTACACAGTAGGTGTGATTTTAGAGAAGTGTAGCAAGTTAGGTTCTATCGAACAACTACTCAAAGTAGAACTCGAAGAAGAAGTTGTATTTATCGCATTCACTACACAATCAGGGTCATTTATTGGAGCATTCGATAAACGCTCAGACTTTGAAATTGGGGAAGGAAAAATAATAGCTATCCTTCCTGATTTATTCAATGAGGATAAGTCCTTAAAAGATCTCTTCTATTCCACATTAGAGCTAGGCGGGGCAAAAGAAAAGTTATATGCAATTATCAATAATCCAAGCGAGAATGATGTTGATGATGGATTTATATCTTCCATCGAAACACTATTGAAGTTTAGAGATCGCATTCCAGACGAAGTGAAGGATAAGCTCATCGCTCAAGTGGATGAGGTGAATGGTATTATCGTTGTAAAAGCGATGGAGCCATATTATCCGCCATTTGGGAGTATATATTTCATAAAAGGAGATACAATTAAAGGGATAGGCTTAATAGGTGATACACACATTCATCTATTAAGTTTGACACGTAAAGGACGTGACTTAATAATTGATCTTTTCGAGGATATTAGTGAACCTAAAGAAATACAGCTATTAGAGTCTGTATTACGGTGTATAGAAACACCTGTTAAGGTTACGAAAGAAGACGATGGGTTTACCTTAGTCTTTAAAGATCGTTGGGCTGGTGATATAATATACCATATAGGCGATACATCATATATATCTTATGATGAAAAATCGGGACTACGTAGAAGACCAATAGAAATATTAGGATATATAAAGAAGAGTAGATGCCTTAAGGCGTATAGTTTACTGGATATGATTGAGTTTGAAAACAGATTCGGATGGAGATCTGATAAATTCTTCAAATTAGATAAAAATGGCAAGTTCCAAATAGTTAACGACTGCGAAGAAGTTAAAGAGTAATAATAATACCCCATAGGAGTTGAACTCCTATGGGGATATTTATCTTATTTTCTTTTTTTGTTTTCAACAACAGGAGTTTCTTCTTCTTGCTCTTTCTTCTCAGGACGGATATCCTCTTTAGGAGGATTTTTCACTTCTGGTTTAACTTCAGGGGCTTTTTCTTCTTTTTTTACTTCTTTTACAGGAGCTGCTTCTGCAGCTTCAAAGTTAACTTTATCATAGTTAGTGAAGTCTAATACTAGACGTTCCCCTGTAGGGAGAATTTCACTTACGATAGCATGTTGTAAAATGCATTGACGGATTTCATCTAAGGACAAGCTTTCTTGGTTAATACCACGAACCATTCTAGAGTTTAACATGATTGGCTGACGAGCTACGACAGACACTACTTTTCTCACTTCAGACATTATAGAGTTCCTCCCTCTTCGACTACAAAGTTAATAAGTTCATCATCAATAAGATGATATGCTTCATTTAGTTCAGTAGAAGCCTCTACTTCTTCTGCAATTTCTTCTGCATCATTGTTATGCTCTCTGGATACGTCAGCAATAAGTTCAATCTCAGCTGCTTCATCTTCATTATCAGCATAGACTTCGATTTCTTCTTCTTCTAGACCTTCGATGGAGTCGATATCTTCGTTATCTTCTTCATCATCTAATTCTAAAGAACCTGCAGCATCGATAATATTATCAATAGTACCATCCATATCAGCATCATTTGCACTTGTAGCAATATCTTCTACAGCTGCAGCTGTAGCATCAAGATCTGCACGGATATCAACAGTAGATTCCATTAGTATTCCTCCTTATATTCTACTTCATAAGAGTCATCATCCATATAACTATCGAGGTCTCCCTCTTCTAGATCGGATAAATACATCTCTTCATCATCTTCATAATAGTCGTCATCGTTATTCTCGATAGCATCTATTATATCTCTTCTTTCGATAAGAGCTTTCAATTCAGTGCCGTTCTCATCAAACATAACAAGATCTGAGTCAGCTTGATCTATTTGCTCTTTAAAAAATTCATCAAGTGTCATAGTTGAACACCTCCAAAATTACCTAAATGTTACCGAGTTGGGTTTTTTAATAACTCCCTAATATGGCGTTCTAAGATATATATAATTACAGGAACATAGTAAAATATCGTAGCAGCCTCTACAGTATAGTTAAATTCTTCAATGCTATCAATTAGGAGATCATCAAGTCTACCGTCTTCTTTTTTGTTATCATTGAAATAATCTATTATAATATTTTTAAAATAGAATGGATCCATAGTATCATATCGTTCATTGTCTCTAATACGCATTACAGTATCATCATCAAATGCAGATATTGGATTGTACGCTCCAGCTCTATACACTGTAAAGATCTCATAGTATTCTTCTATATTATAGTATAATAGAGAAGTCTTATCTTGAACTAGCATGCCATATAGACTTGGATTGTTTATAGTATTCTTATCTTTTCTCTCTATAGCATTAAATAAAGTTTGCATATAATCTAATGCAAATGTCGATTTAGGATAAATCTGATGAGCTACTTGAAGATAATCTAGTTCCGAGCTATTCATCAAGTTTCCTCTACGGATAAATTCTATCATAAATCCATCATAGAAGTTTCTATTGTCATATGTATAGATAAAAGTCTGTACTTTGTTTGAATAGAATAGAGATCTGTAGTATGTCTTTAAGTTAAGACAAATATTCTCTAATCTAGTAGTATAATTATAATCATCAGACTTCAGAATTAATGATAAATTAGTTCCTATATTAGTTGTATCCATTACAAAGTTATCTACAACTAAGTCATCTATATCAGTATTATCACTATCATGGGAGCTAAGTTTATATGCTATCTTATACATATTAGCCCCTGTAGGTAGTGTATCCAAACTTACATTAGTAACCTTAAATAAGTATTCCTCATCTGTATGATTGATTATGAAATAATCTTGAGGATATGGCTTGAATGCATTTGGTGGTATATAGGCTTCACCTTCAATACTATCAGCTTCTATACCAAAGTCTCCACTCTCCATTTGAACTTGGATTCTTTCCATGCCAAATAGAACAGCATCTTTTATTTTATTATACCGTATTGGTGAGTCTCCATCTGTATAGCTATACGCTAATATAGATCCCTCATCTAATGTAGTATTAGATGTATCTATATTATAATACGTTACAGTTGTAGGAGTCTTATCAGTAAATGTGTAAAATGTGTTATCTAATCTAGACTTCTGAGAATCTAGTATAGAGTTTATTGTACCGACATATGTAGTGTCTAGAAATTTTCCCACTTTATATTCCTCCTTTATGATTATTGCCATGTTTCGACAAAAAAATAAAGTAGGGCGATTAACGTCCTACTTTATTCTTGTAATCTTATCTTCTATCATATTTAAAGGAACACCAAAGTCTTTATCTTTGATATTCTTATGGAACGTAATAGAACTTCTCTCGAATAGTCTAGCATTACCTTTGATGAATGATAACATCTGTTTTTCAGATATACTACCGGCATCATCATTATCGAAGTATAAATTTAGATTCATGTCTATTACCCCTTTAGAGATGATATAACTCAATGCAGCCAAATACTTATTCCCAGATGCCGCTAAATAGATGCCATTAGACATCTGTTTCATATTAAAATACACTGAAAGTATATCGAACTGTCCTTCAGTGATGTGGACTTCTGGGGCTTGTTCCATTATATTTACACTTGTAGGCATGCTATATATTTTGGTGAAGTTCTCTTCATATAGCTTGACTATAATATAACGAAACTTCGAGTCCACCTGTCTAATACATCTAAGAATCAATGCAGTCCCATTTGTAGATAGAAATCCTACATAATCTTTTTGTATTCTCAAAAGATCTTCATCAGTTGCTCTAAAGATCTTTCTGATAGATCCAAAGAATGGACTTATATCAAACACCAATCTACATGATAGAAGATATGAGTCTGGCAGATTATTACCTAATCTCATTCTGACATAGTTAAGTTTATCCGTAAAATCAGATAATCTGACTAGTGCGCTGTCTGTACTAAATACGGATTGATATTGTCGTCTAGACTCTCCATATAATACAGAATTTGAATTTCTATTGATCGTTCTATTATGAGACTCTATCTGTGCTATAAGATTAGTATCTCTTAAACCAATATCGTTCAAAAAATTTTTATTGGCTATGCCTTTAGCCTCGCACTTAAAGCAGTTGTACATAATCGGTTTATCATCAGAAACCGATATGTACATATGCCTTTTGCCCTTAGATGATGTATGACCACAATAAGGGCAGCGAATAACAAGTTCCTTTCCCCCAGCAGCAAGCTGGGAGAATGGAACTGCTTTAAGCAAATTATTTGATAGTTTCATAAACCAATTTTAGTAATGCCTCCTTCAATAGTTGCTTAACATAATCATTTTCAGATTCTTTGTATAGAATTCTGAGCATGTTAATATATTCATCTTTATATTCTGTTGGGTTATAAGTTCGATTTAATATATCCAACAGAATTCCATATTTATCTTTACTTTCGAAAATCGGAATATCAGCCTCCTCTTTGACTTCAACTAGTTCTTCATCTTGAATAACATCTTCTACAACCTCTAGATCATCGACTAGATTGATTTCTACTTCAACCTCAGGAGTAGATGCCTCTTCTTGTATAGCTGTTAATTCGTCAACTTCAACACCAGCCCCTAATGCTTTTAGTAAATCATCCAAAGAGATTCTGTTTTTCTCTTCACGATTAGCATTAACCACTGGAATCATCTCTGATAATACAAGAGCCTCTGGGCTAAGAGTACTCTCATAATCGTAAAAACATAAATTATTCTTACACATTCATATACCCCCTTCTACTAACTTTAGCTGAAACATTAGGCATGCGATTACGCAGAATGTTTACAATTTGAGCGAATGTGGTAGCACTCTTATACTTATCGTCTAATTGGTATTTGTCTTTGAATCTGTCTAAATCTATATTTTTATAGTCTCGGCAGAATCCGTCTAGATTCTCTAGAATTCCGCGATGGGCTCTTGCTTCGATAATAAAGCCTAATACAGACTTCTTATATGTCTTTAGTGTTACTCCCATTTCATCTACTAGCTTATATACTTTATTTAATGCTTCATTATTATCATCAGTAGATATAGCAATTTGTGCCACTCTATCCATTATATCAAATGATAAATTGTTATTACATTTGACAGTATTATTGGTATACGTATTATATGATTTTGTAATCCTAACCTCACGATCTACATTACCATATAGTTTTGAGTATACTTCATCATTTGTGATGATATTGTACTTTAGGACTCTCTCTAGCATAGAGAGTTTATCGCCGGAGTATTTAATTTTATTTTTTCTAAATATCTCCTGAATGGCAGCATTTCGGTATGCAGCTCTATTATGAGAATTCAATTTCTCAAATATCTCATACACACCAGGAATCAATATTCTTCCATATGGAGTATTCAAGATATTCTCTAGACTTCTTCCATGAGATGCTAGAATAATCTCTAAAGGCTGAGCCTTTAGAATATTCTTTACTGAACCGTATCCTAAAGATTTAACTTCATTTATGAATGATTTCGCAAGTGTCTGCATGACACCTACATTGTCAGCATCTGGAAAAATTGCTTTATATAACATATTTGTTCCAGCTACTTTAGATAAGTTGTATAGATCAATTTTATGCTCTACGCAATACAGTATATTACCCGCTGTCTTGCGAGTATACACGTCAGTTTCACTAATCATGATTAACCCTCCTTAGTGAAAATACAATAATAAATCAAAATTATAATATACACCCAAAAAAATATTCGCACAGGAGATTTAATCCCCTGTGCGGTATTCTATCTATCAGCATAAATAAGATCTAAGAATAATGTAGAAATCTTTCCATCTACATCGATGTCTACATTTCTTATTGCAATTCTATTCTCGTCTAGAATTACTAGATTATCGTCAGGTAGTAATCCGTATATTCCAAAATCACTCTCTGCAATAATCATCTCATCAGAATATGTATAAGTAGCATTATTATACATAGTAAGATCTACATAGTCATCATATCCTCTAAATAGGATATATCTGTGGGATCTTATATATGCATAAATCCCTTGAAGTTTCATTCTAATATCACCTCACTATATCTTTTATTATCAGTGATTAGTTCAATAAAAGCTTTTACGAGACTTAAATTATGAGTGAGCTCTAGACTATCTAACTCATAATTATCTAGTAGAAAGATTCTATCTCCCTCTATTAATCCATAGCTCTCTCCGATATCTGACTCCATAACTACGATATTATTTTTATATCTATAACGACATCCATTGATATCTATGCAGTTATGTCTATTGAAGATTATATCCTTATTTTTAACTATAAGGTCATATAATCCACTGAATTGAAAAGTCATATATCCTCCTAGACATTGCAATCGATAGCAATCCAATTATTTCGAATAAGATCTAAAAATGCTGTAGCAATTCTATTATCTTCATCTATATCTACATTTCGTACAGGTTCTTCATTAAGATCTAAAACTACTAAAGAATCATCTTCTAATAGACCATATAAACCAAAATCACTCTCTGCAATAATCATACCACCAGTAATTTTATAGTATGTATTATTATATTTAAGTCTATCAAAATAATTAGCCTCTCCAAATGTATCATTTCTATGATTTTTAATATATGAAAACATTCCAGGCAATTTTACTTTACACTTCGATAATTCATTTTCATATAGCCGCATAAATATCATTACAAGATTTATATCATCAGTAAGTTCTATGCTATCTATATTATAATTAAAGTCTAGTTTAAAGATTTCATCATCTTTATCTAAAGAGTAGAATTCTCCTGATTTTGTTATAGCAATTATACTATTATTTCTATATCGATATACGCACCCATTTATATCTTCTAAATTATTATTATTCCCATATGAGTCAAAGATGATATCTTTATTCTTGCTTATAAGATTATATAATCCATTAAATTGAAATGCCATATATCCTCCTAGATATTGCAACCATTATTAATCAAAGTAGCATACAAAAGAAACTCTTCATTTAGCAATTCTTGCTGTGGAATGAATGGAGTTCCAGTAGCCTCTTTGTTATTAAAGTCTATAATCTGGAATTTAGATGCTATTATGATAGATAGAATACTTATCAGCTTTTCATCTATCTTAGGATTCTTATAGATATTAGATAGAGCTATATATGTAGGAGATGCTTGGATCTTAGCTAGCTCCTTCTTATTCATATTAGTTCTATTGATAACCTTAACAAACTTACCAGAGATAATAGCCTCCATAGTATGAAGACCATTAATAGCTAAGATTCTCTTAGCTGCAATGATAAGCTTGATATAGTTAGTTAGATCCATAGACCCCAAAGAGGATGGATCTCCAAACCACTTATAGAATAAGTAGCATACCAATGTCTTTTGTAATGGTACAATAGGAGTCTTTCTTCCTCTACAGAGTTCTACTCTATAGTAGTCAATCTCATCTTTACTGAATGGACCAAATCGTTCTTCTATCTTCTTCATAGTCATTCTGAAGTTAACTTGGTTATGTAATAGAAGTGCCTCATTCTTTTTAGACAGATGAGATTCAAATTTATCAAATTCTGAATTGTCATCATCATCGCAGTCATTTCTATCAGATGATAGCTGTCTGAATGAATACTCATACTTAGCTGCAACTACATTATTTCTATTATTATTCTTTAGAGCAACGTAGATGTAGTTCAAAGTATTCTGGCAATACCTTGACTTTGGAAGAATCTGAGTGATGATATTCACAATAGATTCTAGTCTATGGCTATATTTATTCTTACCTCGAATATATTGCTGATCCCAAGAACCAGCATTCTTAGCCATATCTTGAATGATTCTACTATTTGTAGTCTCAGTCAATTTAGCAATGATATCAATATCAGGATGCATTTCATCAATTAGTACATCAAAGAATCGCATTAGATATGGATCCATTGCTTTTATGCTATTTATATAAGCGTAATGGGCCAGTATAGGAATCAGTATAATCTGAAATAGCGAGATCTCCATGATAGCAAGGAGGTGTCTATTGCTATACTGCAATACGTTCCCGTCACGCTTATTTTTCTTAATATGAATAATATAGTTCTGCTCGTTCATTGCTTTCACTTTGTAAGCAAATGAACTAAATAGAATCATATTACGTACATCTCTCAGTAGATTATCTACTGTATACAAATGATTCTCATCTGTATCAATTAAGAACTTCAATCTTGCATAGATCATAAGTAACTCATGATCTGTATCGAAATACTTCTCTAGATAATTCATATAATGAGCATAATGGGCTAATGTCTCTTCAGAAGAATAGCACTTCTTACTACCCATACAGAAGGTATCAAACATAATCATCTCTTCATCATCATTCGTTAATACCTTAGCTAATGGTGCCATTAGTCTTTTGCCATTTAGAGGTTTAAATATTTCATCCTCAGGGGCGGCAACCCAACTATCTACTGGGGGAATGTAATCATTCCCAATATAATTATTGAAGTTGGATACATCTGGCATATCCAATCCGAATTGTTTAGATTCATCGACAAATTCATCATCCTGCCGGACAACTCTATCTGTAATTGCATTTATTAGTTGCATTCTCTTTACCTCCCTAAACTAGAATAAACTAATGATTCGTAGTTATAATATATGAATCATATGCGTTTTGTAGTTTTGGTAGTTTTAGTTGTTCTGTTTGACCCACTTGTTTTCTTAACGTTAGATACTTTGCGTACATGCTTACCATTCGTATGCTTAGCTTTTCTTTTTAATCTATGGACAAAGTTTTTGTCTTTAGCTTTAGCATCATTAAACCCACTAATTCTGGCATTGATTTTGGATTCACAATCTTCTACTAGATTGAAGAATGCGTCCTTATCTTTTATGACAAAGTTAGAACCTGTGAAATAACTCTTATGAGTTAATCCTTTCCCTTTGATATATAGATATGCCATATATACTATCTTAGAATAGTTGGCTATTCCTTGAAGATTTCGTACTACAGCTTTCTCTTGCAATACCTTTTCTGGGCATTTAGGAACTAACTCAGGATCAATCATACCATTCTTTCTATATACATGCATATATGTATATACAAAATCTGGGTCATTACTAAATAGAGTTATATTATAATTAGTTAGAGTTGTAGCCGATGTATCTGTATCCTTTGTAGGAAAGAATGAAAATACTACATCATATGTAAACTTAGGCAATGTCTCTGATGGAACTTTAACTAAGATATAATACTTCTTTCCATCACTATAAAAGGCATGTTCGAGGCTACCTTTATAGGCAACCTCTACAACCTCATGAAACTTCTGCTTTAGAATCTGTTTAATAAACCCTATCCCAGGTACAGCTCCTTTACCTATAGGGTTCCTATCATACGATTCAAATGTAGCTGACATGATATACCTCTATATTATTTTCTATAAATATTATGGGCAGGTGTTTGACATAGGAACTGTTTAGTAGTAACAAGCATTCCTACAACTTTTGTAACGATTCCAAGAATAGTGATATCAGATCTAATAGAAGATAATACTAAGGAATCAGTTTCTCCTGTACGTAAGTTTACTGGAATTCCAGTAGATAAAGTCTTATAAGTTAAGTCTTTAACTTTGGAAGATGCTTCTGCATAAGACTCAGGGTTTTGACCAAACTTAGTTGCATATAGTTTAGCTAATAGATCTAAGTAGGAATTGTAAACGATACTTACTAAATCTTTCTTGATTCCTTCAGTATCAGCATACTTCTCTACTAATTCTTTAATAGCTAATAGTCCTTGAACGTTAGCTCCCCATCCATATCCGTGCTCAGCAGCAGACATGCAGTTTAATACAGCATCTTCGGCTGCATCAAATCTATTATCTCTTTCTTCTGGAGTTGAACCGCCAATATATAAGTCTACCATATTAGCTTTCATGCTATGGATACGTCTACGTAAATTACCAATAGCATTCAAATCTTTACCATCTTTTCTAGCATTTTCTAATTGAGCCTGTAAGTTGTTTAAGATAGCTTTATAGTATGCAGAGAACTCATTAGTTCCTTCTTCATACATATTCTTAGGATTAATGAACTTAGTTTTATTATATCCAGCAATAACCGCATCGGCATGACCACACCATTCATGTACATTCTCTGCAGTTGGAGCATCGCCATTTTGTTGGTCAATAGCTTGCTGTTCGAAGTTGATATATTTTCTAATAGTTCTAGCACCAGTCAAATTAGCTAAGTCCATGAATTGCTCTGTTTGATGTAGATTTGTAATCAATACGAAAGGAATTTCCACACCACTTTGACGAGCATTTAAGATTGTCTTAATCAATGGATCCATTACAGATGCAGTATCTTTAGACATCTTAGGAGTTACAATAACTGTAGGAACGATAGCTTCTTTAGCATTGATTTTCTCAAAGATATTTCTATATACAATAGCTCCTAAGAATTCAATCATCTCTGGAGTATCAATAGGATCTTCGAAGAAATAGATATTAGGAGCATTTACTTCAGCAGTAGACTCAGCCTCATTATTGACAAACTCTTTATTAGAGTAACCAGTATTTAGAGTCATACCATCAAAGATCTTCATATAGTCATTTGAGTCTGTAGATCTCTTAACGTCAATATATACGTCAGTTCCATTTTCCATATACACATTGGAAATAAGCTCAGCCATCTCTTGATTATTATTAGTAGAGATTAGTGCAATCTTTTTAATATCTTCATATGTAGCAACAGGTTTTGCTTTAGATTTGATAATCTCTTCAGCTTCTTGGGCGATCTCTTTTAAATTAGCTTCAATCTCAGATGGAGCTACTTCTAAATCATATAAATCATTTGTATCAGGATCAAGCTTACTATTGAGACGTTTATAGATAAGGTGAGAAAGAATAATTGCAGATGTAGTACCATCGCCAACTTCTTTAACAACATGCTTAGTCAAGTCTTCTAATACTTCACGAAGTCCTAATTCAATTACTCCATTAAAGAAGATATTACATAAGATAGTATGACCATCTTTAGTAAATTTAGGAAGAGTGCCATCTTTTTTAATTTGAGTAGCAGAACCGTACGGTCCAAAAGAAGTCAATAAAGAATCGGAGATAATGCCCATTGTCTTTAAAGACTGGTCTTGTAAAGTTTCCTGTTCTACAATATTAGAATAGATTTCCATTATTATTCCCTTTCTACATCTGGTAGTTTAGCATAAGGATGAGATACATAGAAGAGATTATCAGGGAACTCTTCATGGTATTCATATCTAACCCCAGGTCTACCGCTATCCAAATAAACTACATTAAAATTATATTCACAAATAAAGATATGCTTTTTCACAGGCTTCTTAGGAAGACGATGAAGACTGTCTGCATATTTTAGATATAAAGAATCACATTCATCTAATTCAGTATTCTCATACCCTCTATGTATTCTTAGAGGTCTTTTAGCTCCAGCAATGACATGCTCTAATACTTCTTCTTTTAGAGGATGGTCTATTATACAACCTACATGATATCCGTCTGTCTCTATAAGCATTAGATTGGAGAAAAGTTTAAATACATCTGTATAGTAAATATTACCAAAGATATCTTTAGCATAATTATCTATAAGATCATCATACAGCTTATTAGCTGAACCCAAGTAATCTACTTTTAGGAGGGCACTTAATGGGTTAGCTAACGGTCTATTCAAGAAAAGATATTTAACTATTATCGGATCATCTTCAAATACTCCATCAATGAAGTATTTAGAATCTGCAAACTCACGTTTCAATAAATCATATATAGACATGTCTGTATCTATAAATGAATTATAGTCAAATATAGGTCTAACGTCAGACCTTGATTTAGTTAGTATAGACATAAAATACTCCTAGAGGAGAAAAAAATAAGTGGGATCCGAAGATCCCACTATTAATATTTTTAGATGTCATCTAGAGTGGCACGTTTAAATGAAGTTCCACCACTATTACCTTCTAAGCTATTATTATAGCTTGTTCCAGCAGATCCAGTAGATACGCCTAATTTATCTGCAATGGATTCTAAAACAGATTTAGTTCCGCCATTTACATATTGTGCAGTTTCATGCACAGAATATGCATATGCATTAGACATACTTGTATAGTATTCATCCAATACTGTTTTCAAATCAATCAAGTCCATATATTTATAGGACTCGAAATCTTTCTCACCATCCATTGTATCAGTATTGAAATTATGGATAGAGTAATGGAAGTCTGTACGGCAAATGAATAAAGCTTCCTCTTCGATTGCATTGGAATCCTTATTGAATTTGCGGATACAAATTACCGGTTGATCCACCCCAAAGTCATGACCATTGGAGATACTGATAAATTTATCTGTACCAGATACTACCCCAACAGATTCGCATTCTCCAGCAATGAGACGTTCAATCTCACGTGCTAAGATGTATGCTTTACTTTGTTTAATAAACACATAAACTTCTCTATCACGATCAGATACAGGGAAGTCTTGGCCATTTACCATTTTTAATGGAGCAATAGCAATCTTTAAACATCCTTGCCAGTAAGAAAAACTGATTGCAGATGCACCATATTTATTCACATCTTTAGAATTTGTCATTCTAAATTGTGAATAGACATTAATTGACTTTTTGCTGTTATTGTTTCCGTTTCTTGAAAAAATACTTTGACCTAAAGCCATGTTAATTCCTCCTTTAATGAAATAATACAATTATAGGTATGTAAACTTGGGTGTAGATTAATACACCACATACCACTGTTATAATATATAACAACAAAAAATAATCGCCCCCCCGAGGGAAAAACCCGCCGGCAAAGACAGCGACAACGACAAACCGACCTACGTCAAACTGATGGGCCTGCAAGCCGCCCGCGCCTACGCCGAAACCCTGACCGCAGAAGCCGTCGCGTTGCTCGAACCCTTCGGCGCAAAAGCCCTGCATTTGCGGCTACTGGCGGAATTTGTCACTGCGCGGAAAAATTAAACGCTTTAAATCATTTGTCTTTTAAGCTACGGAGACACCAAAGGGCGGCCGGAAAAAAAGTTCCCACAATTTTTTACGACCCTTTTTTTTTGGGGGGGGG